TAAATGAATTATCAACCTCGCTTTTATTATATACTTGACTTATAGTATATACATTAGTAAATGAATTATCAACCTCGCTTTTAGTATATACTTGACTTTTAGTATATACATTAGTAAATGAATTATCAACCTCGCTTTTATTATATACTTGACTTATAGTATATACATTAGTAAATGAATTATCAACCTCGCTTTTAGTATATACTTGACTTTTAGTATATACATTAGTAAATGAATTATCTATTTCTGATTTAGTATATATATTTGGAGCACTTATAGATCCTGCTACTTTTAATAAACCACTAATATCTACATTATTTAATGAAGCATCATTATAGTATTGCACATTACTAGTGTCAGTAAATATTATTTTACCTGTTATATCAAGTATATTATATGTAGCGTAATCACTGCTTTGAGAAAACCCACCACCTCCACCACCGATTAAATCATCTAAATTATATGAAATATCTCCTCGTTTGAAAATAATTTCACTGTTTCCCGAAACTTCTAATACTATGTCTCGACCATCATATGACTTTATTAGTAAATCACTACTAATCCCCGATGTAATAAAATTTAGTACTGAACTCCCAGATATTTCTTGTAATATATATTCTACTTGTGAATTTAAAGAATTAAATGATGCTTCACGAACAAAAGACATGTCTAAATAATCGCTTACTAAATTGTCAAATCTTTTTGTAATTTCCCCTTTTTTGAAAAAAATGTCATTGTTTGCAGATACTTCTAAAATTAAATCTTTTCCATAACTTGGCGCAACTAATAAATCATCTCCACTAATAGAGGTTAATGTATTAGTATACATTTTCCAAGACTTCGTGTTCGAATTAAAGTTGTGAAGGCTCATTATATTATTATATTAAACAATAATAAAATAATTTAATAATAATTTAATATTTTAATTATTAAATTATTAAGCTATTAATTTTATAACATTATTTTATATTATTTTATTAACTACTATTTGGGTTAGCTTCTAATGCTTCTATTCTTGCTAATAAACTACTTATGATTGTTTCTTGCGACTTAACTTTTGCGTGTAATTCTTTTATAGCAGCAAGTCCATATACAAAAATAGAGTTATAATTTACATTATATGTTTGTGTTATTAAATTGTAGCATATATCATAATTAGTGTTGCTTATGTCATAATAAGTATTGCTTATATCATAATTAGTGTAGCTTATATCATAATTAGTATTACTTGGGTCATTAGTTTGTCTTTTATAAATATAGCTTTCTCTATAATAATCACCACCACTTACAACAAAACTTAAATCATTTATTTGTAATAAATCTTGAGCAATTAAACCTGCTTCATAACTCCAGGAGTGAGCACTTAAATCACCGTTATAACTAGCATCTAACATGGTTAAAGTTTTTTGATAAAACTTTGGATTTAGTTTATCGATCACATCTAATCCATTAGCAATAGTAACTTCATTATGCTTTAACCTATCATCTGAAGTATAACTTGTTCCATTTACATTAAGATTTGTTGTTGTTATTTGCTTAAAAGTCCAATTGCCATTTTCGTCAATCCTATTAAAACAACTATCAAATACATTATAACTTGTTGGAGGACGCCCTTTTAAAACAGAAGTCCATATTTTATTTCCACCAACAGCAACAAATATTCCAAGTTCAGGAGATCGAACAACACTATAAGCATTAAAGGAACTCCATTCGCCAGTTTCTGAAATATTTTCATATATTTCAATCCAGTCTATTCCATTGCGCGAATATAAATATGACCCTCCTCCTGAAGTTTGAGTAATAAGAAACAATCCTAGTTCAGCACACCAGGAAACATTTCTATAACTTACACCATTGTTATTTCCTCTTATAATCCAGTCTATTCCGTTTGTAGAAGTCATTATATTAGCATTTGAACCTCCTCCATTTGAAGCAACAGTAACAAATATTCCAAGTTGAGGAGACCAACAAACACTTACCCAACTTGGGTATTCTGCTGTTGTAGGTACAGTTCTAAGCGTCCAATTATATCCGTCGTTAGAAGTCATTACTTTAGTATTGGTATTTTGCCACTCAATACCTGTAGCTACAAATAATCCTAGTTCTGGTGCCCAACAAACACTTCCCCACTTTAACCACATTTCACCAGTACTGGTTGCTCCTATCCAATTTATTCCATCAGTAGAAGTGCAAGCTTTATATGTAGCATATATGTCTTCACCTACCGCAACAAATATTCCAAGTTCAGGAGACCAACATATACTAGAAAAGGTTACAGCAGAATCTCTTGTAGTGTTGGTATACCAATCTATTCCATTATACGAATAAATAGCATAATGATGCCGGAAAGATCCAGCAACAAAAATTCCAAGTTCCTCAGACCAACAAAGGGCTCTAATATAGACCGCTGTATTAATAGATATATTAATCCAGTTTATTCCATCATAAGAATACTTTGCATAAGTGTTACTATATGGTGTAATAACATCAGGAAATGTAAGAAACATTTTAAGTTTAGGAGCCCAAACAATATTCTTAAAATCAAAATATCCAGTATTATGTCTCGTAGTCCAATAAGCAATTGCTTTTGCGCCACTTGTTAAAGGATTTAACGCAGGAAATGATTGCTTTGCCAATCCATAATATCCATTAACCGCATTCCAGTTGCTACCACCACTAATTTCTTGATACACTCTATTGGCTGTTGTTATTTTATTATTACTAGTATTAATTATTTTATTAATATTGATTATGTTACCACCACTTATGTTAATAGTATTAACATTTAATTCTTTAATATAAGCATTTTTCCATTCCAAACTACTTGTTCCCAGTGTATAAATATTATTTGTAAAAGGGACAATATTACTAGAAATAACTTTATTTTCAACTAAAATATCAAAAAATTTATAAACTCTTACACTTCCTGAATTATTACCATTTCCATCATTGGTATGTGCGCCAACAGCCAATATATTTCCTTCGCTATTTAATGAAACACTTTGTCCAAAGCTATCTCCTGCTGCTTCACCATCAATATCAACTCCATATTGAACCCAACTAACATCATTATATTTATAAACTCTAACATGTCCAGTTCCGCTCCATATATAATTAGAATCTGCACCGCGATTGCCTTTTGCACCAATAGCTACAATAGTTCCAGCATCATTTAATGATACAGAGTGCCCTGACAAATTACCTTCATATTCGCCGTCAATATCAGAACCTAATTGTATCCAACTATTATCAATATATTTATAAATTCTAACGTGTCCCGACGCGGATCCATTTCCGCCATTGTATACAGCACCTGCTGCTAATATATTTCCGGTGGAATTTAATGAAACACTCCATCCAAAATTTCCAAAAAAATCACCTTCGCCAGAAATATTACTTCCAAGTTGTATCCAACTATCAACATTATATTTAAAAACTCTTACTTCACCAATATTGTTATTTGCTCTACCACCACCAATGGCAACAATATTACCTAATGTATTTAATGATATGTTAGCATTAAGTTCGGCTTCATAATTTCCAGATTCAAATGTTCCATCTATATCTTGACCCAATTTAATCCAATCATTATCAATATATTTATAAATTCTGGTATGCCCTGTATTAGCACCATTTACTCCATCAGCAGATGGAGCATAAATAGCAACAATATTTCCTATACCGTTTAATGATACAACGTAACCAAATAAGTCTCCTGTTGCTTCCCCTATAATGTCTGTTCCAAGTTGTACCCAACTAACATCATTATATATATATAATTTAACTAGTCCATTTAATGTAGACTCAAATGACGGAACACCAATAGCAATAATATTTCCAGCATTATTTAGTGATACAGAATAGCCTAATTGCTCTTTTGGTATGGTTCCATTTATATCTTCACCAAGTTGTATCCAACTAGCATCTATATATTTATAAATCTTAACATGTCCGGCACCATATGGCCAAACAGCATCTCCATTATTTCGTCGCGCACCTATAGCAAGTATATCTCCTGTGTTGTTTAATGATACAGACCATCCAGAAAACGCACCATTATGAGCGTATTCACCATCTAAATCTCGACCTATTTGAATATATTTGCTTATTGTTTCACTTGGTTCGCTTATACTTATGACACCATTGATTGAAATATCTGTAGCTCCACCTCCACCTCCACCTCCACCTCCTCCACCAGAGCTATATGGTAATCCATTTATATTATTAACACTTAAATCATTTACAAATATATTATTCCAACGATTTAATGAAGAACCTAAATTACAGCTAACATCAAGAAAAGGTATTATGTTTCCCGAAACATCAATATTAGTAACGCTCACATCACGTATATATGCATTGTTCCATATTTTGCCACTTTCACCTAAACTTCCAACACCATTACTTACTGGAACTACATTTCCTGAAATACTCATTCCTATAGATGATCTAAATGTATTGCTTGAATTATTATATAGCAAATTTACTTTTGCACCGGATATTTCAAAACCAGCACCATCTGCATGAAGCGAATTTGACGCATTAGAAGCCAACACTAATACTTTATCGCTAATATCTACAACACTTGAATTAATGGTTGTTGTTACTCCTTGGACTACTAAATTACCATTAATTAATACTGTTCCTGTATTATCTTCGTAACCAAAAGGATCAATTGTAAATGATGAAGGAACGTATAAAGTGGATCCTCTAAATGTTACATTAGCGGATACATCCAAAGAATTAGTATATATATTACTAAATGAATTATCTATTTCTGATTTACTATATACCTGATTTTTAGTATATACATTGGAAGCGTCTAAATTTCCGTTTATTTTTATATTACCTATAGTTTGTAAATTATTATTAATAATAACATTACCGCTCAATTCTATATTTTGACTACCAATAATAATAAATTTTTCTGAAGAAATAGTTGTAGCGCGTATATAACCTTTATTATTAGGATTCATCCACATTTATAATATATATATATATATTATTATATATATATATATATTAATATATATATATATTCTTTTATAAAAATAGCATTTGGATTGATTATATTGTTTTATTAACTACTATTTGGGTTAGTTTCTAATGCTTCCATTCTTGTTGTTAAACTGTTTATAATTGTTTGCTGTGTTAATAAACTTAGTTCTTGTGCTTTTACTTTTGCGTGTAATTCTTTTATAGCAGCAAGTCCGTATACAAAAATCGAATTATAATTTAATGTATAGGGTTGCGTTATTACATTGTTGCTTAGTTCATAATAATAAGAATAACTTAAATCACTATTACTTAAATCGTTATTACTTTTTTGCTCATTATAACAAGCATCGAAAATTAAATCATTGTTCATTTTTAGTATATTATAACTAGCATCCATTCTTAAATCACTAAGAATTTGTAGTGTATTATAACTCGCATCAAAACTCAAATCAGTGTTCATTTTTTGCTGATAATAACTAATAGCAAAGCTTAAATCATAATTCCATTTTTGTTCATAATAAATAAGCGGATAACTTGGAGGATTTAATTTGCTTCTTAAAATATGGTTTACGTAATAATAATCTCCACCACCAACAACAAAGCTCAATTCGGGAACTTGTAATACTTCTTGAGCAATTAAACCTGCTTCATAGGTCCAAGCTTGTCCACTTAAATCTCCATTATAACTTGCGTCTAATAATGTTTGAGTTTTTTGATAAAACTTGGGGCAAAGTTTATCAATCACTGCTAATCCATTAACTATAACAGACTCATTATGCTTTATCCTATCGTCTGAATTATAAGGTGTTGTATTTACAGTAAGAGTTCCTGTTGTAGCTACATTTGCAAAAGTCCATGTACCATTTTCATCAATGCTATTACTTGAAACATTGGAAGTACTTATTACAAGACGATTAGCCAACGCATAAAAATGAAACGTATAACCAGAAGCACCACTAGCAGTGATTGTAAATACTTGTGTACCTGAACTGGCTATAAAGGTATATTTAATAACAATTCCATTATTATAACCATAAATATTAGGATTAATTAGAATACTAGCACTCGGAGTTGTTGAAAAAGTTTGGTTTCGTGCCGTTGAACCACCTCCATCCCAAGCTAATGAGAGGAATGTTGTCTGGTATTTTTGTCCAGGTGTAAGATTTATAAGCGTAACCGTGTAAACATCGCTACCATAAATGAAATCATTAGCAAGTGCTCTACTTGCACCACTTATATTATTATTTGTACTATTAGCAACACCAGGACCACCTTCAATTGAAAAGTTAGTCCCACTAGAAGCAAAAGCTTGAAAAGGAACATTATTAATAGTAGTTGCAATTGCCAAATCACCGCCTAAATTCACCGCAACATTATAACTTGAAGCAGAATCCAATCCTATACTCGCATCATCTGTCCATGCATTATATGTCCATCCAGTTGCGTCACTACCACCGCTTGTCGTCACACTAGCATTAGCAGAAGCATCAAAAACATTATAACTTGTTGGAGGACGACCTTTTAAGGAACTTATTAATACATTAGAGCCGCTGCCTCCACAAAATATTCCAAGTTCAGGAGACCAAGTGTTACAATCTAATAGTAAACCATTTTGAACCATAACAGAAACATTTATGAGTTTCCAATTTATACCATCTGTTGAAATTAACTGAAATACAGAAGAACCATTACTAGTAACAAAAAAAATTCCAAGTTGTGGTGACCAGGCAATAGATGTTGCTGTACTATAACTGGTTATAGTTGGAACATCTCTACGTGTCCAAGTAATTCCATCACTTGAAGTATGTATTAACGCGGCGCCTCCGGGACCCCCACCACCATTATCAGCAAATACAAATATTCCAAGTTGTGGAGACCAACAAGAATAAGTAAAGCGGCAATCTATTCTATTGACTTGATAATTTAAATATTTTCCATCATTAATCCATGTTGTACCATTTGTTGAACGCAAAATTATATTACTACCACCAGCAATAAATATTTTAAGTTCAGGACACCACAAAACAGAGAATAACCATATTTGAGAGTCAAAAAATATTTGTTGCCAATTAACTCCATCAGTTGAAGTAGCCACATTAGCAGATGTTTGAGTTTTACCATACCCACCACCAACAGCAACAAATAATCTAAGTTCGGGTGACCAACAAATACTTTGCCAAGTTTGAGGAACAGCTTCAGTAAAAGTTGAATTACTCCATATTATACCATCTGATGAACGCATAAATGTTGGACTTCCAGGAGAAGCATAACCACAAGCAACAAATATTTTAAGTTCCGGTGACCAACAAATACTTTGCCATTCTGAATTTGTAGTATTTGTAAGATTATTTGCTATTACTCTGTAATTGATACCATTACTTGAAATAGCTATTGAAGACCTATATAAAAATACAAATATTCTAAGTTCAGGACACCAACAATTTCTATAAAAATAAAAATTAGATCCTAATGGAGAAGATATAACTTTCCAAGTTTGAACCGCTTTAACTCCACTCGACAACGGATTTAAAGCAGGATAAGCATCTTTTGCTAATCCATAATATCCATTAACTGCTGCCCAACTGGGGTCTTCTACATAAGACATATAAACAGCAACACGAGTAGCCCCAGAACCAATATCATTCCATTTGCCGTTATCAATGTTAGTTAAAAATTCAATAACAGGTTCACCAGTGCCACCATTAGGTTCGCCACTATTAAAATTAGTATAACTCCATATATCTCCATTTACCCATTGCCAATCTGTAGATGTTTTCCCCCCAGCACTTGAAGTAGCTGTTCTCGATGCTCCTATTAAAGCTGTACTAATGCCTCCGGCTACAAGTAGAAGCCTTACTTTTTCATTTTGTTCTGCGCTTAAAATAGTTGCCAAAGATTTGCCTAAACCTATTGCATTAGACCTATGCCATTCCCAAGTTTGAACAGTACTATTAATTTCATAAAAGGGTCCACTATTTATATTTTGATAACCTCTATTAGACACTCTTAAATTGTTAATATATGAATTGTTCAAAAATTTAGTAGTGCTACCTAAATTGTAAGTATTATTGAGAGTCGGAATTATATCACCGCTTATTGATGAGAGAACAATAGTAGATCCGCCTCCACTTCCACTTCCACTTCCACCTCCACTTCCGCTAATCGCCGCCAATGCATTATATGATAGTTCAAAAGCTCGCTTACTTACAAATGATAGATCAGCTTGGCTTCTGGTATATACATTTTGAAATGATTGATCAATTGCACTTCTTATATATATATTTCTAAATGATAAATCAAGTTGCCCTCGTGTATATACATTTGCAAATGATTGATCAATCTCTCCACTAATATTTACATTTGCAAATGATAAATCAATCGCTCTTCTTATATATATATTAGCATATGATAAATCAATAGCTCTTCTTGTATGCACATTGTTAAATGAATTATCTACCTGTAATCTAGTATATAAAGTTCTAAATGAAGTATCAATTACTCCTCTTGTGTATACATTTTGAAATGAAGTATCTACTACTCCTCTCGTATATACATTTTGAAATGAAGTATCAACATAGCCTCTAGTATGTATATTTCGAAATGATGCATCAATTTGACCGCTAATATTTACATTAGCAAACGATAAATCGATTGCTCTTCTAATATATACATTTTGAAATGAAGTATCAATATAGCCTCGTGTATGTACATTTGCAAATGATTGATCAATTTGACCACTAATATTTACATTTGCAAATGATAGATCAATTGCTCTTCTTATATATACATTTTGAAATGATAGATCAATCTCTCTTAATGTATGTACATTTGCAAATGATAAATCAACGTGTGTTCTAGTATATACATTTGCAAACGATAAATCGATTTCTCTGCTAATATTTACGTTTTGGAATGATAAATCAATTTGTCTTAATGTATATACATTTTCAAATGATGCGGTGATTTGACTTCTTGTATATACATTTGCAAATGAATTATCGATGTAATTTTTAGTATATATGTTAGAAACATCTAAATTTCCATCAATTTTTACATTGCCTAGCACTTGTAAATTGTTATTAACGCTTAAATCGTGAAAATACGCATTGCTCCAACTAGTGCTTGTGCTTCCTAAACTGGCACTATTATTTACATTAGGAATTAGCGAATTTGTATTGAATGATCCATTATTAATAGTGACATTAGTTTTCATAATAACATTTCCACTTAATTCTATGTTTTGACTATCAATAACAATATATTTTTCAGATGAAATAGTTGTAGCATATATTGAACCTATATTATTTGAACTCATCAACTAACTATTATAACATTAATATATATTTTTTATATATATATTAATACTAATATACAATTTTATAACTTATTAAGCTTGATTGCCTTTTTCTAATTCTTCTATTCTTGCTATACAATTATTTATAATTGTTTGCCTATTTAATATAGATGTTTCTTGTGCTTTTACTTTTGCATGTAATTCTTTAATAGCAGCAACTATATATACATAAATTGAGTTATAATTTAAGCTATACGCTTGTGTTATTAAATTGTAGCTTATGTCATAATTGGCGCTTATATCATAATTCGAGCTTATGTCATAATTCGAGCTTATGTCATTACTTTGGTTCATTAAAAAGGCACTTATGTCATAATTGGTGCTATTATGATAATAATTAATGGTTTTTTGATAATAATCCCCATCACTTACAGCAAAGCTTATATCAGGAATTTGTAATACTTCTTGCGCAATTAAACCTGCTTCATAGGTCCAAGAAATACCGCTTAAATCGCCATTATAACTAGCATCTAACAATGTTTGTGTTTTTTGGTAAAACTTAGGTTTTAATCTATCAATGACGTCTAATCCGTTAGTAATTAAAACCTCATTATGCTTTAATCTATCATCAGAGTTTACGTTTGCACTTTGTACAGTCATTGTTGGTGTATAAATATTTTGAAAAGTCCATTTACCGGTTTCATCAATACTATTAAAACTGCTATCAAATACATTATAACTTGTTGGAGGACGCCCTCTTAAAGAAGACGTCATTACAGAATTAGCTTTCAATCCAACAAATATTCCAAGTTCAGGAGACCAACACATACATCTGGCATTGGTGGATGTAGCAAATGTTGTTGTAGTCCAGTTATTTCCATTTAAAGAATACCCTATTCTCTTAAAGTCATGATCAATATAAACAAATATTTTAAGTTCTGGAGACCAAGAAACAGCACGAATTACATTATTACCACTGGCACTACTCCTTATCCAACTTACTCCATTATAACTCATAGTTGAACCAGTATCTGATACAGCAACAAATATTCCAAGTTGTGAAGACCAACAAATAGCATTCCATACGCTAGCAAAAGTTCCATTATTTTGCACAACCCAATTTATTCCATTACTAGAAATCATTGCATAGTTTGCTTCATTTCCTCCACTAACAGCAACAAATATTTTAAGTTCAGGTGACCAAGAAACTGCTCTCCAAGAAGAATTAGTAATACCAGTTTGTCTAAACCAGGTTTTTCCATCACTAGAAATTATTACTCTATTGCCTGTTCCAACTGAACCAACAGCAACAAATAATCTCAATTCAGGAGACCAACAAACACCATTCCAAGTAGCGCTAGCAAAGGAGGTTCCATATGTCCAACTTATTCCATTGGATGACCACATAGTTGTTCCTGTCCAAGAAACAGCAACAAATAAAGTAAGTTGTGGTGACCAACATACTGCTGCCCATTGTCCTGATCGTGCTGTTGAATTTTGATTAATCCAATTTATACCATCACTAGATGTTATTACTGATATAGTATGAAAAGAAACTGCAACAAATAACATAAGTTCTGGTGACCAACATACGCTATTCCATGCTGCTGATGGAATTGTTCTTGAAGTCCAACTACTAACTGCTAATTCTCCATTTGACAACGGATTTAAACTCGGATAAGCATCTTTTGCCAATCCATAATATCCATTAACTGCGTTCCAGCTTATATCACCACTAATTTCTTGATACGCTCTACTAGATACTTTCAAATTGTTAATATATGCATTATTCCAATATCGCGTTGTGCTACCTAAATTATAAGCATTGTTTGAAAAAGGAATTATATTACCACTGATTGATGTGAGAACAGTAGAAGACCCTCCACCTCCACTTGCTGCTCTGCTTGCTGCTAACGCATTATATGATAGGTCAAATAATGGTTTAAATACAAATGATAGATCAACTTGACTTCTAGTATATAAAGTCGCATATGAATTATTAAATTGTCCTATAGTAACTACATTAGTATTAGAAAATGAAGTATCAATTGCTCCTCTTGTGTATACATTTCTAAATGATAGATCAATTTGTGCTCTTGTATATACATTTTGAAATGAAGCATCGATTTGTTCTTTAGTATATACATTGTTAAATGAATTATCTACCCAAGTTCTAGTATATACATTTTGAAATGAATTATCAACGTAGCTTATAGTATATACATTATTAAATGATAGATCAAATGCTCCTATAGTATGTACATCTTGAAATGAGTTATCAATCTGTCTTATAGTATATACATTTTGAAATGAAGTATCAACTGCGCTTTTGGTATATACATTATTAAATGATAGCTCAATTTCTCTTCTTGTATGTACATTTGCAAATGAAGCATCAATATGCCTTATAGTATATACATTTTGAAATGAAGCATCAACTGCGCTTTTAGTATATACATTTTGAAAAGAATTATCGACGTATGCTCTTGTATATACATTTTGAAATGAAGCATCGATTTCTTTTATAGTATATATTTCTGCAAATGAATTATCAACTTGTCTTCTAGTATATACATTTTGAAATGAATTATCAAAATAGCCGATTGTGTATACATTTCTAAATGATAGATCAATTACTCCTCTTGTATATACATTTGCAAATGATTGATCAATGTGTCCTCGTGTATATACATTTTGAAATGAATTATCAATCGCTCTTATAGTATATACATCTCCAAACGATTGATCAATTTGACTTTTAGTATATATGTTAGATACATCCAAAATTCCACCAATTTTTACATTGCCATTTACTTGTAAATTGTTATTAACGCTTATATCACGTATATATGCGTTGCTCCAACTTGAGGTTGGGCTTCCTAAACTTGCGCTGTTATTTACATTCGGGATTAGTGAATTAATATTGAGTATACTATTGTTAATAGTGACATCATCAGTCATAATAACATTTCCGCTTAATTCTATATTTTGGTTACTAATTATAACAAATTTTTCAGAGGAAATAGTTGTAGCATATATTGAACCTAAAATGTTCGAAGTCATCAATCAACTATTATAACATTAATATATATTTTTATATATATTAATACTAATATACAATTTTATAACATTTATAAAAAATAATATTAGGCCTCTAATGTTTCAATTCTTGTTATTAAATTATTTAATTGCTCATCTAAACTATTTGTAGTTTGTGCTTTTACTTTTGTGTGCAATTCTTTAATAGCTGCGACTCCATAACTAAAGATTGAATTATAATTTAAAGCATAGGGTTGCTTTATTAAAATAGTGCTTATATCATAATTAGTGCTTATATCATAATAATTAGAGCTTATATCATAATTAGAGCTTATATCATAATAATTAGAGCTTATATCATTAGTTTGGTCCCTTAAAATATAGGTTTCTTGATAATAATCTCCTCCACTAACAGCAAAGCTTAGATCAGGAACTTGTAATACTTCTTGAGCAATTAAACCTGCCTCATAGATCCAAGCATATCCGCTTAAATCTCCACTATAACTTGCGTCTAACATAGTAAATGTTTTTTGATAAAATTTAGGTGTTAATTGATCAATGATTGTTAATCCGTTAGTAATGCCAACTTCATTATGCTTTAAACGGTCATCTGAAGTGACGTTTGTAGTTCCGGCAGTCATGGTTCCTGATATTGCTACATTTAAAAAAGTCCATTTACCTGTTTCATCAATGCTATTAAAACTGCTATCAAACACATTATAACTTGTTGGAGGACGACCTTTTAATGAAGAAGTCATTACTCTATTTGCTCCACCTTGACCAACAACAGCAAATATTCCTAGTTCTTTAGACCAACATATATCAGTCCAATTATTGTTAGTATTTGATGATGTTATCTCAGTCCAATTTATTCCGTTTGGCGAAGTTATTACTTTATAAGTTCCATAAAGAGACACAGCAACAAATAGTCCAAGTTCTCCAGACCAACATACACTATACCAACCACCGAAAGTTTTTGCTGTTATCAGACTCCAATTTTTTCCATTTATGGAAGTCATTACTTTATTGGAGCTCTCGGCGATAGCAAGAAATAATCCTAGTTCTTTAGACCAACATACACTACGCCATTGATCGTTTGCTGCTGATTCCGGATTCCAATTTATTCCGTTTGGCGAAGTCATTACTTTAGTTGTTCCATGTTGAGCAACAGCAACAAATAATTGTAGTTCAGGCGCCCAACAAACACTTCTCCATTCGGAATTTTCACTTGCTGATAATGTCCTATTCCAAGTTGTTCCATCCTTGGAAGTCATTACTCTATTTGTTCCGCCTTCGGAAACAGCAACAAGTATTCCAAGTTCAGGTGACCAACATACACTTTTCCATACAACAGTTTCACTTGATGATATTCTTGTAGTCCAAGTTGTTCCATCTGGAGAAGTCATTGCTTTTATTAAACTACCAGATACAGCAACAAATAGTCTTAGTTGTGGTGACCAACATACACTAAGCAAATCTGTACCGCCATCTACTCCAATTTGTCTCCAAACTATTCCTTCTGATGAAGTTGTTACTCCACCATATCCAACAGCAACAAATATTCTTAATTCAGGTGACCAACAAATGCTACGTCTCGAATGGCCTGCAACTCTTTGGGTCCAAGTTCTAACTGCTAATTCTCCACTTGATAGCGGATTTAAACTTGGATAAGCATCTTTTGCCAATCCATAATATCCATTAACTGCGTTCCAACTTATATCACCACTAATTTCTTGATAGGCTCTATTTGATACTTTCAAATTGTTAATATATGAATTGTTCCAATAGCGTGTTGTGCTACCCAAACTATAAGTATTATTTAGAGCGGGGATTATATCACTTGAAATGGAAGTAAGCACAACAGTAGAGCCGCCTCCGCCACTTGGCGCAGGTAATGCATTAAGCGATATTTCAACAGCTCGTTTAAATACGTATGATAGATCAAATTGTGTTATAGTATGTACATTTGCAAATGAATTATCTATACGACTTTTTATATATATATTTGCATATGAATTATCAACTTCTCTTATAGTATGTACATTTTGAAATGAATTATCTATACGACTTTTAATATATACATTAGCATATGATAAATCAAATGCTCTTTTAGTATATACATTAGCAATACTAAATGAAGTATCAATGTATCCTCTTGTATATACATTTGCATATGATTGATCAAATTGTTGTATAGTATGTACATTTTGAAATGAAGTATCTATTAGTCCTCTTGTATATACGTTTGCAAATGATTGATCAAATTGTTGTATAGTATATACATTTTGAAATGAAGTATCAAATTGTAGTTTAGTATGTACATTTTGAAATGAAGTATCAACGCGACTTCTAGTATATACATTAGCAAATGATTGATCAAATTGTTGTATAGTATATACATTAGCAATATTAAATGAATTATCAATATGTCCTCTTGTATATACATTTGCATATGATTGGTCAAATTGTTTTATAGTATATACATTAGCATATGAAGTATCAAATGCTCTTTTAGTATATACATTTTGAAATGAAGTATCAATGTATCCTCTTGTATATATATTTTCAAATGATAGATCAACTTGTCTTCTTGTATGTACATTTGCAAATGATTGATCAATTACTCCTCTTGTATATATGTTTACATATGATTGATCAATGTATCCTCGTGTATATACATTTTGAAATGATAAATCAATTGCTCTTTTAGTATATACATTTGCAAATGAATTATCAAATTGACTTTTAGTATATATGTTAGAAGCATCCAAAATTCCACTAATTTTTACATTGCCATTTACTTGTAAATTGTTGTTAACGCTTAAATCGCGAAAATATGCGTTACTCCAACTTGTGCTTGTGCTTCCTAAACTTGCGCTATTGGGTACATTAGGAACTATTGAATTAGTATTGAATATACCATTACTAATGCTAATAGCATGATTAGCTTTCATAATAACATTTCCACTTAATTCTATATTTTGGCTAGCAATAACAATATATTTTTCAGATGAAATAGTTGTTGCATATATTGAACCTAATTCACTTGTAGGTATACTTGGTGGTGGTTCTAAATATGAACCTATTATATTTAAATAACCACCAGTAGTACTATTAATACCATTTAATGTAATAGCTGAAGTTGTTACACTAGATCCTGTTGTAGTATTATAATTTGATATATTAACAACTACACCTAAAAAATTAGTTCCTAACGATCTAAATGTATATGTAGTAGAATTATTAATAATATTTGTTTGTGTTGAGGTTACTACAGTTAATAAAGTTGATAGTACATTTGCCTCAGTTAGAGCTAATAAATCACCATTATATAATGCTACTTTATTATATATTCCATTATAAAAAGCATCCCATTCATATGCACTTCTTCCTAACCAAAAATGAGTTAGACTTGATAAAAATGTATTAGGAATACTAATTGTTAAAAAAGTATCATTTATAATAGTAGAAGGACTATTATATCGATAAATATTAAATTTTAATTGAATATTTGATACAAAACTTAGTACATATATATAATATACATTTACTGAAGAAGAAATAGAATCCCAAACATTATTGTTTCCACTAGCATGTCTATATTCAAACCAATGCAAAGAACCACCACTTCCGCCTCCAGTTGAAAACACATATGTGTCTGTTGAGTTATTATTAAAATCAAAAACTCTGCCCCAATCTCTCATTGCTAAAGCAGTTGAACCAATAATTAATGTTTTACCTATAAAATCTGTTCCAGAAGTAATGTTACTTGTTGTCATTAAACTATTATAACATTAATATATATATTTTTTATATATATATTAGTATTAGTATTATTAAATTAATAATGTTTTGTTAATATGTTATTTTTATAAATGTTTTTAGGGTGGCATAGGTCTGAAAAGTTCTTGCAATGAAATGTAATTACCGGATGACGCTTGAATACCATAGTGTGTTGAAATGGTATCATAGTTAGGGCAATCTCTTCTAAGCTGTAGTTTATAAGATACAGGGACAGTGGTCGCATCGAAGGCATTTGCAAGATTATCTATGAATGTGCCATAATACACATTATTAAATGTAACTCCCATATTTGAACCTAAACTTATATCAGAAAATACAGGTATATTATAGCTGCCGTCAATACCAGTTATACTCTTTAATACTTGGAAACTTAAAGTTTGGTCCGCTTCCGGTGAAGCAGTATAGTTAACTTTAAATTCTATTTTAATGAATGAATTAGCATTTATTACTGTTTTTGAAAGAACATAACCAGTCGCATCAACCCACGAATTGCTTACATCACCAATGCTAGCTGGAAGACCGCCTGGTGATGACGATGTCTTTAAAGCAAAAGTGCTCCATGTAACAGGGAGCTGTGAATCATTAGTTAATGATAGTACATTTCCTGAATAATCAATACCCGAATTTCCAGTTATTTTACTATTATTAGTTACAGCGCTTGTAACTGTTAAATCACCGCTAATATCAATACCAATGTTCGATCTCCATCTACCATTGCTTGTTTGGTATAAAAACGAAGCATATCCATCTCCTAATTGAAAACCAGCGTTATTAGAGCGTAATGAAGTTGTTGAACCAGACGCAAGAGTTAATAATACATCACTAATGTCAACATTGGTAGAGTAAACAGTTGTAGTATTACCACGAACAATTAAATCACCCATAATCACAACACTGCCCGATGCATCTTGTGTAGTGCTGCTTACACCATCAACGCCGAACGGGTCAATAACAATTTCATAAGGATTGGTAGATTTAGTAATTCTACCACCGTGTATTCCTGAACCGACTTGAATACCGCCTTCACTTATAATTTGGCCGTTAAGAAAGAGGGTGCTGGCGCTAATATCAATGTTGCTATTAGCGCATAAATCAATAACTGATTCATTATATCTTGATGCAAGAGTTAATGTAGTGCTGTTGTCTCCTGCGCGTACTTTAGAACCGGAATACACATAATTGTCGGTCGGGCGATTGAAAATGAGGTCCGGCATTCAAACTGTTTTTATATAATTAAAAAACATTTTTATTTTTAAATTATAACTAAATTAAATTAATTAAATTAATTAATTAAAAATATTCCTAAAAAGTTTCTAAAAGTTTCTAAAAGTTTTTCTAAAAGTTTTTAAAAGTTTTTCTAAAAGTTTTTTTTATAATTTTCTCAATACAATATTTGAAGAACCAGACAATAAAGTTATATTAATATTTGTAATACCTTGTTCTTGTATGCTAGTATTATTTTCTAATTTATATTTTATATAATATTTATTTGTGCCATTGCTAGTATTTTCATCTACAAAGGACAATCTATAATTGCTTCTAAACCCACCTGTTGCATTAGCAGTCCCTATATTTGAATTTCGAGAGATTAAGACTAAATCTCTCCACAGTTCAATAGTTATTCGCTCTTCAAAAGAGTAACAACATAATAAAGTAAAATGTACATCTACTAAAACGGGGCTATTATTATAAATATCAATAGTATTATATAACGACGCACTTAAATCTTGTAATAAATTTGTATTGGTTGTAAAGCTATTGTTTTCGGTTGTTATTACAGTAGTATTAATATTAATGAGCGATAATGAATCGCCCACACTTATATTTAATGAATTAGAAGTAGCATTCGACACATTTGCCAACACTATATTTCCTGAACCGCTCGAATTAGGAGTATTAAGATTAATAATACCTTGCTCTTGATTATGCAGATTATTTTCCAATTTATATTTTAAGTAATATTTTTTGGGTCCATTTGCCAAATTTTTATCTAAATAATTGAAATAGTATGGTATGGTTAAGCCTCCGGTTGCATTTATTGTTCCTAATTCGTTGCTTTGCGAAATCATGCTTGCATCTCTCCACACTTCAATAGTTATTCGTTCGTTAAACCCATAACAGCAATATAAATTAAGATTAATATTAACTTGTACGTTGCTATCAAATACATCAATAGTATTATAAAGGCTTGCGCTCAAGTCTTGCATAGTGGCCGTGGTTGTTGTAAAATTGGAGGTTTCAAATAGTGCTTTATTGGAATACTTAGCTATGTTTGCAATCTCTCGCAATATAATATTACTTGAACCAGCAATTTCAGCAGTTTTAACATTTATAATACCTTGTTCGTGAGAGCCAGCATTATTTTCTAATTTATATTTTATATAGTATGTTTTGAGACCTGCGCTCAAATTTTCATCTAAATATGTTAAACTATAAGGGATTGTTATGCCTCCTGTTGCATTAACAGAACCTAGATTTCTGCTTTGCACAATCATGCTTGCGTCTCTCCATAATTCAATAGTTATTCGCTCATTATAAGCGCTACAACAATATAATGAAAAATTAACATCAACAATAACTGCTCTATTATTACTTACATTAATTGTGCTAAATAGTGACGCGCTTAAATCTTGCGTTATGCTTGTAGATGTTAAAAAAGTATTAGAGCTAAATAGTGATTTATTAATATTATTTATAACAGACACAGAATTATTGGTAATAAGCTCTTCTAATCTATAAATGCTTCGCGTTTGGTTGCTAATGTATGTTAATAGCAATTCTAAAGTACTATTGTATGAACCGACAATAGAAGTGATTTGATTTGTCAAATTAGAAATGCTTTTTCTGCCAATATATTTGTAGACATTTAATACGGGTTTATTAGTGTCATTTATTACATAAATCCCATTATATAAATTTTGCGCTGCTAAATTGTTAAAGGCGCTAAATGCTAATATTCCATTTGTATGATTATAGCTCCAACTGCCACCTTGACTTCCGTATGGTAAACTATGTAAATTAACCGCATTTCTTAATGAAAATTCTGTAAAAACTTCAAATAAATATGGATATACGAGCGAATTTCCATTTGAAATGTCATAATAAGATTTATAATCGTAGCTTAACGAATCTTCTAAAATATTTTTGGAAGACGAATCTAATTTATACCAAGATGCTCCATAGTTAATAGCTTCACTATTATATGGTTGTTCTAACTTTATAAGTTTAAATCTTCTTACAGTTCCTGTGCTATCGTCGACAATACTGCAATTTAATTTATTTTGTGCATCTTGAGAATAGGTAACGAAATCATTTATTTGTAAACCTAACTCAGTGGCGGTTTTAACTGTTCCATTTATATCAAAATCGGGATATTGTGGAACACTTTCCAAAAGAATAGCTTCACTCATAAATAAAAATTATTCTAAATAAAATTATCATTATTTATTTATAATAATATTTGTAATAATATATTAATTGTTTCGTTAATTGTTTAATTTAATTAATTTAATTTTTATTATTTATTATTTTATTATTTTTTTTATGTTTTATTGTTTTTTAACATCAATAATAATTGGACGCGGTTCCATTTGTAGCAACATTATGCATAAAGCTATTTCTTATTTGAATTTCAATTAATATATTTGTTAGTACATATAAATGTATGCTTTGATAATTATTACTTTTTGGATTAGCAATATAATCATCATATAGAAAATCTAGTGTATTAAAATTAGATGTTAATATATTTTGTATAGTATATGCATATTGACTATTATAAATATTGCTACTATCATTATAAATGATTCTTAGGCCGTATATATCGTAAGGAACTTTATACTTTTGTATTTTTTTTATAATGCGCTCTCTTGATTTAATGCGACTTTCATAATTAATAATAATGTTATTGTTATTATTGCTATGCAATTCTTTAGTAATAACTCGAATTATTTTATTATTATTGCTAGTTAATAAATAATTTGAGAGATTTAAAAAGTTGCATACTAAGAAAACTAGAGTGAGCATATATATGTATATGTTAAATAGCCGTATATATGTTAAATAATATATATGTTAAATAGTATATTTTGATTTAAATATTTTTTAAATTATTTAAATAATGTTACAAAAATTGAGAGATTTATATGATAATGATAGTTTACCTAATTTATTATTATATGGCAACAATTTAGTAGGTAAGAAAACATTACTTGAGCAATTGTTAATTTATATATACAAGACAAATGAAAATATAGAAAATAACACACTAATTTTAAATTGTAGCTTAGGCAAAGGCAATATTAAATTTATTAGAGAGAATTTGCGTTTTTTTGCTAATACAATTACTCATAAAAATATTACTAATTTCAAGTCAATAATTTTATTAAATGCCGACAGTTTAACGCTTGATGCTCAGTCGGCATTGCGCCGGTCAATAGAAATATATAATCATACAAAATTTTTTATAGTAACTGCAAATAAGTCTAAAATAATAAAACCAATATTATCAAGATTTAGCGAAATATATTGTAATGACAGAAATATGGATATTATTAATAAATCATTCAAATATAATAGCAATAGCAATAGTAATAAAATCAATAATAAGCTCTCATTAATTATAAAAAATTTAGATAATAAGCTAGAAACATTAAAAAATGATTGTGACAAAGATAATGAGAACGCTAGTGCTAATGATTATAAGAAAAATGTGTTATTATTGGAGCACAGCTCATTAATATATAATAAAGGCTTAAGTGCAAATAATATGTTAGACTATTTTACAGCTAAGTCTAATTTTAAGACGGATTATTACAAATTTTTGTTTTTTTTCAATATATACAAGAGAGAAATACGTGTAGAGGAATATTTAATATACATAATTTTATATTTTTATAGCAATGCAGTAGTCATAGATTTTTCAGCATTAAATTCTAATTTCTAATTTCTAATTTCTAATTTCTAATTTCTAAATAACTATTTATTTTAGTTAAAATAAATAATTTAAAATAAATTTTTAAATTATAAAAATGGATGATTTTAATCTTTCAACAATAATCGAATCTAAAAATGAGTGGTGTGCGCGATTAACAAATACGCTAACGCCGTGTATAATCGAGGGTCTAAGGTCAATATTTACAGAAGCCTATGATGTATGTTTAGAAAACAGCGAAGAAACGAAATATTTAATGACATTTCAAAATTTTTTAAACAATATTCCAAAATGGAGTGCAGAGATAGTTGAAAATGAGAAACAGCGTATAATTACCTCGAGCGCGTGCAATTATTTAGAAGATTTAATAACGTGTGTTCATATTACACAATTGAAGTCGCTAACCTCTACTCGCGTGGGTTTAAAGCAGAAAAAAATAAATATTGACATACCAGACCTTCATAAATTTATACACAAGACGTATATAAATGTTGCGCGAAAGGTCTATGTAAATATATATTTATTTGAAAAGAATATAAAGCCCCTGCAAGTTCAAAAAAACAATAGAGAACTAGAATTATTGATTAAGGAGTGTATATTGAATACAATAAGAGAGAGCATACCGATTGAACATATATTGCAAATGTATTTAGATGAGACGCTAGAAACAGATGTTGAAGTAGAGGAGAAAAAGGAAGTAATAACTGATAAAGAGGCGCTAGAAAAAAACAAGAAAGCAAAAGAAAAGAAGGAGTTAGAGAGAATTAAGCAAGAAACAGCAAATAAATTGAAAGAAGAGAGCAAGGCTAATTTAAAAAATACTATTCTAAATGCAAATAAGGATTTGAATGATGTTAATGTATTAGAGGCGCATAGCACTATTAAAAAATTAGACAGCATTTCGACCACTATTACTGATAATGCATTAGGCTCAGATTCGGAAACAGAAACAGAGCCAGACACAGATACAGATAATAATTATAAGCTTAAAATTGGTAAGCCAGAAAAATCTCAATTTGAGCTCGATGTCCAAAATTTGAACGAAGACCCGGATAAATTAGATTTAGATATATTAGATTTAAATACTGAAATAAGTGATAGTGAAAGTATAGCTTTAGATATAGAAGAGTTAAAATGAAACTTTTAGAAACTTTTTTAAAAAAAAAGTTTCACAAAAAAAAGCTTCGCAAAAGCTTTTAGAAAAAGCTTCCCAAAAATAAAGCTTTTAAGAAAAGCTTTCCAAAAATTAAAAAGTTTCTGTATTTAATTCGTTATATTTATAAAATTCATTTATATTTATAAAATAAATGAATTTTATAGTGCCTACATTATCAATTAGTATTATGTATGTGATATTTAAGATTATAGATACAAAATACATAACAAAGGATGATAGGTCGGTAAAATTAATAACTAAAGACGGTTTGGTGGTATTTTTAGCTGGAGCTATTACTATGTTCTTATTAGAAAAATTCAAGTTTTCTCATATGATGGGTGGCTCTAAAGAATCGCTATCAGCTTTTACAAATAGCCCTGACTTTTAGCTCGCCTTTTTAAGTCCTTTTTTATATATTATAGCGACGTGTTATATAATATATAAAAATAATATAAAGAGAAAAGCGCTAGTATTAAGTTATAACCCCTAGCAAGGTTTCACGCTAATACGGGTAAATTATCAATATTAAATATTTCTTGAACATTATTAATATTTTTCTTTGCTATTTTATAAGCCTCGAAGGTGGGTTTAAGCAATACATTTTGCGGTGTATGCCTATGAACTGAACGCGCAATCATTTTATATAATTTAAAGTCGGGATATCTCTCTGTTCCGTTATTTTTATAGAGTATATTTTTATTATTATCGTCAAAAACCCATTCTATCATAATCTTTTTAATAGGAGATTTTAATTTTTTAATGTCATCTAAGTCGTCTATAAAATAGTCAAATAAACTGCAGCCAAGTCTGCATAAATCGAAGCTAGTATTGGGGCCAATAATAGGTTTAGCCTTATTTAAATAAGGCTCACAATTATATTGAGTGGTTGCGTCACCCGACTCAGAATAGCTATCACTGCATATAAATTTGTTTTTGAATTTGTAAATGGCTCTTCCAAAATCTATTATTTTGTATATTTTACCAAAGGTAGGGACTTTATAGTGTGCGTTGTTATATTTATAATATAAGAATTTTTTAGGAGTAGATACATATACAATATTGTTTGTATGCAAATCATTATGCGTAAACTCGAACACTTTTTGATATGTAATTAATGTAAATAATATTTGTAATATTATTGACTCCCATTCGCTGTCTTTTATTTTATTATTTACTATATAATCATCTAACGTATTTTCGCAACATTCTAATATTATCATTTCAACAGGTATTTTATCTATTGTGCAAAATATTTCCTCACTATTAAAGCTCGATTCGCTACTTTCGTCATCGTCGTTGTTATCATCGTTGTCATCTGAACCACCATTTTCCGAATTAGTTAAATCGGTATTTGAAGACCTTGAAGAGCATGTTTCTGAACTATTTGTAGTATCAATTCCTGTATTTGTCTTGCTACTAGCATTAGTATTTACTAGTTCATTATTTTCTAAAATATCTAGATTTTCATAGGTTAATGTTAGCTCTAAATTAGTATTAATATTGTGTGTTTCTTGTATGCTAAGTTCATCGCTAATAGACAGTTCGCTAATAGCTAAATCTAAATCATCACAATTCTTGCTGTCTAGCACTAAAGCTTTCTTATTTTTCTTAGTATTGTTAAATAAATTGGCTATTTTTTCATTATCATCAAAAATGAATAAACTGTTTTTGTGTTTATGAAAATAGTCCGACTCATCTAAATATTCTAAATCTTCTGTAACATTATATCTAAATTTGTTTTTTACTCCTAAAAAAGCACCATAATAGTCTAAACCGTTATAAAAATTATAGTTATTTAATAAACAGCTTGATAAAAATGAAAAAAATCCATCAATATATGCCGAATTATTTGGGTCTAATATTTTTTTATAAGTAGCGCTATATTCGGATTCAGAGTTTAAGTCATCTATGAATTTAGGTAATTCTAAAATATTATAGTTATTTTCATACTTTCCTATCATATATTTAACAGGGTCAACAAGAGGACTATATTTTACAAATACTTCTTTGTTAAATTTGTTATTGCATATATCTGTAATTGTTGCTAAAAATTTATTATAATTTATTTTTTCTAAAATTTGTTCTAATTTATACTTATTATTCAAATTTATAGCATTATAATTAGAGCTATTTAAGCTAAAAAAAATATTATATAATGGAAAATAATTTTGCGAATTCTCTATATCTAAAAAATCACTATTATTAAAGTTCTCAAAAAGCTGTTTATTGTTATTTTTCCTATAGTTTAATTCCATTTAATAAATAACAAATACTTATTTTTTTAATTTATAACACAAATAAATATATTAAACAATCAAATTATTAAGTTTAAATGGCAAACTATTAAATATAACTAATAAATATAAAGTTGTTTAGTAATGACATTAGAATTAAAAAAATTTGACATTAAATCTATAAGTTTTAGACCAGACGAAAATAAAGGCCCCGTTATTGTGTTAATAGGACGTCGTGATACCGGTAAAACCTATTTAGTGCGAGATTTGCTATATTATCATCAAGATATTCCAATAGGGACAGTAATCAGCGGAACAGAAGCAGGTAACGGTTTTTATGCTGAGCATGTTCCTAAATTATTTATTCACGATGAATATAATACCGCTATTATTGAAAACATATTGAAAAGACAAAAGACGGTAATGAAGCAGATAAAAAAAGAAGTCGAAGTCTATAAAAAATCGAATATTGACCCACGAGCATTTGTTATATTAGATGATTGCTTATATGATGGAAGCTGGACAAAAGATAAGATGATGCGTCTCCTATTTATGAATGGTCGGCACTGGAAGGTGATGTTGGTGATAACCATGCAATATCCTTTAGGTATTCCTCCAAATTTGCGCACGAATATCGACTACGTTTTTATATTGCGCGAGCCATATATAGCAAATAGGCGGCGTATTTATGAAAACTATGCAGGTATGTTTCCAACCTTTGAGAGTTTTTGTCAGGTAATGGATCAGTGCACAGAAAATTATGAGTGTTTAGTCATCAATAATAACGCCAAATCGAATAAATTACACGACCAAATTTATTGGTATAAGGCAGAACATCATAAAACATTCAAACTCGGCTCAAAAGAATTCTGGGAAATCAGTAAAAATATGGACTCCGATGACGACGAAGAGATGTATGACCCTAATTCGAGAGATAAAAAGAAAGGCCCCAAAATAAATGTGCGCAAAACTAAATGGTAAGGCGTTGCTTCTAGATTTTTGTTTCTAAATTATGAAAACAACTTAAAGATAATAGAACAATTATAGTATAAATATGACATCTCTCGACATTGTTAATTTAATAACAAATAACCCTATTACAAAGCTAAATGCTAACAATAATAATAAATTATTAGAAAAAGTAAAAACTAACTTCACAAAAATGGAGCAACAACTATTTCTATCAAGTTTTTATACTTATTTAAATTATGATAAAACAGCTGACTTTATAGTAGATCTTGATCATATTTGGAGGTGGTTGGGATTTAATAGAAAATTTAACGCAACTACCTGTTTAAAATATAATTTTGTATTGAATAAAGATTATAGCAATAATTATACGATAAATAATAGTACTAATTTTGCGACTGTTCAAACGGTTGCAAAAAAAGGCAGTGGGGGTCATAACTCTGAAAAAATATATTTAAATATTAAGACCTTTAAATCATTATGTTTAAAGGCACAAACAAAAAAAGCAGACGAAATTCATGAATACTATATAAAATTAGAAGAATTAATCATTGAAGTATTAGAAGAAGAAGCATTAGAAATGAAAAATAAATTACTAATAAAAGATAATGAGCTTATTACAAAAGAAAAGCTTATTACAAATGCTATTCAAGATAAATTAAAAGCAATTGAAAAAACTCTAGTTTCACAATTTCCTGTAAATTGTGAATGTATTTATTTTGGAACTATTGATAATTCAAACGCTGAAGGAGAGAAACTAATAAAATTTGGACATAGCAATAATCTCTCTGTGCGACTGCAATACCATCATAAAACTTATGATAATTTTATTCTTCGTGATGCTTTCAAAGTTCATAATAGGCAAGAAATTGAGAATGCAATTAAAACAAGCTCTAAAATTAGAAAACATTTACGAACTATTGAAGTAGATGGAAAAAATAAAAACGAAATATTAGCATATGATGAAACCAACTTTACAATTCCTTGTCTCTCGAGATATATTAAAAATATTATTTCTGAAAAATCATATAGTATTGAAAAATTTAATATTTTAGTAGAAGAAAATCAAAAATATAAAGCAACATTAGAGCAATTAAGTGATGAAAATGAAAAATTGAAGGTCCTTAATAATGAATATATAGAAAAAAATGAAAAATTAGAGCAACTTCTTGCATCTATTACAAATAATTATGAAAATGTTAATGAAACCAGCAATATAAATAACGATGAAATAGTTAATGTAAATAATGATGAAACCAATATAATAAGTGTTGAACTTAAAAATAAGTTTGATAAATTTATTGATGAGTGTTGTTTTCTTCATAAAGATGTAGATGTAGCTTCAACAACAATTGTAGGACAATTTCGTATTTATAATAGAGAGAAACCCTCAAAACTCGTATTTAGCATGTTTAATACATATATGAGAACACGATTTTTAGCATGTCGCATTAGTGGTCAAAATAAGAATCATGTTGTTCACGGATTTAAAGGAATAAAGCTAAAAGACATTATATATAAAAAAGGCAGTAGTTCAAATGAAGTAGAAAATTTTATTTTTGAAAGTTGCATTTTCTCTCCCGAAGGTCGTGCTTCAACTAATAAAATTGTAGAAGAATTCATAAATTATAAAAAGAATAATAGTTTATTAATCAATAATAATGAGGACAAAGATGTTAAAAATTATTTAAAAAATTGTCAATATATTCTCGGTGGGCCGATCCGCCTACATAATATAAATGCTACATTTGAGGGTTATTACGGTATTAGTTTAAAAAATGACTATTATCAGGAAGCTAGAGATGACCAAATTGCGACTAGTGGTAAAAAAGTTCAAAAAATAGACGCTAGCACCAAAAATATATTAAATAATTGGACTACAATAGCAAAAGCAGCAATTCACGAAGATTTCTCTCCAGCTAAAATGAGCAGAGCAATCAAAAATAATACTTTAATTAATAATGCCTATTATGTTTTAGTAAATTAATTACTAGTTGTATTCTAATATATTTTGCGACTGTTATAACGGTTGCAAAAATATATACACTTTGCCCATACACAATCTTGTTTTTTGGTCCTGAACGTTCAGGAGCAAAAAACATATAATAAAAAACAATATAATAAAAAACAATATAAAGAAAAAAACAAAAAATTAAAAGTCATCGCCAAATTCGAAAGTGTTTATTTCAGAGTTTTTTGTTGTAAGCGAATACTCACTTACGCGGTCTTCGAAAAAGTTGGTTTTTGTTTCAATGCTAATGTTTTCCATCCAATCAAACGGATTTTTGCTTTCATAAATTTTGTCACCTCCTAATTGAACACTTAAGCGGTCTGCAACAAATTCAATATATTGTTTCATTAATACTTGATTCATACCAATTAATCTGCACGGAAGCGAATCGTTAATAAATTCGAGCTCAATAGCTACAGCTTCGCTAATGATTTCGTGAATCTTTTGCTTTTTAAGTGGCTTTTCTAATTTGCTATGTAATAATACAGCAAATTCGGTATGTAATGCTTCATCGCGCGAAATTAGCTCATTTGAAAATGTTAATCCAGGCATTAGTCCGCGCTTTTTCAACCAATAAATAGCGCAAAATGCACCAGAAAAGAAAATACCTTCAATGCAAGCAAACGCAACAAGGCGAGTAGCAAAATTGGATTTCTTATCATTAATCCACTTTATAGCCCATTGACCTTTCTTCTTAATGCAATCATATTCATTTAGCGCATTAAATAATTTGTGCTTTTGCTCTTTATCTTTAATGTATGTATCGATTAATGTGGAATACGTAATAGAGTGAATATTTTCCATAGCAATTTGCAGGCCATAAAATGCTCGAGCCTCACTTAATTGAACCTCGCCCATAAAACGCAATCCTAAATTTTCTAAGACAATTCCGTCACTTGCAGCGAAAAATGCTAAAATCATAGATATAAAATGTTTTTCGTCATCATTTAACGTCTCCCAATCTTTATTGTCTTTTGAAAGGTCAATTTCTTCTGCTCTCCAAAACAAATCTTCTTGTTTTTTATACATTTTCCAGATGTCTTGGTCCTTAATTGGAAACATAACATAACGATTAACGTCTTCTTGTAATAGAGGCTCTACGCAATTCTTATTCATTCTAAATAATATATGTCTATATTTTTATATAATTTTAATAAATCTTATTATTTTATTTTATTTATAATTTTGTAATTTTTAGTAATTTTGTAATTTTGTAATTTTGTAATTTTGTAATTTTGTAATTTTTAGTAATTTATTATTTTAGCTATATTTTTGTAATAAAAAAATCATCTATATATAATTTATATGGCTCTTAGTTTTGGAGATTCTATTGCTAAGTATGATAAAAACGTTGGCTCATTATTAGCAGAGTCTGATGATTATGAAAAAAGTGCTATTGAACAATATAAAAAATTAAAGCAATTTATACCTCAAAAAGATACAAGTTATAAAAAAGACCTTTTAAAAATTGTAGAACAGCGTAATTTAGACTTAAAAAATAAATTACAAATAAAGGAGCGCCAAAATGAAGCATTGTTAAGAGTTCTCGAATATTTAAGTAGTTTAGAAAAAAAGCAATGTAAAATAAATGTGAAAGAGCTAATTGATAAAATTACAGATTTAGAAAGTAAAATCGCGGAGTTGCGGAATACTATTTAGAGAAAATATATAAAAAGTTAATTATATATATAGCGAATATAATTATATAAATAGAAATAATAATTATATAATTATATTCTTATATAATTATATATAAACATGAAGAATAGAAATTCAAATAGTAAGATGAGAAAAAATAATAGAAAATTATTTAGCAATAATAAGTTGCTCAATAATAAGTTGCTCAATAATAAGGTAATATTATTTATTGTAACTGCATTAGCGTTGTTTTCGCTATATATACATATAACTAAATCGAATTTTAGTGCTGTGTTGTTGTTTTTCTTAACTGCCGCTCTTGTGTATAGCTTTACAAAAAATATGATATTGGTTTTAGGTGCTTCTTTCATAGTAACAACAATTGCATCTATGTCCAAGAATTTATTTGGGTTAAAAGAGGGTTTCAAAGAAGGCGCAGATGGCAAAGAAGGAAAAAGCACAGGAAAAGAAACAAAAACAGCAGAAGATGCTATATTAAATAAAATGAAAGCAAAAGACACAGAGGCAGACACAGAGGCAGACACAGAGGCAGACACAAAGGGAGACACAGATACAAACACAGCGCCAACAAGAACAACAAATAATAATACAAATGCAGATCGCGCTTTTGGTAATCAAAAATTATCACCTGCCTTATTTAATACACCAAGCAAAAAGAGTGTTGAGCAACAATTAGGAAAAGCAACAGAAGTCGAACAAGCTTATGATAATTTAGAAAAGATTATGGGTTCAGAAAAAATCAACTCAATTTCAACAGATACCAAAGATCTTATTAAACAACAAAATGAATTAATTAAACAATTAAAAACTATGACACCTGCTTTAAATAGCGCAATGAGTTCTTTAGGTAACTTAGATTTAAATAAATTAACAGGAATGTTTAATAGTGCTACAAAAAATTTATCAGATATTCAAGAATAATAAACAAGTAATCAATTAATCAATAAATATTTTATATAAATAATAAATATTTATATAAATAATAATGCCACATAATATTATATATATTATTAATAATAAGTTACATAATAAAAAATATAACCTATATACGCTGATATTTTATGCGTTAATAATGCATTCGTATTACATTTTATATATTAATCTACATAATAATAATTATATAGCAATCTTCATATATTTTGTATTGCTCTTATTATTTTATATTAAATTTAAGAAGTTTAGTTATGTAATAACTTATATATATTTGTTATTTACGCTTGTCTTTATCAAATTAAAAGTCAAAGAAAATAACACTAATTTAAGACAAACAGTTGCAGAGCAAGGCAAAGCAACTAGAACAAATTTAACAACTAATATGCCTCCAGAAGACAATAATATTACACCTTGTGAAAAGTATATAATGGATAAAATGGTTGAACGTGGATTAACAATTGAACAACCTGCAAACACTCCACAACCCGGAACAATAAACACCTCCTTAAATCTTACACCACCTGTAGCAATAAGTACACCTACACGATTAGTTGACCCTCCCCAACAATGAGAACACAATTAGTTGTTTAAGAAACCTTTATATACTATTTACTAATATAATATTATATTATATATTTATAATTTATAATATAGTATATATATGCCTAAAAAGTGTGCTCCTGGAATGTTGTGTATAGAAAATTATACGTTACTATTTTTTACTTTTTTAATTTTTGTAATTTTGTATTTTATGTATATTAAATATTCAAAAAATTTGAATTTAAATTCGAATTTGCATTCTAATAGTTATGGCGCTAATAGTGCTAATAGAAATTATAATTCTTATATAACACCTTTCTTAGGCAATGGCTATAGTAATAAAGAAAACGATGTATTATTAAACCCTTATAGCGCTCCGTTGCGCGACGATAGAATTTATAATAATTCAAACTTTAACGGACCCAGACTAGCTATTAATGTGCCTACTCAGTCAGTAAATACAAACTATAGACAAATAGGAATATTAACTCGCGTAAATGGACCAGAAACAATTTTGCCGTTGTTAGGTAGGCCATTATTTACAAATAAAGATAAATGGAATTTCTATACAATGAATGATAAAAATGGTATGATAAAATTGCCGGTTCGCTTTAAAAATAAAAGTTGCACTTCCTGCCAAGGTTGTGATAACGTGTATAGCGGAGACACAGTATATGTTGAAGGATATTCTGATACATTTAGAGTTACAGTTTATGATAATAACACATTAGAATATATTCCGAGTTTATAGTTTATAGTTTATAGTTTATAATTTGCAAAAATTATTTAAAAATAAAAACTAATTATATATTTATAGAGTTATGGCTTTTACTAGATTTTTTGACGATCCATGTAGAATTCAAAAGTATTTAGAAGAGTCTACAACTGTTGGCAATTATAATATGAATGTTCCAGGCAACGGAGCAAGCCCCACATTTTTCAACGACCCATATGTAAAAATACAAAAATGGGGAGGAAATTTGTCCTCAAACAAAACAGATTTAGAGAGTGAATTGTTTAAATTACATAGAAAACTAAATCGAGATAGCATAAAAGAAAATAACTATGTAGATTATTTAAATAATAATCCTATTTATAGTCAAAATAATAGTAACAACAATAATAGTGAAATAACAGGGCAATCGCGTGTATCGCACCCAGCTTGGGTATATAGAGAGATTAATAATTTTAATCAGAAAAATGATGAATATTATGTTCCAAATAATTTTAACTATTTACATTTAAATCCTCAAGCAAATATATGTATTCCTTTTCATAATAATATAAATTCGCGAATGTTGCAAAAGGATTATTATTCACTAATGAATAATTTTGACAGAGAGAAAAGAATTACAAATGAATAAAATTACACAATATAAATTTTATTATTTAGAAACTTGTTTAAACCTATAATATAATATATTATTTAATATTATATAATATTAAATAATATGGCGGCACTAGCTATACCTATAATTGTACTTGGAAGTATATTTATATTATCAGAACAAGAGAAAAAATCTGGTGTTAAAAATTCAGCGCAACAACAAATAGAATATAGTCGCGATTTGTTTTTAAATCCTACTAATACTGATAGTGTAAAAGCCGAAGGATTTTCTAATGCTAATTTACAAAATCGAGACTCAAACAATAACAATGCTTATAACAATAGCGCATATAGTAACAATGCATATAATAACGTGAATTTATTATCAGGCCAACAAACAACAGCCCAGCAATTTAAGCACAATAATATGCAGCCATATTTCGGTGCCAAAATTAGGGGTCCAAGTGTCGACATAAATAACACCGAATCAATTATGGACTCCAAACAAGGCGCAGGCAGTCAAAATTTTTCTAAAGCAGAAATAGCCCCATTATTTAGGCCCGACGAAAATTCACACCACCCCAACGGAACACCTAATAATAGTGATTTTTTTCAATCACGGATGAACGAATCTATGAAAATGTCAAATGTTACATTATGGGAACCGCAAAGAGTTGGACCTGGTCTTAACTTGGGTTATGGTTCGCAAAATTCAGATGGTTTAAATACTGGCGGAATAGAAGGCGGTGGCGGATTTAATTCGGGTATGATGGCTCGTGAATCGTGGATGCCTAAGTCAGTAGATGATTTACGCGCTGAAAACAAACCCCGAACCACCTTTGATTTAAATGGTCATCAAGGTCCTGCTATACACCCTATTAAAATGCAAGGTCCAAATACTAAAATAGGCGTTGTTGAAAAACATTTACCAGAAAAATCATTTGAGTCGGGACCACATCGCTGGTTTACTACAACAGGTGTCGAACAAGCACCGCCGATTAGAAGCACTCAAGTAATTCCGATGGAAAATAGAATTGACACTACTCGCGAATATTATGGTTCGGGTTCAAATACACAAAACGGACAAGCAACATACACAAATCCGGACTATGAAGAATCTAAGCGCCAAAATTTAAGTGCTCTTCCATTAACTAATGCAAGCGCTAGTGGAACTAACTATGCTAGTCCGTCAGACTACGGATCGCAAAGTTATAATATATTACATAATAATAGAACAACACAACCACAAACCCAAGAATTTGGAGGAGTTTATGGTATGGCAAAAGCAGCAATTACACCGCTATTAGATATATTTAGGCCTACACGAAAAGAAAATGTAATCGGTAATTTACGCGAAACCGGAAATGTTAATGGCTTAACACCGCAAGGTCATTTATTTAATTCTAATGACAAGACAAAAATAACAAATAGAGAGATGACAACCGAGAAAATAGATCTGAATTATGTTAATGTGCAAGGGCAAAACTATAGAGGAGACGGCTATAAAGTTAGCGGTCAGCAAAATTATGATAACCAAAGAACCACCACAAACAAAGAATATATTGGAACAGGTGGCAATAATAATCAGGGTCAGCGGCTTTATAATAATGCTTATGCGCAACAAAATAATGTAAATAAGACTTACGAGTCACGAGCAAATCAGGGCAATATGTCACTATTTAATAATTATAATAATTCCACCACTGCGCGAAATGATAACATATTCCAACAAAATAGGCCGTTAGTAACTAACAACGGCCTAAGTATTATACCTTCGGCTGAATTTATTGGAGAACTAAATGGAAAACAAGGTTATGATTTAAATTATAATAATGCTAGACTAGACGAGTCGCTATTAAGTGCCTTCAAAAATAATCCATATACCCAATCTCTCACAAGTGTTGCTTAAAAGCAATAAAAAAATTTTATTTAATTCAAAAAAAGTAATATATTATTATAAAAAATATTATATAATAAAAAATATTATATTATTAAAAAAAATTTTATATAATTCAAAAAAAAAGTAATATATTATTATAAAAAATATTATATTATAAAAAATATTATATTAAAATTAATTGTTATAGTTAATTTAATAATACAATAACAAATGTGCGGAATAACATTTATATATTCAAAAACAAATGACAATGCTTTAGATCACATTTTTAATAGCCTCGAATTAATACAAAATAGAGGTTATGACTCTATGGGCATATGCTATTATAATCAAAATACTTCTAATTATGACATAATAAAAAAAGCATCAACACCAAAAGACGACTGTTTAACTCTCTTGAAAACTAAGTTTAATATAAACAAAAACAAAAACGATTTAAAGACAAGCATATACTCAAAATTTGCAGTCGGACATACGCGATGGGCAACACACGGAGGAAAAACGGATGCCAATGCGCATCCTCATATTTCTAATAATGGAGAAATAATATTAGTGCATAATGGAATAATCAATAACTTTTTAAGTATTAAGGAATTTTTAATTTCGAAAAATTATACTTTTTATAGCGAAACCGACAGCGAAGTCATAGCCAATTTGCTAGAATATTATATTAATAATAATGCGAGTTTTGAAGAAGGTCTTTCACAAACTCTCTCAATGTTAGAAGGGACGTGGGGATTAGTAATTATTTATACTAAGGAAATTGACACATTTTATGTGTCACGGCGTGGCTCTCCATTATTATTAGCAAGCAATACTAATTATATATTATGCTCTTCTGAAATAAATGGGTTTAACGGACTAGCGCAAGACTATATAGCATTAAACGACAATAGTGTAGTAAAAATAAGCAATAACAATTATACATTTTTAGAATTAGAAACAAGTGAAAGTCAAACTAGCGCTAACACTAGTTATATTAGTTATAGCATAGAAAATAGCGATTATAAAGATATATGGAATACTAAAAATCAATATGCGCATTGGATGTTGAAAGAAATAAACGAGCAACCCGAAACAATACAAAAAGCGTATAATTATGGTGGTCGCATTAGCAACAACATCATAAAATTGGGGGGTCTTGACCAAATACTTAATATAACATCATATATAGAATATATATACTTAATTGGTTGCGGAACAAGTTATAATGCTGCGCTAGCGGGAGAGATTTATTTAAATGAGCTAAATAAGTTTGTAACTGTAAAATGCATAAATGCGTGTGAATTTACCGAAAATTGCTTACCAAATATAAAAAATTATAGCACACTGATGTGTATTTTTTTGTCTCAATCGGGCGAAACACTAGATGTTTTCAATTGTTTAAAGATTTGCAAAAATAAGCACTGTTTAACAATGGGAATAATTAATAAAGTAGACTCGTTATTAGCGCGAGAGGTTGAATGTGGTGTATATTTAAACGCGGGGCTAGAAATTAGTGTTGCCTCGACAAAGTCTTTTACTAGTATGTTGGTGGTGTTAAGTTTAGTAAGTATGTGGTTTGTTAATAATCATCATAATAATAATATGAAAATAAACAGTCTTAGATTTCTCTCGCACTCGCTAAAGCAAATGCTATTTTCTAATTCTATTAATAGCAAACTTACGGCTTTGAGAGACAATATAATACTTAAAAATTACAGCAGTATATTTATATTAGGTAAGCACAAGCTATATCCAGTAGCGTGTGAAAGTTCATTAAAAATTAAAGAGGTGTGTTACATTCATTGTGAAGGATTTTCAGCAGGTTCTTTAAAGCATGGTCCATTTGCTTTATTAGACAACACCAATTTAACATTGCTATTAATTGATAGTAATGATATTATTAATTATAATAATATGAAATCTACATATTATGAAATAATTGGACGAGAAACAAACTTATTTGTAATAACAAATTCTCAAAATGTTATAAATGAATTGCAAATAGCAGAGAATAGTTGTATGCTAATTAATAAATTGGATTATTATAATGAAATCTTATTTACAGTGCTATTGCAAAAATTGGCATATATAATTTCCGTTGCAAAAGGCATTAATCCAGACAAGCCCAAAAATTTGGCAAAAGTTGTAACTGTGGAATAAAGCTTTGCTTTGTTCTTTATATTGATTTTTTAAACAATATAAAGAGTAATATTAACTAGACATGTTTAAAGGTTAGTCCCCATCTGCTACGTCTAACATTGTCTTCATATATATTTGGTCTTAGCCCAGAGTCGTAAAATGTATTTTGATTATAGAAGATTTCATTAGCCGGATTTACGAGTGTTCTAAAATTAACTATGTTAATAATAAATTCATTTTGAGGTATATAACTTATTTTATAGGTCGCTTCGCTTTGTAATATATTATTGTTTTCAATACTATAATCTAACTCATAAATGCTATTCAAGTTATCTCTCAAATTTTTGTGAATATAATTGTTGGGTTCATTATTATTAATTAATCTATGTGGAGTATCATAAATTTGAATAACATCTTTAGAATTCGTAGTAAAAAACTGCGTTCTATCGACTTTTAGTTCATTCAATAATACTCTATCATACATTGCATTATCTTCTAATCCCCAGCCCCAATTATTAGGAAACCCATTACATTGCTCAAAATCACTACCTATTATGGAGAAAATACCACCTAATGCAAACTGATATCCGTAAAAGTGCTTAACTGTTCCTGCGGTCGTAATATAGTTAAAAGTATTCTTTAGCGCCGGTAGCGTATCAATATCATTAAAAACAAATGTAATATTTTTATAATCTTGCGGATACTTGTTTTTCATAGCAATAAACCCAATATTTTTAGTAGCTCCCCGATTAAAAGGCCGATTATCTGTTTGATGACTATAATAAATTTCATAATCATTTTTATCATAATCTTCCATAATGTATTTCATATATATAGAATAATGCGTCTTTTCTTTTTCGCGATTTCTATAAGGAATAATAAAAATTAACTTTGGAATTTTTAAATCCATATTTATTAATATAATAAACTATATTTAAATTTATTATGTTAAATTTATATGTTAAATTTATTATGTTAAATTTAAGACAATTACAAACAATAAAAAACTATTTAAAAACTAATTACTAAATTTTAATTAGTTACTAACTTAAAAACTCCCCCTAATTATATTTTTTCAAAATGATTTCAGGAATTAAAATAGTCTTATAATTTTCAAGCTTCTTATAACATTTATTAATAGTAACTTCGCTAATTTTGCTAACATTATTGATTGATGCTTTCGTAATATTTAAATTACAAACCTGCGATATAAAATATATAATACCTCCAGCAATTGAATGCGGTGTATTTTCAGGAATTAATTTTAGTTGCTCTATTTTAAAAGCAACAAATTTACACAAGTTTGTAAGCTCATTATTGATATTCAATTTACTGCAAAATCTCTCAATAAATGATGACGGTGTTGTTTGACTTAGCGATGTAATGTCCTCGTTTAAATTACTATTGTGTTCTATTTCATTAATAATTGTAAGAGCGTTTTTGCAGCCTTTTGTAGCACTCGCATTGTCTAAATTAAATATGTCAGCTATTTCTTTGGCTGTGCGCGGATAATTATTAATCCTGCAAGAAATGTAAATTGATGCAGCAATAATTCCATCACGATTAAGACCGCGATAAGTCTTTGTTTCCGATATTTTTTTATGAAGGCGCATTGCTTCATCAATAATAATTTTTGGAATGCCTGAATTTTGAGATATATTTGAAATTAATTGAAATTCATCATAGCGCGACTTTTCTTTATATGGCATAGCTTGCCAATCAGTATATCTGCGGATTTTATGCATTTCATAGCTTGATTTACCCGGACACAACACTTTGCAACTATAAGACGACTCTTGTAATAACGGATTAATAGGCATTCCACAACGTGTAGGGTCTGAGTGACTGTTATCATCTGCACCATAAAACCGCCATTCAGCAGTTTGATCCAAATTATCTTTAAAAATAAGACCGCAACACACATTAGAACATGTTAAAAATCCATCTTCTCCAATAAACAACGAACTGTCACAATTAGCACACATATTATCGCTTGTAAGCATGTCTTTTTCTTTTGTATAAACACATTCAAAGTCGGGCTTTTCTTTATATTCTTCATCAAAAATAGTCCATAGCTTTTTATTTGAATTTTCCTTTAATTTATTTTTCCGTGTTTCTTGCTTATTCGATTTTTGTGCTTTATTTATATTATTTAAAATCGAGTCAACATTTAACTGTAGTGACATTTATTCTCTCAATTATTTAATAATTTACTTTTAAACTTATTTTGTTTCAATTATATATTTTAATATAGTATTTTAATATAGTATTTTAATAATATATTATATATTATAATATATAAGTATATATTATGAGTTTCTTAACAAATATAGTTGATTTTTTTAGTAGTTCAAATAAAACACACGCCCAACTTAATAGTTTTGTGAATGAAAAGTTTACATTTTTTTTAAATAATTCAAATTTATTATTAACGTTTGTTTCGGATTTTGAAGACTATAAAAGTGGTGATCCTAATATACCAATTGGTAAATCTAAATGCAATGAATGTGAAGACTTATATATTTTAACAAGCGATATTTTTGAAAAATATTTTAATAGAATTAATATTCCCTATGACATAGATGTTAGTGAAGGAAATTCTAAAACAAATTACAAGGATAAAGTTTTGTATTTTTTTGATTTAAAAGACTTGAAAAAAATATTAGATGAACACAATTTAGAAAAATCGAGCTCTGATATTGCACAACTTAATAAAAAAAGATTGTTATGCAAAATAATCTCTCTGAGCTTTATCAAACTCTATATTATTGTTAAAAGTATATATCAAACTTTCAATATTTATGATTCATTGATTATTGAAGAAAAGACTGAAGAGCCTGTTATTGGAGAGGCTCCACCTATACACCCTACACTAGACCCTACACTTGACCCCACGCTAGACCCCACTCTCGAACCTGTTATACACCCTGTTCAAGAACCTCCTCTTGACCCTGTTCAAGAACCTCCTCTTGACCCTGTTCAAGAACCTCCTCTTGACCCTACTATACACCCTGTTCAAGAACCTGTTATTGACCCTTACGGAATACCTGATCCTTTTCATGACCCTTATAAAACACCTGAGCCTTATGAAAAACCTGAACCTATTGAAAAACAAGACCCTTATAGAAGAGCTCTCCCTCCTATTCAAACAAAAGACCATTATAGAAGAGCAGTCCTTCCTATTCAAACACATGACCCTTATGGAAGAGCACTCCCTCCTATTCAAACATATGACCCTTATGGAAGTGCAGTCCCTCTCCCTCCTATAGAGCTATATAAAAACCCTGATACTCAAAGTGGAGGCGGTGTGTTTTACAATATGTTTAATACACTATTAGGTAAGAAAACTGAATCATCAATTGTAACTACTAATAATGTAGCTAGTGGGTTAAGCCCAGCGTCACCGTCAATAACAGGGTTAAGCCCAGAAACAGGATTAAGCCCAGAAACAGGATTAAGCCCAGAAACAGGGTTAAGCACAGAAACAGGGTTAAGCCCAGAAACAAATCCAGATTTAGATCCAAATTTGAGTAAAGAAAAAGAAAAAGAAAAACTGCAATTGTCTAACAATATATTTTATTCAATATTTGTTATATTATTTGAAGATAGCAAAGACGAACAACTAGACCCAACTAATTTTAATGTTAGCTTTTTAACTAAAGGTGTAAGTAACATGACTAATACAACATTAGGAGCCAAAATACCCAAAATTTTACAACACATTTCTAATTCAAAAATATTTGAATTAGATTTCTTAGGAGAAAGTTGCCTTATTTTTAGAGATGACAATTTTAAATTTATACAACTAGAAACAAGTGACACTGAAAGCAAGGAAGCCACAATGTTTATAGATGAAGTAGATAAACAGCACGAACCATTTAATAAAATTATAGAAACAAAGCGCAAACTATTAGGAACTATTTTAAATAAAGAAAATAGAGACGCAATAGTACATTATTATAAATCAGAGTCACAGCACAAATTTGCTAATTTCAAATTTTTTAATGCGTTCAAGTCACATTTAAAAACAATGACAAAGAATTACTTTGACTCTCGTGCTAATTTATATAATAATATTGTTAAAGAGCTCTTTATGTTTGATAAAAAAACGGGAGCTATTATAAGCTTAAATAGCAATTTAACATATAAGTATATTAGCGAACTCAGTAAAAAGACTGAAATAATATTACTAGATTTACATATAACACTATTTAAAACATTGAATAGCATATTAACAGATAGCGTTAATGAAATTAATGTTATGAAAAAAAAAGCGCGACTAAGTGCACCAGTTACAAGACAAGAAACTGCACCAGTAAATGCGCCAGTAACACAACAAAGCGAATCTAACATAGCAGTTTCGCAACATTTAGGAGGTGCTAAAACAATAAAGCACATTAAAAGAAACAATAAAAGAAGCATTAAAAGAAACAATAAAAGAAGCATTAAAAAAAATAGGAAAAAAAGACAAACAAGAAAAGCAAAAAAACAATAAAAGCAAAAAAAACAATAAAAGCAAAAAAAACAATAAAAAGTAACACTCAAAAAAAAGGGCATTTTTAATTTTAATTAAAAAATTGATTTCTTATAACTATTTATGCAACTAATTATAAGAAATAAATATGTTTTCTAACACCACTCTCTATATTCCTGATTATGTTGTGGTTGAAGATATTCCTACTATTATTAAATATTTTGATTATTATAATATTGCTAAAGTAAAAAAAGTGCAAGTATTTAAACACTGCGAACCCGAATACTATGTTGAAGATAGATGCCCTTATGGTTTTGCATTAATTGAAATTGATTATTATTATGACAATCAAGGAGCTCGAAATTTCTATAGCTCTATTGAAAATAAGAAAGGCATAATCGTATATGATGACCCTAATTTTTGGGAAGTTCAATTTAGTCCATACGAAGAAGACAAATCTAGTGTTTTAGTTAATCGCAATAAGAAGTTTCAAAATTATTCAACTTGTGACTCAGACTATGACAGTGACGAAGAATGTTTTTATAATAATGATGAGCTAGAAGAAGACCAAGACGAAGACCAAGAAGAAGACCAAGACGAAGAAGAGGAAAAGCCTATTAAATTTAACACTGATTATAGTTTAGATAATTTTAATTATGCTAATTACGAAAAAAACTATGCTAGCTTTAAGAAAAAGCAAAGTTCAAAGAAGCAAAAATTAAGCAATGAGCTTTATGAGATTAAAACGGCTATTAACAATATATGCACTAAGCAAGACAAACTGCTAAAATTATTGCTTATTAATAATGAACTAAAAAGTAAGAAGCAAAAAAACAATCAAAAAATCAAAGAATTCAAAACTTCCTGGGCACGGCGTCTGCGTCACGAGTCTATTTAATACCTAATTCTTATAAAAATCGCCATCTTCATCTTCATTTATTGTTGCTTCTTTACAACATCCATATGTAGCACGATGCCATTTACTAATTCCATATTTTTTTATTCCTTCAATATGTTTAGAAGTTCCATAACCTTTATTACTTAAAAGTCCATAATAAGTGTCTAATTTAGGAAAATTAGCGCACATCTCTTTAATATATTTATCGTGTTCTACTTTTGCCAATATAGATGCAGCAGCAATTGAGCAATATTTATTATCTCCGCCTTCAACCAAAACGTGATTTAATTGTTTAATAATATTAGATGTTTCGCAATAATAAGTAAAAGGTTTAAAATCGTTGCCATCTACCAACAAATAGCACATTTCATTTGAGCATAATTTACCATTTTTCTCACAATAACTGTTTAAAATTGTTTTAATTGCTTTGTGCATAGCGCTTAAAGTTGCTTGCCTAATATTTATAGAATCAATGATTTTTTCATCTTCATAAGCTACTGCCCAAAATAGTGCATTAGCTTGTATATAGTTAGCAACGTCAATTCTTTTGCTCTCAGATGTAAATTTTTTGCTGTCTTTCAATAAATCATAGTTAAATTCACTGTTGTCAGGTAATATAACAGCAGCACTATAAACCCTACCAAATAGCGGTCCTCGCCCTGCCTCATCTATACCAATTTCTATAATAGCACTAGTATTATTATATTTTTTTTCGAGGCATTGTTTAGAATTTTTCACTTTTGACATTTAAAATTATATAGCAAATTTATTATATTATTTATATAATAATAAATAAATGAGTTTTCGCAATTTTAAAAAAAATTATATAGAAATTCTTTTTAAGAATTAAAATTATATAGAAATTTTATTATATTTATATTATAATAAAATAATATGGCTCTAAATTTTAAAAAAAATTTATTAATAATTATGTTATTAATAATTGTAATATTATCAACAATTGTGTATATTAATATGCAAAATATAAAAGAAACATTTATATCAAACAGGATTGACCCCAATAATATTATTCCAGAAAGTAGCGACTCTAGTTATAACTATTATAAATTAAATAATGGAGCTTACAATTATTATGTTGAAAATATAATTATGGACCCGGTTAAAACTGTTACAAAAGACCACTTTAAATCAGGAATCGTGTCAAGTTTAAAGAATTATTTTATAGCTAACAAGGCATTAATAGGATACACTAAAGATAATAGTTCTGTGCAATTATATAATGTTAAGCCCAGTGTTATATTAGATGTAACTGCAACACTAAAATCGGCTAGCTCACCTACAGACATTTGCGGTATGTATATGTTAATGCTTGAAAACTCAGGAAATTTATATGATTTATCTAATAACAAATTATCGAGTTTTAATATGAGAATTAATAATGTAGACATTATTAAATCAGGAGTATTTCAAACAATCGCTTTAAAAGAAACTACACTAATAGTAGAATCGTCAGCAAATACAACGCCTGCAACTGCCTCAGCCTCAATTGGTGATATAAACTTTTCAGGGCTATTTGGAAAGGCTAATGGAACGCAAGATATGAATGATGAGCTATTTTTATATTTATTGAGCAAAGGCAATTTCGGTTCTAGCTATGTTCCGCCTATATACAATAATTTTGAAACCGCTATGAATTTACCGTCAAATCCAATTGTAAATCCTGTAAATACTATGAACCCGTTAGAATATGCCGAAACACTATTTGCTCCACAAGTAACACCTATGATGGCAAAAAATTCATATTTAAATAGTGATGTCGCTATTTCTGCAACTAAAGAAATACCTAGTGTTTCAGCAAAAGACACTAGCACATTAAAGAATAATAACACATCTATGAAGGATGTGTTTAAATTTGACCCAGATGGTAATCTATTATCGCAAAATATAGGCACCAAAAATGTAGATGACTCTAGCAATCATACTAAAGTAAAGACCGTTTATAAAGAAACTACCGCTCCGTGCCCTCCACCACAAAGATGCCCAGAAAGCAATTTTGAGTGTAAGAAAGTTCCAAATTATGAGCAAGGTATAAATAACGCTTTTTTACCAAGACCTGTGCTAGCAGACTTTAGCACATTTGGAACCTAAATAAAGTATGTTAATGCTAAATATTATTTCTATTTATATCTTTAAATAGTAATAATAGTTATTATATACATTGTTCTCAAACATTATGACTCTAATAAATTAGATTAATCATAATATTTTCATAGTATGTATTATTTTTTTATAATACCTGTTTAAATAATTTAAACAGTCATCTCTCCTCATCCTCCTTTTTGTTTTCCAAACTTTCTAACTCTTTTACTTGTTCTTCGCGTAAGATTTTTTATGAACTTGATTAATTTTTTCTTAGAGAACGCTGCGAAGTTAATACGCTTTTTTTTTCTTGAATGGGAACGTTTATGCATTTATAACATATATATTTATTTTATTTATTTTATTTATTTTATTTATTTTATTTATTTTATTTTATTTATTTTATTTATTTTATTTTATTTATTTTATTTATGCTTAAAGCATTTTTTATCTATTTTAAATGTTTTACATTTTTTCTCTTGAGGAACAATATTTATTATGCATTTAGATTTCTTTCCATATAATGGTGTTGTGCAACCTTTTTCTTTTTCTTTTTCCTTCTTTTTTGTATAGTTAAATAGTTTAGATTTTTCAATAGTGCAACGGGATCTAAAATTTTCATAATTATCACGCACTTCGCAATATGTTAGTCCCGAATTCTTTCCTAACATTTTATTTATTTGTTCATGCAAATTAAAAATATAACGCGAAAAATTATTGCGATTTTTAAAAATAGTATCTGTTAATGGAAACTTTTTAAAATTATTTTTAAGATTTATTCTGCAATATTTGCAAGGCAATGTGTGCTGAAAATTAAGCAATAATTGTTTATATTTTTGTTTTTGTAAATTAGTTGGTTTAATTGGATAATTAAAACTCATTACGTGTAAATAATGCCACAAACTAGGCCCCCATATACTTGTTAACATACCATCTCCACTATTGTAATCTTTAGTGTTATAAATCATAAGTTTTTTTGTTTTTTTTTTAGTATTTTTAGTATTTTTAGTATTTTTTTTTGTATTTATCATATTTTTAAATAGTATTACTTAATAATATTAGTTAATATAATAATTTATTTATTATGTTAAATATAAAATAATTAATTATTTATTATATATAATAATTATGTTTAAAAACATTTCAAAGATTTTGAATAGTTATTTAGTAAAATTCAAAGATGATTTTGTAAATAGCGCAAAAGACAAGAAAAAGCTCTTGCTATTATTAGTTATAGTAGCACTATTTTTGTTAGTAGCACTATATGTATATAAATATTTTATCAAGAATTTAATAAATAAGAAACATCAAGTAAATAAAGAATTTATTAATAAAAAAGGCAATAATAGTGATGATGTATTAGTATTATATTTTTATACACAATGGTGCCCTTATTGTAAGCAATCTATGCCAGAAATTAAGAAATTTGAAGACTATGTTAAAGGATTAAATGCTGAAAACAGTTATAAAATTACAGTAACTAAAATAGATTGTGATGAAAATAGTGCTATGGCAACTAAGTATAAAATACAAGGTTATCCAACCATAAAATTAATATATAAAGGAAAAGTATATGATTATGATGCTAAACCAACTAAGGAAAATTTAATACAATTTTTAGAATCGACTATTAAAAAGAAGACTTAGAGACTGTTTCTCTTTCTTCTTCTTCTTCTTCTTCTTGATTAGTTAAAGAGCTAGTGTTAGGTTCTGCCTCTCTTGTTCCTTCTTCTTCTTGATTACTAATGCTTATGCTTATGGTTGCTTGTGCTTCTGCCTGTGCTTCTGCCTCTCCTTCTTGATTAACTAAAGTAGTAATTTGTTCATCACATCTAGTTTCTTTTACTGCATCTTCTTGTAATTTATTAAGAAAATTCGTTGCTTGTATTTTTCCTAAATTTACTAAATGACATCGTTCTTTTTCACAAGACATAACTTGAAACCAATAGCTTATATCAATAGAATTATACGACAATGCTGTATTAATATGATTTTTTATATAAGTAACAATATCATTTTCAACATTTGAAATCTTAACAAACAACTTTTTAATAAGAAAAAATATATATTCGAAAAAATTAGCATCTTTAGATATAACATTATTGGCTTTAGTATTTTCCAAATATTTATTATAAAAGCTGTTAGATAAGTCAATAGGATGCATTTTATCATTCATAAAACAAAAAATTTCATCATTATTGCATTCTTTGTCTGCAATACATAGATTAATAGGACAGCCAACTATTATACCACCATCTAAATAAAGGTCCTCATTAACATATAATGGTGCAAAAACTATTGGAACAGCTAAAGATATGTATAACGCATCTATTAATTCAACATTTGGAGTAGTAATATAGTTAAATTTGGTTTGCTTTAAGTTGCTCAAACAACAAGCAAATATATTGAACTCTATTTTTGTTAAATTATAAAACTCTAATAGACTAATATTTAGCGGTATATTTTTAGCTAAAAATAATGGCTCTAGTGCGCTAATTATTACTTTTTTATTAATTATGCCTTTTTCATATAATATATTAATATATGAACTATAAGAAATATTACATAATTTGTTCCAAGGTCTCTTAATTAAAAAATCATCCATCCATGTCCAATCGTAATTCAATATATAAATTAAGCCTATAATACCTCCAACTGATATAGAATAAATCGATTCTATATTTTTATAGTCAAGAAAATTTTTCTCAGTTAAATATTTTATTGCACCATATTCAACAAACCCAATAGGACCACCTCCTGAGAAAACTAAATGCTTAACTATTGTCATTTAATAATAATAATAATATTATTAAATGATAATAATTTTTTATATTTTTATATTTTTATTAAATATATATAAAATAACTATAAAATAAATATAAAATATATATGACACAGACTTAAAATAAGTATTTAATACATATAAAATTTTTGTATCAACTTGTGTATCAACTTGTGTATCAACTTGTGTATCAACTTGTGTATCAACTTGTGTATCAACTTGTATCTGCTCACTGCTAATAGGGTCATTTTCTAATTCTAAATTGCTAATAAACTTTTTAGCTTGTAGTGTGCCCAAATTTATTAAATGTGTTCTCTCAGTATCCGTATTAAAAATATAATTCCAATATTTCAAATTTGCACCATTATGAATTAAAGCTACATTTATACTATTTTTTATATGAACAATTATTTCATTTTCTATGTTTGATATGTTCATAAACCAAGTATTAAATAGTAAATAAAAATATTTAAAGAAATTAATATTGTTGGTAATACTAGTGCTACTAGTACTATTACTAGTGTTATGATAAACATTAGATAAGTCAATTGGGTTAGTTTTGTCATTTATAAAGCATAAAATTTCACTATGATCACATTGTTTTTCAGCAATACAATTATTTATAGGACAACCATTAATAATAGCTCCATCTAAGTAAAAGCAATCATCAATAATTAGTGGCGCAAATATTAATGGAACTGCTAACGATACATATAAAGCATCCACTAACATTATATTAGGCGTAGTAATATGATTAAATTTTTTTTGTCGTAAGCTCGTAAAATTACAAGCATATATATTAAACTCTATTTTTGTTAAATTATAAAACTCTAATAGTGTTATAGTTAAAGGTATATTTTTTGTTAAAAATAGTGGCTCTAATGCATTGACTACAAGAGCTCTTGTTATTATACCTTTTTCATATAGTAAATTTGTATAAGAAAAACGAACTAATTTGTTCCAAGGTCTTTTAATTAAAAAATCATCAAGCCATAACCAGTCCAATTTTAAAATATATATAAAACCTATAAATGCACCAATAGACACAGCATATATAGATTCTATATTATTATAATTAATAATATTGTTGGTTGCTAAATATTTTAAAGCACCATATTCAACAAATCCAATAGGGCCACCACCCGCCAAAATCAAGTGTTTAATTGTCATTATTATTTATTTATTTTTATATATAACTTTATATATTTTTATATAACTTTATACTTATAGTTCTAAAAAATAAGAATAAAATAAATATAAAATGAGCTTAATTACTTATTTTTTAATATTATTATAATTTAAAAAAAATAAGTATGTCTAATGATATTTTTTATAATTTTTCAAATAAAATAGACAGCGAAGACTCTTCTTTAAAACTAAATATTGACGAATTATATAGCAAAAAACAGCAACAAGACTTGAATGTCTTAAAAAATTATAATAATATATTGTTAAGAATACATAATAAAATTAAATATATATCCAAAAATATGTTAAATGAAAACTGCTGTTGGTATGTTATGCCCGAAATGATTTTAGGGGTTCCTAAATATGACCATAGAGATTGTACTGCCTATGTTATTGAAAAATTGAGAGACAATGGATTTATTGTAAGATATACACACCCAAATTTGCTATTTATAAGCTGGAAACACTGGGTTCCTAGTTATGTTAGAAGTGAAATAAAGAAAAGAACCGGAAACTCTATTGATGAAAATGGTAATATTATAAATGAAGAAAATAGTGCTAACAGTGCTAGTAATGCAAATACTCAAGCAGTAAATAGCGAACATATGCTATTTTCTAATAATAAAAGTATTAAAACTAATGCTAGTACCAAGGATTATAAAGATATTAAAACATATAAACCTTCTGGTAATTTGATATATAATAATAGCTTATTGGAGAAAATAAATATTAAATAATACTTAAATAGTAAATACTATTTATATTTTAAATGACACTAAAGCATATTTTAGCAACCATCTTAATTTTACTTGGTGCTTTATTTTATACTAATACTAATAATGGCGATTGTGTATATATTAGAGGGGGAGGATTTTCTGGATTTTGGTATTATTATGGATATTTACAAAATAATAAAATAGCTAATATAGCCAACAGACCTATTTATTGTTATTCTTCTGGGTGCGTAGCATATGTTGCTTCAATTAGTAATAATAATAATAATAATTTTAGTTATGTATATGATTTTGCGCATAACTTAGTAATTGATTACAACAATAATAAAATAAATAGTTATGAAGTAAAGGAAATATATATAAACTTTATTGCAAATAGTATTAGTAATATAGAAAATTATAATCTTAATATATTAACATCGAATTATTTAGGTCAATGCACAATTAAAAAACCAGCATCTATTAGTGAATTAATAGTTGCACTTGATGAAACAACAAACATACCAATAATAACAACAAAACTGAATTTTAGTAAAAAAATAGACGGAATATGCTGTATTACTTTTATAAATAAATGTGCAACTATTATCGAATTACCATACGACTATAAAATTTATAGAAATATTTTTAATATTAATCTGAGTTATGAAGATGTTATTTATTTTTTAACATATATTAACTTATAACTTATAACCACCCATAATATATATATGAAAAAAATTGATTTATTTTTATATATATAATTGCAAACTTATAACTATAACTATATAAAAAGCTTAAATATGAGCTTGAAACTGACTATTGAAACTAAACTCAAACCTTTGCCTAAATTGACAACACTATTGCCCCCATTTTGTGGTTTTATGATTGATGATGTAGTGACTTGTAATATATGTTTAGAGGACAATGATGGAGCTATTGAAGTCGATGGTTGTATTTCAGGAAAAATTAAGCGAAGACTTATTACAGCGTGTGGTCACATATTTCATAAAGCATGTTTACAACAATGGACTACTGCATCCCTTAAAGGGTCATTATGTGGGCTAATTAGTTGCCCATGTTGTAGAGGACCTGTATATATGGATGAGCAAAGCACTGAAACAAAAAAAAAACAGTTTGCTGCACTAGCACGTTGTGACTGTTGTCCAAGACATCAAAGAGATAAACCATTGTCTTATGAATATGACCCAGACTTAGATACTAGAACTATGTCAAAAGCACAAGAGGAAGCTCTTAACACTCTTTCAGCTGAAGACTATAAATATTGGTGCCAAGTTAACACATGGCGTCGCATGGATGAACGTGAATGGTGTGATTGCCATTGCAGAACAAGAATGCGCTCAATGGTTCGTCGCATTCCACCTCCTAGCTCTCATGACTGGCATGGTAAATAGCTTAATCATTCGAATTATCAACTTTTTTTAATTTTAATTTTTTATTTTTTTTATTATTATTATTATTATTATTATTATTATTATTATTATAAGAAACGATTTAAAATTTTAAACTTAATATTAGTAGCTGAAAAAATTTTATAACAAGTCTAATGAATCAATTAAATAAAGTTAGGCTATGTCTTTTTTTAAACACTTGTTTGGTAGTATTTATAGGATTTTATATAACAGATTTTACTACACAATCTACATATTTTCGTTTTGGACCAAATGATGATTTTATATTTATAAGCGTACAAATTAATACTATGCCAAAATATTATAGTTTATTAACATTAATATTTGTAAATGATATAATTAGAGTTATTATTCAAGAATTTGGAGACCCAATATTATATATGAATGTTTATAATCCAGATAAAAAAGAAATAGCTGACTTTAGTAAAGCACAATTATATTTTTACGCAAATACTATGTTTTTAATAAATAATATTAGGCGTATTTTTACATTATTAATTAGCATAACACAAATAGATATTGCATTATTTTCGGTAGTAGTAGAGCAAGTGGTTGTCATTGTTACAATAAAAATGTTGCTTGATGAGAAAAAATTCATAAATAGCAAAACATTGTTAAATAAAGAGGTTGCTAGTCTAGACATTGAAATGGATAGTATAGATTCTACAAAATAAAAATAATAATGTTGTTATGTTTTTATAAAATTGAATTGATTTTTATTTAATTAATTGCTAGTCTAGCATTTATATAGAGAGAGAGCGTGAAGCGACTATGAGTGCTCAAGTGATTATGGAGTTGATGACCAACATTGAGCATGACAAGATGGTCAAGGACGCTATTGCTTCTGCGATGGAGGGTATTCAGTGCCGCATGATTATTGCACATCTTCCTGAAAAGTTGCTCGAGATTATGAATATGTGGGCAAGAACTGGGTGGTATGACGACGACGGAGGGGCAAAGTTTGAGAAGTGTTTGTGGGAAGTCGTGTCTCGGGAGCTGAAGACTCGGGTGTTTGACCTTTTATCAGAGTGGATGATTCAGGAGGGTGGTCTGGTATACCCAGAAAAGGACTTGTTTTATGCCCTGTGCACCGCATCAAATAGTTTGCATTATTATAACGAAGAATACTGGCCGACCATGGGTGCTGAGCTGGAGGCTGAGGCTTTGAACTGGGTAAAGGAGCATGACGAGGGTCGCTTAATAGAGAGCGGTGACGGTGGATATTTTCAGTATTACGACTGTGTAAATGAAGAGGTGTGTCATATTATGCCTCATCGTCTTAAGCCTGTAGAATACGAGGAGCAGGTGCAAGAAGAGGCAGAGGAACAGGAAGAGATTGGTTTGGTTCTTGTGGGTACTAGCACTCTTGTGCCATGTTAATGCTAATAGTGTTTAAAGGTGTGTTGTGTGGTGCTGACATTAATTAGATACTAGTGTGTCTTGTATATTTTTTATACACTTGTGTGTATGCTAATTAAAATTGAAATGATTTTTTATTTAGCTAATTATAAGCCTGAACAAAGCAAAACAAAGCAAAGCAAAGCAAAGCAAAGCAAAGCAAAGCAAAGCAAAGCAAAGCAAAGCAAAGCAAAACAAAATATGGATACTATTAGAGCTAGAGCTTTGTATGATTACGATGGTACTGGTTTTCAGCGTAGCACTAGTATGGATAGTATTGATAGTAGTGATAGTTGGTTACAAACGCTTCATATTCGTATTAGCAGTTTGTATGATCACACTGCTTTTGTGCGTATCATAAATTATCAAATTTCTAAGATAGTAGAAGAAATTCAAAAAACTATTGATTTAAGTAAGATTTCGAGAGATTTAAAGGCAATTATTAATAGTTGGGTACGAACACATTCGTGGTATAATGAAGATAAAATGTCAAAGTTTGAGCATTGTCTTAGGAATGTAGTGACCAAGGAAATGAGACGTCAAACTATTGAGCGTTTAGAACAACAGGACATGCCTTCTTTTCCAGTCAATGAAGATGACTTGTGCTATGAACTAGAACAAGCGTTTAGTCGTTTGACTAGTTCAGAATTTTGGGATATGGACACCGACTTGACAACCGAAGCAAAAAACTGGGTAGCAAATCACGGAGAATGCCTAATAGAAAGCGACTTTGACCGTCCTTTTTCGTGGTTTAGCAGTCGGACTATGTCGACCCATTATCACTTGCCTCATATGTCTAAGTGCACTAATAATATAGATGTTGTGTTATTGAAAGTATTAGCAATCGACATTAAGCATGAATCAGGTTGGGCTTGCTCTATATGTTTGGAGAATAATTCAGAAAATCCTGTTTGTGTTAAAACTGAGTGCGGACATATATATCATCACAAATGTTTAGCTGATTGCAAGCGTGTGTTCTTAAAACAAAAAGAAAATCGCTCTAAGACGTCTGTTCCGTGTCCGTTATGTCGTGCTCCTTTTAGTTAATTATAATCTATTGCTATTGTCTTAATGTTTGTTTTTTATATATAAAAAAATGTTTTTTTTCGTTTTGCTTTGTTTAATAATGTGTTACACCCGTCAATGATAATTTCGCCTTTATAAAAACATCTGCTCTGCATAATGGGCAACTAATTCTTGGTTGTGTTGAATTTTTTTTAACAGCCTCCTCAAACATTGGATATAAGCATTTTCTATGATAAGTATGGTTGCACAAAGTTGTCATAGTGCTAGAAGGCTCCATAATATGTAAGCAAATAGAACATTCGTCTTCTTCGCAACTACTACATAGTTCTATTGTTTCATTATTTTTTTCTTCTTTAATGTTACAAATAGTAGCATATATTTTGCTTTTTATGTCAAAACAATCATCTTTGCTTGTTAATAAATCTAATGTTTTATTGTGTACATAATAACCAAAAATCAAAGTCCAATTATTTTTTTTATAGTCATCAATAAGCGAACGTAATCCAACTAAATCATTATGTGCCGATGCTTTAAACGTTACATAATGAAACATTTTTAATTTATAGTTAGCTAATTCTTCATAAAGTTGACATTCTAAAGCATAAGGTAGTTTTAACCCTTTAAAACCATTGTTTTCATCTAAAAATAATGTTTCAACAAACAAAATTATAGCATAATTTGTCTTTAATTGAAAGTCGTCTTCACTATGATAATGTAATTTAGTTAATACCTCATAAAAGTTTTTAATATTTTCCTTTTCCAAAATTACGTTAATCAAATACTTAGTAATTGGCTCGTTCATAGCTTTCGCTTTTCGCTTTACGCTTTTCGCTTTTCGCTTTTCGCTTTTCGCTCAATAAATTAGATTATATTATAATATAATCTAATCAATTTTTTTATGCTAAATATTAATGTTACTTGTGGTGTCTGGTATTTTTATAATTCTTTCCTTCTCCACGTCTATTAATAACTAACACATTCTCAGCATTAACCCTAATTGCATTTGGGTTTTTTTTTGTTGCTACTCGTACTCCTATTGCAGTAACTGGATTCGGAGATTTAGCTCTATATGGAGATTTGGGTTTATATGGCGATTCGGATTTACGTGGAGATTTAGAAGTTCGTGGAGATTTATATAAAGATGGACGTGATAGAGGTGCAGGTAGCGGCGCAGGTAGAGGTAGAGGCGCAGACGCAGGTAGCGGCGCAGGTAGAGGTAGATATGCAGGTAAAGATACAGGTACTTCTAGATGTGCCCGTGCAGGTAAAGATGCCCGCGCAGGTAAAGACGCAGATGGAAGGTCTGACACAACTACAGAACTTTTAAATCCTGTTTTGAGCACTTCTAAATTTTGAATAAATTCTTGTATTAATTGGTCTTCTACAAATTTGTTTTTTTCTGCTATTGCTAATATGTCATTTATTCTTTTAGGACTAAGAACTGTATTAACACTTACTACTCTTGGAATGACTAATTGTAAAGGACGAGTAGTTCCATAGAACGGAACATCAAGGGTATAATCATCTCTTATATAAATTAACAACTCTTGTAAAGCAGGGCGTAAAATCTTAGTAATTTGTTCTTCATTGCTTATATTAGTACTATGTTTACTTTTCTCCATCTTTATTAGATCTATTAATTTTTGAATATATTTAGCTTTACCGTAGTGCATTGCGTTATCAAGTATCTTCTTACCAAATATATCTTTAATTTTATCCACAGCCTCTTTATAAGCTGCTTCTTCCTCTGGTCCTCTACCTTTATTGTGTTTAATGTTAATTTTTGCTTTTGCTGTTGCTCTTGTTCTTGCTTTTCTATGTTTTTTTTTTGTTACTTTACGCATATTATATATATATAATAAAATATTAAAATATTAAATATATATTAAGAAAAATTTAGTATTAATGTCTTCTTGAGCGTCTGCCTCTTCTTGATGAGCCTTTTCTTGTTCCTTTTGTTCCTTTTCTACGAAGTTTTTTAATACGTTTTTTTCCTCTGGCAATAGATGCTAACGCAGCTTCATTTGCTTCTTTAGCTCTCTCAATAGCATCTAATATACCTTGTTTTTCTCTTTCAAAAGCGACGTTAAATTGTTCTGGTGTTGGCATATTTATATATATATATTATAAAATTATTTAAAAACTAATTAATAAATTAGTTATTTCTAATTATAATTATTTTGCTAAATAAAAAATAACTAATTTTTTCTAGATTGCATTTTATGGGGATTAGACTTTTGTCGCCTATTAGACTTTTGTCGCATATTAGACTTTTGGCGCCTATTAGACTTTTTATGATGTCTAGATATGCGACGCCGACTGCGACGGCCATTAGCTTCTTTGAATTGAGTAATATCGAAATCACTATGTTCATCACTAGAACTAGAACTAGAGCTAGAATTAGAATATCTAGCTGATATCATTTCTGCTACTGATTTTCGTGATGGTATAATTCTTCTAGTTGTTGTTTTAGTCGATTGTTGTGGTTTTGGAATGTTAATATTATTTAATTTGAGTAACATATTTTTAATAGTTCCCTCACTTTTAGTTTGTATATTTTCTATTATTTTATTGTTTCCACTTACTGAAGTTGCTAGTGTAATACCATTACTAGTTACCTTATTTGTAACCACTGCATCATGTTTATTAATAAATTTTAATACTACTTCATTTGTAGTAGGATAACTAGCATACACAATGGCTACTCCTCCATTATAGTAAACAATAGAACCAGCCTTTAATGACATATATAAATATATAAATATTTTATATATAAGAAATCCTAAATTATGTAGTTTATATTTTATATTTTGAAATATAAAATATAAAATATAAAATATAAAACGCATTATAATCCTATCTTAAAATCCTCCCCGTAGTCGTAATACAAGATGCAATGTGCTCTCTTTTTGAATATTATAATCGTTTAGTGTTCGCCCGTCTTCGAGTTGCTTTCCAGCATAAATTAAACGCTGTTGGTCGGGCGGAATACCTTCTTTATCTTGAATTTTGGCCTTAATATTGTCAACAGTGTCAGATGATTCTACTTCTAATGTAATCGTTTTTCCTGTAAGTGTTTTAACGAAAATTTGCATAGCTATACTATATATAGAGCATTATTATTTTGTTTTTATATTTATTTTATATATTATATAAACTTATTTTATATATGTCCACGTGTTCTTTAGATGTGTGTGCTAATGTTTTTAAAGTATACGTGTGTGATTATATATTTATGATGCGCATAAAAGTTTCAGATGGTCCATTAAGTAATGGTAACACTTATGCAGAATTAGAGCTGTATTATAAATCAACTGATTATGATGCAGTAGATAAAGTATATTATGTAGAATATGGACCTAACCCTTTAAGAAAATATATTGGTTCTAATGTTATATGGAATGCTGATAATGATTACGCTAATGATAGTCTTATTGTATTAGATTAATAATCTCTCAAAGAATAATTACTAATCTCTCGAATAATAATTTTTAAATTTTAAAAAATTGTAAAATTTAAATAATCTAAAATTGATAGTTATTAAAAACATTAATTGTTACTAATATAATAAAATGAAAGTTTTAGTATTTGATACCGAAACTACTGGATTACAAGAAAAAGGCGCTTCTATTTATGATAAATCTAAGTGGCCTTATATTATTCAACTTAGTTATATTTTGTATGATTTATCGGCTAATAGTGCATTAATTAAAGATAATTATATTACCATTGATGATTCTCTAGTTATTTCTCAAGAAAGTTATAATATACATCATATATGTAGAGAGATTTTAGATGTACAAGGAATAAATATTGTGGAAGCATTAACGGCTTTTAATGAATGTTTAAAAGACTGCGATATTGTGGTTGGGCACAATTTATCATTCGATAAACGGCTTATTTTTGTAGAATGTTTTAGAAATAATGTTACGCAATATTTTACAGAATTTGAGCATAATATTATGACACATAAACCAGAGTTCTGCACTATGAAAAACACAACTGAATTTTGTAAGTTAGAGAGATTAACTGCAACAAATAAAGTATATTATAAAAACCCAAAGCTTAGCGAATTATATACTATATTATTTCCAAATGAACAAGTTCCCAAAGATTTGCATAATTCACTGGTAGATGTAGCAATGACTTTAAGGTGTTATTTAAAATATGCTCATAATTTTGATGTTAAAGAAGTCAATAATACTCTTAAACCACTATTTTTAAGCATTTAGCAAATAAAATAATATATAAAAATTAAGAATAAAACACTATTATATATTATAAATAATATATAATATTAAGTATGTTAAAACAATTTGTAATAAAAAATATAAATTTAGTATCAATAGTTGTTTTTTTAATATTCTTTGCACTAATAATGTTTATAAAACCGTCCATTATTTTTGATACTAATGGACGGCCTCGCGAATTTGGAATAGGTTATAAAAATAAAACAATATTACCATTATGGTTAACAGTAATAATCTTAGCAATAGCCTCATATTTCTTTATTGTATGTTATATAAATTTTGATAGATTCAATTATTAGAGTTGATTATTAAGTCGGATTAGCCTCTTCATAATCTTTAATAATTTGGTCTACTGATTTTTCACACGAAATACCTATAATGTAATTATAGCTGATTGAGCTTATTAAAATTCCTGCTAATATGTACCATACAATTTTACCTATAACGTGCTTTATTGTTATTAATTTATATAAATGTATAATATCTGTATTTTCTTTATCTGCACTATCACCACCATAGTCAATTATTTTTGATTGTCTCAATTGACTAATAAAAGCTTCAAAATTAGATAAATTTATATCTATTTGGTTTATAAATTTAGATTTATTATTTTTAATTGTATTAATAGCTTTAACTAAATCGGGTTTTTCTTCTACATTAGTATCCGTTGGCAATAATTTTTCTAATGCAGTCGAAACACCTAACATTGATACAAACATATATCCAATAGTATTAGAAAAAGGAGAGACCCAACCTGGAAATAATTTTAAAATAAAATATAATAATACAAATATTATTAACCAAGGCATAACTGTAACTATTAATATATAATTCCATTCAATGCTTTGGTCGCATATCATTCGCGAATTATGAACATTTAAGAAATATGAACCTATAATAATAAACAATATATATATAAAATTTATAACATTGCTATCTTTAGAGTTATTAATAGCTACAATATCTGCACTTTTATTAACGGTAAAAACTGTAAAAATTAAGAACCCTAATGTTACTAGTATAAAATATATTAGTGTACTTGCTGGGCTTGGTACATCTCCTTCTGCCATATTAGTATAAAATAGACTAATATAATAAATAGCTATTTAATACTTATTTAATAGCTATTTAATACTTATTTAATAGCTATTTAATACTTAAATAAGTATTTATTTAATAATATTAAAAAGCGCTACTTATAAATAATGAATTTTGATATTGCAAATTATACAAATTTACAATTTAGCAAATCAATTAATAATCCAACTAATAAACCTAAATTAGTAGATAATGGAGTAAAATATTTTTTAAGAGAGGTTTTAAAAAATTGCCATAACTATAAACAAAAAAATTACAATATTTTTTACAATATTACTATGTTTATAGTTTTTGTATTAATATTAGGAATAATATTATTTACGCGTTATAAAGGAGGTTCTATGAGCAAAAAATATTATGAGAAAAGTATGAAAGACAAAGAATATATAATGTCTAAACTAGTTTATTATAATCGCCAAAATATAGATAATCAACAAAGAATAAAAAATAATATGATAACAAATTTACCCGACTATAGTAATCACGTCGAGGCTAATTTATTACATAAAAACTTGTATTTTTCTTAGTGGTTTTCTCTTAGTGCTTAACAATCATAAAAATTTATTAAATACTATTTAATACCTTTTTATATATATTATTAAGCATACTATAAATTATAAAGTAAAAATAAATATATACTATATTAATAATATAGTTTAATTATGACATCTGATAGTTATTATAAAGATTTACAAGATTATTATAAATTAAAAAATAGCTATGACACAGTAAAACAAAAGAAAATAAATGAATTAGCAGGGACTTACGGTAAAGATTATGACCAAAAGAAGCAGACTTTTGCCAAACTCAAATTAAAATGTATAAATTGTAAGCAAGACGGCGGAACCCTATTTACTGAAAATAGTGATATATTAAGAGCAACTTGCGGTAATAGTGTAAAGCCTTGCAAATTAGATTTGACTATTACACGAAAGAAATTTGCGCATATTAGTGAAAAATTAAGCGCTACAAAGCAAGCTCTAGAAAGCTATAAAAAAAATATTATAACTACTAAATTAGACTTCCTATTCAATTATATTGAAGAAGAACGAGCAATAGAAACATTCGAACTTTTGAAACAACAGTTAAACAATAGCCAAGAAACTTACATCAATTTATTAACTTTATACAATTCTATTACTCATAATGAAGAATTACAAAATTTAATACAAGAAAAAATATTGGTTTTTGAAAATAGTAAAAAACAATATGCTGAGGCTCTCGATTTATATAAATCAAGCGGACAAATAACGTATTTAAAAAATGCTATGGAAATCTATAAGACAAAAATGGCGCCATTAGGTAGTGAAATAATGAATCTAAAATATAAGTCTTCTTATGTCGAAAAAAACGAACAAGACCAATATATCTTTTTTCAAAACGCATACAATTTAGAAGATTTAATAATTGAATTAAAAGATTAAAAAGATTAAAAAGATTAAAAAGATTAATTATTTTAAATATAGTATTATATTTATAGAAAAGCTAATGGTAAATAAGTCTAATAAATTTTTTACAAGAATATATAGCTCAACAAAATATATAAATATTACTGTTTTTTTAATCACATTCTTATTGGGTTTAATATATATGTATTGCTTTGACTATAATAGAAAAGTTGTTGTATATCCTACACCTCATAATATAGATAAAATCGAATATAAAGACGAGGCTGGAAATTGTTATGGTTACAAAATAAAAGATGTTAAATGTCCTAGCAACAAAAGTAAAATAGAAATTTTGCCGTTATAGATTATAGATTATATTATAATATATAATATATATAATTATGATTAAGAACGTTGTTAAAAACTTAATGTATACAAATATTGGAAAAATAATATTATCCGTGTTATTAGGGCTGGGATTTGCAACACTATTTAGACAAATATGTAATTCCAAAGACTGCTATAGATTTATAGGTCCTCAACATAATGCGTTAAGGGACAAAATATTTGCAAGTGACACGGATAAAACAAAGTGCTACTCTTTAGTAGAAGAAAATATACAATGTGGGTCAAAAAGCAAAACACTAGACTTTTCTACCAAATTTATGTAATTAAAATATAAAATATAAAATATAAAAAATTGATTTAAAACGGCTAACGGCAATTAACTAGCATTAATTATGAATGTTGATACTAAGATTACTTATAATATGCATGCTATTAACGCTTATAATTCTTTAAATGTTACAACACAAGAAGATAACACTAATATATTATTAAAACTGTTTTTATACATTGTATTACGCTATTTTATTTAGTCTAAAGAGTTTTTAAATAATAAATAAAAATTATTTAAAAAAACACTGCGTAGTAATAATATTATTATGTCGTCTCCTGTTGAAACATTTGCTTTTCAAGCTGAAATTAATCAGCTTATGTCTCTTATTATTAATACTTTTTATTCAAATAAGGACATTTTTTTACGTGAATTAATTTCTAATTCATCTGATGCACTAGATAAAATCAGGCATCATTCGCTATCAAATAAGAGTGTATTAGACAGCCATAGTGAATTAACTATTAAGATTATTCCAGACAAAGCAAATAAAACACTAACGATTTTAGATAGTGGTATTGGTATGACTAAATCGGATATGATTACAAATCTGGGAACAATTGCTCAATCGGGAACAAAAGGGTTTATGGAGGCTATGAAGAGTCAGGGAGACATTAATATGATTGGTCAATTTGGTGTTGGGTTTTATTCTGCGTATTTAGTTGCTGAGCGGGTTGTTGTTACTTCTAAAAATAATGACGATGAGCAATATGTGTGGGAATCAAATGCCGGTGGTTCATTTACTATTAAAAAAGATGACTCAGGTATTGACCTTGGACGTGGAACAAAAATCACGTGTTATTTAAAGGAGGATCAGCTTGATTATTTAGAAGAAAGTCGGATTAAGGAGCTAGTTAAAAAGCATTCTGAGTTTATTAACTATCCGATTAGTCTTTATGTGGAAAAAACTGTATCAAAAGAAGTAGAAGTAGAAGAAGGCGAAGAAGGCGCTAAAGACGACGTGCCTCGTGAAACCGACGAACCAGAAATCGAAGAAATTAAGGACGAAGACTTAGCTAATATTGAAAAAATGGCAGAAGCAGAAGCAGAGGCAGAAACAAAAGCAAAGAAAACAAAAACAGTCGAAGAAATTGTAAGTGAATATGTTTTGCTAAATAAGCAGAAACCTATTTGGTCTAAAAAACCGGACACTGTAACGCAAGAGGAATATGCCTCATTTTATAAATCACTAACAAATGATTGGGAAGAGCATTTAGCGGTTAAGCATTTTTCTGTTGAGGGTCAGCTAGAATTTACTGGTCTATTATTTGTTCCAAAGCGTGCTCCTTTTGACCTATTTGAGCCAAATACGAAAAAACACGGACATATTAAATTATATGTTAGACGTGTATTTATTACTGATGATTGCGAAGATTTAATTCCCGAATGGTTAAAGTTTGTAAGAGGTGTAGTAGACTCCGAGGACCTTCCGCTCAATATTTCGCGTGAAATGCTGCAACAAAATAAAATTCTAAAGGTTATTAAGAAAAACATTGTTAAAAAGTGTTTAGACTTATTTGCAGAAATTAAAGCTAATGACGAAGACTATACTAAATTTTACGAACAGTTTAGTAAAAATATTAAGCTTGGAATTCACGAAGATGCTTCAAATCGTGAAAAATTAAGTGAGTTATTAATGTTTCATAGCACGAAGTCGGGGCAAAAAATGGTTTCGCTAAGCGATTATGTTGCTAATATGCCGTCTAGTCAAACGCAAATTTATTACATTACAGGCGAGTCGCTAAAATCCGTAGTAAATTCACCATTTATTGAGAAATGCAAAATGAGAAATCTTGAGGTTCTTTTTATGATTGATCCAATTGATGAATATTGTGTTCAGCAACTTAAAGAATATCAAGGTAAGTCGCTAGTATGTGTTACAAAAGAGGGACTAACGTTTGATTCTAGTGAAGACGAGAAACAAAAATGGGAAACTTGTGTAAATGATTTTAAGCCACTAACAGAGAAAATTAAGGAAGTCCTTGGATCTAATGTTGAAAAGGTCGTATTAAGCCAGCGTGTTGTTAACTCTCCTTGTGTATTAGTAACAGGTGATTATGGTTGGACTGCTAATATGGAACGAATTATGAAAGCACAAGCACTGCGTGACACTAATAATTCATATATGATGTCGAAAAAAATTATGGAAATTAACCCGCATCATAGTATTATTAAATCACTTAAAGAACGTGTTAAGTCGGCAGACAATGACGCTATGGTTAGAGACTTAGTAAGTTTATTATATGAGTCGTCCCTAATTTCAAGTGGGTTTTCTATTGAAGAACCGGCAACTTTTGTAAATCGTATTAATAATATGATTAAGCTTGGGCTTTCGCTCAATGATGATGATGAAGAGACTGTAGATGCTAAAGAAGACGATGCTAAAGATGCTAAAGAAGAAGAAGTAAAGAAGGAAGACGTAAATGTAGAGGAAGACACTGATTCGCATATGGAAGAGCTTGACTAGACTAAAATAAGTAAGTAAATAAATAAAGTAACTATTAAAATTATTATTTGTTTAACAATAATTTTAATTATTTTTTAAGTGTTGCATTTTTGCTAAATTATATTTGCGTTATTAAATGAATAAATATTTAGAGAACTATATTAATTAATTAATTAATGTCTTCAAGTGGAATTACTTCCATAAATGAACTTCCTTTATTAAATAATCAAAATGGACATATACAACAACAACAAATGATGAGCCAACAACCTCAAAATGTTGTTTTAAATAGAAATGAGATTGTATCAACTAATAATAATCAAATGACTACATCGAGCTATACTCAATTATTGCCATCAAGTGGTGGTTCTACTATGAACAATCCAATAACTATGGAAAATAGTAATCAAAGTCAAGCCCCACCTAACTATAATGAATTAATAAGTCAATTACAAAAGGCGGCTGCTTATGGAACAACGGCATTACCTTCGCGGGATATTCCGATGGAACCTTTAAAAGTTGCAAATGATGTTCAAAGTCAACCCAATTATATACCTCCTCCACAGTTTCAAGAAGATTATATTAAAAATAGTATAACCCCTCAAAATTTGGTAGACACTAATTCAAAACAAATAAAAAACAGTGCTTATTATGAAAAATTATATGGTGAATTACAATTGCCAATAATAATTGCGCTATTATTTTTTCTATTTCAATTGCCGCTAGTTAAACAATACAATAAAAAGTTGCTTCCGTTTTTATTTAAAAGTGATGGTAACCCAAATTTATACGGTTATATTGCTAATAGTGTATTATTTGCATCAATGATTTATGTATTATTAAAGCTTGTTGCTTATTTAGCATAATTCTTTCCAACTTTAATCCATAAAAGAATACTAATTGTGAAACCTACTAAAAATCCAGCAATACATTTATCAGAAGGCTCCTTAAAAAATGGACTAGTTAAATAAGGACCTATGAAAAATGTTAAAATAGAGTAAAATATCATAATAGCTATTGACATTGGCGAACTTAAGTGAGACATTATATATATTTTAAATATATATTATGTTTTTGTTTTTAAATTATTTCTAAATAATACTTTATTTTTGTTTTTATTTTTGTTTTTATTTTTGTTTTTATTTTTGTTTTTATTTTTGTTTTTATTTTTGTTTTTATTTTTGTTTTCTTCTAGTTTTTTTAGCGCCTATTTTTCTGTGTGTTATTTTTCTTGCTCTAAAATATTTTTTGCCAAATGCGTTTCTAGATGAAGTGGACGAGGCACTAGATGGGGCTCGTGATGGTGTTAAATTTAATTCTAAGTCATCTAGTGATAAATGCATAGCTGGTTGTCGGACAAGACTGGTTGGACGCGTCCCTATATTAGGTTGGCGTTGTAGTCTTGGTGGTGCAGATAAGGGAGGAAGACCAGGAGGAGGAAGAGGAATAAGAAGACGAGGAACCGGTCTAGACCTAGACCTAGAATTTGAAGCTAGACCTAGTTCTCTTCTTTCATTTAAATCAAGAGCACTTACTAGATTAGCTATTTCAACAATAGCTGTTGTTGTTTGAAGACTAAGAGTGTCTAAATTGCTAATTAATGAATTTAATCTGTCACTATTAATGTTGATGTTTTTTATAGTCTCTCCACTACTGATTATACTATTAATACTATTAAGGTCATTATTAAAGGATTGTAAATAACTGGTCCTTAATGCCTTAACTCTTTTTATATTAGCAATTATTAGTTTAACGTTAAGCTTAATAGCAGCTATATTTGTATTTGACATATTAGTAATAGCACTAATTTTAGTTAATAAATTGCCTAATTCTTTTTTTATAGCAATTAGTCTTCCTAATTCTGACTCATGTGGTATTGGAGACATATATATTATATATTAGCTTTATATATTAATTATTTTATCTTCCATATTTGCAATACTGTTTTTGAGAGAATCCACGCGGTTTTCTACAATTAATAGATTTCTTATATTTTGCGGTCCATGCTCCGCCTTTTTTGCCTTTTTTGCCATTTTTGCCCCTTTTTTTAGATTTGCGTTGTCTTTTACCTTGTCCTATATTTTGATTTATAGTTAATACACGGTATTCACTAGTCATTGTATCAAGTTCATTTTGTAATTGGTCTTTTTGTTGCGTTAATTCTAGTATGTCCGCATTTAAAGTTCTATACTTTTCGTTTGCTTTAGTTAAGAGTTGTAGCTTAGCCTCTCCTTCTAGTCTTAGTGGTTTAATAATTTCTCGAATAGCACTATTAGTAATACCAAGAATACGAGTTGCCTCACTATGACGACTTCTTATACCTTCTACATCATTAGGATGTGTTCTACTATAATCATTAAAGTCGCGTAATGCCCTAGCATATTCAATTCCACTATTACCTTGCAATTCTTCTTGAGTAATTCGCGTTATTTCTTGAGTGCAATAGCGTAGCCGTTCTCTAGCACTAGTAGCATCGCTATTTGCTGCTAGTGCTCGTTCTCTAAAATAACTTATATCAGCTTCTAATTCAGCTATTATAGTTCTAAATTTTTTTATTTCTTTTGCTAAAGTTCGTCTTTTATAGGCTAAACTTGGTTGATGTGGTCGTGCTGAACTTCTTATTGGTTCAGGGTCTGTAGTTGTTTCTAAGCCGGTTGTCACCAAGCTTGTAGTCGCCAAGCTTGTAGTCGCCAAGCTTAATGGTGCTAATGCTATACTTAATGGTATATTATTAGACATATTATATATATGTTACTATTATAATTAATATTATTTGTGCTATTTTTCTAAGAGTTATATTTTTTGCCCTTTTTTTTAGATTTGCGTTGTTTTTTACCGCGCGCTTGATTTAACAATGTGTCACGAATACGCACTCTTGCAAGTCTACGCTTAAGGTCGCTTACTATCCTCATTAAACTTTGTTGTTGTTGATATAAACTATAATGATGCTCGCTTGCTAGTCTGTATGTTTCGCGTGCTAGTGCTTTTTGTTCTATAATAGGAGCAAGACCTGTATCCATTAGCTCATCAAAAAGAGCACTAACTTGATCAAATCTTGCTTTACGATTATCATAATAATTTGCGTCTGGTGTGTTTTCATCTTCATTATTTACGTGCTCATACCACCATCTCTTAAGTTCCTTATATTCCATTCCTAATTCGGACTGATTAAAATTCGTAAGAAGTGTGTATCTTAAATTATCACGTTCTGTTCTCAACCTTTCATAGCGGTCGCCTTCGTCATCTCTACGTCTTAATGCATGGTCAACTTCAATAGTTAGTGTGGCTAATGCTGCGCGTTGTTGTCTTAAATCGGATTCTAATTCTCTAATAGTATTTCCTAAAATGGTTCTGCGCGTTTCTAACGCCCGTGTTCGTCGTGCTAATGCGCTTGGATTATTGCGTCTTTGAGTTGCCGACCTTAAATGCATTCTGGGGGTTCTAATAGTATTTTGATTAATGCTAGACATATTATATAGTATACTATTATATTAGCATAATATAATATTATAGTAATATTATTATAATAATTTTTACATTAGTCGAGTAAATAATTTATATAAATGATAAATAATAATAAATGCTCCAACAAATCCTAATGCTCTATATGTTTCTTTAGTTAGTTTCTTTTGCAATCCAAAATACGCTAGTGCTATAAATCCAGGTATAAACACTATATAATGAATAATATTTAAAATATTTCTTAAATTAGTAAATTCTAAAGTAGGAAATGGGACAAATAATATTATTGCCAATCCTAATACTCCTAGCGCATAATATATAGGTTTTGGTGACTTAGCTTTAAAATAACCAATATATACTAATAATGCACCAATAACTAATATATGTAGTATATTGACATATTTCATAGGTAATCTTACAATGCCCATTTACTATTTTAATATAGTAAGTATATTATATATTTTATTTTTTATATTATTTTTATTATTTTTATTATTTACTTAGATTTCCAATATAATATTTTGGTAAAACGTTTTCTTTTACAAAACTAGGATGATTAACAGATTTAAAAAGTCGCGTTCCATTTTTGCCGACGGCTTTTAAAATAACGTCTCCTCCTGGGTGTGTTGGAATCCAACTTGTAATATCATAAACCTTATTTTCAATTATTGTCCAAGCGTCATTTTTCTTATTATGTTTTTTGACTTCACCCAATGTAAACGCTTTTTTTTCGCTACCACCTAACGTAGTTTCTTCTACTTTTACTGCTAGCTCTAGCTTATTATTGCCTCGTTTTATTGAACGTTTTAAAGTCTTGGTCTTGGTCTTAGCTAATATTTTCACTAATTTAGCTATACAACTTTCTGACGTCATTAAAGCGCCTTCGCACCATGCCTGATACTTTGAATAATTCTCTCCAATAATAAAAACGCGCGGATAAGGATTTATTAATTTAACACTTAAATAATCAGAGTCTACGTCTTTTTTCCAACACGCCACACCAGCATCCCAAAAATACATTTTGATATATTTACTTAAAGGCACCTTTATATTATAAATGCTAAATAACAAATTTAGCTTTTCATTTAGTTTAACTTTAACGTAATCAAGTCCCTTGTTCACTAATAAGTTATTCCAATAGCGTGCATTAGCGCAATCACTATAGCTACTCATAATTAGTCCATTGTCTGAAGAAACAGGAATTACAAATTGGACATTAGTATTTGTAATTGTTTTTTCAATATTTTTGAACCACACTGAACCGCTGTCTTGTTCTTTATCATAAATCTCGTAAATTCTTAGCAAATTAATTGAGTTTATAGAGTTTAACTCGCTTAGCAAAGGTTTGAAGATTGTCAATTGTGTCAAGCTTTTTTTAGGAATAGCGCATATTACATATTTTGAATATAGGGTGTCTGGACTAGACACTTTTGTATTATAATTTGCAACACTTATTTCAAATAGGTCGCTAACATCATTCTTTTTATAAGTTATATTTTCAACATTAGAGAGATTTTGTAGCCTTATATTATGCGATTTATAAGCCCTTGTTTTTTTAATAGCTTGTAACAGCCGTTCTATTATTTGTTCTAGCCCCCCGTTAAGTGTAAAAAATTCAGAGCTCTTATTATAATCATATTTAAAATACTCAATAGCATCATAAGCATTTAATTCATTTAAATCGGAAGAATATTCGAACACGTCTTCGACTTTTCGAGAAAATGATGCAGACACATATTTTGTAAGAAACTCATACAAATAATAGCTTTGTTTTGTCGTCTTGCCTAATTTGGAAACTAGGGGGCTAAAGAAAAATTTGGTTAATTTGTCCATAATGTAGTCTTTTGCTGATGTTTTGTTGCTTACTTTATTATTTGCTGCTACTTCTATATATGTTTTAGTATTTGGAATAGGGATTAGCTTTGGTTTTAGTCCTAGTTCATTTATTAAACTAGTTATGAGTTTATGATGATATCCTAAGCGTCCTGCGCCTAAATCCATAACATATTCTTGCTTGTCTATTGTTTCTTTATACGAATATATTCGGCCGCCATAACGCTGACCTGATTCTAATAATAGAATTTTTAAATGTGCATATTTGCTTGACAATTTATATAAGGTGTAAAGACCTGATATGCCTCCGCCTATTATTACTAAATCATAAATGTTTGTAGCATTATGATTTGTTTTATTTGTTTTATTTTTCTGTGTATTAGTCATTAGACTATATTATATTATTATTAACTTATAGCAAGATAATAATAATAATGCTGTAAATCTCTCAACTTCTTATTTATAATTTGCTAATTTGCTAATTTGCTAATTAATTAGACAAATGTGATAGTATATTCATTGAATTAGTAACACGTTGGCGCGCTTGTCTTAATTCATCACCAATACGTTCTTGATTTCTAACTAATCTATTATAGGTTGCTGAAGGTATACCTGTTAGTCTTAAACTTCTATTAGATTGTTCGTAGTTGCGTAGGTCTTGTGTTGCATCATTATATGCTTGTGTTGCATTACGTCGTTCTTGTAATGCTTGGTTTCTAGCAACTAGCGCCTCTTCATAAGTAATATTTGGAACCGCTAAATGTGCATACACATTGTTGGGTATAACTGTTCTACATAATGGACAACTAGCGTGTCCAGAACGCATACTACTTTCTAAACATCCAGTATGAAATCTGTGCGTGCATCCTAATTTTGTAATAGCTTCATTTTTTGCCATAGGTTCATGACATATTGAGCATTCATTTGTTTTTTCTAAATTTGCATAAATTTGTTCAATTGAGTGGGCGTGTCTTCTTCTTGTTTGCTTACCTCGTACCCGTTTTTGAAGCTTTTTAGCTGCAGAACTTCTTCTTTTTCTGCGACTTGAAGAACTTCGACTTCTTGAAGGCATATAATATAATAATATATTTTTATATTGTTATATTATATTATATTATATTATATTAGTGTAATCGTTGTGATTCAGGTAGTGCATTATACATAGCTTCTGCTCGTTCATTTGCTAGTCGATAACGTTCGCGCGCTGCCCTTAAATTGAGTTCTTCTATTTGTAAATCTCTAATGCTAATTCTTCGTCGTTGTGTTGCTGTCCTTGTAGTTGCTCTTGTTGTCCTCGCTAATATAGTTGCTATTCTTTGTTCTATAACTTTCACAGCCTCATTCGCTGCTATACTCTCTTGTAGTGCATTTATTACACTATCTACATTATTATTTTGTGTTTGTCTATTATTTATTGTTCTGGCATTATATAAGTTTCTTAGGATTTGTAGTGGTCTAAATATTAAGTTTCTAAACGTTCGTCTAGCTCTAGTTCTAGTTCTAGTTCTAGTTTGTAGTGAAACATTAGTTATAACTCTTCTACAGTTAGGGCATTTATTATTATAAATCAAAGCCTGTTTTATACACTTAGTATGAAATATATGTCCGCACGGTAAAGCAATTGTAATATTTTTTTTCATAGGCTCAAAACATATTGAGCATTCATTGTCGTTAGCTTTTATAGTTTCTTTTAGTAATTTTACTGCTCTTCGACTTCTAGAACCTCGAAAACCTGATTGAATTTTTTGTGTTGCTGCTAATTTCTTAGTTCTATTAGCTCGAAAACTTGATTGAATTTTTTTTGATGCATTAACTTGAATAATAGATGATGACATACTATTATATAAGGTTATTATAATAATTTTTTTATAAAAAAGTTATTAAGGCGAATCACTAAGCATTTGCGAACCACTAAGCATTTGCGCGCCAATATGGTTTGAAATCCGTAATGCATTTTGCGCATTGCGTCTTGCGTGTGTTAATAATTGTGCAATTCTATTAGTAATATAAAAAAGGTGTTGGTATAATATTTCATCGTTTGTGGTTGGCCTTGTGCTAAAGCTTACATAGTTAGCGCTTATATAACTTACTTCATCGTGAAGACTTATTAAAGTAGTCTCGGTATCATTTGCAGTTACTTCATTAATTATTGCATGTTCATAAGTTATATCTGGAATTTCTGATGCATCAGGTAATAGTTGGCTTTGTAGTGCCATACTTTGTTCTATAGTGTCTAGTTCGCGTGCGCGTTCTATATAGTGTCCTATTAGTTCAATTGGTTCTATATCTAATACATAATCTAATTCATGTATTAGTGGTTGTATTTCGAATAGTGGTATTATTTGTCGTTCTTGTTCTTCTATAGAAGGATATGATATATTAGTTACAACTGCCCTACACTTTGGACAAGTTCCACCAGTGCTAGTCAATGAACGCTTTATACAGTTTTTATGAAATCTATGTCCACAAGGTAATGCAATACGAACATCTTTAGTCATAGGTTCAAAACATATTGGACAATCATGAACTGTTGTACTAGTATTTTTTTCTCTATTTATTACTTTTCTAGTTTGTTTTCCTCGAACTTTTGACTGAATTTTACGACTTGCTTTTGACCTTTGCCTTTTTTTACTTCTAAACCGTTTTTGAATTTTTTTAGCTGCAAAACTTCTTAATCGCGATGACCGACGTCTTTGCGTTTGTGAAGGCATACTATATATATTATATATAATATATATAATATATATGACTATAAAAATAATATTATTATATTATACGTCTTATTAATATGGGAGCCAAGCATCATGTAATCCTTTAAGTATTTTTATCCAATTCCCTAGCTCTACCAGCTTTATATCTATAGCATTAGTCATAAACCTCTGATAGTTTTCTATTTCATACAGCTTAAACATTGGTTCGTAAAGTTCCATAAAATGGGTTATATGACTAGTGATTAACTCCTTTCTGGCTTGTAAAGCTTGCATATATTTAGCACGCGCAGGCACAGCCCGTGGATCATTAGGGTATCTGGGCAAAAAACGACCTCTAAATTTAATAGTTCTATCTGCTTTCCATAGGCTCATATAAAATATAGCCTCGCTAGTATCATTAGGCCATATATTAGAACTATTAGAAAAGGCTCGCATACCTTCTGTATATTTCTGTCTGTCACTAGCATTTAAAACCATCGGGTCAAATTGGGGGTCATATATTCCATCATGTTCATAACGTGTAAAATGAGAAGGGTCAAGTGACATAATAAAAGCATCCCGATAGTTATAATATCTTGGAGGCGCACCTTCTGCTCGGTCCATGGGGATTTCACTCTCTTTAAGAAGAAGATGTGAAACTATATGTGATACAACTGATGGATTTCCAGGGTCAACAAATTCTCGACCATATGTTCTTGAATGAACATCATTTAACATAGTTTTAAGTAAAAAAGAGATTTCGTCTTTTTTCCCTTTTGCATATCTTCTTGATTTATATTTTTTAACTAAATTTCTCTTTTTTCTAACTTTTCTTGTTTTTGCCATATATTACTATACTATGACTATAATATAATAATATACAATAATAATATACTATAATAATATACTATTATAAAATAATATAAGGCTATAAAAATATTACCTAAGGTCCGGCTCTTCCTCATCACCCCCAATTTCCTCTACAATTTCCGTAGCATTGTTCCTAAGCACTTGCGCGCGATTTAATAAATCAAGCGTTATATAATACATATTAGTAACATCTTGGTCAAGTGTTCCATTTGTTCTAACATTTCTATAGTTTTGATAATTTTCAGAAGCTTCATAAAATAGCCTTCGTATTTCAGCTACAATTTGGCGTGCGTTATCTTGAATAGCTAATGCTGGAGTTAATGTTATATTTGGCATTTCTCTCGGGTCGGGTAGTTGTGCTAGTCGTTGTTCTAGCATTTCAATTTGTTGCATACGTTGTAATATATATTGTCTTCGTTGTGTAGGGTCTAATATTGCTGCTGGTGCTTGTGGTGCTTGTGGTTGTTGTTGCGAAAGCGGAACATTACCAAATGTTCGATTTGCTCTTCCTTCTGGTACATATGGTATATTAGTTACAACCGCCCTACAATTTGGACAAGTTCCATTAGTGCTAGCCAATGAACGCCTTATACAGTTTTTATGAAATCTATGTCCACAAGGTAATGCAATACGAACATCTTTAGTCAAAGGTTCAAAACATATTGAACAATCATGAACTGTTGTACTAGTATTTTTTTCTCTATTTATTACTTTTCTAGTTTGTTTTCCTCGAACTTTTGATTGAATTTTACGACTTGCTTTTGACCTTTGTCTTTTTCTACTTCTAAACTGTTTTTGAATTTTTCTAGCAGCAGAACTTCTTAATCGCGATGACCTACGTGTTTGCGAAGGCATATATTATATAATAATATATTATTTTATTTTATGCTATATTATATTATTTTATGCTATAACATATTATTTTATAACATAGCATAAAAGTATTTTATAAAGAAATTATAACTAATTTATGTCTTAATTACCCTCTTCTATGTATTGGTGGTGTGAGTCTCGTGTATGCTCGCATCCATGTGGTCCATTGTCTATTTGTTAGCTCCTCTTTTTCTTCTTCGTCGCTTGGCAAGTTATTAATTATTAAACTTGACTCATCCAAAAACTCAGTTAGCTGTTCTTTTGTTGTCGCACTATACATACTCGCTATTAACTCATTAGCACGATTAATAGCGTCATTAGTTTTTTTGCTTCGTTTAGCTCTACGTGCTTGTAATTGTTTAGCTCTAAGTTCTTCTAATCTTGGATACGCTTTAAACCGTGCTTGAATCCGTTTTGTTGCGAGCTCTCCTCGTTTGTTATATGGTAAGCTATGAATTAGTACATCTGATTCATCCAACAATACTTGTGCCTCCTGTATTGTAGCAGCATTAAGTATTCCTGCTATTAATGTATTAACACAATCAATAACAACATCAGTGTTAGCAATATTAATATTAAAACTAATAGGCATTGAAAGACGTGTTTTTAGGTCATGCGGTTGCTCTGGGACTATAGATGTTCTACAAATTGGACAAATTGGATTGAGGTTGTTTTCTTTAAGACATTTTCTATGAAATATATGACAGCAACGGAGTGTTTGTGTAAGTTTTGGTTGCAACATAGTACCTAAACATATAGGACACTGAAGATTTGGATTTGCTGACGCTCTTGCTCTTCTAAATTTTTTTTGAATTCTTCTTGTAGCAAGTCTTTTAGAGTTTAGTTTTGATAAATCTGCTAGCGTTTGTTCTCTTTTTCTTTTACTTTTTCTGAACGTTCTTTGAATATGTGTAATGGCTTTTGTTGTTGGACTTAAAGAAACACGTCTTGGACTTAAAGACGCTAGTCTTGGACTTACAGACGCACGTCTTGGACTTAAAGACGCTAGTCTTGGACTTAAAGACGCTAGTCTTGGACTTAAAGACTCTGCTATTGGACTTAAAGAAACGCGTCTTGAACTTACAGACTCTGGTATTGAAGTTAAAGACGCTGCTGTTGAATCAAAAGGTGGTAACTCTGCAGGTTCAGGCGCTATTCTAGATCTAGACCTTCTTGTTAATCTACTTCTAATACTTCTTCTTAATTTTGCTGTTTCATTTTTTAAACTTCTTATAAGGTCCATATGTATAATAATTATATTATTTTTTATAATGCTATAATATAATTAATAATAGACTATGAATTCTAGTAAAAATAAAACTAAAACTAATACTAATACTAAAACTAAAACTAAAAATAAAAATGTTTCACAATTATTTAAGTTAATTAGTGAAAAAAAAATATTTTTAGCATTAATTTTTTCAAATTTACTACTTCAGCACTACATTAGTTATTATGTAAGTGCTAATATTAATTTAGACACGCCTAAAGAAGAAGAGGAAAATCCTAATAAATATAACACTATTATTATTGTTAGTGCTTATATATTAACTACAATATTTATTTTACTTTTAATTTTTGTTCCTATGTCTATAGTGGTAAAATTTATAATATTTTCTCTCTTTTCAGTTGCATTTGGAATAGTATATGCCTCTCTAAAACACAAATTTGACCCTGGTTTTGTGCACGGGTCAGCTGTAGGAACAGTAATGCTTTTCGTTTTTATGATATTATTTGGGCTAGCACTAATAATGAGTGGCATTCAATATACCAACAAAGTGGCTTTCGGTATATTTTATGCATTAGTGTTGTTAATAATAGTAGGTGTTATACAATATTTTATGTATAATTATTTAGTTATTACAAAATTAGTGCTAGTTGTTTTAGCTGCCTTATTTGCATTATATATTGTACATACAACAAATAATATATTGCTACGCGACTATGAAGGAGATTTTATAACTGCCTCGTTTGATTATTATATAGATATGTCTAATTTTTTTTATGCATTAAAAGTTGATGCTGATTAATTTTATTTTATACTATTTTATTATAAAACTATGAATTCTAACAATTCTAATAATTCTAATAAATCAAATAAATCTAATTTAGCAAATAAAAGAAAAAAATCTATTTTTAAGAATGATATATCACAAGTATTTAAGTTGATTAGCGAAAAGCGCTCTTTTTTTGCGTTAATTTTAGCAAATTTATTAGTCCAACTTTATATAACTTATTATGTAAGTGAAAATGTCAAAGTCGATGAACAGAAGAAACAGGGTAAAAAATTTAGCAGCAAGTTTTTTGCTGCGTTTATAGCCTCAATTGTTATCATTTTAATTTTGGCAATTGTTCCTATGCCTGCGTGGTTGAAATTTATATTCTTTTCTCTCTTTTCTGGTATTTTTGGCATACTTTTAGGATATAGAAAATATGGATTAGATCCTAATGTAATTAAGACTGCATTTGTTGGAACAGCTAGTATTTTTGTTTCTATGTTCATATTTGGACTAGCACTAATAATGAGCGGTATTCAATTAGGTTTTAGGACTGCATTAGTGTTACTTTTTGCCTTGTTAGCACTAATTATTGTTAGCATTGTGCAAATTTTTATTGCTCAATCGTCGTTATTAAAAAAAATAATAGTCATAAGTTCGTTAATATTGTTTTCAGTATATATTGTTTATGATACAAACAGTATATTGCAACGCAATTATGATGGCGACTTTATAAGTGCATCATTAAACTATTATTTAGATTTAATTAATATTTTTAGTGCATTATTGGGTGATTAATTATTGGGTGATTAAGGTATAGGAATAAACTTCCACCCTAAATCGTCACAAATTTTCTTCCATATTTGGTCTTGTTCTATGCGCTTTTCACGGTCTTTTAACATAGGAAAATATGGTAAAAAACTGCGCTCATTTAATAATTCGCATAATTTATATAATGTATAATAATAGTTTAAAAAATTTACTCTTTCTTTAGGACAATATTTCGAATATGGCTTTTGTAGTTCCATAAATAAATTGCATAGTGTTTCTTCGAGCTCTGCGCTCATAATAGGCGGTCTAATTCCTAGTTTATCTTTAATAAATGGTATATGTTCGTAATATTTATTGTAGCCCAAATTTTTCAATATTTCTTTAGTTTTTTTATTTGACAAATCGCTCAAACTAATGCGCTCTTTTTTTATTTGGTTTTTAATGTTTTCAAAAACTTCGTCGGGTATATTTGTGCTTTCTTTAGCCTGAAATTGCGCCAAAATCTCTTTTAAATGATTTATGCGTTTATATGCATAAGAGCACACTTCTTTAGGTGGTTCTTTATAGGATGGTTTATCTATATCTATTAAATATTTAATGCTATTAGAGCAATTAGAGCATATTGTCATACCTTCGCTTTCAACAAATATAAGCTCTCCATTATTACATATATTACATATATCGGATGGATAAATAAACTTGTCATAATTTAAATAATTAGGGTCAATATTATTGAAATATTTATCAATATTTTTATTGCTATCGTTTTTAACTAATACATTTTTATTTGAATGCTCTAACAAATTAGAAGACGCATCTTGAATTAAATTTAACGAAAAGAATTGTTTAACAATATCATTTTTGTCAGAATTTTCTACCATTTCATTAGATGATATATTTTTTTTATTTTCAAAATAATCAAAAATATATTTAGAATTATTCAAATAATAATTCTTTTCTTTATTTCTGAGGGCTTTTATTGTGTTTTTATTTTTATTAATAAGTTCTACTATTTCCGTTTTATTTTTTGCTTTAATTAACATAAGTTCTAATTTATCAATTTGCTTTAAACATTTAGGGATGACTACCTCTTCATTATGTTTGAAAGATTTTATTATTTCATTATGTTTATTGTCAAGTGTTGTTTTTATAACGCCTGTTCTCTTCATAGAAAGACTAATTATATTTTTAGTGTATTAAAAATTTATATATTAATTTTTGTAATTGTAATTGTAATTAAATAAAATGATTTAATTATATTATAAAAAATTTAAATTATATTATAAATTTTTTTTATTAATTAATTAATTAATTAAATTTAATTAATTAATTTTAAAAATTTTTTTTCTTTAGGAATATTATAAAAAAATGGCTGGTGGTTTAATGCAATTAGTCGCCTATGGCGCTCAAGATGTATATTTAACAGGTAATCCCCAAATTACTTTCTGGAAGGTCACCTATCGTCGTCACACTAATTTCGCGATGGAATCAATTGAGCAAACTTTCAACGGCCAAGCTGACTTCGGTCGCCGTGTTACTTGCACCATTTCGCGCAATGGTGACTTAGCTTTCCGCACCTATTTACAGATTACACTCCCTGAAATCGGTCAAAGCTTAAAAAACACCTCTGGTGATGTATATGCCAGATGGTTAGACTTCCCCGGTGAGCAGTTAATTTCGCAAGTTGAAGTTGAAATTGGTGGCCAGCGTATTGACCGTCAATATGGTGACTGGATGCACATTTGGAATCAGCTAACATTATCAAAAGAGCAAGAACGTGGCTACTACAAAATGATTGGCAACACCACCCAATTAACATACATTTGCGACCCCACTTTCGCCAATGTTGATGGCCCTTGCTCCGCCGATGGTGTTCGTCAGGTGTGTGCTCCCCGCAATGCGTTACCCGAAACAACTCTATATGTTCCACTACAGTTCTGGTATTGCCGTAACCCCGGTCTAGCTCTTCCATTAATTGCTTTACAGTACCACGAAGTAAAAATCAATTTAGACATTCGCAACATCGAAGAGTGCCTATGGGCTGTTAGTGACATCACCGGTGCGGGTATCAAAGTTACAAATGCATACAAACAGTCGCTAGCGGCTGCCTCGCTCTTTGTTGATTACATTTTCTTAGACACCGATGAGCGCAGACGTATGGCGCAAAACCCCCACGAATACTTAATTGAACAGCTTCAATTCACTGGTGACGAGTCGGTTGGTTCGTCGTCCAACAAAATCAAATTGAATTTAAATCACCCGTGCAAAGAATTAATCTGGGTTGTCCAGCCCGACATCAATGTTGATTATTGCGCATCGCTCACAAGCAACCACTCGCTAAATCACTTGCTAGGTGCTCAACCATTCAACTACACTGATGCGCTAGATGCGTTACCCAATGCTATTCACGCCTTCGGCGCCAAGGCCCTTGTTGGCAGTGGTCAATTCATTACTGGTTCATCAGTGTTCCAAGACCCATTCTCTAGTCAGTTAATACCTGGCTCAGCGTTCGTCTCGAATACTACTGCAACAAGCGCCACTGGCCCTGTTAATACAAGCGAATCGGGTGTTTCGGATGCCGGCACATTCGTTTTAGCTGAAACTGCGCTAGATATGCATTGCTGGGGTGAAAATCCAGTTGTAGTTGCCAAATTACAGCTTAACGGCCAAGATCGCTTCTCCGAGCGTGAAGGCACCTATTTCGACCTCGTCCAGCCCTTCCAGCACCACACCCGTGCTCCCGACACCGGTATTAACGTTTATTCGTTTGCTCTAAGACCAGAAGAGCACCAGCCTTCGGGCACCTGCAATTTCTCGCGCATTGACAATGCCACTTTACAGCTAGTCCTTTCGAATGCGACTGTTCAGGGTGTTTCCACCGCGAAGGTGCGCGTATATGCGGTTAACTACAACGTTCTCCGCATTATGTCGGGTATGGGCGGTTTAGCGTACAGCAATTAAATAATAAATTTTGTGTTTGTGTTTGTGTTTGTGTTTTTTCTTTATATTTAGCATTTTTTAATTAGCATTTTATTTTAGTAAATTAAATTAAAATAAAATAAAATAAAATAAAATAAAATAAAATAAAATAAAATAACAATAATTATTATATACTTCATTATTAATATGAATATAAGTTTTGTATTGAGCAGTTTTTATTTAACATATGTATTTTTACTTACAACAGGTGTTATAACATTTACTGAAGCATTACGAACACCTATTCCTGTTGTGCGTCATATTATGAATATTGAAACGTGTATTTCAGTTATAGCGTGTTATTTTTATGGATTATTTATAGCAGAAATAAAAAAATCGCAAGAAACACCAAAAACACCAAAAACACAAGAAAGTCAAGACCCAAATACTGCAGAAGCTAACGACAAAGTGGCATCTGTTATTCCTATAGCAAAAATCAATAATATGCGCTATACTGATTGGTTTATCACAACCCCATTTATGTTATTAGCTCTCGCTATGGTGTTGGGTTATGAAAATAAAAAGCAAGTTAAGATTTATCCATTATTATTAACGTTTGTTTTCAATTTTGCAATGTTGCTATTTGGTTATTTAGGAGAAATTAGAGTATTAACTAAAAATATAGCAAGTTTTATAGGTTTTATATTCTTTTTTCTAACATATGGAACCATTTGGAAGCTGTATATGACTGGCTCAAAAATAACATCCCAATCAAAATATATATTTTGGATTTTCTTGGGTGTATGGTCGCTTTACGGAGTATTTTATCATACAAAGGAATCAACTAAAATGTTTGGATACAACGTACTAGACTTAATTGCTAAAGCAATCATAGGTCTTTTCTTCTGGTTATATTTAACAAAAACGGTAGTATTTTAATCTAATATTTAAATATATGAATGAGTGACTTGTCAAAGAATGACCCGTCAAAGAATGACTTGTCAAAGAATGACCCGTCAAAGAATGACTTGTCAAAGAATGTTATAATAGAAAAAGACGAATGCAAGAGAATAAGAAAGCACAACGCGGTTAAATTACCTAGCACATTAGCAGATTTGAATATACCTAAATATATTAACTATTATAATGAGTGTTATAATAATGAAAAAAAACTATATAGAGAATACTTTAAAATAGAAAAACATCCGTATCAGAAAAAAAACAAAACATATATTTCTTCCAAGTCTAATAAAATAAGTATAATAGAAAAATTAAATCAAATAAAAAAAATATTGGATGAGTTAAATGCTAATGATGCTGATGATGCTGATGATGCGATAAATGCTAATGTAGTAAAATTACCCAAATATATTTCTGTTAAAAATCACATAGTAGATAGTAATAAATTCTATTTAGTTTATGATAAAAAAGGCGCTAGTCGTTGCACATTACAAGTATTATATAATAAATCCGAACCCTTGACACAATGTTTAAATAACTTTTTAGAAACTATTAAAAATAAATTTGGGAACAAAATTGATTAAATTATAGAGCTATTTATATAATCATATTTGTATATGTTAGTATATGTTATCCTTAAAAGAGCTCCCTAATGATATATTATATATTATATTAGCCAATACTAATATTATGTGTCACGTATGTCAAAAAAAATATAATTTCAATATTTTATTTTATAAGAAGCAAAGCAAATTCTATTATTGCAGCAAATTATGTTATGAATTTATGTAAAAAAATATTATAAATTTTGAAATAGCTATGCTATGCTATGCTATGCTTTTTTTTTTAACCATTAATGACAAATTTGTCATTTATTAGTTCCAATAGCTCATTAACAAGTTTGTCCTCATCAATATCAAAGAAGCATTGAATATTATTAAGGATTAGTGCGGCATCGTCATCAGGTGTTAGCTCCCTATCTCCTGGCTCACGTAGTAATGTATTATATACATATGTAATCACCGGAATATTTTCACAAGTTACAATACGAGCATTTTTTATATATTCAATATAATCAAGAACTAGCGGAAAACCTTGAATAAATGCCTCACAATCTGTGTTTAATCTATACATCAAATAATCGCGAATTTCATTTTCATTAAAATATGCATCGTATACAGCTCTTGCACAAATCTTTTTAAATTGACTTTCTACAAATGAACCTGTCATTAGTTCAATGTTAAGGTGGGGCTCATAATTAGTCTTTTCAGTAAGCATTTGCATCTTTAGCATTGATTATTGGATTATTGGATTATTGGATTAATGATATAAAAAGTAATATAATATATTAGAAATCAATTTTATTTATAAGATATATATTATAAATAAAAATTATATTAAATATTATTAATAAAAATATTTATATAAACTTTATAATATGAGTTGTATATTATATTATAGTAATTATTGTGACAATTGTAAAAAATTATTAACATTATTATCTAAGTCGAGTGTAAAAAACGACATTCATTATATATGTATTGACAAGCGAATAGTTAGAAATAATACTACTTATGTTGTATTAGAAAGCAACCAAGAAATACTACTTCCAAATACTATAAATGCGGTTCCTGCGTTAATGATTATAAATGATAACTATAAAGTATTATATGGCGACAACATAATGAATTTTTTAAAGCCAGTTGTCCAAATGGCGGCTCAAAAAGCTACTAACTATAACGGAGAACCATCCGCGTTTAAATTTGATTTATTATCTAGCGGGGTTGTTTCAGACAATTTTAGCTATTTAGACCAAAACAGCGATGAGCTATCGGCAAAAGGGAGTGGCGGATTAAGACAATTATATAGTTATGCTACAATTGATTATACAGACAAAATAGAAACTCCACCTGATGATTATATTCCGGATAAAATAGGAGAAGTAAATGTTAAAAATTTAGAACAAGAAAGAAATGCTATTTAAAAATAACTATTAAATTAATTAAATAGTTAATTAGTTAATTAAATAGTTAATTTTATTATTTAAAGTTATTATATTAATTTTACTTATTAATGACAAGTAAAATTACTTTTACATTGACTAATGAAAATGCTATTACGCTTATTAACTTTTACAAAATTTTCAAGGATTTACTTATGGATTTGAAGACGACTTTTAATGATAAAGTTGGTTCATTAATTGATAATAATAAAGACTATCAGCATATTATTAATTATTGTTTACCTGATTATAAGGATACTATGAATGCTGACGAATATGTTAGTTCTATTGAATTAACTAGTATTAGCATTGAATTTATGACTGCATTAAATAATGTTTATGAATATTGTAAGCATACTTTTGCAGTGCGAAGTATTGATATTTTATACCAAAATGAAGATATTTTTTTAAACAAGCCAAATGTTAAAAATTCAAATGCTAGTGTTATATGCACTATGTTTTTACCTGATATTGAATTTTCTGACCTATATTATGATGATACTAGCGCGCAAACAAAGCAAACATTATGGAAATATTTACAGCTTATATTATTTAATATAATAACATCTATTGATGATGTTTCGTTTTTTGGAGATTCATTAGAATTGCTTAAAATGATTGATAGCAACAATTTTTCGGCTAAAATTCAAAGCACAGTTGAAGAATTAAGTAATATGTTTTCATTTAAAGAAAAGTCTAGCACAAAAGAAGACGAAGGCGAAGGTGAAGAAAGTTTTTTTGACATTTCAGGAAGTCCGTTTGGAATGTTTGATACTATGTTTAATGACTTATCGGCTAATTTTAAAGGCTTTGCTGACTTTGCGGGTATTGATGCGACTGCGACTGCGGATGATGCTGATGCTGATGATGCTAATGATGGCACAGCTAAACACAGAGATTATGCTATTCCAGATAAAGAGGAGCTTTTTTCACATTTAAACAATTTAATAAATGGAAAAATAGGTTCATTAGCTAAAGAAATAGCTGAAGAAACATCAAAAGACTTTGATTTAGAGAGTGATAATATAGGTGATGTAAATGAACTTTTAAAAGGATTTATGAAAAACCCCTCCAAAATGATGGGACTTATTGAAAATATTAATAAGAAAATAAACAGTAAAATGAAAGATGGGTCAATTAAAGAAAGTGAGTTATTAGAAGAAGCAACTGAAATATTTAAAAATATGAAAAATATGCCAGGTATGAATAATTTTAATGATATTTTAAAGTCAATGAACCTTGACAAGTTTATGCCTAAAGGTGGAAAGATTAATCCAAATACTTTTCAAAATATGATGGAGCAAAATGTTAAAATGTCTAAAATGAAAGAGCGTATGAGGAAAAAGGCTGAAACAAATAAAGAGGGGTTTAGTGCTAATGTCAGTGCGAATAATGCTAATACTGCGACTGCGAATAATGCTGCAAATGCTAATAAAACCGATTTAAAGGATATTACAGCTAATCTCTCGTCGTTAATGGAAGAAATGAAATCAAATACTAGTTTTATTGATGATATTATTAAAAAGCAGGGAGTTAGTGCTAATAATACTCCTCGCTCAAGCGATGAACAATCTAAACGCAGTTCCAACAATAAGAAAAAAGCAAATAGAAAAAATAAATAATGCAACCTTTAGCGTGTGTTGTTTATTATAATATATTATTATACAATATAATATATTATTATAAAATATACTATTATAAAATATACTATTATAAAATATAATATTTAAAATTTATTATTAAGTTATTATATTATAATAAATAATGGCTAGTAGTTCTAACGAAACATATATAGGAAAAAATACTGGTCAATTGAAAGATGAAACTTTTTCAGAAGATAATATTATTACTAAAACAATTAAATTAGATAGTGAAAATACAAATAATGCGAATGCAAATAATGCAAATGTTGCAAATAATGCAAATAATGCAAATGTTGCGAATGTTGCAACTAATGAAAACAGCATATTTTGGTTAGCTAATCCTAGTATTTTATTTAGTAAAAATCATATGACAGAACTATGGCCTACTGAAAAAATGACACGAGAGCAAAAATTAAATGCTATAACTAGGCTAGTTATCTTATTAACTTTAGCGGGTTTTTTTTTGTCTAATAACTATAAAATTCTTGTTACAGGAATTGTTTCAATAGTTTTCTTAATAATTACATATAAAATTTTAAATAAAGATGCAAATGTAAAACTAAATGAAACATTTAGCAATCAAAATATATATGATAAAGTTAAGCATAATTTTACTAATCCAACTAGTGCTAATCCAATTATGAATATATTATTACCAGAAATACAGGATAATCCGCATCGTCTTGAGGCAGCGCCCGCATATAATAAAGCTGTTGAAAAAGCAATAAATCAAGAAACACAAGACTTCATTGTTACTAATTTTAATAATGATGAAACTATTAGAAAAAAATTATTTGATGATAGAGGAGATAAATTCGATTTTGAATGTTCAATGAGGCAATTTTATAGCACAGCAAATACTCGTGTGCCTAATAATCAAAATGAATTTGCGCGATTCTGCTACGGAAATATGGCTTCTTGTAAGGATGGTGATGTCGAGATGTGCTTTAGAAATAGCGATCGTTAAAATTGTTTTATTAGTTTTAAATTGTTTTTGTTATATATTTATTTTTGTATTTTTGTTTGTTTGTTTTTTTTTTATTGTTTTTATTTTGTCAAAATTATATTTATAAAAAAATATAAAATATAAAAAAATAATATATTATTTAAAAAAATAATATATTAAATACATATAAATGACTTCAACTGTGGCATATCCATATACATTTGATTCGATGTCTAGAATTGGCAATGATAATCCCGCACTTGATCAGCGCAATATTCAAAATATAAATGAAGCCAATTATAATTTAGAAAACTTTTATCCGGCCTGTCCTATGTCAACCGCTATTGACTTTGCATTAAGTCAGCCCAATGTTTTCTACAAAGGTTCTCACGAAGGAGGCGTAAAAGGGTGCGCAATAGAGGCAAACAATGATTTAAAATATACTCATATTTCGCGACCTGCTTGTAAATTGTCGCTAGTAACAAGACCCTTTTTAACTGTGCCATATTTAGGAAGAGGCTACGGAGACTGCGCAATAGAAACACAATTAAGAACCGGGCAATTTGATTTAAATAAGAAAACAGTTAATAATATGATGGAGCAATCCTTTTCAGATTATCAAAACTATCCTCTAATTGATAGTCTAAAAGAAACCGTTTCAAATAGTGCTTATGTAATTGAAGACGACGCTATGAAAGGTTGGCAGCGTGGTGGTATGAGTGCTCGCGAATTTGCACGCAATCAAGATAAGCAATGAGCGGGATTCTTTAAAAAGAGCGGGATTCTTTGAAAAGAGCGCTATATAGTTTGTTAAAAAGTGTTTAAGTTGTTTTTTTATTATATACTTTATATTTTATTATGTTTTATTATTTTCATATAATAATATAACATATGGCATTATTTAACACAATGGCTAAAAAAACTAAAAAGTTAAGAAATATTGGAACTAGAAAATTTAAGGCTCTTAGAAAAAGATTTTTAACAAGAAAAGTGCCGTCTTTAAGCCCTAGAACAAAACTTGTTACGCAAATACAAAGAACATACAGAAAAAAATTGAAATCGAGAGAAGCATTAAAGAAAAAACTTAAAGACGCGCAAAAATGGGCTGAACGTGAAACCGCCGAAATTGAGAGAGCTAGCGCTATTGTTGCGTTTAATAAAGAACAATTAAAAAATAGAACAGCGCTTGACGGGTCAAGTGTAAGAATGACGCGGGGTCATAAACAAAAATTAGAACAAGAAATTAGGGATGCACAATGGGTAATAAATAGTCATAATAGGTATAATTATAGAGCACAAGCGCGCGAATTGGAGCAACAATTAAATAGAAAATAGAAAATAGACAGAGAACTTGTTATTTATTTTTTTATATTGCCATATTATATATGACAATATATGACTTTGTAAGAAATAAAACAAGAAAATTAGGCAATCTAGGCACTACATTAGGCACTAGATTTGTAACTAGAAAAAACAGAAACACATCTAAACAAAGGTTGTCATTAAGTCCTAAAACGCTACTTATTACGCAAATTCAACAATCTTATAGAAAAAAGTTAAAAAGACAACTTGATATAGCAAACTTTCCAAAAAAGCGAGCTACGCGAAAAATTATGAGTGCCTATAGAACTGCGTCAGCAAATCCAAATCTGGAAGAATGTCCTATATGTTTAGGCTCTATGTTAAATCCCGCCGCTACAACAACACTTTACCATTGCAAACATGTATTTCATACTTCTTGTATTAAAGGTTGGGCACTACCAAAATTTCATCCTCGTTGTCCTCTATGTACAAAACGAATATTATATTATGAAAACCCCACTGTTGTAAGACCAACATTAAACCAGCAAGCATTCATCAGAAAGCTTAAAGCAGTACAAGAACAAGCAGTGCTAGATGTTACCAAAATTGACGATGCTAACTCTATTATACGAGAGTCTAGAAGAGCGCTAAAAAAAAGACGCTCACTCGACGGTTCAAATGCAAAAATGTCGCGGAAAGAAATGGAAAATTTAAAGCAACAAATAGATAAGGCAAATGAAACTATAAATGCTCATAGTATTTATGATTATAGCGCATTTGCAAGGCGATTAGAAAACGAATTAATACAAAATAGAATAAAAGAGCGTGAAAAAGCCGAAGACGAAGACGAAAAGGAACGTGAATGGGAGAGACATCGTACTCTACGACGCCAAACTAGACTACAAAACGGTGGTGGTGCTCATTGTTTAGAGTGTAGTCACCATTAGTAAGTCTTTAAATCTTTTATAAAAATATTTATATATTGTTATATATAATATGGCATTATATGATTTTATGAAAAATGTAAAAAATAAAACAACTAAATTATTTACAAGAAAACCCAAATCCAAATCCAAATCCAAATCCAAATCAAACTCTAATAAAGGCGTTGCATCTCAAAAGAAAAGAGTGACTTTAAATCCAAGAGGCACACAAATTCTCGAAACTATCCAAAAATCGTATAAAAAGAAATTAAAAAGACAGCGTGACATAGCTAATTTTACTAAAAAACGAGCATCACGCAAAATTATGTCCGCATACAGAAGCGCATTAGCAAACCCAAATATTAATGAATGTGCTATATGTTTAGGCCCTATGTTAAATCCTTCATTAACAACAACACTTTACCATTGTAAGCATATATTTCATACTTCTTGCATTAAGAAGTGGGCTGCTAATAAATATAATATTCCTCGCTGTCCATTATGTAAGACGCAAATATTATATTATGAAAACCCTAGTATTGTCAAACCAAAAAAAACAGAAAGAGATTTTATGGATAGGCTTATAAAAGTACGTATTTGGGCTAAATATGAAGCAGAACAAATAGCAAAAGCTAGTGCTTATATAGAAAATAGACAAGAACAATTAATAAATAGAACAGCACGCGACGGGTCAAGCGTTAGAATGACAAGGGGTCATAAACAAATGTTAGAAGAACAAATTAGTAAGTCGCAAACTAAGATAAATATGCATAATAGTATTAATTATAGAGCATTATTGCTTGAATTAGAGCAACAATTAGCGGCTAATATAGTAAGAGAACGAGAGATTGCTACACGCACAGATGCCGCACTGCTACAACTGGAGGATGATAATGACAGTACTAGTGACAGCACTAGTCATCGTTATGGTGGTGCTCGTTGCAGTGGCGCTCCTTGTGGTGGTGCCCGTTGTGCTAATTGCATGCAATAATAATATATATAACAGTTTTTCAATATAAAAATTGTTTTATATATTATATAATATGTTATCTAATGCTGTTAGCAGTTATTATAATAACATAAATAATATAAATTATGATAATACATTTTTAACTACATATAAATTGCATAGTGACGATGATGATAGAAATTTATGCTATCAGCTACAATTATTACAGGCACTTAACATTTCTAATTATGATAGTATGATATTGGCTACGCATATTGATAAAATAAGTTTTTTTTTGCAAAATAACTCGGAGTTAGAGGCTATTTTAAAATTATTAAAAGAAAAATATAAAGACACTAATATAGCCTTTATGATTGACGAGCGCAATAGTAATGCACTCTTTCAGCTTCTTTTTAGTTACGATTATTTTGACGTAACTCATAAATGTTTATGTAAATATATAAGCGAAAAAAAGCAAAATAATGATGAGCTAGCAAAAACTTATTTTGACGAACTTAAAAATGTAATTTTATTATAATACTTATAACTTTATTTCAAATATTATTTGTCATTATTATTAAAATATAATCACAAATAATGAATAATCATTCTTTTATGTAAATGCTAGTGCATAATTTCTTTATTATTTTATCTTCATTATTTTCCTTGTTATTTGCGATTGCGACTAATGTGTGGGTATAATAGTCTTGCTTATTTTCATTATTCTGAAAATCCGGGTTTTCTTTTGTCCATTTGCTTAGCGCAAAAAATTGCTTTGTTGATACATCTTTTATTGCTCGTTTTATCTTTTCCTTATTTATATCTTTTTCCCAACTATTTGCTTCCTTAATATATAATGACTCCCGTTTTATATCTGTGCAATAAATAGGTCGCTGATAAAATCCTAATTTATTTATGTTTTCAATTATTACATTGCTTAATCCATTTACTAAGCCATTATGTTTTGTATAATCTAGCTGTTGTAAGCTAACCTCTATTGATTTAATAAAATCACTCATACTAATCGCATCTTTGCATTTTTCATTCAAAAATACTTGAATATTAAACTTTTGATTGGTTGTAGTAATATTATTTCCCACTTTTGGTATTAATTCTTTTATTGTATTTGTCAATTCTTTTATCTGATTTTGTTGCTCTTTTACAACATTCATTATTAATTCTTTCGATAAAGCCAACTGATTATTCAAAATATCATTTGAACTTATATGTGTGCTTTCAATACACCTCTTTTTATGTCTATAAAGTCCTGAGCTGTATTTATATGACTTATTGCAAATCTGGCACTCATAACAAGTGTGGGGTTTTTGTAGGGGTTTTTTTGTATCATTTGTATCTTTTTGGCGGATTTTGTGCTTTTGGGTTGCTAAATGTCTGCCATAATCTTTTTTATTAGCCGTTACAAAGTCACAAAAGGTGCAACGAAAAATTCGGGGGTTTTTGGAGGGGTTTTTAGTATCCATTTATACCATATAAATGATACATAAAAAATCCCTAAACTATTTTTGCAAAATAATTAAGGTTTTTGAAAAAATTTATGATGCGAAAAAAAACGGGCTTTAAAAAGTTTTTAGAGCTTAATGGTCTAAAACGGTTTTTTTGCAAAAAATACTATAAAAGGTTGGTATATATGAAATTGGACATTTATAAATGTCCTTTTTTGAAAAAAATCCTCAAAATATTTTTCAGAAAAAAAAGCACCTATAAAAACCTTTATAAGTTACAGACCATAAAAGGTCACACAAAAATTTTTAGCAAAAAAGGGCCTTTTAAAAATTTTTTAGTTTAATATAACAAAACAACTTAAAGAAACTTTTAAATATTTTATTTTTTAAACAAATAAACAAATAAACAAATAAACAAATAAATAATAATTTAGATTATATAATAACCCTATGACTTCAACAAGAAATAAAAATAGTCAGTTAAATTATAATTTAGAAAAATCGTGCAAAGAAAAGTTACTTAGAGAGAAACTTTATTTACATTCTTCAAGTGGTCGCCCAACAACCGAATGTATACCTTGTATCGGTTATACTCCAAGTCATATTTCGAGAGATGCATTAGCAAATAATGCAATAGATATTGAGTCGCAACTTAGAGGTATTGGTTCAACTAACTTAGAAACTCCATGTCAACAAGTTATTGCAAGTCTTAGAACTTTAGATTTTAAAGAGTTCTTTGAACGACAACCCTACGTTGTTATGCCTTATCCAATGATATACGAAACTAACCAAAGACCTAAACTCTAATCTCTCAAATAGTTTATTTAAAAAGTGAAAAAATATAAAAATAAAAGAAAAATAAAAGAAAAATAAAATATATAATTTTTATTATAATTGATATTAAATATAATAAAAACTAATATAGTAATATACTAATAGTTGTCACTATGACAAACAGTAATAGCTTTATTATTAGCATCTATAATTCGCGCAAAATTTTATTAGAAATTTTGCAAGAGCGAGGATTTAATATAACCAAATATTCAAATTTTGGCATTACAGAAATAGGCATTTTGCTTGAAAATAATCAATTAGATATGTTATTAGAAAATGATAATACTAAGAAAAAAATATATGTAAAATTTTACATTAATAAGCTAATTAAACCGCAAAATATATATGATATTGTAGAGGACTTATTTCATATTGAAACAATTTTAGAGAAAAAGGACGATTTAATGATTATTATAAAAGATGAACCAAACGATACAATGATGGAAAATATTAAAGATATATGGGTTTCTGAAAATATTTATGTATCATTACTAAATATTAAACGCCTACAATTTAATATACTAAAACATACTTTGGTTCCAAAACACACAGTATTATCATTAGACGAAAAAGAACAATTTATGAAAACCTATAATATAATGGATAAATCCCAAATACCAGACATTTCGTTTTTCGGTCCTGTATCAATTGTTTTAGGAATTCGCCCAGGTGATGTTGTTAAAATAGAGAGGTCTAGCAGAACTGCTATTGAAGCAGACTTTTATAGGGTGTGCAAGTTATATTAAATATATATAAAAAGCATATAAAAAAGTATAACACAAAATAAATTTACAATTTTATTATATATAGTAATATAATAACATTATATATTAGTATAATAATGTCTACTAACCAAGAATTATTTATGTTTGATGACTGCTATGCGCGACCAACTAGTATATTAGAAGCAAGCTTTAATGCAACCTTAATTAACTCATATAATAAATTTTTAACACCAAACGCCTATGAGTGTGAAAAAAAAGCTTTAAGAAATAATAGTGATTTTTTTATAATTAACGACGTTTCATCAATAGGTAGTGCTAAGTATACTAATTGTTATTTACCAAAATCAACTAATAATGGAATAATAAGTAATGCATTAAATATATTTGATTCAACTTTTGGTGATCCACCATATACTAAACGACCCGCAACTGAAGTAATTGATAGTTGTAGCAATTTTTTCTATAATAATGGTGCAAATAATCCAGATAAGTGCTTTAGATATACTGTAGACAATAAAGTATATGCACCTAAAAAATATTACGCTTATTATAAAAAACCGTTATTTAATAGAACTAATATAAATAGAGCCAGTATTTTACCAAATCCACAAGTTTATAAAGATAAAATTGCTGATTTGAAAAGTTACGAAACATTAATAAAATTTGACAGCACAAGGTATACAGCTAATAGTAATCAACCTTTAATGTTTAGCTTTGAACGATATATATGCAATCCAGAAGAAACTAATAGTGCTCTTTTAGATGCTGATATTCATAGTTTAAAACTTAAATATAGTAACTTATATGACGAGTTATCTAGGATAAGTACTGATATTTCTTATATAACTTATATGAATGGTTTTGATGATGAAACATTAATTTCTTTAAATGTAGAAATAAAGAAGAAAACAAAAGAGCTTAATAGCTTATTAAGTTTTGGCGGAGCAAATAACGGACGCTTGAGCGATACCACTTTCTTAACACAATTCAAAATTGTAGAAAGTAGTGTTTTATTACTAATAATAATTAGTGCATTGTTTTTTTATAATAAAATGAGAAAAGTGAAATTACCAATAATACCCAAAAATTAGCAATAATATTCAAAAATATTCAAAAAAATTATATATTATTATATTATTAATAATATAATATAATATGGTAAATGAAACTAAAACGCTATTTTACAGTGAGGAATTAAATGAAGACATTAATCAAAATAGCAGTTTGTTAAAGTCAAAAGAAATATTAACATATAACAAAAGTAGGGAACAAATAAACACTAATTCTTATAATTCTATTGTTGACTCTATAGACTATTTAGGATGTATTAATGGGAATTGCAGTAAAATAAAATGTGATTGCAATAATGCAAATTGCAACTGTAACCAATCACAAACACACAATCCGCATCATAATAATCAACATCATAATAATCAGCATCATAATCAGCATCATAATCGCAGGGCCAACTTTATAACAAATTTGGTAGATTTTATATTTGTCTTATTTATTATAATAGTTTTAATTACTATATTATATACAAGAAATGCGCAACATTTATTATATGTTTTAGGAATAACTATAGTATATATATTTTATAAAATATATATTATTAGTAGTTAAAGCATTTATTAAATATAAATTTTTTCATATTATATATTAAAGTAATAATATATAATATGAAAAGAAAGATTAAATTTAATAATCAAAATTTCAAACACAAATTTAAAATATTTGTATTAGTGTTTATACTGATTGCTTGTGTATATTTTTTATACTTTAATAATAAAATATTAGTGCAATCAACTATTCAAAATAGTTTGAATAATGAGGAAACCACCAAGTCAAATAGCATAGAAAATTTCGATGTTTCTAGATATGTGGACGTATGTAAAAATAGAAAAACTAATTTTTATGACTATAATTTATCAGATCCACCATTACGACTTTTTGATATTGGAATAAATGAGAATTGCGAACAAAAATGCAACGACACTTCACATTGCCAATTTTTTTTAATGAAAGAAAACGCACAAGGCGTTGTAGATAATTCAAAATGCTATTTATATATTAAAGAGTTAGACCCTAGCTATAATGATAACAGTCTAATGAATGTTAAGGTTAATTGTAATTCAACATTAATACCAGAATCAACCAGTAGTCGTTATAACGGGTATGGCTATATAAATAAAAAATATTTTGAATATAATAAAGATAAATTTAGCTATAAAGATGTTTATTTAGATAAAGCAAATGAGATAATACCTACTCTCAAAGCTAATAGAACAAATTTAAACGCTTTAGCAACATCAACTCCATCAACCCATAAACAATTAACTGATAATGATGATAGTTATAGAGCCATTATGAATGAATGGATTACTTCATTTAGTGATTTAATAGACTTTTCTAAAAATAAATTGACCAGTTATAATGATGAAACTGATATGTTTAATGATGATATTCTTGAAAATACAAAGAATAAACAAATAACACATTTAGCAGCTATTTCTAAAGAAACACCCGAATTAGACAATAAACTTGCCGATGTTAAAAGTAGTGGCTATGTTAATAAATTATTTTATACTATTTTAGCATTTATTATGATTATTACAATAATATTATTAATATTATATAAATTAAATGCTAATGCTATTATTAGTGACAGATTTATGATAATTTATTTCATTGTTATTGTTATATTATTTATGTTTATTCGATTTATGTTAAATAAATAAATAAAATAATAAAATAATAAAATAATAAAATAATAAAATAATAAAATAATAAAATAATATAATATTAATCCTAGTATGGGTTATTATTATGTTAATCCATTGGGCGAAGTAAAAGATATTAGTTATAACTTTTTACAAAATATCAAAGAAGACAGCTTAACACGAGAAGCACAATTAGAAGACAGTAAGCTCAAATATGAGAGCCAAAATATAATATTTATATTTTGGTCAATATTTGCATCACTATTTTTATTAATGCTAATAGTATATTTAAGAAAGGTTAGAAGAATGTAAAAGAAGAATGTAACATTTATTTAAAAATAATTATTAAATAATTTTATAATATAGTTTTATATTATATTGTTATAATTAATGGCAGCACCTACTACAACACTACCAAATATAGATTCTGCTTATCAAAGTGCTATGACCAGTCGTTCTCAACAGGCACAAACAGCGCTTGACACTTATAAATCGACTATAAATTCATACTCTCAAGACGCAAATACTAAGTTGACCACTTATAAAAATGAAGTAGATGGTCTTACTACAGATTTAAATACTAAAAAAACCGAATTTCAAAACTCTAGTTCTACAATGAACACTGCACTTTCTCTTTATGAACAACTACGAACCAGAGTAACTACATTAACAGGTTTAATAAGTGAAGCAACTACAAATATAGCCACTACAGTACAAACTAATAAGGATGCAAACGCAGAATTAGCTAGTATAAAAACTAAAAATACACAAGCTTCAAGTGATGCCTCGGTAACAGCTGGTCACTTAGCTAGTGCAAAACAAGCAGCAGCTGATGCATTAATATTAAAAAATACTACAGACGGACATAGAAACCAGGCTCAAGGATATGAAGCATCAGCAAGAACCAGCGCAGCAAATGCTGCAACTTACGCAACTCAGACACAAGCAGAATTAGACAAGGCAATAAAAACAAATGAAAAAATGCAGAGACAATACGAATTAGCACAAACCCTTTTAGGAAACACAGCAAGAGATATAAACTCTGCCAATGCAGGTGCAGTTGCTGATATAATTGTTGAGAAAGGTAAAGCTCCATTTACAAATCTTCGACAAGGTTTTAAGAATTATGAAGGGTTTGTAGAAGGAAATACAAACAATGAACTTACTGCTGATCAGATAAGACTTTTGAATGAACTTACTGAGGATGAGTCAAGAATTTTGAGAGCATCTGTAGTTGCAGCACATGAGAATCGTAATAATCTATCACAGCGCACACTACTTCAAATGTCCGAATTGTTAGCACAAAAGGACACAGTGGCTAGTAATATATTAATGGATTATATGTATAAAAATGAAAAGGGAACAAATGTACAAACTGTTATGGATAGAGTAGGACAGCTTAATACCGATAAAAAGAGAAAACTTGAAATAAGCACTTATTATAATAAGTCCCGTGAAAAATATATAAATATATTGAAAGTTATAGTTTTTGCGTGTATTATAATTGTTCCGCTTGTAATTGCTAATAAAAATAATATGCTATCAAATTCTATATTTATGTTTATTACTGTAACAATCATTTTCTTTACAATAATTTTCATTTTTAGCAGTTTGGTAGACATTTACAAGAGAGATAATATAGATTTTGATAAATACGATATTCCATATAATAGAGAGGGGGCAATATTAGAAAAAGAAGGCACACTTACTAGGAAGAAAAACCCCTTAACCTCATTAACTCTAACTTGTGTAGGACAAGATTGTTGCGACGGAGAGATGGTATATGACAAGGCTAAAAATAAATGTATAGCAACCGAAAATTTTGGAAATGCATTTGAAAATATGATGGCTAATGATACAAAAATTCCTGTTGTACTTCCTGTAGAAAGTTTTAATAATAATTGCAATATGAAAAATACTATGTTACAAAATACATTCGCTTGTAGTACTGGTGAAAAATTTTTTACAAATGAATGTAAAAACACTCTTCACATAGGATAGGACGTTAATGTTTTAGAATTTAGCAATTATAAGCTATTATTTATTATTAGTTATTATAAGCTATTATTTATTATTTATTATTATTATATATATAATAAATAATAAATGGGACAAACACCTTCAGCACCTGTAGCACCTGTTTGCTATAATCCGGCAGTATGCGAACCAGAAGTAGCATATGTTGCAAGAGAATGTAATAAAGTAGGAAAAAATATTTTACATTTAACATTACGAAGAGCAATTATTGCTATTGCAGGTGAAACTTATGGAAATCAAATATTAAGTCAATATAATCCAGCGCTAGCAGGAACACGACAATATAGTTGGGATTCAATGCACTCCGATGTAGTAGCAACACTACCCGATGAAACAGCGGGTTTTAAGAATTATGAGGGGTTTGTAGAAGGAGCAACAAACAATGGTTGTGTTGAGTGTAGTTGTTCTGCAGCAGCAGAAAAATTGATAGCAAAGTGTAAAAATACTAATCCAGAAGTTCCTAATGCTATTGTAGATGCTATTACTAGCGCACAACCTCTATTGTCATCAAACTTACAACAAGCAATGAATATTGGTACAGTTACGCCTGAAGTAGAACCAGTAGATCTATGGAGAGATGAATATCAGCCGGGTTCATCTGTTACTACTAGCACCACAGACCCCAGCACCACAGACCCAGACCCTAGCACCACAGCTCCAGACCAATTTACTAATAGATACCCATTTACTAATAGAGAAACATTTACTAATAGAGAATCATTTATTAATACTCAGAGCGATGCAATATATCCGTTTATAAAAGATGCTATAGAGGCACGACACACTAAATTTAAAGTGACATTAAGTACACGTTCACCAACCTTTGATTTAGACTGTAGCAGTAGCGCATTTTATTCGATGAAAAGGTTTATACCAGAGGAAAAGAAGATGTTAGATACATTATTTGGCTATTATATTAATTATGTTAGTAGTTATGAAAGTCTTTATTTACATAAAGAGTCAATAATTAAAATTATAAATGGTAAATTAGATGAATTAGATAAAATACAAAGTAAAATAGATAATTATAAAACAAATTTACACGTTGATAATAGAAAAAATAACTATCAAAGTAGCAATTATGAATTCTATAACACAGTGAGAAAATATATGCTAATTTTATATTATAGTTTGTTTATTTTGTATTTAATTTTTTCTAATTTTTTAAGAGAAAAACAATATACTAATAAGAAAATATTACTTGTATTAGCAATATATTTACTAATTCCTATAATTTTAAGCTATGCAATAAATTTAACATACGAAGGCTATATCTATTTTTTAGAATCCAATAACATAAAAGAAGACACAAAAAGCTATGCCGATATTATAAAAGCATAATAAAAATACAATAAAATATATAAATTTTATATATATTTTATATATATTTTATATATATTTTATATAATATATATATAATATGTCTTTTAATGCAAAAGAAGCAAGTCCAGCTGATATAGAGCTAATTAATGAAATGGAAGCCAGAGCACAACAGGAAAAAATAGATGCAGAACAACTAGATGCATATTTTGCAGAGGAATTAGCAAGTATAGATGATGAAAATCAGGCATTTGACGAAGAATTAGCAAGACTTGCTGCCACAGAGCGATTAGCCGCAATTAGAGCAGATGAATATAGATTAGCTACACAACAGGCAGAAAAAGCAGCAAAAGCGGTAGAAGCAGCAGAAGCTGCCAAACAATTAGCAGCCAAACAATTAGCAGAAAAACAAAAACTAGTAAAACCACAAAGAAAACCTTCAAAACAATCTTCAAAAAAAAAGGGTTCAGAAAAAAAGAAGATACCATCACCAAGTTCTGTTCTAGATGATCTAGAGCTCGCAATATTAAGATCTCTAGAAGATGAGCATGATGAAGGAAGAGAAGCAAGTCAAAAGCCATTTGAAGAGTGGATTAATGAGTTTTCAGAAGAACATCCAGCAAGGGCTAGACTCTATGATTTATTTAATGGAGGCGGATGGACTGTTGTTAATCCACGTGGCGATGGTTTTTGCGGTCTTTATGTTGCTGCAATTGATTTTCAAACTAACCACGCTCTCGATACTGACCCTATGTTAATACAGCGTGTACTTGAAATTGATAGAGACGGATTAATAGAATTAATAATAGATGGAATAAAAAAATATTATGAAGCAAGAAACAGACATATTGAGTTAGGCATTAGAATACCCAGCGAATTAGGCGGCGGCCGAGGAGGCGAAAATAAAATAATTAATGTAGATGACAATGACCCGACTAGTTACTTTGAATTGACAGAACAATTGTTAGTAACAAATGAAGAATTTATAAGAGAAAAGTTAAGAATATTAGGACGTTTAGCTAATACACCGGAAGCATTATTTGTATTTTTACCATATATATATAAACGGAGTTATTTGATTTTAAGTTATGATGGACGAAATCCCGATGCTCCTCCTTACTTAACAACTTTTATGCCTTGTTATGCTGATGTTAGAAGAGACGCACGTGGCAATGCAATATATCCATATGGTGAATTTACAAATAGTGCACTAATGTTCAATAACGGACATTATTTTTTACTTAATAATCCAGATAGTGCTATAAAAGCAGAAGTTATTACTAACATTTTAGAAAATAAATTTAGTGATGAACCTAGAAGACTATGGCAACAAATATTTGCTGCTGAGGGAAGAAGACTTAGAAAACGTAAAGTGATAACGAAAAAAGTGATAACACATAAACAAAAATCAAGACCACGCAAATCAATAAGGTATAAAGTGGGAACACAAAAAGGGAGAACAAAAAAACCAAGACCACACAGATCGTTAAGGCGTAAACATAAACATAGAACACACACATTAAAAAAACAATAAAAACAATAAAAACAATAAAATACTTAGCAAAATAAGCAAAATAAGCAAAATAAGCAAATAAACAAATAAGCAAAACACATTAATCTTCGTTATCGCTAGCATCATCATAATTAATTTCAACATTATACCACTTACCTTTAGCGCATTTTCCATATTGCTTACTCATATAATCAATAATCTCTTTTCCATTTGGTATATTATTTCGTCCATATTGCATAATATACCATTTTTTGAATTCTTCCAATAACTCGGTTTTCTTAATAACTCCATCGCGCTTTCTAGAGATTTTATCTTTAGCAAACTCCGTCAAATAATCTTGTCCATCGCGATAATTATCACTAATGCTTGTAACAATTTTAGCATCTTTAACAATACCTTGCGTTTGATATGCCATATTAACCAACATAGAAGCTAATACAGGAGCCCATAATGTAAATTTTTCATCTATTTTCTTATCAATCAAATACTGATACGGAAAATTAGACTTAGGAAATTTGTCCTCATTTTCATATGGACTATCGAGAAATTTAGACATAAAATCGCAAATACGAATACGACGCCAAGTGCCGTCATCATTTGTGTTAATATCAAATAACACGTTAGTGCATACAACAAGTTTAAATTGCGGAATAAACGTGACGCTGTCTTTGAAAAGCGCACGACCTTGAATGGGGTCGCCACCAGTAATTTCTTTCATAATACCTTCATTAATCTTGTCACCTTTGCTAGGTTCTTGCATAACCGCATAACGCACACCCATTAGCGCAACAATCTCAGAAGAGGTTGAGCCAACACAACTGCGATTTTGCGTGATTAGTGTAATAGGAACTGTTGCTTTATAATCGCCCAAACATTTGCTCATTAGCTCGACTAATTTTGATTTACCGTTACATCCACTGCCTGTATAAATATTGAATGTTTGATTGGTGGTTGTTCCGATTAATGTAGAGGCTAAATGCTCCCACATATAGCGGCGCAATTCTTCGTCTGGAAATAATTCGTCCATAAACTTATTAACTTCCTTCATAATAGACTCGTAATTAGCATTAGCACTTGATTTGCACGAACTTGTTAAAGCACTATAAGGAATGTAGTCAATATTGGTAGATTTAGAAATATAATCGTCTGGCTTTCCTTTTCTGTGTATTTTATTTTGAAAGTCAATAACATAATTATTGAAACATAGTAAATACGGATTAGCATCTAATTTATTCATAAATTCTTTATCGTAAAACAATTCTTTTGCTTCTCTCATAATGTTGTTTTTCCAACTAGTAGTTTTGAGTAAAATGCAAATGTCGCCCAATTTATGCGAACGAATTTTTAAATTTTCGGTATTTTCATCATTATTCTCTTTTTTTGTAATGATTTCAATAAGTTCGTGCGACTTAGCGCAATATATGTCGTGCATTTTTTTGGATATTAATAATCGGAGAGTGCTGCCCGAATCGATTTCATCCCATTTATGATTTTTGTATTCATACCACTGATTATTTTTAATACTTACGCATATAAACTGGTCTTTAAATAGTTGATATAATACAACCGCCAAGTCGAATTCTGTAACCTTATCTTTCAAAATCATAGTTTGCAGTGTTTGGTCAATATAATAAGAAATAGTTTCGCTGCGAATTTTAGTATATTCGCTAAGATTATCCGTTTTAGCCCAAAACATAATAGAGCGATTTGTTAGGCCGTCATTATTTTTAATATCAAAGCTTTTCCACATACTATAAAAGCGCGGCACATCTGCATAATTAAATGAGCTCGATAATGAGCTTAATTTAATCCACGTCAAAAATAATTTTTCGTGCGTATTTTTAAGCGCCCACCCCACACGGATCCATTTATTATAAGCACCGCTATTATAATAGCTTTCAGGTAATATCATAGCAAATTGATGCGTTTCTTTTACTTCATATTCCGTGCACGCAATTTCTTCGATAAAACATTCGAGAAGGTTGTCTAATGATGCCTTATTATCAATCTTTGCAAAATCATACATATTAAGATCGACTTTTGAGCTAATAACATTAACTTTAGCTTTGTGTTCGCGATTATGCAATTCTTTTTTCTCAAATTCTATTTTCGCAAGAATGGTAGCATTATTTTTTAATTCAAAAGATTGATGACCATTATAACGCGCACTCATTAATGGTAGATGTTCTTTAATGACGATTTTTGAAACATTGGATTCTTTAAAATTCCATAGCTCTTCAGCATTGTCATAACTTAATTCAAAATAATAAGTCAGACAATACGCTTTATGTTGTGGCTTACGAGAGCCATAAACTTGCCAATTGACAAAGCCTTTTGTTATTCCTTCGTCAAATACGTCCTCATATTTATTTGTAATAGGAATATTATCCCATATTCCTTTAATTTCGTCTATTACCATTTTACGCAAAACACATTGCACCGCTTTGTGCGTTTTAATACAAAATACAATATGAATACCGTCTTTTGTTTTATCTTCAGTAACATTCACGTCGGGTTTTTCATAAATATACACATTTATTTTTGAGTTGTCGGGAATATCATAAATCTGGTTTAATTTATTAGCATATAATGCAATTAAATCAATAATATGGTCTTTATTATGTTGGCGCTCAGTAACAGATTTGTCATAACGCAAGTCGACATCAACCAATAAAGGACCGTCTTCAATTAACTGTTTTTCAGTCAAATATTCACGCGACTTTTCTTGAAACACGTGGGTATAATATTTATCCCAAAATTCAGGTAAATTTGTGATGTTATAACTGCCACCATAAATATTTAATTCTTTACTGCCTATTTTGGTATGACTAATGATACCTTTATCGGCTTTAACTGATTTTAAATAGTCATCCCATTTAGATGAATTAGAGTTGCTATGTGTTATATTATTAGTCATTACAAATATTTAATAATTATATATATTAATATATTTTTATTTCAATTTTATAATATTTAAAAAAATGTAAAAATGAAAAAATGTAATTAAAAATAATATATTAAATATAAATTATTAAATATATTATGTATTATGAGTATAAATAATAGTGCTATAAAAAGAATAGCTAAGGATGTTAAATATATAATGGCCAATGGCGCTTCTTTAAGTTCGGAAAATATATATTATATGCACGATGAAGAAAACATTATGAAAGGTTATGCGCTAATAGTGGGTCAAGGCGACACACCATATGGTTACGGATATTATTTTTTTGAATTCATTTTTCCGAGCAATTTTCCGTTTTCGCCACCGGAGGTTCATTATTTGACAAATGACGGGACTATGCGATTTAATCCGAATTTATATACTAACGGAAAAGTGTGTTTGTCTATTTTGAATACTTGGGCGGGTGAAAGTTGGACCGCGTGCCAAACAATATATTCATTATTGTTAACATTATCGAGTATATTGTGTGCTAATCCGTTATTAAATGAGCCAGGAATTAAAGCGGACCATAATGATGTACATAAATATAATTTTTTGGTTACTTATAAGAATATAGAATTTGCAATAATTAAGGTGGTTAATATAGTATGTTTTAAAGAAGTTAATAGTTTAAGTAAATCCACCCTTGCAATTATGCATAAATTTAAAGCAATAATAGGCGACACATTTATGGCAAATAAGGAGAAAATTCTTGATTTTATTGATAAAAATAGGGTAACTTATCAAGACTTAATAAATGATGCAACTAGCACCAACTTACAAAAATTGTATATAAGCGTATATAATTTAAAATATGATTTAGAATATGATAAATTGGGCAAATTAATATTAGAAATTAATATTTAATAATTAATATTTAATAATTAATATATTGTAAAATTGAGTAATTATTTAAATAATTAACTATTATAAATATATACTAGTTAATTATGGATTTTTGTTCTAACTGTAATAATATGTATTATATCAAGTTAGAAAATCAAGATTGTGATAAAATTGTTTATTATTGTAGAAATTGCGGGACTACAGATGATAAATTAGTAAATGTCAATAATTGTATTTTAAAAGAAAATATTAATGTATCAGAAGATAAATTTAATATTCATATTAATAAATATACAAAATTAGACATCACACTGCCACGAATTAATTATATTAAGTGTCCTAATGAAACTTGCGAAACAAATAAGTCAGGTTACGATGCAAAAAAAAAGGAGATTATTTTTATTAGATACGACGATACTCGAATGAAGTATTTATATTTATGCAGTCATTGCGATTGTATATGGAAAACAACATAAACATTAAGAAGTAATAATAAAATATTATAAAATATTATAAAATATATTTATTTTTTCAAAGTATAATAGTATAAATAATAGAATAAATAATTGATATAAATTTAAAATAATAGTATAATAGTATATTAACATATGGATGATACCAATCGTGACGACCAAGAACCAGAAGAGATTGAAGAACCAGAACAAACAGATGATGAAATCGAAGATGACTTGTCTACGGAAAATGAAGATAAACAAAGCATTGCTACTATTGAAACCGACGACGAGGCAATTGAAACCGATGACGAAGAAATAGACGAAAACAAGTTATATGATTCAGACGAGGCATCAGATAAAATCAATGTTTTTGATAATGCAAAAACAAATTATGTAAAATATGATTATGAGGTGGAAGACATTGGTGACAGCGCTAGTTATAAATTAGATGAAAATTACAAGATGAACCATATATTAAGCTCTCATAATGAGTGCTTACATAAGAATTTTAACGAAATAAAGGAACTGTGCAAAGTTACACGCGATAAAGACGGTGTTATTGTGGATGAAATGCATAAAACAATACCATTATTGACAAAATATGAAAAAACTAAAATACTAGGTATGCGTGTAAAGCAATTGAATAATGGAGCACAGCCATATATACCCAGAAATGAGAAAATTATTGATAATTATGTAATCGCTTTAATTGAATTAGAACAAAAAAAAATTCCTTTTATTATTCAAAGACCGCTACCAAATAACAATTTTGAATATTGGAAATTACACGATTTAGACATTTTATAAATATAAAATTATTTAATATTAATAAGTATAAGTATAAATTTAACGCTTAAATCTATTTCCACAATCTAAGCATGTAACAAAGGTTGTCATAGGCTCGTCTGCGCTTCGTGTTTGCAATTGATAATACGTGCATTTTTTTGATTTACATTTTCCGCAAATAAAATCATCTGTAGATGCTTCAATTTTTGGCGTAAATTTATTTTCATCTTTAATACGTTTTTCTTCTATTAAAATATCCCATAAATCAGGACGCATTTCTTGGTGGTTCATAAAAGCGAGTTCGTGAGCTTTAAACGCTTTTAATAGCAGTTTATCAACAAGTTCCTTATTTTTGAGATTTAATAATATGCAACGTAATTTTTGAATATATAGCGCAACAAACGATTCATTAGACCACTTCTTAATAAGCTTTTTTTCCTCGCTTACACTTAATGTATAATTATAAATACCTTTTTCTAAGTTTGTGCTTATTTTTTCATTATTAAGCACAAGATTAATTTTAGCAATCACACATTGCCGAAATTTTTCAGGGTCATTAATAGTTCTTGTATATTTACTCATATATTACTTATTATAACTATAACAAGTAATATTTATATAATTATCAATTTTATAATTTTTATATTTATATTTATAATTTTATGAAATGTCCGTTTCTTCATCCGAATAACTATATAATTCATAACTTAATTCTGAATTGACGTCAATGTCCTCATTTTTATCTAAGTTTTTATCTAAGTTTTTATCTAAGTTTTTATCTAAGTTTTTATCTAAATTCTTTTCTAAGTTTTTATCTAAGTTTTTATCTAAATTCTTTTCTAAATTCTTTAATGTTTTAGCATCATTTGCATTATTGGCATTTGCATCAGCATCGTTGGTATTTGCATCAGCATCGTTGGCATGTGATTCGGTTTCTATTACTTCCTTTAAATCAAAAAATTCATTAAAATATTTGCCATCTAAATTCGTATAGTTATTATTACTTTTAAGTAAAAAAATGCACTTATTATTGCTATTTACATTAATAGCATATTTTAAAAAGATGCTATGTTGATTATAAACTTTAGACGCACTATCCACTTTTGACCATAATTCAAGCTCTAGACCAGAATCAATAGTCCAAGTATATAATTTACTAAAATTATTCGATGATTTATAACCACATTTTTTATAAATATTCTCTTCATCTACATTTTTAATCTTGAACTGTTTAAAAGTGTCGTTTTTCAATGTAATACAAGATATCATATTAGCAATATTAGTAAGTTATAATAATTTAGTATTATTTGTTTAAGTAATTACAAAATATATAATGAGTTGTAATTAAATATAAATTTTTAAGTTAATATACAAAACAAAACAAATGATTTTATATATTGTTAGATGGACCGTTATATATGTATTATTGATTTGTTTATTACATAAATTATACTTATTTTTTCAAGATAACTTGACCACAACTAAAAATAAAGATTATTATAATAGTGTTTTAATTGAGCCTATTAAAAGCGAGCCTATTAAAAGCGAGCCCAGTTACAGCGAGCCTATTAACGAAGAGCCTAGTACCTCTAAAGATTTTAATACTGATTTTACGTATGAAATGAAAAATGAATTGAACAATTTTATTAGCAAAATAAAAACATAGTATGATTTCTTTTTAAAACTGAAAACAATTAATTTAAACACATAATATGTAATATATTATTTAATAAATGTTAAAGCACAATCAAAAACTTGCATTAAATAGTTTCAATGATGTCAAAACTATTAGCAACAGATTTCCGTTAAATAATATTAATAATGCTAACTCAAATTTTAATATAACCAATTTATCAAATACTTTAGATTATTATATATTATACCCAAAAGGCAGGCGAGGCTATTTATGGTTTACGTATTATAAAAAAGAAATGCTTTGTTTATTAATTTTTATAAATAGTAAAAAGTTCGATGATATTAGTAATGAATTTTATAAGTATGAAATAAATTATGATAATACATTATGCTATAATAATGTATTATTAATAGGAACTTATTTTTACAAATATAACAATAACAAATCAGTGCAACATTATTATGTAATAGATAGTGTATTAAACTATAACTATTATAACGCCATTATAACAGCAAACAACAATAATTGTTTTAATAGTAAGTTAAATTTATGCAAAAAGGTTGTACAAGCTATTACTAATTCGACTTTCAATATTAATTTAGGAATAATTTTAGATAATTATGATAGTATATTCAAAATTATATACAAATTAAACTATGATATATATTGCGTTGCGTGCTATAGTAATAATAAATATTTAGGAAATTTTATATTAAATATTCAATTGTCGAAAACAATTAACAAAAATGAAACTAATTATGGTTACAATTTTAAAGTAACTGCAAGTATAACTCCTGATATATATAATTTATATATATTAGACAATAATAAAGAAATATTTTATGAATATGCGTTAATTGATAGCTATAAAACAAGTGTTTTTATGAATGACTTATTTAGGAAAATAAAAGAAAATAAAAATCTGGATCTTTTAGAAGAAAGCGACGACGAAGAGGAATTTGAAAATATAGATTTAGAAAAATATGTTGATTTAGGAAAATCTTATATTATTGAATGTTTTTATAATAAAAAATTTAAAAAATGGATTCCAAAAAATTTAGCAAAAAATAATTATATAATTGATAAAAATAAAATTAATTTAATTAAAAATAAAAATAAAATATTTTTATAATATATAAAAAAATGTTGTTTGCGTCAAACGATCTAATTGTTCAGGAAGGTGGTTCTAGTTCACAAAATCATCAGAACCAGTCGCAGAATCAAACCGCCGGCAGAAGAAGAAGAAGAAGAGGTAGCAAAGGCACAAGAAGAAGAAGACACAGACGCAGCAGACGTCACCACTAAATTTTTTATACTATTATAAAATAGTATAACTTATTATATAATTTATAATATATTTATAAATTATATAAACAAATGTTGGGGGGTTATTTATACAATAAAAAAGCAAGAAGTTCAAGAAGGTCATCTAAGCGTTCTTTAAAGCTTTCCTTTAAGCGTTCATTAAAGCGTTCTTTAAAGCGTTTATTTAAGCGTTCCTCTAAGCGTTCTTCTAAACGTTCTTCTAAGACTATGTAAAATAAAAAGCGACTTTAAAATTAAATAATTAAAATTAAATAATTAACTTTAGATTATTATTTAAAGACTTAACACTAATAATAACACTAGACTATTTAGTCTATTCATTTTTTATAGCATTGGTGCCCGAGTGGTCTAAGGGGTGCGACTCAAGTTCGTATGGCGTAAGCCTCGTGGGTTCGAACCCCACCCAATGCAAAATTTTTTCAAAAAAAATTTATAAATAAACAAATTTATAAATAAACAAATTATTTATAAATTGCGCTTTACTTTTCGCTTCACTTTTCGCTTCACTTTTCGCTTCACTTTTCGCTTCACCTTTCGCTTCGCTTTTCTCTTCGCTTTTCGCTTCACTTTTCGCTTTACGCTTTAACCCTTTAAAATGATACACGAGTAAACATACTTTTTTGACGCACAAGAGGAGGAGGTTCGGGCAATTCGCTCTTTGCTGGAGGAGTGCTAGGAACATATGATTGACTACGTTCTACTTGTGTAAATGCAATATTTGAGCAACTTTTTTGCCTATTTGCAACATTAGCAACAGACCTATATGCCGCGTTACATTGTTCTGCAGTTTCACTATAATTTAAGGCGTGACTTGGTAAAATTCCAATTTTTTTGGCTTCTAAAATAGCGTCTTGATTAGCACCTAAATAAATCAACTCAATACCATACGACTCCTGAGCACTAGCAATAAGCTTTTTGAGTGATTGCGCATTGTAATTTGTGCTACAATTTTCACACCCATCTGTCGTAACATAAATCAAACATTTGTTGTAACTGTTTGGATTATGAAGCTTTTTCTCCATAAAATAGGTAAGACTGGAACCAATAGCATCATATAGCGCTGTTTGCCCGCGAGGAACAAATTGTTGCAATTCAAGCGGTCTTACTTCCTTAATATTTAGCGACCTAATTAACATATGCTCTTCGTGGTCAAATAGCTTAATAGATACATTTACAACTTCTCCAGGCTTTACGTCTTGCCTAATAATAGTTAAAGCTGAGTTAATACCGCCAACAGTGTCGGCCTCCTTGCCAGACATAGAACCCGAGCGATCAATAATGGCGACAACTTCTTGGATAAACGATGTCATAATTGCTAGTATTATAATAACTAAAATTAAATAAATAAACTTTAAATCAATTTTATTTATAGAATTTTCTATTTTTTATTTTCTATTAAAAAACAATAATAATAAAAATTGAAAAAATATAAGGCCTATATATTAATATATATATATTAATTATAAATGTCATATAAGGCTAAAGTATCAGCTATTGATGAGCAAAATGGCATAATGACTTTTACTTTGAGTAATGTAAATGTTAGTTATGCTAATGGATTACGGAGAATTATATTATCTGAAATTCCAGTTATTGCGATTGAAAGCTATCCTCACGATAAAAATAATGTAACCATTTTTACAAATAAATCGCGATTAAACAATGAATTAATTAAGCAACGATTAAGTTGTATTCCTATTCATATTGACGCTTTAGAAGACTTTCCATATAATGATTATGTGCTAGAAATAAATAAGAGTAATTCCTCTAATTTGATTATATTTATTACTAGCGAAGATTTTCAAATAAAGAATATTAAAACAGGAAAATATTTAACACGAGCAGAGGTTCAAAAAATATTTCCTCCTGACCCAATTAGCGGAGATTATATTGATTTATTGCGCCTAAGACCAAAGTTATCCTCAAATACTGATAAAGAGCAATTACATTTGGAAGCAAAATTTTCCATTAGCAATGCTAAAAATAGCGGAATGTTTAATGCAGTAAGCACGTGTTGTTATGGAAATTCACTTGATCAGGTGAAGATTATAGATGCATGGGCACTAAAAGAAGAAGAACTAAAGCTAAAATATAACAAAGAAGAAATCGCAAATCTTAAAAAAGATTGGTTGTTTACAGATGCAAAACGACATTTTGAAGAAGACAGTTTTGACTTTACACTAGAAACACTTGGAATTTATGATAATTTTAAATTAGTCGAAACCGGGGCAAATATATTAATTAAGAAGTTATATAGCTCTCTTAATCTAGTAAAGGCAAATATTGATTATATTCAAGAAGTTGAAGATACTATGGAAAACTGCTATACTATTATGCTAGACAACGAAGATTATACTATTGGAAAGATTATTGAGTTTAATTTTTATGACAAATATTTTGTGCAATCAAAAGACCTTAATTATGTAAGCTTTCTAAAGAAACATCCACACAATAGCTTTAGCATTATTAAATTATCTTATAAAAATTCTATTACAAAAGATGACATTATGCTTAATTATGAAGAATGCATTAATAGCGCAATATTAGTTATTAATTCAATCAAAGAATATTTTAGCTCTAAGTAATAGTTACGACCCTAAGTAGAACGACCTAAGTAGACCTATATTGTATTTTATATCCAAAAAAAATTGATATTTTTTTATGTAAGCAAATCTAATAATAAGAGCAAATTAAAAATATGAATTGCTATTATGGATTAGCAAAGCGCCTTATTAAGTCTTGCTTTCCGAGAATTATTCCTGTTCCACAACTTGAACCACTTGATGCTAAAAATATTATCAAACATCGTTCATATCAAGTGGCTTGTGAAGAGGCGACTAAATACCCGTGCGAACGTTGGAAGGAGGTATATGAGGTGCACATGAACGTCTCTTTTAAACCCAAACCTATTTCAGATGAAGAAGCTTGGGCAGTCACTGTGGCGTGGGCTGAAGCAAAAGCAAAGGAACATGAGACAAAGGAAGAATCCAAGACCGACACCAACGAATCTTACGATTCAGACGACTCTGAATTTGGTGTTCCCACACATCCGGTGAAAAAGTCAGCTCTCTTTGTTGGTTCAGACAATGAAGACACAGTGAAACAACAAGTCAAGTCTATTATAGCACAATGGGTAACAACATCAAAGAAATGGCACGCAGCATCAACCATACAGGCGGTTGTAAGGGGGCGACTGGTGCGTTCAGGTGCGTATAAATTCTTCATCGCGACACATTACGCCTATAATGAGCCATGGAAACGAGAGCTTTGGTGGGTGACGACATACACACTAACACGGGCAACACTAGCAATGACTACATTATGGAATGTTGAGAAGCGAGCGGCAACAATCATACAGGCAGCTGAGAGGGGGAGAGTGGTGCGCCTCACTGCTTGCTATGCCGCATTTGATAAAATTGTTGCAGAAAGAAAAGAAAGAAGACATATAGCAAAGAAGACGAAACAGACTTGGAAAGCAGTTAACGACCCAACCACATGGTATCGCATCTAATTGTTGTTTTTGTTTATACACCATAAAAACAAAAACAACAATTATTATTCACTATATCCAACATATTCATTTTTTTTTATATCACGTAACTGACTATAAGACGGAGGTTCAGCATCTTCATCATAATAAATATTAGAAATATCTAAAAATGGAACATGATTTGTATTATTATTTTTTTTTTTAATTTCATTATTTGTAGTATTACATTCTTTATTAAAAGAAAATAGCTCACATATATTTCCCATATTTATTTTATATATTTATATAATAACTATTTTTTATATTTTAATAAATATTTATTATTTTTCATAATAAATATTTTTTATATTTTTTATATTTTAATAAATTAGTTAATTCAAATTTCCATACTATCTTTATAGCTTTCTTCACTAATAATACTATTAGGGCATGTTCCATTACTTGTAACAGACGAATCAAAACTCATTGTTTGAGCGCCTTCACTAAGACAAGGGGTAACGTGAGGATGAGAAACATTCTTATAATTAATAATAAACATTTGCTGTGCTGGATGTAGAGCATTCACATAATCAATCACATATTTTTTGTCAATAATTTTACTCTGTGGCTTAAGCTCAGATTTGTATTTTTCGTGCAACTTATACATATGCGACTTATATTCAAACTCATATTCTTTTAATGGCTTTTCTTTGCGAATAAAACAACTAATATAATTCATAAATAAATTGCTAGTATAATAATAAAGAGCCAACTTAAATTTATTAAAAATAACAGTATGCTCCGGATAATATTGCAAAAATTCTCCTACCTTATTTTGTTGCTTTAACGATAAATAATTAAACTGCAATTTCGGCTGATTTCCTCGCAATTTACGCACCTCTTCATAACTAGCATTTCTAATTTTGCTACGCGTTCCGTCTTTGCTATATAAGAAACAACCTACACAATTATAACCCGCATTACCAGACTCATAATATGATTTAATTTCCTCAAAACTAGTTAGTGGATACTTATTTACAAATTTAATATTGCTATTCAGAAAAATATACGGCGGACAATTTAGAAGAGACTGAATATTAATTTCATTAATAGTAACTTGATCTAAATTATTAACACTCAAAACATTGTTAATAGGATGAATAATTTCATAGACTTTCACTAAATAAATAACAGGCGACACAATAGGCGTAACAATCCGATTAAAAGGATGTTGCAATACAAAACTATACACATATTTTTCATCTAAACAGTTAAGGTCTAAATTGCAAATATTACACGCCTCGAAAAACATAGAGCGAAATGTAAGATTATAATAATCTTTGAAATAATTGTTATTATCAAAATATTTATAATTTTTTACATCATTGAAAAATACAATGTTTCCTCCAACCGTTGAACGTGTTGCGATTTCCCACGTTTGTTTAATATTATCATAAAACACGTTAATCATTGTTCCATCAATATAATCCTCTAACCAGCTATTTTCCGTCGAATATGCATTTACAAAAAACGAATAATCAAGCGACTTTTCAGGCGCAAAACATACAACCTTATTATTTCTAACAATAACAGAACGAAACTTCGAAATAGCTAAATATTCCGCAAAATCAGTCTTCGCAAGAGAACTAATAACCTCTTTAGAGTATTTGATAATCTTGTATTCATTATTGTTAAATGTATATTTTTTAATAGTAAAATAATTGTGTTCATTCTTTAGAGCATTTGTAACATTAAGATTAATTGAATTGGTAATACTTACCATATAGCGACTACACAGTAATAATATTATTTATTATAATATCTTTAAACCGTTTTTGATATTAGTTTTATTAGATGTTCAAAATACAAAAATAACATTTAACTAGAAATAATATTAGAATTATATTAATTTCTATTATAAATATAAGATTATATGAGTAAAATGGAAGAAACAGAAACACAAGCAAGTCCGCTAGCATATAATATTAACCTACAGCTCGGTGATATTATACAACTAGATGCCCCAACAAATAGCTCTTTACACGACAAAATTTATTTCATAAAGTTTATTAACAAAGAAAAAATAGTATTGATTGATGCTGCTAAAATAATTACGTTAACATTAGCACAAAATGGTAAATTAGAAGAAGAGTCAATAAGCAACATAATACTATTGAGTAGGCATAAAAGCCCCAGCTTTGTAGTTCAAAACAATTTAGAAGTAAAAAAATACATTTCTATTTATTTCGGAGAACCGCTCCCAAAAGTATTAAATGGTCTAATAACCAACATCGAAAACGATATGATAGAGGTGACAACATTACCGGAAAAAGACGTCCTATATATAGATTTTGCATATTCAGGTATTCCTGAATTTTTGAATATTGAAAAAATAGTAATTCGCGAAAAAGTGGATGAAACCAAATTAGCAGCATCAGAAACAAATAGTCCAGAAAAAGACAATGACAATGCATCGGTTTTATATCAAGGCGACGCACGCGAATTAGACTATGACTTAAAGGTATATGAAACAGCGCAAAATTATGAATCTATTATTATAGACACTATTGAATTAGGTGCGGAGCTCGAAAGCATAGAACACGAAGTAAATGTATCCGACGAAGAGCAACGCTATAGCATAGATAAGCAAACAAATGACTATTTAGATAAATTAATCAACGCATATTTACCAGAGCAACGCACACCAGAAGTAATAAATAGAATACACAATGAAATAAACTATTATTTGCAATTGCGAACTCTATATTCGAATTTTGACACAAACAATAACCCGTCAATCATCGAAGAACGCGGCACACATTACAAATATTTGAAAGAGCAACTATTTAATTTGAATAAAAAACTCTATTATATATTGCCAATTGTATCAAACGTCCGCAACCTACTAATAAGCGACGTTGGCGAAATAGACGAAATGGAGGACAAAAACTCGTATAGTTACCAACATATAGGAGAATTTATTGAAGCATTAAACGACGTATCTTTAAAATGGATTAATAATAGCTCAAAAGAGAAAATCAATAGCTATAAAGAGCACATAAAATCTCTCTCAGAACTATTAGATAATGTTACAAATTATAGCGAAGAAAACATAAATGTAAATGGCCAAATAACAATGATAAATGCTATTATTGATGATTTTTATAATTATAGCGTAAAAAAAGGCGGTCTCTCTAAAGACCGATTTATAATGGACGTATATAATGACGGATACTCTATGTTAGAAACATATTATGCAAATAATAAGAAATATAATAAACATATCAAAATAGTTCCTAATGACTTTGTCAATATAATAGGATTTATGACATTGCCATTACCGTTTTTCAATTTGTCCAAACTAAATACTCCATATACAAATATATGCGACAGAGCGAATTTAAATCACAACTTTATTCCTTACCAATTAGCGCTAAATAAGACCACACTTTACAACAGCTATGTTTTAGAAAACGACGCTAAAGACAACTTCATCAATAGTAACACCGTTATTCATAATAACAGTCTCTTATCCACTATAAATAATTTTAGCGCACAACCCAGCGACCTTCCTTATTTGGAAAGTCTAAACTATTTGATGGAATCCTTTGTTCCAACAGCTAATGCATTTATTGATGAATATGTGAAACTTTATAGCGACCAATCTCTCGACTACAGAACCTATAATATAGTAAATTTTGTATATGACCTACAGCCTCTAAATATAGATATATATAATTTGCACGCTAATGATTATAAAAAAATCGGCAAGCTAGTAAGCACCAATATTGATTATTATAAAAAAAGCTATAAGTCGAAAGAAACAAACTTTGCGCAATTTTTGAAAATTATTGCTGACTCGAATGCCGGGACATATAGCGACCTGACTAGCAAATACAATAATTTAACTTACTCCTTAAATATATTGACAACTGACTTAAAGGCGGAGCTTTTTAATTTTTATAAAATAAGCGATGAGCTGTTTAATAACAATGAAGAATTGTATAGCGCTATTGTGAAAATCGATAATGCGGACTTCTTTATGCAATGCATAAATAAAAATATTATGGACTTAGTTGTAGGAAACTTGCTTGAAAACTTTATAAAAGCTCACTCACGAGAACAAGAAGAACGAGATGAGCAAAAAAGCAAAAACGAACAAGACGAGCCAGCCAATCTCTCGTCTAAAGATATATTAAAGGGAAACATTGACGACCTAGTATCAACTTGCGAACGTTATGTATTATCAAAAAAATACGACTCTTTACAATCATTAGAAAACGACAATAATAAATTAATATATTTTGATGCAGTTTATGATAATACTTTTTACAGCATTATAAATGATTATAAAAACGAGCGTGAAACTATGGACCGCAAACAGTTTATTGACTTTATAGCAAGTAAGCTAATGGCTCAATTAAACTTAACAAAAGCAAACGCATATAGAGAGGCTGTGGCCATTGTCGATGAAAAACGCGAAGTTGTAGACGGAGATTATGCGCTATTATCGGGTAAATCTAGCAACAAAAATTATATATATGTAAGAAACGCTAATATATGGACACTAGAACCAAAATTTGAGAACAATTTTGTTATAGAAACCAACCAAATATTTTGCAATAGCAACAAAGATTGCGTTTCCATTGATGAAAAATGTATGACAAACGAAGAGGCTAAAAAAGCCAGCATAAATAAAGACGTGGACGCAATATTAAAGAATTTCGAAAATAAATATGACTTAAGCATCGAAGATATTAAAGGTAAAATAAACACTAATTACGAAAATTCTAAAAAAAGAATAGCAAAAATAGACTTGTTAAACAGAAGTGCTCGAGAGAAAAACAGCGCCTATTTAATAAGCCTTGAGGAAGTTCAAGAAAATAAAGTGCTAGCGTCGCCTTATGAAAAATTGAGAGATCACATATTAAAGCAAAAAGATTTGACCTATAAATACTCTTGCATAAATAAATTTTGCATTAATTTTACAAGAAACGCTATAAAAGACGAGTCACCACATTGGCTTTATTGTAATCAGTCAGGGGTTCGCTTGTTACCCTCATTTTTCCTAAGATTGGCTAATGTATTTATTAATAAATTGGACTATGCGCGCGAATTAGACGCTATATGCGCACAACGCGGAACAATTAGCGACGACAATAATTTTTGGGTAGACAAATATAGCGGTTACATTATTAAAACAATCGCATTTGATACCGAAGAAGGCTATGACGAAAAAGGCTTTAAATTATTAACTCGCGCAACAGTCGAAGAAGATTATAACATAAATGTCAGTATTAACGCGGAGCTAAAAATGCAAGACCTAGACCAAATGCAAGTAAAGGAAAAAGCAAATTTAAAATCGCTAAATCCAAACATTGGCACAATAACGAATATAGTAAAAGCAATGAGCACTAATATGGGCATAAACATTTCACATAATCACGAACTGCTTATTAACAATGTTTTAACAATACAAAACGCTAATATTCCGTCGCAACAACAATACGAACAATTTATCTTAAAGGCAACGCAAAAAGAAGGCAAAGTGAAAGCAATGCCTAGTTATAAAGAAGCATATAATTCGTCACTGCTATTATTAACATTGTCATTTATTGTATATTGCGTTCAAATAAACATTCCCTCTTTACAAACAAAAAAGACCTTTCCGGGCTGTATTAAGTCGTTTAAAGGTTATCCTCTAGACGGCGAACAAGACAAAACCTCTATTGCATATATAGCTTGCATTGCTAATAAGTTGAAAAGCTCTATTGACCCGTGGAGCAGTTTATTGAAAATGTCCGAAAGCACAATTATGAAAAAAATGGAGGCGCTTATTGAAAAATATATACTTCCAAATAAAGAATTGGTGTCCCACTTGAATAAAAAACGCGCTTACTTATTATCAGAAGACGCAGTAAAAGATGAAATACCTGAATATTTGTCCATTAACACTTGGCACACATTTAATCCACCATTAAACGATATTAAAATTATGTCGGAAACAGTGCAACCGCTAGACGACACCTTTAAAACAATCTTATACGATACATTTTCACGAGGAAGTCAAAACAATATTAAAGAAACACTGGAGTCTAAAGCAATATACACAAGTTACTATATTATTGAAAAAATACAAAATGTTGTTAAAAAAAATAGCCCATTATTGAAAAATTCGAACGACAATCCATTTTTAGAAAATGCGTGCTGTAATTCGACTAAAAACACAATTGACTATTTTATAAGCGAAGACAAGTCTATAGCAACTTATAATAATTATGTAGCGTTTTATAATAATATATTAGCTAGCATAGACTTACTTACCTATGCTCCACAATTATATGACCCTAGAAACACTAAGCAAACACGCGCGTCTAATGAAGTAGCGTTTAGCGAAGAATTAGTATATAAAGCATTTATACACTTTTGCAACTTTAATAATCAGGTTCCGCTAGACGACGAATTGCGAGGACTATGCTTGGACAAACCTGCCAAGTTTGACAATAGTAAGCCAATAAATGAAATAATAGCTGCCCTAAAAGAAGAAGGCAAGGTTTATAATTTTTCTTCCTTTGTTGAACTAATACACATAATAAGTAAGCGAAACATAGTAAATATACCAGCAAACTTCCCTATTTTAAACAATATTGAGGCAATGCGTATATTAATTGAGGCCTATAGGCAAAATAGTTACTATAATTTGGATGATGACTTAATAACTAATTTAGAAGTTTTGCTCGATAACTTTTCAATAACTGCAGCCGAAAATAGCGAACTCCGTAATTTTAAGAATTTTATAGGCAAGTCAAACGTACTATTAAAACAAAATATATTACAAATAATCAGCAAACAGAGCTCAATTAGCAAATCAGATGTTGCTAAATTCTCTCAAAATATGACTATAGAAATAGATGTTGAAAATATTAAATTTCATCAAAACTATATTATTAACTTTTTATATGTATTTCCGTCGATTATTAGCAATAAAAATATTAATTATGGAGCAATACCGAAACATTGGAAGCTATCCGAACTACACGTAAAGGACCTTTTTAACATAATACAAAAATACTATAATAACTTGAATAACTTTGACGCGCGACCTGAGCTCTTGCTAGCATTCAAAATAATAGCTAAACGCTGTAAAATTTTGGTGGAGCTAATGCGTGTATTTTTACATAATAAAACTCTTATGAAAAGCTCAAAGTCAGCTATAAAAATCAACAGCATATTTGACGAACAAGTGGTAACTATGTTTTACAATTTTATATTTTATAAATTGATTAATGAGCTAGTAAATATTAGCGACGACGAAGAATTTTTGCTAGAAATTCAAGGGTCGGAAATAAATGACTATGCAAAAGACCAATTTTTGAAAAACAGTGTTGCTTACGTTTTAGAATATATAAACATAATGTCTAATCATCATAATTTAATTAATAATGGCTACAAAAAGGTAAAAGAGAAAATTAATATGGCAAAAGAAAAAGAAAAGACTATTATTACCGATTTCCTTAAAAATCTCTCTGACGAAGAACGCGAAATTGAAAATGTTTTGAAAAATAATAGACTTGAAAAGTGGAATAAAGGTATGCAAAAGGGTCTAACCCAATATGTAAAAGAAAATTATGACGAAGAGCGCGAGGCATTAGATAAACAGGCGCTAAAAGAACGCAAATTACAGCAAAATAATAATGTAACAGCAATGAATAGAGAATTGTATAATCTTGATAACGACGAAACTGAGGCACGATACAATGCTATAGATGAAGAAGAATATAGCTTGCAAGATGTGCCAGATGATGACGATTTTAATTATGATAATGACCAAGATGGAGATTATGGTAACGGCCCAGATGACAGAGATTATGACTAAGAGCTTTTTTAAAACTTTTTTTATTTATTATTTATTATTTTATATTTTTTAAATTTTTTATTTTTTTAATTTCATTTAGGAGTTTTATTTTTTATTTAGGAATTTTATTTTTATATTTGTATATAATATATAAATGCCAGATGACTACGGAGTAGATCCGAATTATAACCATGGTGAATTTGTTAGACAACAGGAGACACAAGAGAGACTACAGGCTAGAGAAGACAAAATTTGGATGGATAATTGGAAATTAATTACACCTCTGCCACCAATGCAACCATGGCAACGCGAGAATGCCGCAAAGCAGGCTTTGGCTTATCATAACAACAACAACAACAAATAGGATATAATAGAGGAGGCCGTCGAATGAGATACAAATCAACTCGCAGACGTGGCAAAACAAATCACAGACGCGTCAAAACTCATCGCCGCCGTCATCGCAAACACTAAGAATTATTTTTATTTATCCTAATGTTATAGCAAAATAGAGCGCTATTACTTTAAAAACTTAAAAATTGAAATGAAAATAATAACGTTTATTTTATACAATAAACAAACGTTATTATAATTAAATATGTCAGGATATATTTATTGCTTTTCAAATGCTAATATGCCTAATATTCTTAAGGTCGGTATGACTGAGCGAGCACCCGATGTAAGATTAAATGAAGCAAATAATTCTGGTACTTGGACAATTCCATCATATAAAATAGTCATTGCCAAAAAAGTATTAAATCCTAAACAAAAAGAATTAACACTTCATATGTTGCTTTCTCAATATACAGAACGAATTCATCCTAAACGTGAGTTCTTTCGTGTTTCAGAAGAAGAAGTAAAAACATTCTTTGATTTAATTGATGGTGAGTTATGGGTTAAAACACCAGAAGAAGAGAACGAGGAAGGGGACGATGAACCTGAAGATGTTACTAAAAAAAGTTCTCGTAATATGAGCAAATGTTTTAGTGATGGACAGCGATTACGCCATACAATTGGTATTAATAAAACTTGGATTGGTATATATGATGCTTCAAAAAATGAAATCATTTGTGATACCAAGTCTTACAAATCATTAAGTAGATTTGCTGCAACGCATTATAGTATAGAAAGACCAGACCGTGGTAATTCAGCAAATGGATGGGCAGAATGTGAATGCGAAGTAAATGGAAAATGGATTTCTACATATAGTCTGTAAAAACTCTAAGCTAAGCTTTACTTCTATAAGAAGTAAGAAAACATTTTAAGGCTTTATATTTTTTAGCAATTTGTAACGGAAACCTTCTTTCAGGATAATCTCTTAATTGTTCTGTTAATTTGCTACGAGTTGTGCGCATTTCATATTTTTCTGCAACTAAGTCGTAAATATTTATAAACACTTTTGCTTTTAATAGACGACGCGCTTTTGTTATAGATGGTTGAGGTTCTTCGCCAAATAGCACCAATATCTTATTTAACCATTCTAAATCATTTAAATTTTTTTCCATAGTTTTACCAATATGGTGTTGCTCTTCAACTATCTTTGCAATTAAAACGTGAATGTCTTCATATTCTTTACAATTTATTAAATTAATAATAGCATTGAACGGAATATGCTTACTCTTTAGTTTACTTCTTAATTCGTCTATTAAATCATAATATGGGGACGCCATTATTTAAATGCTACTATTATACTATTATAAATAGCATTTAAATCAATACTATTTATAATAAAGAGGAAAAATCATTTTGTAAAATCTGCTTTTAATATTATTGCTTCAAGCGCTTTGAATTTATCAAACGTTTTATTTATATTTTCATTTAATATTGAAACATCAATCACATATACTCCTATTAATTTTAATTTATTACTTATTTGATTAGCTGGTATAGTAAATTCAATACCTAATTCAACGGGTAGTTCATTAACATTAATATGGTATCCAAATTGAGGATGCATACACGCTTTAGTTTCACATTCTTTATCATCTTTAGGATTATCTGTTTCTATAGATTTTGATAAATATTTATATGGTATAGGTTGCACTGTTTGATATATATTTAAATAATAATGACTTCTAGCATGCGATTTTAAATCATTCAACAATTTATCATAATCAGCAAATTCATCATAATTCGCTATATTAAAATAATCATTATTAAGTACTTCTAATGATTTAATAAATAATTTTTGTTTTTCAATGGATTCCTTTCTATTTAACTTAGCATATTTTATCATATTTTTATCGTGCTCTACATAGTTTTCCATATTTTTTAACTTTTGTAATGCGTTTTCAAGAGCACTTTTATCACGTGATGCTAATTCTGATAAATACCATATTGAAATAAAGGCGTCTAGTCCAAAGAAAAAAGGTTTATTTGTGGGATTAATGTTTTTAACTGGATCTATAAAACTTGAACCATGAAATAATATGCTACCTTTTGGTAATGATGATTTATTTTCATACAATTCGCGCGCTAATTTTAAATGGGCACTCCACGTTTCTTCTTTGGTTAAATATTTAACATTAGAAACTTTTGGAAACTTCAACTTTTTATACCAAAATGGATATAAATGTTTATCAATCAATGAAGAGCCGTACTCCTTTTTTGCTCTATGCCTCTTTGTCTTATGCCTTATTCTTTTAGTGTCTTGCGTTTTTCTCATATGTGACGACTTACGTAGTTTTCTTCTTGTTAATTTTCTAAATCTTATTAACATAATATAGTTGTATATTAAAGAGAAAAAAATTGCAAATTAATAAATAATTCCTGATATACAAATTTTCTAATTATTCTTCCACTACTTCTAATTCATCATCATTAACTTCAACATCAGTGTCAACGCCTACATTTTTAACAATTCCCTTAATAAATTGCTCAGCTAATTCTTTATTATTTTCAATTTCGTTTTCTAATTGCTTAATAAGATTGGTATTGTAGTCACAATAGGCAACAATCTCTTTCTGTTTTTCGAGAGAAGGGATGGGGATTTTTATGGTTTCAAAGTCGTCAAATGATACAGCAGGATATTGTGCTCCTTTTGCTTTATTTATTAAATCATCACTTATATAATCACTTGTCATAATATAATACACATATTTTGATAATATTGTAGTTGGTTCTTTTACTCTTATATTTGCAAAACCAGTTGATGCAATACCATTTTGAATATTGTCACTAATATAAAGATATCCTTTCAAATTGGGTCTAACAGATGAATATAAAATATCACCTTTCTTAACAATTCTTTTTGCGCGTGATGGAAAATCACTTGTTAATTTTTGTAATTCTAATATTTGCCCTCCTTTAACAGAAGCAATATCAATATAATTAATTTCAGTATATTGTCCTGATTTCATATTTTCAGGATTAACCTCACAAACTTCTCCTAACTCTTTCACGCTATTCTCTCCAAATATTTTTTGATTATTCAAACAAAACTCATTTAATTGCTTCAATTCCTCAATCTTTGTTAAGCTAGTTTTATTTGCTTTTTCATATATATAATCTAAATAGGCTACAATAGTTTTTTGTTTTTCGAGAGAAGGGATTGGTATTTTGACATCGATTACTTGAGTATATCTAATAAATGGTATTGCTGTTCCTTTTTGATTTGACATAAATTGCTGTTCAAGTATTATTTTAGAATAATAGTATAAATATTTATCAATCATTATGTTAATATTTTTACTTTTCATAGTAAAACATTGAGATGCCCAAAAAGGTTTTTCATAATTATGATTTATATAACCTGAATATGCACCGGTTCCACATACAATAGTTTCATTACCATTTCTATTATTTTCATTATGAAAACCAACGATTTTAACACCACCGCCAAATATAGGTATATTTCCCTCGACCATATATTTTTTATCAAGTTGAGAACCGTTTTGAAAGTCACAAACTTCTCCAAGTGTTTTTACTATAATGCCTTCTTCATATTTGTCTTCTACGCTTTCATCTTTCATATATTCCGCATAATTAAGTGAATAAGAATTATTAACAAGTTTATCAATAGGAACTTCAACTAATAGATGTTTAACTCCTTCGCCTTGACCTTCATATGGATTAAAGTCATAAAATGCAACTTTGCTTGTTTGATGTTTGTCAGAGAAGTCATATTCCCTATTTTCTTTTTTAGTTTTAGAAGACTTGGTGCTAGTTTTCAAAACACTAGTTCCTTCTCTCTTTTTCACAAAATAAAACACACAAGTTTTAATCGAAGTATAAGTAAAAATTCCAGCTGGCAAATAAATAATTTCTTTCAAATCGCATGTTTTCATCAAATATTCTCGTACAGCTACTAATGTTTTATTAGTTTTTGAAAATAAATCTTGCCCATCGGGTAATACGACAGCACCTTTTCCATTAATTTTTAACATATAAATAATTGCTTGAATAAATAAGCTTATTGCATTATCTGTTTTAATAGGAATATATTCATTTTTAAGCGAACTTTCAAAATCATCATATTTTAATCCTTTAATACCAAACGGCGGATTTGCTAATACATTATCAAACTTTTCACTAATAGGCTCTCTAATACTATCACCCAAGCCCAATTTTTGAAACATATGACCTGATGAAATCAACATATTAGAAACCGCATACTTATAAGTATCAACTTCTAATTCTTTACCATATAGTCCTTGCGTTGTAATAAAATCCCAATTAGGTTCTATAGCTTTAACGTTTGCTTGTTCTAAAATATGAAACAAATAGGTTTTTAAGAACCCACCAGTTCCCATTGTAGGGTCACAACATGTTTCTATTGTGCCATCTGGTTTAATTTGTGGATTAATTAAATTTACCATCATATCCTTAACTTTTGGTGGTGTAAAGAACTGTCCTAATACTTTACCAGCCCAAACGTCTTGAAACAGTTCTTCGTAAGCATTACCCATAATATCATAGTCAAATTGTGAAAAGTCAATAGAGTTTAATTTATTAAACAATTTTCTATAAGTTGCTTGATACCGAATATCAAAACCTTTATCTTTCATAAATATATTTTTTGTAGTAGGATTAACTGATAAAATAAAATCCCATAAATGTTTCAATAAATCAGGAATATTATCTTCTTTTTCACTAGATAATTTGCTAAAATACACGAGTGTTAGTAATTTGTCCTTATCTAAATCACCACAATCATATTCGTAGTCATCTATATTTATTTCATTTCCAATATAAGGTTCAATAATTTTTAACACCAATAAATACGATAAATTTTTAAATGCTTTTTCACCAGTAATACCTTCACCACCATCTCTCAAGATATTTAAACATGATTTAAAGGTGCTAATAAGTAGAGACTTACTATCAATACTTGCTTGTTTAGCCTTAGCAATTTGCTCCATTTCTTCTAAACTAATACACGGAGCCTTTTTGATTTTATGTCTTGTATAATCGCACTTTTGAGTAAACACCTTTTTGCATAATTCGCAGCTATAACTTTTAGGATTTGCCATTTATATATAATATATATTAAAAAAAGTAATTTTAACTTTAAATCAATTTTTTTAATATTATTATAATTTTTGAAAAAAAAGCATTTTTTACTTTCGCCCAACTTACAAAATAATACTAGGTGACTTTTTCTTATATTTAATTTCAATTAACTCTCGTAAATCTCTCAAATTATAATAGTCAACCCAAAATCCATACGGTGGAAATAATGAATCTTTTGCACATAAATCACTACAAACAATTGCTAAATCTAAATTCTTAAAATAAGCGAACCTAATTTCTGGATATAAATCCAAATATTCATTTACCTTACTTTTACAAGTTTTTAAGTCATAATAAACTCGCTCTATGCTTAAATAATCAATCCAATTTGTAAATACTCCTTTATACGCTGTTTCAGGGTCATCTGGTAACTTGTTCAATCTCAATGTTAAAGCATAATAGTCTTCCTTAGTCTTAATATTATGCTCAGCAATAATTTTCTTTGCTTTTTCATAACTTGTTCCTAAAGCACAACGCTTTACTGTTTTAAGTCTTAATTCTTGTTCCAATTGTTTATCTAAATCATCAACATCTGGCTTAGGATTATGCTTAGGTCTAGGCTTATAAGGACATGATTTAGGTGAAATATCAACCCTAAATACTTTAATCTTATAATTAATAGTTTCGTCTTCGAGACCCATTTGATAAATTACTTCTCTCACCTTTTTCCAATCTGAGTTATTGCTATTATCCAGCCAATTGTTATTATTTATAATAGGCAAAATGATTTTAGTTAGCTTGTCAGGTTGTTTAGCATTCTTTCGACTAGCTCTTAGCGCTGATTGCACTATGCGAATATTAGAGGTCATATTTTCTGCAAAAACTACACCATCCAATAAAGGAAAATCCCAGCCTTCGCCTAAACAATATACACAAGTAATAATGCCATAGTGCGCCTTTTCAAACGCAGCAAGTATATTTTTTTGTGTATCCTTATTCATAGAGCTATCATAATTAGAACAATATAAATCATCTACACTAAAATAACTCTCACTTAACAGCTTTTCTATATAGCTATTTACTTTTAGCGCGTGTTCTTTATTATTAACATAAATCAATAAATGGTGAGAATGCCCGTCAGCAATACTTTTTAAGCCAGCATAAGCACTTAAAAGAAGACGTTTGTCATTTTCATCATCATTACTAGTATTGCTACCCTGATTAGTAATTAATAAAGCTAATGTGTTTAATTGATCTTCATTAGTATAAAGGGTTTGGATTATGTAATCACAAACAATGTTATTTTGAATTGCCCACAATAAAGGGCGCTTAGTAATAATTTTTCCAAAATAAGCTTCATTACTATTTGAAATTAATAAATCATCATCACAAGAACTGTCTTTATTTTCTAAAATTTTTAGCGTAGCGGTTAATGATAACTGCTTAACACAATCAATTTCTAAGATTTTCACGTAGGTCTTATGCTCTTCTTTAATAATATGATGACTTGTTAAATGATGAACTTCGTCCAAAATTTTCATATCAAATGTAAAGTTTGCCGATAGGCTAGCACTGCAAACTTTATGAGAGCTTGCATAAGTAGTAATTACAATACACTTACCCTTATTTTTATTTAAGAAGAGACTAATATCTTCGATGCTAACACTGCTCTTAACAATTAAACACGGACAACCAGGAAATAGTTGTGCAATAACCTTTTCCCATTGAATCAATAATAATATATTAGGAACACCAATAAGAATAGTATGCGCGGCTAGGTCTTGACTAATCCATAGTGAAATAAGTGTTTTTCCGATTCCACATATTAACACAAGAAGACCTTTATTATGTTCTTGAAAATGTGATAGCGAGAGATTAATAATATCAGTTTGATCAGTTCTTCTAGTATATGGAATAGGCTTAGGATTAATAATTGTTTCTTTTAATTGTTTTGCTATTAAATTTGCCAAACGTTTTTTGCGTTGATTAATATATTCTTTACGTTTAATGCTCTCAATTTCCTGACGTGACAACTGTCTAGCTTCAATATTACGTTTTTTTAATTGTGTTATAATTAGTGGAATAATTGATTTTTTATAAAATTCTGTTCCACCATCAATATATACATTGAAATTCTTAAAATCATAGCGTAACCATAATTCAGCACGAAGCAATTTTTCAAGCGGAATTTCAAAGACGTGTGAAAACTCACCGCGCCTTATTTCACCTGTTATATAAGTTGTTTCTCTATTTGAAATATTTTGCGTTATACCCAATTTGCAAGCACCATATATATCATATGCTTCGTGTCCTCTAATATAAAGTTGTCCCATTTTTGCCATAAATAAGTGTGCTAATTATATTTTAAATTATAAAATAAAATTAACTATATCAATTTTTTTCAAGAAAAAACATAAAACAATAAAACTACCAATTTTTATATGTTCTATTTTTGCGTTTTCTATGTTTTCTTTTGTGCAAGTTAGATTTTTTATTGTTAGCACGACCTCGTGCGCGACCTAATTCACTAATTGCGTCAAAACTTGCGCCTTCAGGTATTTTTTCATTAAAATCATATATCCAAGTTCGCATTAATGACCCGTGTTTTTTATTTTCTTCTTTCAAAGTCGGCACTAAATCGTTCCACCATATTTCGTTAGCTAATGCAGTATTATAAGCTTGTAAAGCATAATTATATTTAGCACGTGCTTCTGCTTCTGTGCGAGTATAATGACTAAGCATAGATTGTCTACTTGCAAATATGTCAAATGCTCGACCAGTAGCTTCAATTATGCTATTATGTTCAATTATACTATTATCGGCATCTCTATCAAAATTAGCTCTTGACTCTGCTAATAGTATAATATCATCATCCATAATTTCTTTAGCTTCATTCATCATTAATTGTGCGCTAGTTAGGGTGGCTGTTAGCGCGTTTGTTACTGCGTTAAATTCACGTTCATCAATTAACGCCTTGCTTTTCCATTTAGCACTCAATTTATGTAATAAAGTTAAATAATTAGAATGAGCACTATTATAAGCTTGCTCTGTTGACAATATATAAGCCATATATAATAATACTAAATATAATAATATTTTTCATAAATAATTATAATGCTATAAAAATAATATTATTATTATATATAATATATAATAATAATGCGTCAAACATATAAGAAACATAGAAGAAAAGCAGGAAGTAGAATCGCAACTGTTCGTAGACTAGCAGAGTCTATGTCACTACAAATAAACCCTAATTTTGATTTAGATCCTTTTGTTTTAGAACCAGAAGCATCAACAGTAATAAAGCGGAGCATAAAAAAGCATATGAATAAAAAGGCTTATACGCGCGAAACAGTAAGATTTTATACTAATTTAGTATTATTTAAAAATGTATTAACAGCATTTAATGCTAATGACAATTCAAAGGCGTTAGCAAAAAGCAGGTTATTAAACAGCATTCCAGTGGGGCGAACTCTTGAAGCATTTTTAGAAGTGCGTAACGTTGTTCCAAGTATAACAAGATTGCGCGAAACATTAAGCGACCCAGATTTTACCTTTCCAGAGCGTAACACACAACCCTATTTTGAATTAAAAGGATTTATCGATGATATAATTAGATTAATAAGAGATCCATTACAAGGACGTATAGAAGTCCCATTAATAATACAACGCCAAGAAAGAGTGTTAGGAGGCCCATCAAATGTTGGACAAGGGCGAAGACTTAGGTCTAGGCGCAATAAAAGAAGAAGTTAAAATCTATAAAAAAAGGATATAAAATTATAAATAAACTATTATTTTAGCATAATATACTAATTTTCAAATATTTTATATTAATTTTATAATATTAGTATATAATAATATATATGGCATCTTCTTCGTCAAATTCAGATTTATTAACAAAAGAAGAATTGGAAGCAATTGATTATCGCCATTTACTTGTAATGGACAAGAACTATTCATTTAAGATAAGTAAAAAAACTAAAAGCACAAGTATGAAAAAAGACGCAATAATTAAAAGATTATTAAAGAACGAAGTTAAAAGAAGCAAATTTGGCCCAGAATTGGCTTCTTATTTGCGTTATGAATTAGAGCATCCAATAGCAAAGGCATTACCTTCAGGGACTTTTTTACCGCCTTATTTAGTAGGAGAAATATATAGTATGAAAGAAGAGCTAGAAGACAGAGATTATGAAATGGCATTCCTAAAAAATATATTTGAGCCAACAGCAAGACCACAAAATTTTGGCGCATTTTTTAATTTTACTATTAATGGTCAAAATGTTCGACTATATATGGAAGGCGACAATGCGCGATTTAACGGACACATCGAAAATTTATATAGTCCGAACTTTTTCATTAAAGATTATAAATATTTAGTGCAGCGTTTTGGGCTAAATGCAAAGAAATTACAAGAAAGTGGTGCATATAGAGACACAATCGGTCATAGGTCGGGATTATACGGACCCCAACCACCGTTTACAACTACAATTCCTAATAGGGCAATATACGATAGCTATGCCAACTTTAAACGCTTACATATTGAGAAATTTTTTTATGAGCATGTATTGGCTGCATATTCAATGATTATTGTCATTGGTGATGTAATAGCAACTATATTTAATTATCAAAATAGTCATTATGTTCCTAAGTATCCGCAAGCTAGTGCAAACACAGCATTACAAACACGTTATTTGCCTCATGCTCATAATAAACCAGTAAATGTATTAAAAGTTTATATTAAAGAATTAAATAAGCTATTGTTAAAATTGCGCGGTTACAAAATCCTATTAAATCCCAGCATAATAAGTGACTTAAATAATAGATTGGACACTTTAAATGAGTATTTAGTTGAGCCCGATGCTAGTATAATAGGCCAAGCAAACGCCAAATTTAGCATTAGAATTTTAGATAATGGCCCCAACCTTCCTAAAAAGCAACGGTCATATACTCCACGTAGAAAGTCTAGCCGAACAACACGTCGGCAAAAATCGTTTTAATAGCTTTACAGGATTTCTTTAAGTCTTATTTTTATATTATATATAGCATATATATAATATAATAATGGCTTCTAGTTCAAAAGATGAATTTTTAACAAAAGAAGAATTAGAGAAATTTGATTATAAAGAGTTGGTTAAAATGGATAATATATATTCATTTAAAACAAGTAAGAAAACTAAAAGCACAAGAGTAACAAAAGATGCAATAGTTAAAAGATTATTGAAGGAAGGAGTAGAAAAAGCTAAATATAAGTCAAAACTGAGCTCTTATGCAAAATATGAATTTGAACACCCAATTGCAAAAACAATGCCCTCAGGTAATTATTTACCTCCTGATATTGTCGGAAAAATATATACTATGAAAGAACAAATTGAGGACCGCGAATATGAAATCGAGTTTGTCAAAGCAGTGTTTCAACCAAAAACATTACCTGCTAACAAATACAATTTTTTTGATTTTATGTTAAATGGTTCAATAGTGAATTTGTCAATGACGGACCCGAATTTTCAAATGCATGTTGTTAATTTATATAGTCCAAATTATTTTATTAAAGATTATAAATTTTTAGTGTCAAGATTAGAAGTAAATGCTAAAAAAATGAGAACAGAAGGTGTGCGATATACTGAAGGTAGACAAAGAATGTTATCCAATTTTTTTAGTGTAAATGTAATTCCGACTTATTCAAGGCTTATTGTTATTAACAATATATTAAGAAAAATAGAGGCTTATAGAAATAGTCACACTGTGCTTAAGTATCCACAAGAAGTAGCAAGCCGATTATTAGAAGCAAGTTATGAACGTTATTTATGGCCTCCAAATAATCCATTATATGTATTAAAATTTTACATTAAAGATTTAAACAAAATGCTGTTAAAATTACGCGACTACAAAATATTATTAAATCCCAGCATAATAAAAGAGTTAAATAAGAGCTTAGACACTTTAAATGACTATTTAGTCGAACCTGACCCTAGCATAGAAGGCCAAGCAAATGCAAAATTTAGCATTAGAGTGTTAGATAATGGTCCGAAGTTTGCTGTTAAATCGCGGTATTATAGTGGAACCAAGTCGCGTTCGTTAGTTAAGAATAAGATTAAAGTTAATAATACTAAGAAATTAAGACATAAACTAGAAAAAATTAATATGCAAGAGTTAAAAAAAAGTCAAAAATATAGTGCTATGTTACGCGCATCACAGTTAATGCCTAAGAATTTAACGCATAAACGCGCAAAATCCTTATAACATTATTTTTTAGTATTATATTTAAGTCTTATTTTTATATTATATAACGCAACTATTTATTTTATATAATATATATAATATAAAATAAATTAATATGTCTAACAAGCTAATACAGGTTCCATTTACACCAGTAGCTAGTTATAGTTATCCATTTCAAAAGTCAATACCAAGAGGTTATCAATATCATTATCCATTAATAAAATTACTCGGTGACAGAGAAACCGCCCTAGTTGATACTATTTATGGTATAAAAAATGAGGCCGAACTTAAAGAATACCCATATAAATTTTTAAAAACAGTATTAGCCAATTTTTTGGCTAATAGCAAAAAAAAAAGAGGAAGTGACACTGATCAAAGCAGTCCTATTTTATTAAATATGGATGATGCTGAATTACAGAAATTATTTACAACAGACACATTTTTCATAATTGATTATGACCACTTAATTAAGAGATTTAAATTAACAGGAGAGAAATTAACAAGTAAAACAAAACATAGTGGAACTTATAGAAAGAAAGATAGATCGCGATTAGCTGATATAAGTAGCAAAAGAAAATCATATAAATCGTATAACGCATATATTTCTAATAAATTCACAGATATTATTGGTGACCATCTTTTGCCCAGTTATGATTCATATTTAGTAATAACAGAGATGATAAGAATAATAATTAATTATTTGCGAACTCTTCGTGGTCGTCAAAGATTTCGAGGTTCTGTTCAACTTCAACCTCAATATTATACTGATATTAATATTCCTGCTAATGCTATTGATATAGACAGACGTAAACTTCCGTTTCGTGAAGTATGGCATAACACAATATTAGGATACACAAAATATCAACATATATTATATGATGAAGACTTAACTGAAAAAACGTTGCCTTGGGAGACGATATCACCACTTAGAACAAATATAGGTCCTTTTGACGTTCTTCTTTATTATATTTTAGAGTTAAATAAACAGCTTGAATTTTTGTCCATATATAGAATAACTATTAACAGAGCACTATTAGATGCTATTAATAAAGATTTATCATTAATAGCACATAAAATGATAGAAATATATGAACTATATGAACCGGGTATGCAATTACAATATACTGCTGACGATATACACAGACCACGCTTTAAAATTGAAATACCACCTTTAACAAGTCATCAATCGGCAAGATTAGCAAGTAATAGTATAAGACCTAATTCTACTCGACGACGTGCAAAATCAATATAGTTTTTTAGTATTATTATTATTATTATTATATTATATATTGCGAATATAAAATATAATAAACTTAAATCAGTTAACCGCTACACATTAAGCATTCTTTTTTATCTTCTTCATCATCTTCTTTATCGCCCTTATCTCCTTTATCGGCCTTATTCTTAGGTTCAATAGTAAATTGTTGCGCTTGGTGCTTCGCTTTTCTGCGCAAATAATATATTCCAGTTTTTAATCCAGCCTTCCAAGAATAAAAATGCATACTTGTAAGAATTTTGGAGTCAGGGTCTTCAATCCATAAATTCAAGCTTTGTGATTGGCAAATATAAGCACCTCTATCACGAGACATATTAATAATTTCTTTCATAGGTAATTCCCATACAGTTTTATATTTTTCCTTTAAATGAGGCACCAAATTTTGAATATGACTAACACTGCCTTTATTAGCAATAATACTATTTTTAAGGTCTTCATTCCATAGTCCTAATTTCAGTAAATCTTCCACTAAATATTTATTTACTAGCACAAAATCACCCGCCAAAGTTTTCCTGCTATAAATATTGCTCGTAATAGGTTCAAAGCACTCATTATTCCCTAAAATTTGGCTAGTGCTAGCAGTAGGCATAGGAGCAACAAGCAAGCTATTACGAATTCCATAAGTCATAATATTTTCTTTTAGCGCAGCCCAATCATAGCGACCAGAACTAGGAGTAACATTCCATAAATCAAATTGTAGTTCTCCGTAACTCGCTGGAGAGCCCTTGAAAGAACTATAGGCACCAAGAAACTCGCTATCGAGATTGTCAATTTCTGCTTTAACCGGTTTAACACAAGCAAGTGCTTTTTCAATTAATTTGTCATTTTCTATAGCAATATGAATTGAGGCGTCACTAACATTATAAATATTGTATTCACGGCATTCGTCATCATCTGAAATAAAAGTCCAATTATTTAAATAATATTGCTCTTTTAAAAATCTCATATATCCAAGTCGTTGCTTAGATAATAGCATACTCTTTTCAAGTGCCGCATAATAGATTGTTTCAAAAATTTTAATATTAATTTCTTTTGCTTCGTCTGAAATAAAAGCCAAGTCCATTTTAAAGAACACGTCTGCCAATCCTTGAACGCCGATTCCAACAGGTCGATGTTTAAAATTAGACCGTTTTGTTTTTGGTGTAGGATAATAATTAATATCAATAACATTGTTTAAATTGGCGACTACAACTTGCACAACCTGATACAACTTTTCATAATCAAACGTCTTAGCTTCGCTAATATACATAGGTAACCCTAAAGAAGCCAAATTGCATACTGCAGTTTCTTTTGAGTCGCTATATTCAATAATTTCTGTACATAAATTCGAACTCTTAATTGTGCCTAAATTTTTCTGATTAGATTTAGCGTTTGCTGCGTCTTTGTATAATATATAGGGCGTTCCTGTTTCCATTTGCGAATCTAAAATTTTAATCCATAAATCGCGCGCATTAATTTGCTTGTTAAACTTGCCCTCATTTTCATATTTTGAATATAATTCTCTATAGGCTTCGCTATGGCAATCACTTAGTCCAGGGCATTTATCGGGACAAAATAAGCTCCACACTTTATTGCCCATAACTCGCTCCATAAAAAGGTCGCTAATCCATAGCGCATAAAATAAGTCTCGGCATTTGCTTTCTTCGTCTCCGTGATTTTTCTTTAAGTCTAAGAAATCCTCAATATCCGGATGATGTGGCTCAATATAAATAGCAAAACTTCCGTTTCTTTTTCCGCCCTGGTCAACATAGCGCGCTGTTTTATTAAACACACCTAACATAGGTATTAGGCCATTTGATGTTCCATTTGTTCCTCTAATATAGGCACCAGACGACCTAATATTATGAACGTGTAGTCCAATACCGCCCGACCATTTAGAGATTTGCGCACATTCTTTAAGAGTGTTAAAAATGCCCTCAATAGAGTCGTCTTCCATAGACAGCAAATAACACGAGCTTAATTGTGGTCGAGGTGTTCCCGCATTAAATAATGTAGGAGTGGCATGAATAAAATATTTTTGCGACATATAGTCATATGTTTCTTTCACTTTATCCATATTTGACCCGTGAATAGTAAGTGCAACACGCATAAGCATATGCTGAGGGCGTTCAACAATAATTTTATTGCAACGCATTAAATACGCACGCTCTAATGTTTTAAAACCGAAAAAGTCAAAAGCATAGTCGCGCTCATAATCTATGAACGAATTAATAATTGCTTTATTGGCTTCTACAATATTCATAATATCATCATGAATTAATCTAAAGCTATTATTATTACTATCTCTGTAATCATACAACTTTTTAATAGTTTCATAATAGCAAGCACTCGTGTTTTTATGTAAGTTTGAAACAACAATAGCACTTGCTAATTTGGTATAGTCTGGATGCACCGAAGACATAGAGGCACATTGTTCGGCAGTTAATTCGTCGATTTTAGTGGTTTGAATATTATCATATAACTGGTCAATTACTTTAATGGCTAATTGAGCAAAAATAATATGCTGTAAATTAAAATGCTTACCTAATGATTTGATGCGTTTCAAAATTTTATCAAATGAAATCACTTCTTTTTTTCCATTACGCTTGATAACGTGCATTTCTAAATCATTTGACTTAGTATTTCTCATTGCTCAGGCAATATTAGATTAAGTTATATATTTATTATTAATTTAATTTTAAATGCTAATAATAAATATTTTATAAAATATAAAAAAATATATAAAAAACAAAAATATATAAAAAACAAAAATATATAAAAAACAAAAATATATAAAAAACAAAAATATATAAAAAACATAAAACTAATAACTAATAACTAATAACTAATAAAACTTAGCATTTAATTAAACATCCAGATTTATAAAAATCGCCTCTTTCTTTATAGTCTTCGTTATTAGCTTTTCGCTTATTACTTATTCTATTTACATATGAGCCATCATTTTTTTCGCTTACTAGAGCATTCCAAAATGTTTCAATATAGGGCTGAATATGCTTAAACCATAACTTATTTCTTAATACTAAAACGCAACTAATAGTTTCTAATTTCCAATATATATTTCTAACATAATTATAATTTATATTTTTAGCAAGCATAAGTTGTGTCCACTCACTATAGGCTTCGCTTTCTATATTATGTAAATCAAACGGAGCATATTCATAATGCACATCTTCATTGTTTATTGAAAATTGCATAATAAACCCGCAATGCTTATTTGAGGATACATTAGCTATATAATCTTCCTTATATTCTTCAAGATCACTATATTCAAGAAATTTCGTTTCTAAAAAGTCGCATTCATTTAAATCACAAACCTCCATTTGTATTTGCATTTGTATCCAATATTCCATTTTAGGTGTTCCATTAATCTCTCGTGACACAACATTTTTAATTTCCAACATTCTACCATAAATAGCACTATTTTCATCACAAACAATTCCATCAGGTGAGGCAGCAATATAACTATATTGAGAATGCGGAATACATCCAAATTCTGACACTGTTGTGTTGTTTATGTGTTCGTAATATAATACTGATACACGCTCGTATTTTTGCCCCCAATGCATAGGCGAATTGAGATTATTATTTTTATACTTACTAACATCGCTAGGCTGACATTTCTCAATTATTAATTGGGATTGAGCACTTTCGGTAGTAAATATTTTATATATATTAGAAGCTGTTAATGTTGAATTTCTGAAAACATACCATTCTGGAGTTCTTTGCTCTGGTTGAGGAATATTTTGTAACTTGAAAATAGTAGCTTTAATTTTTTTATGATTAACACTTACATTTCTAATATACGACTTTTTATATGACCTCTTAGGAATATAAAATTTGAAAACCATATTCTTACATAATTCAATAGTTAAATGTAATAATAATGGCGAAGCGTCTTTATGTATATTAAATATATTAGCTAATAAGTCGCTTTCTATAAGATGGGGATAAAATACTTCATTTGTATCTTCATATATTTCATCATATAAATCATAATACATAGTTTGTAATAGATTTGTGTTAACATATTCCAACATAAATTCAATAATATTTAATATTAGTTCTTGATAACATTCCATAATGTGGCTATTGCTTAAACATAATAAATCGTGGATTTTATATTTATTAAGCAAGTAACATATATAGGCGTTATAATATTTATTCATAATATAGTATAGACTACTATAATATACTATAATATAGTTTATATATTGTTTATAATAAACAATTAAGCTAGTCAATTTTAAAATATAAGAAAAGATATATAAGAAAAGTATATAAAGCTATAAGTTTGTATATAAGTTTAGTCATAAATTTTGATGGTTTTAGCTTTCGATTTGGTTTCTAACGGTAAGCATTTTACAGTAGAAACATGCTTATCATCTTTTTTGAGAATAAAAACTCTTTCAATACTATCAAAATGTAAATTAGGTATTTCGCTAATTAGTCCGGTTTCTTTATCATAAATAACGTCTTTAACTTTACTTAAGGCTTTTCTTTCTAAGCATTTTAATAAATATTTGTGGCATTTGCTGGTTTCGTCATCGCTTAATTTATACTTTTTCTGTAAATTATCTATATGTGTGATTAATTTTTTGATTTTTTGGGTTTTATCTAATTTGCTCCAATTTTCTTTCTTATTTGCGCACGATTCGTTTTCTAAAAAATTTGATAATATATTATTATTGGTATTATTTATTTCTGGAACTATTTCTTGACCATTAAGGAGCATTGTTTTATATGCAATATTTTTTAACTCTTTACAATAGTCGTCTTTAGCTTTGGTTTCTTTAGTTTCTTTACTTTCTTTACTATTATTTGCTTTAGTTTGCATTATATCAGAAATAGACGTTTCATCATTTGTGCTGGAATTAGTAACTTCAATAACATTTTTTTTACGCATAGGCGGCATCTCTAGCTTGTCTTAGTTATATATATAATTTTAATTTTATATATAAATCATATATTAATATAATATAAAACAATATTAATATAATATAAGTTTAATAAGCAATGAGTAAAGTAATTCATTTTAGAACGCAAACCTTAAATAGTTCGCGAACCTTAAATAGCTTGCATAAAAATGCGTGCGCTAATATAAGCGAATGCACTGTTGAAGATGCTACAAAAAAAATAAATAATGAAAAAATGAAAAATGAGAAAAAATCATATATAGATTTATTAGGCAAAGTGAATAGCAATGTAGAAGTTCCAAATGCTATTATTACTATTTATGATAATTATGATAGTCAATTAATATTAATACAAAAACTATATAAAGGCGACTCATTTTATGAGGAAAAATACTTTAATCAAGCATTAAAAAATAAATTGGACTGCTATAAACAGCAAGATATAAAAAAAAAATATGATGACTATAATAATTTTATAACACTAGAAAATATTATAGAAAAATTGGTGACATGCTCTATGTTGTGTTTTTATTGTAACGTTAAAACACTAATATTATTTAAAAATTCGAGAGAATCTTGTCAATGGACTCTCGATAGAATAAATAATTATGATGAACATAGTAATAGCAACACAATTATATGTTGTTTAAAATGTAATCTGCAAAGACGGCGAAAAAATAGCGCAAAATTTAAATTTTCAAAGCAATTAGAACATAATTTAATAACATTAAAAAAATTAGAGTAAGCAAAATTTTGTGGACTAACTAATTTTGAAAACAAAAAATGGATGCAAAAAAAATTGACTTAATAATCAAAATAATAGCATTAGCACTTTAAAGATTAATATGGCTACTAGAGCAATGATTAAAAAACAATCAGAAGTTAATAAGATTTTTGAAGTATTAAAGACTTGCGCTATTTCAAGTAATGATTATGTTTCTTCTAAAGAGCCATTTTTCAAGAATGATAGCACTAGTTATCCATTTCAACAATTTAATATGTTATTTATTAACGCAGTAATTCCGGAAGGTTTAAATAGAAATATTAAAGTTATATATCAAATTTTGGGACATCAAAAAAAGGAAATTTATTATGGACAATGGACAATTATGAGTCTTGATGAAGCATTGCAACGTTATAAAGAATTATGTAATCAAGGGCAAACAAATGTGTTTGATATTGGGTATAAATATGGCGGTATGGGATATATTGATGTATTAAGTTGTGATTTGACAAGCCATTTGCTGTTTTATAGAGTTGATGGTGGGTCTAATGATTATGATAGATTATATAATTTAAACCAACTAATTAACGAAGGGTCGCGCCCTTATGACAAATTTTATTTTAGTACTTGGTTTTATAATGTTTAGTAACGATCTTATGAGTGTATCTTCTTGGCTTTCGTGATTGTAGCTTGTGCGTTTTTTTTATATTATTGAAACCTAAACTACGAGTACGATTACGAAAACCTCCGTATAGTATTGGTGGAGGTGGAATAAATAGTTGAATATAGTATAATAAACGGTTAAATAAAGGTCCAGCAGTTTCTGTAGTGAAAGGTACAATAACAAAAATTTTGTCACCCGCACCTCTGTAAGGTTTGTCGATTGTATCGGAAGGATATTCAGTACAACATGTTCTAGGTGCAATACCACGATAGCTGTAGATATACCTTTCGCGTTCAGAACGTGTAAGAACTATTTCACGCAGTAAGTCATCAGAATCATTAAAGTCTCCTCCAATAACTGTTGCTAATCCGTTATAAGTACCACCTAAATCACTTATAGCTGTTCGCATATATTGGCTAATTACTGGTCTGAGATGCGTGTCTATAACTTCTGCATCATTAGGGCAATGTAAGTTAAGTAAGTTTGCGCGTGTAGTTGTTCTAACAAAAGAAAAGTTTCTGCCACTATGAAAACCGTCGCCGCTGTAATAGTTAACATGTAATCCTATATCATTCCCGTAAAAATCCGCAAATGCTCCTAATCCTGATTCTGGTGTATTCTTCCATATTGTTAATACTGTTGGGTATACTACTTTTCTAAACATTTGCTTACGTACAGAAAAAGATACAAAACAATATGATCCAAAGGTACCGGTCCTATAATATGAACCTAACAAACTAACTGAACCAGGCGATCCGGGCGAACCAGGCGAACTAGGCGAACCAAGTGGACCAGATGGATAACAATTAGTAGTTACTGGAGGACCAATTGTAATTGGTCCTCCATTTAGAAGTTCCAATAATGCTTGGAAGCCTCCTAAAAATTGTCCAGTTGCTGGATCAAAACTGTTTGGACCTCCATCACGCGGCGTAATATTATCTCTATCATTCATTTCTTGAAAAAACATTATATCTGGTGCTTGTGTGTCAAAAAAATGTTTTACTAATTTGGCTGCGTTTTTCCAATATTCTCTTTTATCGGTGCCTTTTATTTGTTCAAGAAAGAATTTTTCACTTCCATATGGGTTTATAGGACCTAAATCACTTACAAAACTCATATTATAAGAAAATGCTATTAAGGATATTCCTTGTAGGTCAAATTTCATAAAAATAGGCTTATGGTCAGATGTTACTGAATAAACAGGAGGCGCTCCTGGTTTTGATACAATTCTTTTTGTATATGACGATGAATCTTCTGAATCACTTGGACCACTTGGACTAGTTGGATTAGTTGGACCACTTGGACCACTTGGACCACCTAGAAGACCCGTATAATCTATATCATCTGAATCACCTGAATAAAATGAATCAGGACTTAGTCCTTGAACTTGTGGTGGCACTGGCATTAATGGCTCTGGAAACGGTAGTCCTGGAGCTTGTCTAGGTTGTTGCTCTTTTAATGATGTTATTTCGCCTAATTTTCTCTTATTCATAGCAATTCTACTAGCAAGTATAGCAGAAATTCTATCTATGGAATGATTTCTCTCACTGGTCCTAGGAGTTTTTTTTCTAGCAATATTAGATCTGAATCTTGCAGAATTAGACATGTGCCTAATTCTTGCAGAATTAGGCATGTGTCTAGATATAATAAACTTACTTCGTTCATTTAAATCGGTAAGACTTCTACCGATTCTCTTAGCCATCTTATCGGACATATTGCGTGTTGCTAATTTATGCATTCTATAAGTAGACATTCTGGTTCTACCTCTTCCTATTCTCTTACTAGACATTCCTCTTCTCCCACTTGCCATTCTATCTATTGATTTCATTGCAAGTATAGGGAACATCGAATCACTTATTATAATATAATATATTATATAATGTAAAAATATTATATATTATACTATATAAATGGCTAAAACTAGAAAAGTGAAAAAATCTAGAAGAGTTTCAAGAAATAAAATGACTTCAAAAAAAAGAGCTCGCGGTAAAGCAGACGAATTACCTTTTTTAATTAAAACTATGTTAAATAATGTTAGTTTAAGAAATAATGGCACACAATTTTATGAAAAAGGTATTGTAGAAAAAATAGCTGCACATTTGCCCAAAAGAGAGGTAAAAGGAGCAATACATAGAGCAGATAAAGCCGAATATGAGCGCCGAGTGCTTGCTGCTATTCCTTTAAATGAAAATATATTGAAAGCACAAGAAGCAGAAATAAAACGTTTAGAAATGTCAGGTATAGATGGCCCTGCTCAACGAACACGTAGTAAAGCAAAACCTGCTACAAATCCTGTGTTAGAAGAATTAAGATTAGAAGCATATCACACTGGATGGGTGCTTATGCAGTTACAATATATAGCGCAACGAATTAGAGAAGGCAGAAATACTGTTCCTGATGGTTACAGGGACTATGGTGAATTTCTTAAAGGAAACCCCGCGTGGGATATGGAGAGAATGGGATATGTAAAAAGATTTAGACCACCTGGTTACGAAATTATGATGAAACAAAGGGAGAAGTCTAAAGCTAAAGCCTAAATTAAAAATATTATTTTGTTTTTAAATACGTTTTTTATATAATATTTAGATATACTATATATGGTTAAAACTCGAAGAGTGAAAAAAACTCGAAGAGTGAAAAAAACTCGAAGAGTGAAAAAAACTCGAAGAGTTTCAAGAAAAAAATTGAATTCAAAAAAGCGAGGTCGCGGTAAGGTACACGAATTACCTTTTCTAGTTAAAACTATGTTGAATAATGTTAATGTAAAAGCTAATAATGCCGAGTTTTATGAAAAAGGTATTGTAGAAAAAATAATGACAATGGTTCCCAAAAGGGATGTTGTTAAGGCAATGGCAACTAAAGCACTAGCAGATAAAGTTAAAGCAGATAAAGTAATTGCAGATAAAGTGAATGCAGATAAAGCCGAATATGAGCGCCGTATTCTTGCTGCTCTTCCATTAAATGAAAAAATATTAAAAACGCAAGAAGCAGAAATAAAACGTTTAGAAATGTCAGGTCTAGATGGACCTGCTCAACGAACGCGTAGTAAAGCAAAACATGCTACAAATCCTGTACTAGAAGAATTAAGATTAGAAGCTTATCATACTAGAATGGTGATTATGCAACTACAATATTTAGCACGAGAAATTAGAGAAGGCAAAACTAGTGTGCCTAGCTACTATAAAGATTATGCAGAATTTCTTAAAGGCAACCCCGGTTGGGATATGGAGCGAATGGCATATGTAAAAAGGCAGAGACCACCTGGTTACGAAAATTATGATAAACTTAAAGCTAAAGAAAAAGCTGAAGCTGAAGCTGAAGCTAAAGCTAAAGCCGAAGCTAAAGAAAAAGCTGAAGCTAAAGCTAAAGCTGAAGCTAAAGCTAAAGCTGAAGCTAAAGAAAAAGCTGAAGCTGATGCTAAAGCTAAATCTAAAGCAAAAGAAAAATCTAAAGCTAAAGAAAAAGACGAAGCTGAAGTAGAACAAACAGAAGATATTGCAAAACTAAAAAAATTAGCTCTGGAGCTATATAAAAAAAGTTCTGCAATGAAAGCACGAGCAAAGGAAGATATAATTGAAATGGGACGTGATGTAGATAAAGAAAGAATTGACATAATGCTTGAAAATAATTTTTACGGGTTAACTGATAAACAGCTTGAAGTATGGATAGATAAAGCTAGAGCTAAAGCTAAAAAAAGCTAAAACATAATAATTACTATTTATATACTTTTTTATAATATATTTAGTAAATAATCTAATACTATTATATAAATGGCTAAAACAAGGCATAACAAAAGACGCGGCGGAGTAAAAAATGACACATTAAGAGCAAAAAAAGAAGCATTCAAAGCACGAAAAAAGGCAGATAAAGAAGAAGAAAAAAGGACGGATAAAATGTTATCAAAAGAAAAACTTGCCTATTTAAAAGCAGCAAGAAAAAGTGCTGACCGGCGTATAAAATTAGAAAAAATCCGTGTGAAGGCACAGGAGGCACAATGGAAGCTAGAAGAAATCGAAAACAAAGCACGCAGAAAGAAAGAAGCCGAAGAATTCAAGTATAATAATTTAGCAAAACGCGAATTTCAAAAAGATCCATTACTTAAAAAGAAAGCAAAAGCAGAGGCAGAAAAAGACCCAGATTATTTATGGGGAGGAGTTAAAGAAAGAAAAGAAATGGTGCAATATTATCTTGATGGTTTCTGGATTATGTTAGGAGAAGCGAAACGTGATGCGTTAGTAGCACAAGCTAGAGAGAAGGCCGAATCTAAAGCTAAAAATAAAACTAAAAAGAAGTAGAATTATAAATCTCTCAATATTAGCAATTTATAAGCATAGCGATTTATAAGCATAGCGATTTATATAATATTTAGTAATATTATATAAATGACAAAGTCGCGAAGAGCAATGCATAACAAAAGACGCGGTGGAGTAAAAAACGCTACATTAAAAGCACAAAAGAAAGAAGAAGCTCTAATTCTAAAAGAAATAAAGGCACTAAAAGTAGCACAAAAAAAGGAAGAGGCTCAAATTCTAAAAGATGTAAAGGCACAAAAAAAAGAAGAAAAAGCAAGAATTAAGGAAGAAAAAGCCCGCCTTAAGGCTTTAAAAAAGACAAAAAAAGCACAAAAAGCACAACCTAAAGTAGCAACATCTGCTGATATTGCAAAAGTTGAAAAATTAGCACTGGAGCTATATAAAAAAAGTTCAGCAATGAAAGCACAAGCAAAGGCAGATTTAATTCAAATGGCACGTAATACTGATAAAGAAAGTATAGACATAATGCTTGAAGATAATTTTTATTGGTTAATTAGGAAAGAGAAAGATCAAGTATGGCTAGACAAAGCTCGAGCTAAGTTAAATAAATAAAGAACTAAAGATTATAATGAATTCAAATAGTCATTCACTTTTTTTAATAGAGCATCAGATATATGTTTTGACAATTCTATAATATCTTTTTTATAAATAAATTGCGTTAGGTCATTAAATTTAATGTTATATATGTAATTATTATTGTTTATTCCTTTATATTGACCAATATTTAGCGCAATTTGAATTATTTTTTTTATTGTTGGTTTTTCATTTAATGGTATTCTTACTTGTTGTATAATAAAATGATTTTTTTCATCTATTAATTTAGTTTCATAACCATTTATGTTATATTCTGGTAAAAGCATTATTTTTCTTGTTTTTGTTTTTGATATTTTTCTCCATTTTTTTGCATTATAACTGTCAAGAGGTTCTAATATTTTTTTAATCGGTTGCCAAAAGCCTTGTCCATCAAAATTATGTGGATTTTTTTTTCTTAATTTATGAGATTTTTCTAATACATTAGCAAATAGTATTTCTAAATTATAGCTGTGTTTTCTTTTTTTTGTTTTATTAGACATATATATATGTAATCTTTATTTTTCTAAAAATAGGCTATAATTTTTCTCTAAATAGCATTTTATATTATATTTAATGTCATCGCTTAAATCATAATAGTTTTCATTAAATTTAAAACAAACAACAACTTTCTCTCTATTAACATCATATATTAGTTTACACGCATTAAACTTAACTACTTTAGCAATTAAGCCCTTTATATAATTTTCATTATAATTAGTGTTATCCATAATAGACTTATTTAATAAAAAGTATTTATATGATGTAAAAAGATTATATAAATACTAAATTATAAGCTTAGTGCCACTAACGCCATTGTATTCTTAACGCCATGGCGGGCGTTTTTTTCTATTACTTTTTTTCGAGGAAAACGTGGTTGATATATTTGACGCAATTTTCTGCACCATATTATTTGTAATAGCTCTAATTGGTTCTTGATACTTTAATAACTTGGTTTTTGGTGACTTAGATTTTATTAACTTTGTTCTAGGTGACTTACTTTTTGTTGAGCTACTTGTTTTCTTATGGCATTTATTGTCTCTGCATTTTCTTGTTCCTACTTTACATCTTTTTATTAAATTTTTTCTTGTCCATAATGATTTTTTATAACATTTTTTATTTGCAGAACACCGATGTCTAGTTTTTTTGCATTTATTTTTCATTGTTATATATAATTACATTAGAAAATATTTAAATCTAATATAATATAATAAATAATCTATATTTCTAAATATTATATAATTTAATAATTATTATATAATTTAATAATTATTATATATTTTAATAATTATTATTATTATATATTTTAATATAAATATTAAATGCTCAATACACTAAAATAGTTATGTCATTACATATAGATACGCAGAGCGATGTTTTATTAACTAAATTATTGAAATTTTATAGTGAAAATACGAATTTTGATAAAATGATAAATATTATAAATGGGTCATCTACTATATCACTAAGAATAGTGGATTGGTTTGTTACAAATTACTCAAAAAAGAATTATATTGTATATATGATAAACAAAGACAATAAAATGGAAAAGGTAAATGTATATAATGATTATAAGCTTAAATTAAAAGCATATAGCAAAAAGAAATTTGATCCATTTTGCAGGTGGGACAGAATTAATGTTCCATATAAAGAGGACAAGTTCATTCAAACAACATTAGGACAACTAAATTTTTTCAAATGGACTATAGAAAATCAAATACTAGAATATATTGAACAAAATTATAAAATTATTGAAACCGATATGAATTTAAGAAATTGCTGTTCAAAAGTGAAAAATTCTTCCATTAATTCTACAACTTCTACCTCGTCGTGTGAAAGTAGCGACTCATATTCATCAACTTCGTCATATAATAATAAAACACGAAAAAAACGCGAAGAATTATCATCTAATGCATCAAGGTCTATAAATAAAGAATTTATAGCTACAACCGTAGAGTTTAAATAAATAAATAATATAAAAATTCGTTACAATATAATAACTAAATTACAGTGTTATATATTAAATGGGTAATATTAGTAGTATAAATAAAGTAAATTATGCCTATGTGCAAAAATGTATTAGTAATGCTAATGAAAAAATATTGCTAATTAATACACTCGATTATGATAAGCAAGAATGTTTGATTAAAAACACTATTACTGCGTCTAACGAGGAAGAAATAATTAATAAATATTTAAAAGGCAATAAATCAATTAAGATTTTAATATATGGAGAGAATTGTAGTGATAATAAAGTAATTAGCAAATATAATCAATTATATAAATTAGGATTTATAAATTTATATGTTTATTTAGGAGGAATTTTTGAATGGTTGCTATTACAAGATATTTATGGAGATGATGAATTTCCGACAACTTCTAAAATAATTGATTTATTAAAATATGGAGGGCACACTAAAATAATAAAATGACTTATTTAGCAATTAATTAAATATATAAAATTTTAAAATATAATATATTTAATATATATAAAAATGGGAGCGCTTGATATCTTTAGAGGAGGTTCGAGTGGTGTACAAGACTTTACAGAGCAAGAGCCATATACCGAACTAGGTCCAAGCGGTGGCAGAAGACGTCGCAAATCTTTAAGACGTAAAGGGGCGCGTAAAGGAACACGTAAAAGAGCGCGTAAACATTATGGTGGTTATTCACAGAAAAAACAACAGCAAGGAGGAACCAGACTCGAAGAGCTAGAAGATAAGGTGACTAGAGAAAAACTCACTGCAGATGAACAATCAGAACTTGATGGCCTACGGAAAGAAGCAGCAGAAAGAGCAGCAGCAGAAAAAGAAGCAGCAGAAAGAGCAGCAGCAGAAAAAGAAGCAGCAGAAAGAGCAGCAGAAAGAGCTGCAGATGGAGGCGGTAGCCGCAGAAGAAAAAGTCGCCACAGCAAAAAAAGCCATAGCAAGAAAACTCGTGGCAAAAAATCCAGTCCATGGATCAAGCACGTATTACAATTTGCCAAAGATCACAAAATGAAATATTTCCAAGCTTTAAAAGATAAAAGATGCCGCGCTGCATACAAGTCTAGCAAGTAAAAATCTAGTTTTAGTACTCCGTTTTTCTTGAATAATGTTAATTATTTACATTAATTATTAACATTATTATTAATATATATTTAGCGAAGTAATTTATAGTTTTTCTGCGTCCTCACATTTTTATATTTAATATGCATACATTTAGTATATAATATGTATTCTTGCAATAATGAATTCTTTATAGCCCGCACCTTATCTTTAAGCTCTTTCATTTTATCTTTTGCGTCAGCTTTATTTTGCTTATAGCCGTTTATTTTGTCTTCAAAAGACTTTATATTTTTCAAAATGGCATCTAATTCGTCTGTTATGTGTTGGGGAATTTCTTTATTCTTAAATGGGAGCTTTTTAGACTTATAGTCAGCTTTTTCTTCTTTAATTTTTGCTCTTAATGATACTATAAGCTCTTCTATGTCTTTTTCAATAGAATTTAAATTAGCATTTAAATAGACCGCATCTCTCAAATCTTCGTTTTCAACGTGGCTCATTAATATAGGAACATTTATCATAATAGGTTGCGCAAATTGTGTAGGGTCTTTCTCTCTATTTAAATAGCTAATATACCCAGAAAGTTTATTTGCTAAGACTTTTAGACCGGTTTCACTTAGTATATTTTGCGACGTCATATATTGCTTTTTAAACTCTTCTTTATTTGTAGTAATTTTTTCGCTTTCGTTAGTCATAAATAGGTTTGTTAATGCAAACAATTCGAGCGGACTATTTGTAAAAGGGGTTGCGGTCATAATCATTAGCTTACACGACTCGGCCCCAGAAACTTTATAACTATTACTTATTAAATTTTCCATAATTTCCATATTTGGTCGTTCGCTAGCTTTTAAATCACCGCCATATAATTTATGTGCTTCATCAATAATAATGAGCGTTTTATGTAATAAATCGCGCGACCCATTTCGTTCAAGCAATATGTCGTAAATAGCATTTTTTCCGGCTAATAAATTACTAAATTGCTTATATGACATAGGTTCTAGCCAACTCTTAGACAAATGTCTTTTTCGGTCGCTCAAGTTTTCAGGAAGTATTAGACCCTTATTTATTTCATCAACTAATATTACGTGACATATTTGGTCAAATATATTTTTCCATACATCTCCTTTTAATGTTGTTCGTGTAACCCATAATATTGAATAGCCCTCTTTCTCAAAACTGGACGAGGCTGTTGCAACACCTGTGCACGTTTTACCTGTTCCAACAGAATGCCAAAGAAGAATACCTTTATACGGTGAAGCAGGAGTAAAATAATCCGCTATAAATGTTTGAGTGGGATTTAGTGTAATAGAGTTGGCAGAACTTGCATTTGCTTTAGGGGCATCAACGCACTTATTTACAACATCAATAGGTTCCCATACAAACTCTTTAGAATTATAATTTGTTATAATATAATCTCTCATTTTTATAAAACTCATTTTAGTAAATTTATAATTTCTATGCTTTTTAGAAGAAACAGATCTAGTTCTAGTTCTAGATTTAGATTTAGTTTTAGCTCTAGGAATAATCTTGCGTGAGCTAGTTTTATATAAAATCATTGGATACTTAATATTTGTAGCATCGTCTTCAGTGCTAATTACTAGTTCTAAGGCTTGTAAGTCCTTTTTAATGTCTAATAAATTGCTATGCTTTTCAATAATATGGGGTATTCTAATATAACGCTGAGACCATTCTAAATTGACATGCTTACAAAATTTATTGTCTAAATCTTTCATATAATTACATAAAAATTGGCGGACATTTGCTTTTGCATTTATTAATAATTGTTTAGGGTGATTGTGCTTTCTATATACGTATTTCATAAAATCAATACTAACAGGAATGTCATTTGTGCTCTTTTTGCCGCATTTGCCCATACATTTTATATTATCTATTTTGAAAAATTTTGAATTGTCACTTTGTTTCTTAAAGTTAGCCTCGCCTGCTCCTCCTATTGTCGCATCATCCACTTCTCCTGTTTCTACATCCGCTTCTTCCGCTCCCCCTTCTCTCGTTCTAGCGCGCGCTCCACCCGCTAGCGCTCCACCCATTAAATAAAAGTCTTTTTCCATAAACTCTCTATTTAAGTCATTTGCCTTATGTATATTTTTGGTTAAATAATAGTCAACAGCCAATAATGGAGCCAATTCGTATAATTGTTTTGATAATTGTATCATTGCACTGTCAAACTCACTATAATTCATAGTGGAGTCATTATATTTTTCTACATTTTTAAACAATAGCACGTCTTCGTCTTTATTATAACTTTCAAAGTTATTTTCCATTAATGACCTATTAACATACATTGAGTCGCTTGTTATTTCAGGAATTGTTAAATAATAATTATAAACATAGAGAGGCCAACCAATATTTTTTTGAAATTCTAATCCTTTTTGCCCACACGTTCGCGTTGCACGGCCAACTGTTTGTTTAAGGTCTGCAATTGTTATAGACGGTTCAAAAATATGAACATATTTTACGTCAAATAAATCGATTCCTTCTTTAAATCCGCTGTCAAGAACAATTAGCCGAACGTTTTTCCCGTGTATATTTGCAGGGCGCTCATTATACATTTTCAATGTTTCTTTTTTGATTTTTTCATTAAACGTTGTTCCATAAACGCTATTAGAGCTTAATAATGCAAAATTTTGATAATTGGACTTTTCAATATCTAAATACAGCTTTGCGTTTATTTGATTTGACACCTTTTTTGATTTAAGTATGTTATTATAACCATTAGCTTGAAGTGCTGATGCAATTATTTTAGCTCCATAACCGCCTTCTTTAACATCAGAAAATATAAAATGCTTGAATTTTTTATTGTGATATTTGACATCTTGGGCGTCTAGCTCTCTAATATTATTTAATAATTGAACCATTTTTGGCGAAGCTTCGACCAATTCTTCATTTAGTTTTTTAGGCTCATAAAGTGTTTTGTCAAACTTATGATAATTTAATATTTTACTAAAATTAGCCGTTTTGCGCATACAAGTGAATATTTTTGCTCGCTTTTTCCTAGTGTTTTTTGTAGTGCTAGTCTTTCCTTTGGTTTTATCACTCTTCGCTTTATCGCTCTTCGCCTTTTTTGCAGTGCAAGTAACATTATTTTTATAACATTCCAATACTTTAATAAATTCGTTGCGGTCCATATTTCCGCCCTTATCTGGATGATTTATTTTTAACCAGTCTCTTATTAATGATTTATCATTTAAACCATATTTACACATAATTTTTTCACATGACATAATATTATTAGTATATTATATTATAACAATATTATAAAATAATATACTAAAATAATATAAAAATAATACAACTTAAGATTGCTAAAAAAGGCTTTATTATTATATTATATTATATTATATTATATTCGCAAAAAAGTTCGCCCTATTTTGCTCGTAGCAAACATCCCACAACCACACGCTATTTGTAGATAAAGTATGTTGGTTTTCTTAGTGCAGCAAACTAAATAACCAGACAAAATTATGAAAGCAAAGAAAAACATCCAAAATAGACGCGTATAAAAATCCATATTATATATTTGCCAAGAATAAAAATATTTGTAAAAAACAAATATTTGTAAAAAAAACGATTTAAAAACAAAAACACAATTTTAATATACGCTAAATTAATTGAGCAATAGCATCAAACACAAATTTATATTCTTCTTCAATCTTAGCATAATGGTCCAAATTAGTTACTATGTACCAAACTAGCTTATATTTGTGTTGTAACAATTGCGCACACTTTTTTTGATATTTCAAATTATAGATTTCATCTTTAGTGCCACTATAAAAAAAGAGAGGTGTGGCTCTATTGTTTTTTAATTTTATATATTTATACATATAAAGCGATTTAATGCAAAATAGCCCGCCTAATGGACTAGGTAATTTATTTAATATATTGAATAATAATGTTCCACCTTGAGAGACGCCTATTATAAATATGTTTTTATAAGTCTTTAATATTTCTGCTTCATTATTGATAATGGCAACTAAGCGACGCGTTTGCTCATTAAAATCGTGACGACTTATTTTGTCGACCTTATTTAAATTGTTATAACAAGTATAATAATTATACCACGAGGCAATGTTATATTGCTTATTGTCTGGATAATCAATAGTCATTAACGGTGATTGTGGTAATATAAATTTACAATGCTCAATTATATTATTATAATTAGCACCACAATAGTCTATATAATCATTAAAATAAGACGCATCGCTATACATAGGATGTAACATTAATAGACTATATTTATGTATTCCTTTATGACTAATTATTTTACAATTTTCATACATACTATAAAAACATATTATTTTTATGCATTAATGCTAATTTTGCTAATTATTATACATATTTACGCAACCAATCTTCGGCTAAGAATTTGGCATCATCACTATAATAAAATTTAATTAGGTTACGTAATCTCTCAGTTGGTTCGCCATTTAAACGTTCATCTGATAAATCTGTATCTCGTGTAGTAATTTTTTCCCAACTGTCTCTAAATTTTTGTAAATTCTTTATTAACTCTTCCCGTGTCATTGAACTTATTGGTTTTGGTGGTGGTTCATACATTCCTCGATAATTAGTAATTGGTTTTTTAATTCTATCTTGTATGAGTTGCGTTGCTTTTATTTTTTGACCTTTATCTAATAAATTATAAATTAATTCTAAATCAGCGCTTTCAATTGTTGCCCGCCGCAATCTAAATAACTTTTGAGCCATCGCTTCTTTTGAACCATTAAATGATGCGTGATATTTTTTAAGTAGTTGTCTTAATTTATCTACTGAAATGTCATATTTTTTGCTTTTTTTTATTGTATATTTTTTTGTTTTATTGTTTCCTTTAATTATTTTGTATATTGAATATTTTTTTGTTTTATTGTTTCCTTTAATTATTTTGTATATTATGTTTTTCTTTGTTTTCTGTAATTTGTTTTCATTTACTTTAGACCACCGCTTACTAGTTTTTGTTTGTATTACTATCCAATTATTACCATCATTACCACGCTTTATTGTTCCAACAGGAAATATAGTCGCGCTCTCAGATGGTCCTTGTCTTGTGGTTGCCATTCTTATATATTCTTATATATAAGAATAATCATAAAAAAATAATAAACAAAACACTTTATTTTTATATTTACTTTTTTTATATTTACTTTTTTTATAACGTAAATATAAAATCATACATTTTTCTTGTTACTTCAGTATAATAACTATTTTCAATAAATTGACTTGTATTTGTTTCTTCATTTCCATTAATTACTAATACCAACCCTTGTTCAATTGCAATAGGATTGTTTAACCACACATCATGATAATGATGACAATCTTTTAAATATTCAAGTGGAATGGTTTCTCCCAGACGACCCCGTTGTTGCACACGTAAATCACAAATCTCCGGCATGGTTCTAATATAAACTATTTTTAAGTCTTGAAAAATAGTTTGAAACTCATCAAACATTTTCAAATAAATTAAATATTCAATGAGACTCATTTTATTAGCATTATATAGACTTTTTGCAAATACAAATTTGTCTGTATAAATGGAGCGCTCACTAATAATAACATCATAATTTTCTTTTAGTGCTTCCTTCAATAAAGACAAACGACTAGTATATGCCATTACTTGAAACGCAAAACTATAGCGCTCATTATTTTCATAAAAGTGCGTAATAATACTTTTTCCATTAGCATCTCCGATTGATTCCCAACTTGAAACCGGTTCTTGTAAAAAGCAGATTTTACAATTATTGCCTTTTGAACCGCAATAATTAGCAAAGTTTTTTTCTAAATAGCGCAATACGCTCGATTTTCCGGAGCCAATATTTCCATCAATCGATACAATAAGAGGCGGCATTATTTAGCAACTTAACAACTTAATAAGTTAATAAATAATCTAACTTTATTATTAATCAATTTTAATGTTACTCATAATATTAATTATTTCTTTTGCCTATTGTATTGCCTTTTTTTTGTTGCGTTGTTGTTGTTTGTTTTTTTTGGAATTGAAAAGTTAGGAAATAGAGAGTTAAATTCATCTTCTGTTTCCAGCTTATTATCAATAATTTCATCTATTTTCTCACCAATAGTATTTGCATTAAGTGTGTTTTCATTAGTAATTAACTCTTTAAATAGTTCTCGAATTTTATCTGTTTCAAGTATAGTTTCTTTAGATGAGGTTTCTATATAATAGTTGATTGCAATAGCTTCATTAATAGAGAATAAAGTATTATCAGAAACATTAAAAATTATATTAGGATTTTTTTCTTCATTAATTAGTGTATTTAAAATTTCTATGGCTTTTTTTAATATATAAAAAATTACTGGTTTTTTAAATTTTTTTTTTAATAATTTTTTTAAATTCTCCTTTAACTCTTTCTTACTTTTGCTCAAAGTAATTTTTTTGGGATCAGTATCAATCTTAGAATTAAATTCTTTTAAAATGTTTCTTAATTTGTCAGGCTCTAATTTAGAAATTTCAGTAACAACAGCTTTATAATTTGATAATTTAGGTGTTTGCTCATAAGAGAATTCAAGTAATAACTTTTGTAATGAATTTGTAACATCTGATTCTCTTGGATTAAGGTGATGCAAAGGATTATCTGGAATTGATTTTTTTATTTCTTCTTCTAATTCCTTTAGTCTGTTTTGTAGTGCTTGTATTTCTACCTTCTTTTTCAACTCTTCTGCTGCTTCTCTTTCTCTTGCTGCTAGTTCTGCTGCTTCTCTTTCTCTTGCTGCTTTTTCTGCATCTCTTGCTGCTTTTTCTGCATCTCTTTCTGCTTTAGCTTTTGCATCTCTTTCTGCTTTAGCTTTTGCATCTGCTGCTGCTTTTTCTGCTGCTAATCTCGCTGCTTTAGCTTTTGCTGCTCTTTGTATTATAGCGACTGCTTTAGCTTTAGCTTTAGCTTTTTTTCTTCCTTTCATGCCTCTGATGCGTGCTTGTAATTTAGTTGCATGTGCCGCTAATCTAGCTTCTTCTGCTGCTAATCTCGCTGCTTCTTCTGCTGCTAATCTCGCTGCTTCTTCTGCTGCTAATCTCGCTGCTTCTTCTGCTGCTTTATCTGCTGCTTCTTTTGCTGCTGCTTTATCTGCTGCTTCTTTTGCTGCTGCTTTATCTGCTTCTTGTGCAGCTAATGCTGCTTTCTTTAATGCTGCTGCTTTAGCTTCTGTCGCTGCTTTAGCTTCTGTCGCTGCTTTAGCTTGTGCTGCTTCTTCTGCTGATGGTCTTGGTGGTCCTGGTGATCCTGGTATTACTTGTGTGTTACCTATATTTGCAAGAAATACAGCTGTAACTGCATTTGCATCTCCTGTATCTGGTGGTTGTGGTGTTTCTGCAGCTACTTTTGTGTCACCTATATTTGCAATAAGCGCTGCAGTAATTAGATTAGCATCTGGAGTGCCCGATCCTAAATCTGGTTCTAGTTGTGGTACTATTGGTTCTGTTTGTGTTTCAATAGTTGCACCATTTGCTTCTTTTTCTGTTTGTGTTCCATCATCTTCTTTTTCTACTAGTGGTTCTACTGGTGTTTTTTCTATTTTTGCCTGTTTGTCTCCTGCTACTCTTTTTGCATCTACACCTTGACCCGAACTAGTATCATCAAATTTAGTTAATATATCATTAATTAAACCTTGCAAATCCGTATCCTCAATTAAAGGCTTACCATCAAAACCTTTTTGTTTCATTAATTCTTTGAATTTGTCAATAATTGTTTGTAAGTCTTTTTCACTAGCTAAATCCATTATAAGTTTTTTTATAGCAAATTTAATTCTTCTAACTTTTTCGGTTTGTCTAATTTTACCATTTATTGAATCTGTTACTTGAAATAACTTTTCTTTAATATTTTTTATGTCAATAGTATTTAACCCAATACTTTCAAATAGCTTTGATATTTCGTCATATTCATCGCATTTATCTGATTGTGATTGACGACAAATTTTAGCAAACATAGTTTGTAACATAAATTGCGAAAATGAATATGAATTAATTTGATCATATGCTCTTCGAAACACTCCATGTTGCATTAAAGCGTCTTTAGTATTTTCTTTCTCAGAAACTGTTAAAGTTCTATTTTTTATTGCAAAAAGTCTATCAATATAAAAGATAATTCGAACATATATTTTTAAACTATATTTCAATTGTAATAACTGAGTTTTAGTGATTTTTTTCTCATTGGATTCTCCTTCAGCGGGTTCTCCTTCAGCGGGTTCTACCTTAGTGTTTTCTCCTTCATCGGGTTCTTCCATTTTATTATATTATTATTATATTTACTATATAATATTTTAATATTAGAATATTTAAATATTAAAATATTTCAATATATTATATAGTAAATATAATATGAGTGATGCAGAAGAAAAAAAAATAATAAAGGAATGGTTACAATTGATCGAGTTTATTAGGCGTATATATGGTGAAGACAAAGCAGAATTTATTAGAACTAATAATTATTTACAAAGAAACAATAAAAGTGTAGCTGACTATTATAATGTTGCTGGACAAAATCATACATTGTCTAATTTGTTACAAAAACAAGATTTTTTAAACAAAGTTATAAGTGCTAGTGAAACAAAAGACACAATAACAGAATATACACAAATTTACAATGAAACAAATGCGTTAATGAAATCATTAGACGGTTCGCAAGATAATATATATATTAAATGTAACCCAATTGATGATAACGGAAATGTAATAGAAGCCTCAAATAATAGTATTGGATCAAATATAAGTAGCTTGAATTCTATATTTGATGAAGTAGGAAATAGCATCGGTCCTAATCTCCTATATAATAATATTGGATTACAAACACTTATAAGTGTGTTATTTTTTATTATAATTTATTATATAGGTAAATATATTTTCATAGATTATCCTAGAAGTATGATCGCAAAACGTGTATAATTAAATATTTGAAGCACTATGTGCATCGCAAATAACAGGATTATAGTTTTCTATGCTAGAAATATTTTCTGGACGTTGCTCTATTAAATTAACCATTTCTTCTTCTAAAGATTTAGAATTTAAATGACTATTCATAATTGCCATTTTTGAAGCTTTAGTATTCTCACTTTGAGCCATAACTCCATGGTCCACTTTTTTAGAGCGTCTTAAGAATACGAATGCAACACCCGCAAATAATAGCGCAATAAGAGGGTTGCTATTGAGCAATAATATTATAAAAATAACAATAAGAGAAAAATACATATAAATATTATTTATATGAGGAGCATAATTGTATGGTGTTGATACATTACTTATTAAGTATAATAACAATAATATAACAAATATTATTTCATATGATTTTATATTTGCCAACTTCGCCGTGTTACCCGTTAAATTCTTGGTGATCTTATTAATAGAATTCATTATAGTATAATATTATATTTTAATATTATATTTTATTATTTTAAATAAAAAATTTTATATAAATAATTTTAAATATTAAAATACAAAATTGTTTTAAAACATTTATAAAAAACGCTTAAAATTAAAGTTACAAATTATAAATAACTAACAAAATAACAAAATAATATGCTAAGTAAAAAAATTAGCCCTAAAAACAGAGAGAATTATAACGATTTAAGCCAAGTTATAGAAAATTTAAAAAAAAATGGTATTAACAGTTATTTAGGTGCTAAAGGTTATAGTATATATAAGTTATGTTTAACTCCTAAAATAATAGATTTCATAAAAAGCGAATTAACAGTAAAACCAATGCTACAAAATTCGTATGCTGAAGCAAAATCTTTTCCTATTTATCAAGAGTCAGAAAAAAAATTATATGTTCCTCGTCATTGGGGTATAGCTATGTTTGGTTATCCTAAAATGGTAAAAATTCCATTTGGAGAAAACATCAATTTAAAGTTTGAAGGAACGTTGAGAGATTATCAAACAAATGTGCTAAATGAATATTTGAAAGCTATTGAATTTGGTATTGCTGATGACAAAAATAAAGGTAATGGTTCAGCACTAATTGAGTTATGGACTGGTGCAGGAAAGACCGTTTTAGGACTTAAAATTATTGAAGTATTGAAAAAAAAAACAATCATTTTTGTCCATAAAACGTTTCTAAAAAATCAATGGATAGAACGAATACAGCAATATTTACCAAATGCTCGCATAGGTTCTATTCAAGGTCAAAATATTGATATTGAAAATAAAGATATTGTTTTAGCTATGATACAAAGTGTTAGTATGAAGACTTATAACGACACTTTATTTGACAGTTTTGGATTGAGTATTTACGACGAATGTCATCATATGTCTAGTGAGGTATTTTGCAATTGCTTAAAAAAATGCAATACATTATATGGTCTTGGATTAAGCGCAACAATGAATAGAAAAGACGGACTAACAAATGTGTTTAAAATGTATTTAGGTGATATTTGTTATAAACATTGTAAAAAAGGCATACAAGATGACGTATTAGTAAAAGCAATAGAATTCACTATTGACGATGATGAATATAATGAAGTAGAAGTCGACTTTAGAGGGCAAGTTAAATATAGCACAATGGTAAATAAAGTTTCAACTTTGAACTTGCGCAGTGACTTTATTGTGTATGTATTACAAAGCGAATTATTTATTAATCCAAACCAGCAATTTATTGTATTAGCGCAAACTAAATGCTTACTAAACTATTTATATAGCGCGCTAGTTCATAAAAATGTTGCTTCTGTGGGATATTATATTGGTGGTATGAAAGAAAGCGAATTAAAAAAATCGGAAAGTAAAACTATTATTTTAGCTACTTTTAGTATGGCGGCTGAAGCATTAGATATTAAGTCTTTGACAAGCCTGCTTTTAGCTAGTCCTAAATCCGATATTGTTCAAGCTGTTGGCCGGATTTTGAGAGAAAAGCACAGCAAACCATTAGTAATAGATATTATAGATGGTCACGAAGTATTTCAAAATCAATTTAAAAAGCGTAGAGCATTTTATAACCAAAAAAACTATAGAATATTTCGCACCTCTAACAAGAACTATGAGCACTATGTAAAATATATGCAGTCAATTAATGCTAATGCCTTATTAGCAATAGAAGATGAATTATTTAATGTTACTAATGAAGAGCCCAATTTTGTAGAGTCTAAAGTTAAAAATTTATGGAATTATTTATTAGTAAGGAAAAATAAAAGTAAAAATAAAAATAGCGATTTTAACGATTTAAATGATGCCAATGATGCCAATGATGCTAGTAAAAAAAATAATGAATATAAATGTCTTATAAAACTATAAAAACAAAAAATATTAACATATAAAATATTAACATATAAAATATTATTATTAATTAATACTATATTATATAGATATGCAGAGCAATGAAAAACCTATAAGTAAAAAAATATTAAGTAAAAAGCCTATAAAATCTGTGCGCATAAGCGAACCAATAAGCGAAGCGAACATAAGCGAAGCGAACATAAGCGAAGCGGAACCAGAACCAGAACCAATAAGCGAAGCGAAACCAATAAGCGAAGCGAAACCAATAAGCGAAGCGAAACCAGAACCAATTAGCAAAGAACCAGTAAAAGAACAAATGAAGGCGAATGCTAATGCGAATGCTAATACAATGCCTAAAATAAATGAAACTATTAATCATGAAGAGCTAGCGTGGAAAATAATCGATAAATTTTTCGCTCAAGACCCAAATATTTTAGTTAAACATCATTTAGAATCGTATAATGATTTTTTTAATAATAAAATACATAACATTTTCAGGGAGAAAAATCCAATATTAATAATGAAAGAACAAGATGAAGAAACAAAAGAATATAACTATAAAGCAGAATTATATATAGGTGGTAGCAGTGGCAAATTAATATACTTTGGTAAGCCTATAATTTATGACGATGCGCGAGAACATTATATGTTTCCAAATGAAGCACGATTAAGAAATATGACCTATGCACTAACATTACACGTCGACGTAGAAGTAGTTTATTATATAATGAATGAAGACGGAGCATATGTAGAAACGCGCTCATTATTAGAAAAAATCTATTTAGGAAAATTTCCTATTATGTTAAATTCGGACTTATGTATTTTAAATAGTCTAGATAAAATTACCAGATTTAATATGGGCGAATGCAGGAATGACCGAGGTGGTTATTTCATTATTGATGGTAAAGAAAAAGTCCTCATAAGTCAGGAAAAATTCGCAGATAATATGTTATATTTTAAATCCGATTTTAATGAGCTATATAGTCACTCAGCAGAAATCCGCTCAGTTTCAGAAGATGCATCAAAGCCAATTAGAACATTGAGTATAAGAATATTGCGACCCGACACTAAACATAGCAACAATCAAATATTAGTAAATGTTCCAAATGTTCGCAAACCAGTCCCATTGTTTATATTAATGAGAGCATTAGGTATAACAAGCGACAAAGAAATAATTAAAATGTGTCTTCTAGATTTAGAAAAATATAAAAACTATATTCCACTATTTATTCCGTCTATATATGATGCCGGAAACATTTTTAATCAGGAAGTAGCACTAAAATATTTAGCCACACTAACAAAAGGAAAAACAATTCCGCATATTATGGAAATATTAATGGACTATTTGCTACCACATATTGGAGAGAGCAATCTAATCGATAAGGCGTTTTTTATAGGGCATATGGTAAAAGAATTATTGCACGTCTATAAAAACGATAAGAAGCCCACAGACCGAGACTCGTTCAAATTTAAAAGAGTAGAACTAGCCGGAACACTTATTTATGATTTATTTAAAGAATATTATTCATTGCAACAAAAGCACATTTTTCAGAAAATAGACAAAGAATATTACTATAAGCAAGGCATTTATCAAAAAGATTTTATTAGTTTAATCGAAAATAATTATTTAGAATATTTCAAAGAGCGTATTTTAGAAAATGGATTTAGAAAAGCATTTAAAGGAAACTGGGGGTCAGAAGCGCATACAAAACGCCCCGAAGTTGTCCAAGATTTAAATCGGCTATCGTATAATTCTTTTTTATCTCATTTACGAAAAATGAATTTGCCTCTCGACTCAAGTGCTAAAGTAATTGGTCCGCGTCTATTACATTCATCTCAGTGGGGAATAATAGACCCAGTCGATACTCCCGATGGTGGAAACGTAGGACTTCATAAATATATGTCGCTAGGTTGTATGATAACAAGTGGTTATTCAAGCAAAGCAATTATTGAGTTGCTAAGAACCGTTTTTTTTATGGAATTATTGAGTGAATGTATGATAGAATATATAGCTCATTCTACAAAGGTATTTGTAAATGGTGCTTGGGTCGGTATTGTTACAAAACCGGTTGAAGTTATAGATTTATTAAAAAAATATAGGCGCATTGGTTTAATACCAATATATACAAGCATTAGCTGGTCTGTTAAGGAAGATAGCATTTATATATATACTGACTCAGGTAGATTGACAAGGCCTGTATTATATTTAGTTAATCATAAACCGTGTTATGAAAACGAATATGTGTATAATAAATTGTATTCTAATGATTTTAATTATAATGAGTTATTAATTGGATTTAATAAATTTAAAAGCTATAACTCTGAAAAACGGGAAGTGGCTTTTAGCACTAGTGATGTTATTAATTCCAATAATGTTTTTTTCAACCTAAATGATTTATATGATAAATCATTAACTACAAATGCACTAGACGAATTAATGACTAAAGCGGGTATTATTGACTATTTGGACACCGCCGAAAGTGAAACCGCACTAATAGCAACTTATAGTGAGCAAATCACCAAATTTACAAGCCATTGCGAAATTCACGCCTCGCTATTATTGGGAGTTATGGGAAATCAAATCGTGTTTCCTGAAAATAATCAGCTACCGCGCGACTTATTTGCGTGTGGGCAAAGTAAGCAAGCAGTAAGTTTATATAATTCGAATTATCAAAATAGGATTGATAAAATGGGAGTAGTGTTAAACAATGGTCAAATACCGTTAGTTAAAAGTCGCTATTTAAAATATATGTATAACGAAGAACATACTTGCGGAGTAAATGCTATTGTAGCTATTGGAAGCTATGGCGGTTATAATGTTGAAGATTCAATATTATTTAATGAAGGGTCAATTAATCGCGGTATGTTTAACACCACGTATTTCAATATGTATGAATCGCGTGAAGAGAGCACAAAAGTCGCAGGTTCAAATATAGACACTCGATTTGTCAATATTGAGTCTAAAAATGTTGTTGGCAAAAAGCCCGGCTATGATTATTCTTTATTAGACGCCAATGGACTAATACGCGAAAATACTCCTTTAGACGACCGAAAAATAGTTATTGGAAAGGTTACAACTAATATAACTAATCCTGATTCTTTTAGTGATGCGTCACTAAGTCCCAAAAAAGGACAATTGGGATATGTTGATAAAGCTTTTATAACAGAAGGCGAAGAAGGGTTTAGAATAGCCAAAGTTAGAATTAGGGAAGAGCGACAACCTGCACAAGGAGACAAATTTTGTAGCCGATGTGGTCAAAAAGGCACAGTAGGATTAATTATTCCTGAGGAAAATATGCCGTTTAATGCTGACGGAATAAGACCCGATATAATAATTAATCCGCACGCGCTTCCAAGTCGTATGACAATAGGACAACTTGTTGAAACGCTAATGGGCAAAGCGTGTGCCTTATATGGTGGATTTGGTGATTGTACTGCTTTTGTTAATAAAGGACCTAAGCACGAATTATACGGCTCATTATTGCGAAATATGGGTTATAGCTCGACCGGTAATGAACTATTATATAGCGGAGAAACAGGCGAACAATTAACAATGGAATTTTTTATGGGTCCGTGCTATTATATGCGCCTTAAGCATATGGTAAAAGACAAAATTAATTATCGCGCTCAAGGTCCAAGAACAATGATAACCCGCCAAACTGTTCAAGGTCGCGCCAATGATGGCGGATTACGAATTGGTGAAATGGAGCGGGACGGCATTATAGCTCACGGTGCGACTGCATTTTTAAAGGAGTCTATGTTGACTAGGGGCGATGATTATTATGTAGCAATATGTAACACTAGCGGAGTAATTGCTATATATAACGAATCTAAGAATATATTTATTAGCCCATTTTCAGACGGACCTCTAAAGTTTGCAGAGAATTTTGAAAACACTATGAATTTGGAAGTCATTTCCAAATATGGCAAGTCGTTTAGTATTGTTCGTGTTCCTTATAGTTTTAAATTATTAATGCAAGAGTTACAAGTAATGAATATTCAGATGCGTATTATTACAGAAGACAATATAGATCAATTAACGTCGATGAATTATGCTAAAACAATTCAAAATTTAAAACTAACAAAATTAACTAAAAAAGAGGGCGAAGACTATAATAAGAAATATGAGAGCATAAGCATAAGGTCTAGAGAAAGACCTAAAACAACAAAACAAATAATAGAAGAAGAAAAAGAAGAAGGTAAGCCTGAAATGATAGATTTAGCTGAAAAAGGAGCTCTTGAAGAAAAACCAAGAAGCACCGACGAAGATGATGATAATGAGGGATTAAGTCAAGTAACTATTGATTCGATAAAACGTGCTGAAGACGAATTTAGCAGATATCAAGATATAGATGAAGATGAAAATGAACTTATTAAAATAGGTGATGTGGTAAATAGCGATGAGTTAGGAATAGAAGATTTGAATGTTGAAAACATTACTCCTAAAGAAGAACAATCTAATATAAATAGTGAAACCGAAATAAATCAAAATCAAAAAGAACCTACATTATTAGAAAATATAACTAGCAACACATCTTCAAATGTTGAAAAAGTAAATAATGAAAAAAGTGAAAATATGAAAACAATTGTTATTAAAGATCAATAAAATAGTTGGTTACCAAGCACTATTTATTTAACTTATATTAGTAATAAGTTAAATAAATAATAAGTTACTTACAACTTACAATAAAGGCGCCGCTGAATATGTTATAATTATTAAACCTAATATGACAAATAACAATATTAGCGGTAATAATACTAAGAACCACGATATTTCTTTATATCCTGCTTTGCATAACGAGTTTAATATAAAGGTCCAAAACAAAATATAAATAGCTTTAAAGACAAATACTAAAAACGTATTTGGTAACTCGCACTCAAAATACCCCACGCAATATTTTGTAGTGTTTCCAAAATTTTGTATTGCTATTACTATAAAAATAAATACCGAAATAAATAAATAAATAAAAGCGGGAGTACATAAATTCTTAAAATCTTTTACAAATTTATTTGTATAAGCCATATTATAATTTATAACAACAAAAAAATTTGTTTAAAAAAATTATATTAAGAAAACAATTTAAAAAGAGAATGCTTTATATTAAGAAATTAATGTACTATTATCTCCTAAAGGCTGTTGTGTGGGATCGCTACTTAGAACTTGAGGATGTCCATACAGGCTATTATATGAACTAGTGCCAGCATCTTGTATTTCGTGCATAGCATCTGTTAAAAAAGCAAATCCACCGGTCATATTTTTCTTGCTAGAGCACCCTATTTGTTCTCTAGCATATTTTTTTTTATTGCTAGAGCACCCTATTTGTTCTCTATTTACTATATTTTTGTTTTTAAGTAATAAATGTTCTTTTCTAAATTTTTTTTGCAGTGCTTTTACAGTTTTAGCATTCAAATTTTTAAACCTTTGTTCTAGTATTATATTAGCCTTATATTTATTTTTATTTTTACGATGTGTGTGTTTTTTTTTAGTGCGTCTATTAAATTTTTTGCGCAATTTACTACTATTTCTATTCATATATTATAATATAATAAGATAAAATAAAAATAGACTAATAAAAAATTAACTAATAAAAATTAACTAAAATAGAAACTAAGCGCACTATATTTTTTATAAGTTATATATTATTCAATATCAACGTGCGTAATCATATGCCTCCTACAACAACTTTTCTTTAATTGCAAAATGTCTAAAACCTCGCCTTCTGGTGTTTTATCCATAAATTCTTTTGTTAAATATAATACTTTATTAACTTCCATAGATTTATCAATTTTTCGTTTTTGAACTTCGCGCTGATAATAGCGATATTTATTTGCTAAAACTTTTCCACAAGTAAAACATTTTACAGGAATAATCATTATGTTATTATATGTTTTATATAAAGATTTTATATTTATATAAAATTCAATTTTAATACTTAATTATTAATTAGTCTGGACCAGCAATTAAAGTTAAATCTTTGGCTGCGTCAACTTTGCCATAACCTTCAAAAACGGCGCTTCTATTTAATTTAATATTAGCATTTTCATTAGGGTTTAAATTTATATTAAAATAACTTAAAACCATCATTAGTATTATAATTGCAATCAATACACATATTATAGTATATAATGATTTACCAACATTAATAAACATATTATATTATAATATATATTATTTTATAATATATAATATTTTATAATATATTATGTATTAATAAAATTGATTAGTTATAAATATATTAGTATTAATATATTATTACTAATTATGGAACATCAAGATTGGAATGCTGTTGCTTTAAATGCTAAAAAGAGTGTTAAAATTGAAAGCTCTATTCCGCATAAGCCTAAGCCTATTGTAGTTAAGCAACTAGTTAGCAATGAACCTCTTGGAAAGTTAATTGCTCAATCGCGATTAACATTAAATAAAGACCAAAAACAATTTGCTGCATTATTGGGAGTTTCACAACAAATGCTGTCTAGGTGGGAATGTAATAAAGAGCTACCTAGTAATGCGCAAATTGCATTAATTGAGAAAACAACTAAAGTTAAACTGCCTAGGTGTAAAAAGGTTCAAGTAGTTGAAGAATAAATATTGTAAATATTGTAAATAATGTAAATAATAGATTTATTTTTTTCTAATAAAATTGAAGATTTATTTAACAATAAAAATATATATAAAACAATAATGGAGCTAACAATAACAAAACCTTTTATAAAATGGGTTGGAGGAAAGACACAAATAATCAATGAAATAATAGAGCTTTTTCCAAATACTATGAATAACTATTATGAGCCATTTTTAGGAGGTGGTAGTGTTCTTCTTGCTTTACTCACATATAAAGCGTGCGGTAATATTAAAATAAATGGCTCTATTTATGCTAGTGATTTAAACTCAAATCTTATAGGGTTGTATAAAAATATTCAATCAAATCCAGAATTACTAATAAATGAAGTGAAAAAAATAATACAAGAGTTTGAAAAATGTAAAGGAGCCGATGTAAATCGTAAAGCATCTAATATTGAAGAAGCGTTGAGCTCTCCTGAATCTTATTATTTTTGGATTAGAAAACAATTTAACTCATTATCAAAAGAAGAAAAGACTTCCATAAGTGCTTCTGCAATGTTATTATTTATGAATAAAACATGCTTTCGTGGAATATATCGCGAAGGACCTAACGGATTTAATGTGCCATTTGGAAACTATAAAAATCCATCTATTTTAGATGAAGAGCATATAAGAAATGTATCTAATCTAATAAAAGATGTAATATTTATTAATTGTAATTTTAGCGATGCTTTAAGTAAAATTGGTGATGGTGATTTTGTATATCTCGACCCGCCTTATGCACCGGAAAATAGCAAATCATTTGTATCATATACATATGATGGTTTTAATTTAGATAATCATAATATGTTATTTAAAGAATGTAAAGCAATGAAAGAAAAAAATGTTAAAATGTTAATGAGTAACTCAAACGTTCAACTTGTGAAAGATGCTTTTACGTCGCCTACATATAATACAAAAATTATAGTATGCAGAAGAGCAATACATTCCAAAAAACCCAATACACAAACAAATGAAGTTTTAATTAATAATCATTAAGCCACTCATCAAGTTTAGAATAATAATCATCATCATCTCCAAACAATACAGGAATATTATTTTTTCTATTTGATTCATTAAGAATTTTCCATTTTAAATGGTCTGAATTATATAAATTTTTTAGAAATGTTGAAATACAAAATGCATATTCTACTTTAAAACTGCTACCCAAACAAGTCGGATACTCCACAAACTTAAAATAAGAACCAAGACATAACTTATCTTCCACACTACCGCTACTGTTTTGGTTTTTCTTTTCCAAAATCTTTACACAAATAGCGCGAGTAATATTATCTATAATAATATATGCCTCATCCACTTCTCTAAAAAGTTCTTTTTGATGAAATTGATACATATAATTTTTAAATCCGTTTTGCTTAACATAATGAATTATATGTGTGGGTGTTAGTTTTTCGAGATAATATCCATATTTTGTCTTTTCCTTTCCACTAATATTTTTACGAACAAACCCATTTGAAATAAGCCGGTGTTCATTATCTGTCTTCATTTCAAACGCAATACCATTATGATTGGTATTTGAACCGCCCGCACCAGTTCCTTTATTATATGTTTCGGTCATCTATAATATAATGAGTCTATACTACTTATTTTTAATAAGTCTTCAAATCAATTTTTTTTATAGCATTTTTTCTTTTTGATTTTGTCTTTGCATAAGGATAAGGGTCTTTTCTTCTTTTGCGTAATGTTTTACGACGACGACCCTGTCCTAATTTTTTTGCTTTTTCAAGTGCTATTAATTTTAATAATTGTGTATATATTATTTCGGCTATATTAATTGGAAGATACTTACTGGTTGTTGTAATATTAAATGGTAGTGCTAAGTTGATTTCATTAATCTTAGGTAAAATATCAAGTTCATTAAGAGTAGGAGTAATAACACCATTGTCTGAATATAAATCATCATCATTAATATCATATTTAACCCTAAATTTGTTTAATGCTTCTTGTACGTGATTATGCAGTTTATTTTTGGTGAGTGCTCTATATTTTTCTTCTAATTTTTTAGATTTTTCTTCAAATGTTCCACTAACTTTATCATGATAGTCTTGACTAAATTCCATATACGCACCTTTAAACGTTTTAATCTTAAATACTTTAGCATTGTACATAAATATGTGAGTATCATATAGAGGGTTTGTTAATGGAGTAGCTTTAAAGTCATCTAAACTTTCTACAACATTTTGTTTGTCAACCTTAGCAAATGTATTATGGGTCATAGTGTCATAATAAGATTCCTTTGTATTAATGTCTTTCTGCTTTTCTATAGGATCTTTTGTGTTAGAAATTCCTAATAAAGCTAGTAGCAAATCATCTTTAATCAACTCAACACTAATTGGTTCAATACTATTTGGTCTCGGTTTAATAGTAGTTCCTAATAAACTGTATAAAGCTGTTGTGTCGCTAGAAACTTGTGTTGGAGGCTTTTCGGCGACACAAAACTGTGGACTATTTTCCGCTAAACACAATTGAGGACTAGTTTCTTTAGTGCTAATTAATTTTGTTTCGCCATACCTAACTCTTTGCTCTGCGTTTCTATATGCATCTCTAATGCTTCTAACTAATGTATGTAAATTTTGTTCTACCAAACAAGCTATTACATAAATTTGTATTACACAATTCGAATTGTAATGTGTATTACAATGCGTTTGAATAACTTTTAAAGCTTCGCTCATCAAAATTGGACCGCAACTATTAATATTAGTATTAGTAGTTGAATTATATTTGTAACCTCTTAATTGTTCTTTATAATAGTTGCTGTATTTTGCATCACAATCATAGGTGTGAGCACCCTCTCTTAGGAGTATTGAACTACATTCACAGTTTTTTGTATTTTTAGCATCAATATTATATATAATTTCTTTTCCAGGTGAATCACTCGTTCTAAGTGCTTCTGGAATACAATGTATTATACCCGAATAAAAATCCACAGGAGATTTATGTTCGGGTGTTAAAAATAGTTCAGGAAATTTGTTTGTTTTTCCAGGTTGGTGACTAAACTTAAAAACAGGATTAATAGATTTTCTTAGTCTTGTTTTATATTTTTCTGGATATATATCACAAAAAAATTCTGCCTCTTCTTCATAAGAGGATATACAATTACCTAAATTACCAAATGTATATAGTTCCACATTTTTTGGTATATTAATAGCATGATACTTTTTTGTTATTAATGCGCTATCACTATCTCCGAACTCACTTGTAAGAATAGTTCCGTGTGTATTAATAATGTATGTTGCTACTTGTTTTCTCGGAGATTTTGGAGATTTTGGACTTTTTTCCATATTATATTATTATGTTATAATAATAAAATATTTTATTAGTTTTATACTACTTTTTTGTGTGTTTTTTGCTCGTAAGATTATGTGTAAATCTTCTTCTTCTTATGTGTTTAGTTTTTTTTGGTTTTTTGTATTTTTTACGTAATGTTTTTTTAATACGACGACCCTCTCCTAATTTTTTTGCTTTTTCTAGTGCTATTAATTTTTTTAATTCATAATAGACTCTACTAGTTAACTCATTATCAACTAACTCACTATCTGTAACGCTTTTAGTAAATGGACGAACGAAGTTAATTGTATTTACTTCAGGTAAAATAGCAATGTCATCACCGCGCTCCGCTTTAATTTTACTTATTGCATTAAATAAATAAAAACCAAGATTATAACTTCTGCTCAATGCTCTATGTTTTTTTTGTAATTGTTCAATTCTTTTATTACGTGATCCATCAAGCTTGGCATGTTGTTCGCTAGTAAATTCCATATATGCGTCTTTATAAGTTATAAATTCAAATTCTTTAGATTCTATACCAAATCTATGTTTAGATAGATGCGATTTTATTAATGGTAGTGCTTTAAAGTCTGATAGATTTTCTACATAATTTGTAAGAACAACTTTTGTAAGTGCATTATTTTGTGGTTCACTAACTTCATAATAAAAGTCCCTTAAGTTAACTTTACTTTGCGAATATGTTATGGGTGGTTCAAATGTTGGCGCTTCTGGTAATACTATGGATGGTGAAATTAAGTCACTAAGCCTTGTTATAATTTGTTTTTTGCTTGTTATTGGGTTAATTTCCTTAACACTATTTGGTGAAAGAATAGTGTCTGGTGTTACAAGTCTTACACTACTTGGTTCTGGGTTGTATGTTGGAGGCCTTTTACTAATACAAGATGGTGAACTATTTAAAGGAGTACAAACCAGTGCAGTGTCTCGTGTTAGCGCGTCTTGTGTTGGTTTATAATAAGGAGTTGCTACTTGATTTGCATAGTTATATGACCTCTTATAACCATCAATTAATGTTTTTAAATCCGTTTCACCCAAACATGAAAATATATAAATTTTAATTACACAATTGGGTTCATAATATGTATCACAATGTGCTTTAATAACTTTTACAGCTTCGCTCATTAAAATTGGACCACATTTACTAGTATTACTATTAGGATCATATTTGTAACCTCTTAATTGTTCCTTGTAATAGTGGCTATATTTTTTCTCACAATCATAGGGTAAATTAATACTATTAGAAACAATTGAGCTACATGCACAATCTTTTGTATTTTTAGCATCAATATTATAAATTATTTCTTTTTTTCTTGAACTGGTTGTTCTAAGTGCTTCTGGAATACAATGTGTTATACCTGTGTAAAAATGCGATGGAGTATTACCATCAGGTGTAAAAAAGAGTTCAGGAAATTTATTAACTTCTCCATGTTCATGACTAAACTTAAAAGCAGGACTAAGAGACGACTGTAGGTGTTCTTTATAATTTTTACATATTAAATCCGTCTCTGTTTTATACGTCGGAATACACTTTCCTAAAGTATCATGTGTATATAGTTCAACATTTTCTGGTATAGTAATAGCAAAATATTTTTTTGTTTGTGGACTGCCTAATATAGATGTGAGCATAGTTCCATGTGCTGAAATAATGTATGTTGCTACTTGTTTTTTTGGAGATTTTGGAGATTTTGGAGATTTTGGAGATTTTTCCATATTATAATAATAAAATATTTTTATTTACAATTCGAGCAATTTATAGCCATTAGTGGTTTTAGTTATTCTAAATTCTTGGCTTGAACTATGAATTTTATTATGGCAAGCTTCGCATATATTTATTAAATTGGCCTTATGATTTTTATTAAACTCGCCATTAATAATTCCATCTTTTGCATTTTTCTGGTATTGTAAATGATGGACTTCTGTCCCTTCATTGTTATTACATAATTCACACAGTCCTCGCAATTTATTTGCATTATAGCGGCTCTTTTTCGCTTCTAACACACTAATATTAGATTTATTATATTTATTTCGAATAGCATATGCCCGCTCAATAAAATCATCAGGTAAGTCTAAAGATTTACAAACTTCTAGCCCATACATAGACTGTCCTGGTCCTTCACGTAATTTTCTATTATAAATTAATGTCTTTTGCTCACGGTCAAACAATACACTCATATGATATATTTTCATAGAATCTAGATTTTTCACCTCTTCATATTCTAAAATTTCGTGAAAGTGAGTAGCAAATAAAAAAGTGCTAGCTAAAGTGTGTAATCTCTCTAAGCTCGAAACAAAAATGCTTAGTGCAGACGTCGATTCGGTTCCACTACATAATTCATCGCCCAAAATAATGCTTTTACTATTAGCATTTTTCAATATTGTTCGCAATTCGCACATTTCTACAGCAAACGTAGAGAGACCTTTGAAAATATTATCATTACCTAATAGTCGAGTAAATAAATATTCATATGGATAATATGTAAATTCTTCACACGGCACAAACATACCCGCTTGCGCCATAATAAGCGCAATACCAATCGATTTTATAAAGCTAGTTTTACCTACAGCATTTGTTCCATATAATAATAATCCATTATTAGAGGCGCCGATTTCTAAATCATTTGTCACATATAATTCATTAGTGTTTAATTGCTCTATTAAGCAATGTCTAATTTTTTTAAAATTAACATATGATTTGCTAGAGCCTTCGCTTTCATCAATAACAGGACGGCAATAGTTATATTTTAACGCATTGTAGGCTTTTACATAACATACGTCACTTAGTGCAATAAATTGAGAGATTTTGCCTAGCAGTGAAAATCTCTCGTTTTTAATATTTGTATTTGTTACAACATTATATATAATGTTTTTGAATTCGCATAAAATAGCTTTATAGTTGCTATTAATTTCTTCTATTAGCTGTTCTCGTGAATTTTGAATGTCATAACATATGCTATCGATTTGTGGAGAATAAACAATAATATTTGAATTAGCAGAACCGTGATTTTTGAATAATATGCTCGATAAATCGATTTCAATAATTTCGCCAAATTTACTATATTTTGAAGTATAATTAATATATTCATATTTTGTTCCCGACTTTTCAATAATCTTTTGTATAATTTCCTTTAAAATTGCTCCGCGTCGCTTTGTTGTAATTAGCATAACCTCATTTTTAGAAGTTTCGTGAAACTTAATATAACCACCACTAACTGCATCATCGTTTTGCAACGGCGGATTTGATATATAGTCGCTATTTTTATCCTCGTTAGTCTCTTTTTTGGATGTTTTTGCTTTTGCCTTGGCTTTGCTAATAGCGCTTGTTTTCGATTTTTCATATTCCATTAATAAATTAGAGAAAAAAAACGCGATTGCCTCTAATTGTTGTCGCGAGTCAACACAACGCTTATAAAGTTTACTTAAATTTGCATTATAGTTTTGATTAATAAAAAACATAGACTCTAAATCATTATTATTTAACTTATCGATTACTACATTAAGCTTTGAAAGCTCAAACACGCTAGCTATATAATTATTAATTTTATTACAAGCTTCGCTAATGTCATAATTAATGATGTTGCCAATGTAAAGTGCTAGTTCCTTATTTTCCTGAACACAAGTAATTTTCTCAAATAATGTTGAAACATTTGAGAGATTATTATACAAGCTTGCAAAATCACGCGGTTCAATTTTACCTAGCACAAGCTTTCTATCTATTTTTTCAATATCTCTCACATTTAATAAATAGTCCCTAATTGTTTTATAAAATTGTGTTTTTATTAAATGCTCTGTAACATCGTAACTAGCATTTAAACTAGCGCTAGCGCAAATAGGGTGTAATAAATCATAATTGAATTTACGCTTACCCGCATTTGTAATACAATTATTTAAAAAGTTTGCTACACAACCTAACTTACCATTATGACGCTGGTCACTAATCATATTTAACTGTTTGAGAGAATGATTAGCCAATATTAATTTAGAATTAATATTTTCAAAGCACGGAAAATCAATATGTTTAATTAGCGCAGGATTGTGTTTGTCAATAAAATCAATGAGAAAACATAAGCTCTGATTTGCAATACTATAATTTTGAAATTCAAAATTTGTTCTATATGCTCCCGCACCATATATTTTGTCAATAAGCGTTTCTTGGTATACTTGTTTTTCACAATTGGCTGCTATTTTCTCAAAACTCTCGACTGCATTTCTATTAATTGTAACCTCTTTTTCATCTAAATATACTTTATGTATTTTTTGTGCATTAATATTAGCATAACTAATAACATCATCAATATATGTGTTGCTATTTGATTCGTTGCTATTCATTTTGTTGCTAATAATAATTACTTCACTCGGATTATAAATAGAAATGTATTTTTCTAATTGGTCATAAGTAGTTGGACTATTCTCATAAGGCTGCGAATATTCATAATTTACTAGTTTTCCTGTTAAAATATCAATAATATTTAGCCCAATAGTAAGTGTTTCATTTTTAACAAATTTATTTGGTTTGCTATAATGTATCCACAAACATAGTGTATTATTGCTTAAATTGATGTTGTTATTCGAGTTTTCGCTGTCAGAGTTAGTGTTGTCATTAGTATCAAAATATGTTCCTGGAGAATATATACCCACTAAACTTCGACTTGTATTTTTCATTTGTAAGTCTTGAGCATAAATAATCACAGTATATCCATTATTTAGCATACGTCTTACATATTTATCGAGTTGAGGTAGCCCGAATCCTGCCATTACAACATTTTCATCATTAATCATTGTATTCTTGTGCGCTATAACCATATCATTAATTTGAGCAAAATCCACAATATTACTTCCTTCATAAATACCTTCGCCTTTTTTAATAGCATAACATTCGTAAAAACTGCCAACTTGCATTAGCACCAATGTTTTATCTCCATAAACTTCCTTGTAGTTTTTAGTATGTTCTAAATATTCTTCTACAAGTGTCATAGTATTGTATTAATAACGTATATTCATAATAAATACAATTTTAGCTCTAAATAGTTTTAATATATTAACTTTTTTGCTATTATTTACCTTTTTTTGGTGCTGTATATCCGCCTCCACGCACCCTGCTTAATACATTATTAACATAATTGACATCTTGATTTTTTCCATTTAATTGTATAAAATCATTGTCGTTTTTTAAAATCATTGATGAATTTCCTATTGTTGCTAATCTTAAACGCTGTATTCTTAATTCACTGCTCATATTTTCTAAAGGCTTTGCACACACATTTGATGTTAATTTATTTGTTACTAAGCTATAGTCAGCATTTTTCTTTAAATTTTCGGAATTATGAGAAGAAAAATTAAATGCTTTCCTTCCTAAAATAAATGTGCTTGTTCTATCTGTAACATTGCTACCATTTGAAGGCATATTCTTTGAAACCTGCTTTGACATTCTTATTATATAATTATTATTATATAATAAAAAAAGTTATAATTAATTATTTATTTATTTTTATTTATGCATAATCTCTCTAAAACATTAAAACAATCTCATTGAAAATTTAGACCTATTTTTAACAAGTGGTTTCGGTTCTATAAAAGTTGATTGCTTACTAATAGGTATAGGTGCAGTTTCGGATTTTGAAACGACTTGGCAACTTAATGAACAACTTGTTAAACACGAATTGTTTGAAGTAACTTCAGGTTCAATAATAGTATTTGTCTCTGAAATAGCTTGTTGAATAATTTGTTCAACATGAGCAACTTCTTGAGCTGGAGCAACTTCTTCTGCAACTTCTTGCACTAGAGCAGTTTCTTGAGCAACTTCTGGCGCAACTTCTTCTACAACGTCAAGCGCAACTTCTGGTGTTACTTCTTCTACAACGTTAAGTGCAACTTCTGGTGCTACTTCTGGTGTTACTTCTGGAGCTACTTCTGGAGCTACTTCTGGAACTGGAGCAACTTCTTCTACAACGTTAAGCGCAACTTCCGGAGCTACTTCTGGCGCAACTTCTGGTGTTACTTCTGGTGCTACTTCTGGCGCAACTTCTGGCGCAACTTCTGGCGCAACTTCTGGAGCAACTTCTGGCGCAACTTCTTCTACAACGTCAAGCGCAACTTCTGGCGCAACTTCTGGCGCAACTTCTGGCGCAACTTCTGGCGCAACTTCTGGCGCAACTTCTGGCGCAACTTCTTGAGCAACTTCTGGAGCAACTTCTTGAGCAACTTCTGGCGCAACTTCTGGCGCAACTTCTGGCGCAACTTCTGGTGCTACTTCTGGCGTTACTTCTGGCGTTACTTCTGGTGCAACTTCTTGAGCAACTTCTGGCGCAACTTCTTGAGCAACTTCTGGTGTTACTTCTGGCGCAACTTCTGGTGTTACTTCTGGCGTTACTTCTGGTGTTACTTCTGGCGCTACTTCTGGCGCAACTTCTGGCGCAACTTCTGGCGCGACTTCTGGTGTTACTTCTGGTGTTACTTCTGGTGCGACTTCTGGTGCTACTTCTGGAACTGGAGCAACTTCTTCTACAACGTCAAGTGCTACTTCTGGCGTTACTTCTGGTGTTACTTCTGGAGCAACTTCTGGCGTTACTTCTGGAACTGGAGCAACTTCTTCTACAACGTCAAGTGCTACTTCTGGCGCAACTTCTGGTGTTACTTCTGGCGTTACTTCTGGCGTTACTTCTGGAACTGGAGCAACTTCTTCTACAACGTCAAGCGCAACTTCTGGCGCAACTTCTGGCGCAACTTCTGGAGCAACTTCTGGCGCTACTTCTGGAACTGGAGCTACTTCTTCTACAACGTTAAGTGCAACTTCTGGCGCAACTTCTTCTACAACGTCAAGTGCAACTTCTGGCGCTACTTCTGGCGCAACTTCTTGAGCAACTTCTGGTGCTACTTCTGGTGCTACTTCTGGCGCAACTTCTGGAGCAACTTCTGGAGCAACTTCTTCTACAACGTCAAGTGCAACTTCTGGCGCTACTTCTGGCGCAACTTCTTGAGCAACTTCTGGAGCAACTTCTTGAGCAACTTCTGGCGTTACTTCTGGAACTGGAGCAACTTCTTCTACAACGTCAAGTGCAACTTCTGGCGCAACTTCTGGCGCAACTTCTGGCGCAACTTCTGGCGCAACTTCTGGCGCTACTTCTGGCGCAACTTCTTCTACAACGTCAAGTGTTACTTCTGGCGCAACTTCTGGCGCTACTTCTGGCGCTACTTCTGGCGTTACTTCTGGAACTGGCGCAACTTCTTCTACAACGTCAAGCGCTACTTCTGGCGTTACTTCTGGCGCAACTTCTGGCGCAACTTCTGGAGCAACTTCTGGCGTTACTTCTGGTGCTACTTCTGGCGCAACTTCTGGCGCAACTTCTGGCGCAACTTCTTCTACAACTTCTGGTGTTACTTCTTCTACAACGTCAAGCGCAACTTCTGGCGCAACTTCTTCTACAACGTCAAGCGCTACTTCTGGCGTTACTTCTGGCGTTACTTCTGGCGCAACTTCTTCTACAACGTCAAGCGCAACTTCTGGTGCTACTTCTTCTACAACGTCAAGCGCTACTTCTGGCGTTACTTCTGGTGCTACTTCTGGCGTTACTTCTGGTGCTACTTCTGGCACTGGCGCTACTTCTGGCACTGGAGCAACTTCTACTACAACTTCTTGAGCAACTGGAGAAACTTCTTCTATAACAACTTCATCATTAGACACGCCTTCCATTTTTATAATATTTAAAAATATAAAAATATTATAAACTTAGCTAATTAAAAATATATATTATTAATCATTTATTTTCTAACTCTATTAATGGCGTGTTGTGATTGAGAATTACTAGCACCTCCATAAGTCCAATCGTTAAAATTTTTATTTAATGCTTGTAACTTCTTAAATCTTATGTAATCGGAACCTGCATAAACAAATTTAGGATTACCTGAATACATTGCTATTCCATTTTGACCACTTATTCCATCACCTCTAACTTGTAGTCTTGACAAATTATTTCCACCTACTTGATTAGACTCTTGTCCGTAAATAATATTTGTTGCAACATTATTATTTGTTATAACATCTCCAGCGTTATAAGCAGTTCTAAAAGGTCCTAATACATTATTGTTGTAAAGTAATGGAGAGGAGTCTAGACCTTTATTATACATATTACCAAAGGCACGTGATAAATATTTGCGACTTAATGCCCTATCGCCACCACCATCCATTGAACCGTGTAACATAGGCTGTCCAATATTTGATTTTCCGCCTAGTGAGTTTTTATCAAAAATCATAATATATTATTACTATATATATTATATTTTATTTTTATAAAATATAAGAAAAATAAAACTAAAATAAAACTAAAATAAAACAAAAAAAATATTACTAAATTATTAATCTTATAAATAGCTAAAATAGCTAATTAAATAACAAATTTACTCACACATAATTCGAGGAGCAATGTTCATCGTAATTAATTCTTGAAACATAAGTTTGCAAGCATACGGTATTTCCACATATTTAAAATCATTTCTATTTCCACAAGTATTACAATAATGAATATGCTCTTTATTATTAAATGAAGCAATCAATCCGCATTTATTACATACAAATACGCTAAATGCGTCAGAGGCATCATAAATTCGCCCCTTTGTAAATCGAGAGGCACCGTGTGAAATCATACAATCGCGTTCCATTTCTCCAAACCTAAGACCACCATCACGCGAACGACCTTCAGCAGGTTGTCGAGTTAAATTAACCATAGGACCAATAGATCTACTATGTTGTTTATCATTTACCATATGCTTAAGACGCTGATAAAATGCAGGTCCAATAAATATATTCATTGTTAATTGTTCGCCAGTGAGAGCATTATACATTAGCTCATTTCCTTTTGATTCATATCCTAAATCATTGAGTTTATCAATAATATTAGAAATGTCAAATTCTCCAAAACTAGTTCCATCACCAAATAATCCCATTTCGAGTAAAACTTTGCCTAACAGCGTTTCTTTTAACTGAGCAATTGTCATACGACTTGGAATAGCGTGCGGATTAATAATGATATCCGGTTTTAATCCGCTTGCTGTAAAAGGCATATCTTCTTCTGGAATAATATTGCCAATTGTTCCTTTTTGTCCGTGACGGCTTGAAAATTTATCTCCAATTACCGGCTTTCTAAAGTTACGAATACGGACTTTGCAAAAATTATAGCCATCTCCATTTGTTTCAATATAGTTCTTATCTACATAGCTTTCTTCTTGTGTTCTATGCGAAATAGAACCATCACTAAATTTTACGCTTTTTGTAAAATCGTTTTTATTTTCCTTAATTGGAATTACTTTACCAATAATAATGTCGCGGTCCTCAATTAGCGTGTTTTCTTTCATAATTCCTTGCGAAGTTAATTTATCGTAATTACCGAATTTAATATTCTTTGTTTTGGTTTTATCTGGCTTACATCTGACTTCTTCTGTCCCAAATAATTTTTTATCTTCATCTTTCTCTGTATGATAAATGGTTGCTAAAAATAGGCCTCGGTCAATAGAACCCTTGTTAAACAATAAGGAGTCTTCTTGATTGTATCCACTATGACTAGCAATAGCTACAATTACTTGCTGACCAGATGGAATATTATTTAATTTGATAATATTCATTATACGAGTTTCTACAAGCGGACGCATCGGATATGTTAATACATATGCGGTCTTGTCCATACGATTGTCATAATTAGTTACATACATTCCAATAGCCTGCTTACCCATAGCAGATTGATATGTATTACGAGGTGATTGATTAGAGTCTGGAAAAGGAATACACGATGCTAAAATACCAAATATAGTGCTTGGGTGAATTTCACAATGACTATAATGATAAATGTTGTTGCTATTGCTATTGTTGCTATTGCTGCTATTGCTGCTATTGCAATTATTATTAGCTAAATCAGCAGTTTTCATAGCAATCATTGCATTATTTTGTTCGTATGAATCTACATACTCAATAATTGAGTCTTCTAACTTAATTCCTACAACCAAATCATCCCAAGTTAGTTCATCGTCTTTAATCTTTTGAATAATCGAATTTGTATATAGCACTTCATTGTGTTTAATTTTTAATAATGGGCGCGTAATACGCCCAGCATCATTACAAACTCGAATTTCTTTAAGTTTGCTATTAAATATAATAGAGGTATAAATATTGATAATACCTTTATATTTTTTATCCTTTAAGTTAATATACACCTTTTCGGGGTCATTTGTAATCCCAACCCACGAACCATTAATAAATACTTTAGCATAGTCGTCTAAATCTTTATATGAGCCGTCGTAAGTGTCGAGCGACTGAATAATAGGTAATATATAATCATAAAGTCCTGAGCTGTTAGAATTAATAGTTATATGCGATAAATACGCAAGATTTTTAACAACACCAACAGATTGCCCTTCTGGTGTTTCTGCAGGGCATAAAAATCCCCAAGTCGAATTGTGGAGACGTCGCGGAGGGACTAACTTTCCACTTTTGTCAATAGGTGTATTGACTCGCCTAAGATGACTTAGACTTGATAAATAGGTAAGCCTATTTAACACTTGAGCAACACCGACCTTGTTGCTATTAATTTGCTTAATACCAAAATCACCAGTAGCTAAGGCGCGTTTTATCCCTTGCTCAATAGTAGTAGACTTAATAATCTTATAAATGTTGGTTTTTGTAATAATGTTTTCATAGTCATCATTCGATTTCCAAGAACCACTATTTATTTCACGAATAATTTGTTTTTTCATATCTTTAACAAGTTTATTAAAATAGTTACGTAGTAAATTATTTAATAGAGGTCCTGTTAAATCGATGCGCTTATTCATATACGAGTCACGGTCACTTTCTTGCAACCAACCAAACGAGGTTTGTAGTAACATATTTGTCATATAGCCTAACATATATATTTTTTGTGTTTCTGTCTTGCAGTGAGGAAATATGTCATTGCTTAATACTTCCATCGCAAAGTCGTATTTCTTCTTTGAACCGGTTTCTTTATCCATATTCATAGGTGTATAAATTACGTTATTTACAATAAACTTAATAGCCGATTCTTTTGTCATACATTTATTAGCATCAATAATAGATGCTTTTAGTGCAAACAGCATTTTTTTCATATTTTCATTAGCAATATTTAACATAATTAGCTCGCAAATTTCTTTATCGCTAATAATGTTAAATGCCCTAAAAATTATGAATAATGGAATAGGAATTTTAATGCGTGGAATTTGTAAATAAATAGCGTTTCCATATCCGTTATTTCTCGACGCAATATACATCGTAATTTGTTTAGGAGAAATACACTTCCAATCAGGAATGCATTTCATTTCGGCCTTCCAAGACCATTTATTGTTATTTTTTTCGATGTTAAAACAATAAATTTGATTTTCGGCTGCGCGTTCTTGACTAATGCAAGTTTTCTCTGAGCCGTTAATAATAAAATACCCTCCTGGATCCATATAGCATTCGCCTGTTTCATTGTGGTCTAAATGTTTGTATTGATTTAACACACATAAATCAGATTTTAACATAATAGGCAGCTTTCCAATATGAACGTTTTTAATCTTTTTTTGATAATTTAAAACATTCTTATAATTTTCGCCATTGCGAACAGTATATTTAATATTTAAATCAATAGTCATTGCTGACGAATACGAAATATTACGTAATCGGGCTTCTTGTGGAAACATAATCTTTGTTGAACCGTTATTTTCATAAATCTGAGGGCGATATATTGAGAAATTTTCAAATGTAATTTCAATTTCTAATCTATGCAAATTGTGTTCTTTAACGTAATCGTGATCAGAAACTATTAATAGTGGATTAAACATTTCAATCGTTTGTTGAATTTGATTATTTACAAAATAATTATATGACTCCAATTGATGCTTAACTAGCTGTTTTAAATGTTTATGCTTAAAATACGATTCAATAAGAATCCACGGAATTTCTGATTTAGAAGTTTCTGTTTTAGAAGTTTCCTCTTTAGAAGGAACCGAATCCAAATTAGAAGGAACCTCCATCTCCGATTTAGGGATATCAGAATTCATAACTGTTATGAAATATTGAGATTTGATTAATAATTAAATCAATTTTTTATAAAATTTGGTTAATTAGTATTAATTAAAATATTAGCAATATTTTAAATAATACTATAAAATTAAGTATGTCAACACAAAAAATATTAACAATAAATCCAGAATTATTCAAGTTTAATGGCAGTAAAAAAAGTTTAAAAAAAAAGGAGCGAAAAATAAAACCACTAGACACTAAAATTAACTCATTAAAAAGTAATAAGTTAAAAAAGGAATTATTAAAAAGAGTAAAAGATTATCAAAAAAAACAGGAATTAGAAACACATAAAGGAGAGAATAATGAAGAATTAGCAAGTGGAAATAACTTATTTGACAAAAGTGAATTTGAAAATAGCGATTTTGAGAGAGAATTTAATAAATCTCTCACATTTTTACACGACCTATCAAAAAGAAAGAAGGAAAAACGTAACAAAACATCAAAAGCAGTTACATCAACAATAGATGTAAATATAGAAATACCAAAAGATAGCATTATGTATAATAATGCTAAACAGCCTAGTTATGGTTGCTTAAAAAACGGTTCAAAGCCTACATTAAAAGAACTAAACAAAACACAAAAAAATAATAATCAGGGCTCCGGAAAAAGGCTAATCATTGATTTAAACAATAATAAATATTATGAATGTAAAACTGCAACATTAGATAATCAATGTGACACTACTCCAATTACTAGTATAGAAACTGAGTCACAAGAGCTACAAATTAAGCCCCAAAGTCAAGAATTACAAATACAAACTCAAGAATTACAAATAAAGCCAAATGAAATACAAATACAAACTCAAGAGTTACAAGCTAAGCCAACAAAACTAACAAAATTAAATGAAATACAAATACAATCACAAGAGTTACAAGCAAAACCTAGCGTATATTCTGATGCTAGTAATCTCTCGGAAACTAGCACAACAGAGTCAGAAATATTAAAATCATCAGAAGATGATACTATTAGCTTACATATTCCAAAAATAAATAGAACAACTAGAACATACAAATATACTTTAGGGAAAAAGAACGGTGCTAGACATATAGGTCTATTGATTAAAAACAGAGAAACACAAAAAAGAATTAAACAAGAAGTTAGTCAATTAAAGCAACAACCTATTCAAGAAGTAAAAAATTATTTACGCACTAAAAATCTTATAAAGTTAGGCTCACAGGCACCAAATGATGTATTGCGAAAATTATACGAAGATAGTATTTTAGCTGGTGAAATTACAAATAATAATGCAAATAATTTAGTATATAATTTTATAAATTAAGTATTAGTATTTTTTAGTATTTTTTAGTATTTTTTATTTATTAATTTGAATATTATAATTATTAATAAAATAGAAAATCCAACATAATAGGTTTTTATTAAAAACTCATCTTGAAAATTAATTTGGTTTATTGCTTTTTCAAGCTCTGTTACACTTTGTATTTTATCAGTATTTTGATATATAATATTATTAATTATATTATTAATATTCGCATCAGGTGTAATTGTTGTAAATTCTTCTGTAGTAGTTTCTTCTGGAATATCAGGTATTATTGGTTTTCTGGGTTCAAAAAGTGATTCATCTTTAATGTCTCTTATATCGTCTAAACTCAAATATGCATCTGGACTAAAACCTTTATAATTGGTAGCCTCATTTTCAGAATTAATTACATGGCATTTCATTTTAACTTTCATACAATATGGATTAGTGTCTCCCGAAAATGCAGTCATTATATCCATCACATTACCGCCAATTTTCCCAGCACTTGCAAAGGTTGATGGAATCAGTCCATTTACATCATTTTGAGGTCTTCCACCTGTTAATAAACCTCCTATAGTGCTAGCATTATCTATATATTTGTGTAAATAATGGTCACCTGAAATTGTTGCTCCTGCTTCATCTATTGCTCTACATTTTATATTTGTTCTTAGAAAATATTTGTTACCAATAATTCCTTTACCGCCAGCATCCTTACATACATCAGCTGTTCCAGGAGTGGCATTTAATGTCAAATAATCTATATAACTAAATATACCAGTCAATACATTTCTTGTATTATTCATATTATTTCCATCTGGTTGAATTGAACCAGGAACCATTTCTTCACTTGGTTTAACACAATAAGAATATGGATGTTGAATACCTAAAGGTTTATCAGAAATACATATATTTGGATTAGCAGTAGTAGCAGCAGCAGCTAAAGTAGCAGCAGTAGCAGAAAAAGCAGCAGCAGTAGCAGCATTAGTAGCAGCAATTTCAGCAGCAGTAGCCATTTTAATTATATATATATAAGTATTTAAAATATATTAATATATTATAAACCTATATATATATAGTTAATAAATAGTATACATTATTTATCTATTTATAGCATCATTTATTGTATAGTTGTCCTCTTGGTCTTGTGACATTTGTGCATCGCCTTTGCTTCTTTCTTTAGCAGCTGTTTTATGGCGTTCTACTGATGTTTCATTACTTTCACCACTTACTTCAGTAGGAAGCCCTTCAACAGTAATATAAGAACCATTAATGAAACCAAATAATAGTGTTGCTAGCAATATTAATATTAGTAGCAATATTTTTTGATAACTTGTAAAATTTGTTTGTATTTTTCTCTTCATATATTTTATATTAATTTTATAATAATTTTATAATAATTTTATATTATTTATTTATATAATATAAAATGAAACTATATTTTACTCAGTTACAACCAAATATATCGTGGAAAGCCTCATCAAATAACAATGTAACAATTATTCCTAAAAATGTAAAAAATGAAATACCGGACAATACTAATATAATTGCTCCGTGGAACGAAGAATGTCCAGTAAAAAAATACAAATTTAATGCAAACCCTATAAAGCATTATAGAAAGCAATATGTGAATAATAGTTCGAAAGAAAATACCTTTAGCAATCTTTCTTTCATAGGAAGCATGGACAAGCCCGGAAATAACATTGTAACACAAAATTTAAAAAATAATGAAACAAATTCAGGTGTATTAACATATATACAAAACAATGTTGATTGTACTACTTTGTTTAGTGACAAATTTTATGACCCGTCTTTAAATAAAGTAGTATGTACATCATTACATGCGTCAGCGCTAGTAATTAAATCGGCTACTACAAATCTCTCTAATGATTATTCATCATCTCATAAAGAACTATTATATAAACATAATAAAACCTTTACTCAAAATCTACCTCTCAGTACTGTTGCTAATGGTGGGCTAGCTATGAATTGTTATAATGCTAGTGCGTGTGCAATTAAATTTAATCCATCTAATACTAAATACCAAACTCAAGGTCCAATAACATCAAGTGCTCGAATCGCAAGTTTAAAATATAATTGCGGAGACTGTGTTGCTACTAAATCAAATATTAATAATTGTCCGCCTACTATGCCATTAGACGAATGCAATGAACTAACTAAAATTTTGCAATCTCCACTATGTTATGGTTGTATAGATGATAAATCAAATATTCGTCGCAAACGAATTAACATATTAAAATAAACTCTTAAAAATTTATTCACTTAAAAATTCCTTATTTACACTAAAGTTGTGTTTTTTGCACCAATTTATAGATTTTTGCATATTAATATTTATTAGCATATTCAATTTATTAAAATATTTATTTACAAGAATTTCTTTTGCGCTTATATTATATTCTTTAGAAGTCTTAAAATTAGTACTAATTATAGAATGTTCAAAATCTACTAAATCAATATCTAAATTATCCTCTATAGTTAATGTTTCAATTGCCTCACAAGTATTGTCGTTGTTAGTATTATTATTGTTATCATTAGTATTGTAATTATTGTTTTTTTCTATTAATATTTCTTCAATGGAGTGTAAATATATTTTATTTGATATATTTAAATATTTCAGAATTCCATTATAATTATTATAATTAAGTAAATTATATTCAATATTTAACATTTTTAGTTCGCGTATTAAACCCAACGTATTTTTAATATTTTCTAATTGTTGTTGCCCATAAATAGCATTAATTTCTTGCAATTTAGTAATAAATAATTGATTAAAATGTATATTAAATAAACTATGTATAGATTCTACTTCATTGATTAAGATATCAAAATTTTCAATAATATTTGAAATTATTCTTTTATTATTATTCTTATAATTTCTACAAATAATATATTTTTCAGAATTAGCACTTCTGCTTGTATTTGGTTTAAATATAAATACATTTTCATATAAATTACATAATAAGTAAATCACTTCCACTGTTTTTATTTTAAACACATCAAAAATCTTTAGCACAAAATGACCGCCTTTTTTCTGCATAATTAGTGCATAAAAAACTTGCGATAATATTAATTTGAAAGATATGTCTTCTTGATTATTAAAGTCTGATGAAAAATCGAAACCTCCGTCACCTGTTATATAGTCCATAGACTTAGCATATTTCTTATTACAATAAAGTAAATTTTCTTTTAAAAATAGGTCACCGTTTTTAGAGGCACCATATTCTAACTTAATATTTTTATTAGAATTCAATATGTGTGAGGCTTTTTTCCACGATGGAATATTACTATTATCATTTATTAAAGTCATACCATAATAAATGTCAGCAGGATTTTTTCTTTTATAATTAAAAGCTTCAATAAATCCACCGGGACCTTCTGCCAAATGAAATGATTGTATTGGATTTCTATCTGTTAAAAAATCGAATGTATTTATCATTTCAATCATTTTAAAAAAAGATCTAGATAGTGGTTTATATTTACATAGCGAACATTTATGATTAGGAACAATAGTATGTATATATTCATATGGATTAGTAATTTTTTTCATAATATCCCAATACTCGTAATATTCGTCTATAGATTGTTTTAAAATAAGCAAATAATGATGTAATGAGTTACACAGTAAAATGTCATTGTTTTCTAAGTTGTTTTTTAAATGTGTTTTATCATTTTTATAAATAATATTAAAATCTAAATTTAAGTTGTTCAAGTTAGGTAAGTTAATATATGTCATAAATTTGCTTTTGCTACTAACATATACTAGTTTTAAATGTTTATATAATTATAAAAAATATATAAATATTTAATGTTTTCTTTATGTTTGTTTTCTTTATGTTAGTTTTGACTTTTGACTTTTTAATTTTTCCTTAGCTTCTGCTTTTTTAGATTTCTCAAGTTCTTTTAATGCTTGCTTTTCTTGTTGGCTTTTTAGTTTTTCTTCAAGTTTAAGTTTTTTTGTTTGTTCTGCCAATTTTATTTTCTCATCGACAGACAATTTAATTTTAACAGATGGCTTCATTCCTTCAACCAGCGCATCTTCTAAAATTTGATTTTCTTGCAAATATTTTTCGGCTAATTTTTTAGATTTTAAATCAATGTTTTCTTTTATAGTTGTTTCCAAATTTTTATCAACATCATCAAATTCTTTAATAGAAGCTTCAACAGCCTCGCGTTCTTTATTATTTTGTTTTTTGCTTACTAGTTCATCTGGGTCATATTCAACATTCCTTATTTTTTTGAATATAAAATAATTATTTAAAAATGAAATCTGTTTTTCTTCGTCGCTTAAATCTAATGCACTGCCTAATTTTTTCGCCAAATACGGAGTTCTTTCCACTTCCATCTTCATAAAATTATATAATTGCTCAAAATTACCCATTGAATTAGGTAGATTTAGTTGCTTATATTCGCTTTCTGTTAATAATACAAAGCCATTATTTTCCATAACTCGCAATAAATATTTATAATTTACTAAATATTCTCTAAAGGTTTTGTTAATTGTTTCCTGATAAATATCAATTCCATAACCTAGCGATGTCTCATCGTCAATAAAATCATTAGCTTCAAATTTTTTAGTAAGCTCCCATATTTTTTTCTTATTTTTAAATATGCTAATAGATTCATTGATTTTTAAAGAATTTAACATATTGAAGATTTTCTGCCCATCATAGCACGTTCCAATAAAATAGCCTTCTAATGCGGTGCATTCTTTTACATTTTTAATAAATCCGTTTAATTTTGCTTCATTTTCAAACATATAATGAATGGCAAACTGGATAGAGCTAACATTAAATCCGTTACTCGCAATACCATAATTGTTATACACACCTTTTCCTAATAAAACTTCGTTTTTTGTGCCCTCGCCAAAAAGCGCCTTGCTAATTTGTTTTGATTTATCATCGTAAAAGGCAGACCCATCTTTAATATTTAAAATACTGTTTCCGTGTAAAAACAGCGCCTTTGGAATAATGTTTAATTGTTGCGCATAATTTAAAAAGCGCGCGCAAGCACCGTCTAATCTATTTTCAATGTTATCTTTGCTAACATCTATACCCAGCACAAAATTAAGATTAGCAGCAATCCATTTAGGTAAATCACCGCCTTTACCTACTGCATAATCTATTAGCGAATAACCCGACCTTGATACTTTAGTAATCAACATATTTTTAACGTATAAATTATGAAAATCGCGCAGCGACTTTGTTTCAGACGTTTTAGAAATTTTATTATAATAAACATCGTCATCATTATTTACTGTTACACCGTTCCCACTTGTTAAGATTGTTTCGCTTACGGGGTTGTGTATTGATTGCCAATTTGCATTAGCTACGTGATAAGCATTGCCGAAATTTTTACCTCCAGAGCGCAATTCGCTTGTTTTATCATAACGAATGCGAAGAGGTTCCCATTTCCAGAAATCGGGTTTAGCAACATTATAAGCAAACTCAACAATAGTATTGTCTTCGATTTCTTCGCCCTCGGTTGTATAAATTTTGAGATTATTAGACTCGTCTAGCTTACCCATTATGTTACATAATCCCGCATTTACATCATTAGGATTAGTAGGATAAAAGCGCGCTGGTTTATAATTATTTGCATAGCTATCTTTATTATAACGCTTAATGCTGTTGTTAATAATATCATTGTAAGGATTAATGTAACCGTGTTTTTTCTCGTCAAATCCAACATTTAATATTAATGTATAATAGCTCTGTATTTGGTTATATGAAGTTAAATCTTGCCCTTCACTATTTAACGTGCCTACATAATTTGCTCCAAACTCATTTTTTTTAAATTTTACCAAGAAATCAATAGTATTGTATTCGGGCGGTTTCCATTTAAACGATTGTAGCCACGTATTTTTATAATTTGGAGCGACTATACCGGTTTGGGTGCTTGAAACACCGGTATTTGCAGGTGTAAAAATTAATCCATCGGTATTATATTCGTATAATCCTTCTTTAATATTATTTAAAATTGTAGCACAACCATCAAATATAGCAGTGCCGTAAAATTTCTTGACAACTATTCTAAGGTGTATATTTGGATTGTTTGTAACTGATTTTAGTTCTATTATTTTAATAGCACTGCTTAATATATTAAGACGATATGCAAGAGTATTTTCTTTAATGCTTTTAGTTTTATCTTCTTTTTTAGAATTAGCATCTGCATTAGCATCTGCATTAGCAATAGCAACAACTGCCTGATTATGTAATTTAATAAATGGTAGTCCTGTAACATTTTTGCCACCTAAATAATATATATCGAAACAAGCATACATATTTATAAATTCGCCTTTTTTATTATGTAAAACGTGTTCTCCGTCTATAATAGTGTTATAAAGCTCTTTTTTCTCAGTATAGCATCCTGTAAACTGTAAATTTACAGTATTAGGAATAAAATATATTCTCCCATCGGGTGCTATATACAATAATTTTCTAGTTCCGTCCGCCTTATCTGTTACTGTATAATTGTTTCTAATATTAGGAATAGAACTATTAGTATCGTTTATTTCCGACTCAGGTAGTAGATTAATCATTTGTAAAGTGGATGAGGAAGGGCCAATATGGTCTTTAACATTAATAGTCATATGTTGTTTATAGTCGGCTCCTTTTATTAGTTTCAAATATTCTTGACTCACATTAATTAGCTCGCTAATTGTTACAGGATAATTGGTTTCTTGCAATCCTATTAAAATATATTTAATAACTTTTCGCAAATTAATATATAAAAATTCTTTGCTAGCGCTTAATTTATTTAAGCTAATAAATTCATTATTTAATTCAATCTCTATTTCGAAGTTCTCTAATGAATTAAACACTTCCGAATCCTTAATATTGTATTGTTCAATAAATCTTCCATCTTGTGATTTGGATGTTTTTACAATACTACAATGAACTAAAAATGGCAATTGCGGGTGTTTATATTCGTAACGCTTAATGTATCTAAATACTTTTTTAATCGAATTCCATTTATCTTTTAGTTCTTCAATGGAAGAATGAGTTAGTGCAAAGTTTTGCTCTACTTGATAACAAACGCGAAAATTATAATCGTCGAAATCTAGCGGATATAGCACAACTTTGTCATTTTTAAAATAGTCTTTTTGAACAAAAGAGAGATTTTGCTCGTCCAAAATTCCAGAAAAATTATTTAATTTGCAATAGCTTTGTATGTTTGGTAGTCCGGTTATTTGTGTTCTAATATTAGACATATTGCTGGCATTCATAATTTTTAACTGATAACTTTCATTATTTAATTTAAAATCATAATTGAGGAGGCTTTTTATAATATTATAAAATTCTACCTTATTTATATTTTTAATTTTTTTTGTTCCAAAGCGAATTTCAAATTCGGGGTGCATATTTTCAGGAAATCGCGCATAACTGGATAAATATATGTCAATATATTTTACAAATTTCTCACTAAGCTCGCCACTAAGTGTTTCTTGTGTGTTATTGGTTACTCTGCTTTTACTCATAATTAATATATAATAGTATTTATTATTTATTATTTATTAATTAATAATATTGTAGTAATATCAATTTTGATAAAAAAGGGAACAAAAAAAACCGGAAAAAGCCCCCCATTAGTTGTGCGACTTGTCTTTAAATCAATTGTTTTAATATATTTTCGTAGAGCTCTTGCTTTTTCTTTTTTTTACCGTGTTCGTCATAAATAGTAATGTTTAATTTACTAGCAATAGTTGTTAAATCGCTTAAACTATAACTACTAAATGCTTTTAATGGTTTTTCAATATTTTCAATATTGTAATAATTTTTTAATAATGTTTGAAGTTGCTCTTCACTATAATGGGTAACTAATTGCACGTCAAAATTATTGAATGTATCACTAATTTTAACATTTGAAATTTGTATTAGCTTATAATTTTTCAAATTAATAACGCTTTCATCGCTATTTGTGCATAGCACACAATATGTGTTATTGTCACGCACAACAATTACATTTAGCAAATATAATACACATAAGGCGTGAAAGGTTTTAAAACTGATTTTCTCATTATTTGTTAAATCATCTTCCACAACCATTTTTTGTATTTTGAATTCTTTCAAAATATTTTTTTGAAGCCTAAGCTTTTCTACGCTTGCAATCTTGAAATCTTTCATTGTTTTGAATGAATTAATATTTTCTAAATCGCTGTCTGCAAAATTATGCAATAGCTTATAAAATACCCAAAATAATTTATCAGCAAAATTTTTAGAATTGTTAATCTTGATTGGTTCATAATATTTACTAAATTTTTTTGTATATTTTATTTGTATTTGACTTCTTGGAACATTGGCTATACTATTAGTTGTGCTATTTTCTGTGCTAATAGTTGTGCTATTCGCTAGCGGCACTACATTTTCTTTATAATTTAATTCATATAGCATATATTGCTTAAACTCGTGTAAATCAATGTTTTTGATTAATTCTTCCTTAGTAAGAGCTAACATTTAATAAATAGTATTATTTGTCTTTATTATCTTTAAAATAAGTTGTTTGCAAATTTCTTTTCAATTTTTCATCTTTATTAATTTCATTTTCTTGTTTTTTAACAAAATCAATATAATTATTAATCTCCTGATATGTTTTATATGAGATTTTGTTTAAATTGACAAAAATACCATTACTATTTTCATTTAAATAAACATTATTTAATTTTAAAATTTTACCTATTTCAATGTGGTGAAAGTTTTCAAGGACTTCAATTGCTTTGCACAATTTACTTAAGTCGCTTGAATTCATATTATTTTCATTATTTTCATTATTTCCAGAATCAATTAAATTATTTTTAATAGTAATGTTTTCATTTTCATTTTCGTTTTCAACGCTAGTGCTATTAATTATAACGCTCATTATTATTATATTAAAAAATAGTTTTTAATATAATAATAAATTATAATGTTTATAATGTTTTATAATGTTTTATAATGTTTTATAATGTTTAATAATTATAAATTATAATTTTTAATATTTTGAGCAAGACTTTTAGGAACTCTAATTTGTAATTTATTTTCATCTTGTAATACGCTATTTTTTGGCTTTAAATAATCGTCAGTTTCCAAATCATTTTTGAGCGTTTCATAATTATTAATACTTATTAACTCAGCAATTACACTAATAAATTTATCATTTAACTCATAACGCTGGCCCAAAATTCTAACTTGTAAAATATCGTTTTCTTTTATTTGTGAAAACATTTCATTATTGTAATGATGGTCACGAGCTATAAAAATAATATAGGGACTAGAACCATCGTCTAGGACTAACTCAGCACGAACACCTACTTTAGTTAATGATTTAGCAACACAATTAATTATCATCGACTCGACCGGATTTGTAATTAAACATTCAAATACGCACTCGAATAATACTTTATTGCCAAATAATTCACCGCTAGAATAGGTCAATAATTTAACAGTATTGTTTTTAATAAACCCCTCTTTAATACACTTGTTTTCATTAAAACTTTTGATTTTAGCCTCTAAAATATTATAAATATTATTATTTATTTCATTAAAAGATAACACAATCTTTTGTGTTAATAATGAACGCATAAATATATGCGAATTATCTAAAACTGCTTTATTAGGAATAGATTTCCGAGTTTGTATTTTAGACATAGTATACTAATATATATATTAATAATTTAATCTTTAAAATTATTTCAATTATATAAATAATTATATTTATATAATTTTTTTATTATTATTTATTATTATTTATTATTATTTATTATATTATAGGAAAAAATATAGATTATAGACTATTTATTAGTGCATCAGAGAGATTTATGAACCACCGTTTTCCATTATTTTTACGCATATCGTATAATCGAAAATAAATTTCTTGAGCAGCGCAAAAATATGTTTGATTTAGAGCTTTTAATGTATTAAGCACGTCTTCATTTACCTTTAAAAGTGTAAAAATCTTTTCAGTATTTGCTTTTCCTGCTTGATCACAACGAGCTCCTTTATTTGTTGCAGTTTTTATTTTGAATTCTGTAACTAATTCTTTTGTTATTTTTTTATTAACTGCTAAAATTCCTAAAACATCAGATAGACTTTCACTGGGTATTTTATTGGCTTCAATAACTTTATCAAAATCATTATAGTCCTCAAATTCGCCAATAATTAAAATCACATTTGTCGGTTTTTTACTTTCACTTTCACTTTCACCTTCAGTTACGTTTTTTATCATATATAAGGTATAATCCCTAAATTCGCTTTTATTTGGTATTAGTAAAGCCTTAGCTTGTGTCTTAGCATTAGTGCTTTTCAATATTTTCGAATTATAATAATTCAATAATTGCTTATTAAAATCGGTTTCTTCGTTGTAGCTAGCATTCAATAAATAAATCGCAAGTAGCACCGTCTTATTATAATCCAAGTCATCAAGCAATATATGAATTGCTAGCTTATGAACTTCGTCGCGCGTTAATTCTTTCTTTGCTCTCAAAATATCCATTATTTTACCATAATAAAAATATTTGTTATCTTTAATAGGTTTGGCCCCTTTTACTTGCTGAAAATGCGTAATTATGTATTTGTAATTATTTTCTAATTCTGCTATAAGCGATTTAATCAAAGTTATGTTGCTATTTGACAAACCGTCTAAATCGGGGTTTGCATATAGTTTGATTTGTGAACTACTTTTGTCTTTTTTGTCTTTTGTTTCTTTTGCAGTTAGACCCGTTTTTTCTTGTGTTTCGGTGTCATCTAATCGGACCGAATCAGATATGTTCACTTTTAATTCATTAGGTTTAGTTAATATAGGATTGGTGCGCTCAAACAATGTTGCATCAGTGTTTAAATCGGCCGGTTGAAAAATATACATAGTATCAATATTTATTAGTTTTCCCGAGTTATTATATTTATCTGTTATAAATATGTTTTCATTATTGACTAGCTCATCGAGCGCGTTGTTTATATGTTCTAGTGGATAATCTTTAAACGCAGTAATGTGCTTAATAATGTCAGTCTTAGTATAAAAGTATTTTTCTTTGTATAAATCTCTCAACATTTTTGTAAGCACCTCATTATTTGTTTTCAAAAATGTGTCATTATATAGCGAACTATTTATTTTTATGCTTCTGCCATATATCTTGTCATAGTCTTCGCTAGAAGGCTTACAAAAATATCGGCATTCAGCCATATAATCGCAAAGAGCGCTATATGCTTTGTCGCCTATAGTATAGTTAATTGAAGAGTTATTAGAAAGAGTAATAGCCAATTCTTTATTCAAAAATTTCTCGTCGAATTTTTGTTGCTCATAATTAAGTAAACAATCTATACTATGCTCTTTAAGCACGCGCGTAACTGTTCCAATTACTTTCGCTTTTTCTTCCGCTTTTCTATAAATAAATAAGTCTACCGACTCAGTATTATTATTTAACAATGTGCCATGCATATATATTTGCACATTTCGCAATTTAAGAGGAAGGTCCTTGTGACTGCACGTTCTAATTGCTCTGCCAATAATTTGCTCAATTCTATTTATATTATACCAAGGCTCTAAAATATGTATTTGTCTAATATATTTAAAATCTAATCCTTCACTTCCTGCTGCCGATAAAAGTATTACTTTCACTATTTCGCCATTAATATTATTTGTGTCAGTGCAAGCCTTTAAATCGCCCACTATATCAGGAGAAATATTGCTGTTTCCACTAATAATAACGTATTTTGCGCCTCTAAAACGCTGTCCTTGCTCTAATTCCGATTTCTTTTTATAAGTATTTACATCTAATTCTTCGCTTGGAGGACTAGCAAATAAAGATTTATTAGTTCCGTAGCGAGTAAATCCCGCTGTTTCTAATGCTAATGCTAGCGGTATTAAACCCGAGTCAATAAATTGCGAATATATAATAATTGGACCTTGCGAATTAAAAACAGAGTCTAATATAGCTTTAATCTTTGTACTATATTTTTCTATTACATTATAATCAAATATATCACTTGTAGAAAATTCGCTTTTAAATTTATAGCCATATCTTGATTTTGGTGCCTGACTTTCTTCATAGCTCATTATATTATTTATGCCCATTTTACCAATAATATCTCTAATGTTAACAAGTCCGTTTATTTCCTCAAGATTAATATTAGCAATAACATCTTGAATATTTTCATAGAGCGCCATTTTTTCGTCAAAATAAGCCTCTAATTTACTATTAGGAAACACCATATTTAGCGCTTCTAATGGTTTTTGTAATAATGTGTATCCAAATGTTTCCATTGCATTAATTTTCTCTTCGTCGAATTTTGATATATTGTTTTTGAGGACAATATTATATACAAACTCTTGGTAAGGCGATATTTGATTTACATATATATCAAATAATTCTATTTTTTCGCTTAAGCTAACACCGTTGATTTTTAATTCGGGATATTTGGCATTAAATATGCTTCTAGTTTCTGAGAAATTGTTTGGCAATATTCTAAACGGAAAGCTTAATGGATTGTCGCCTTTAACATAGCTAACATAGCCATTTATTTTTCTTTTAAACAATTCGAGACCAACTTGCTCACCTGCACTATTTACAACAAAACTTCCGTCGCCGTTAAACACGTCTTTAAGCTCTATTTTTGACCTATTATCGTTAATATTTAAAATATTTATTAAAAAAATGATTTCTTTGAAGTCGTTAAACATTGGTGTTGCTGACATAAATAGCAACTTTAAATTGTCAACATTTTTAACTAAATTCATCAATTCGTTGGACACTAATTTATTGCTGTTATCTTTAGACTGGCGTATATTATGTATTTCATCAATTATGATTAATCTATTATTGAAATATTTTTGCAATTTCTTTTTAATCAGCATTTTTCGCTTAGTGTTATTTGGATCGTCGGTTAATAACTGATTTGTAATGTTGGATTTTTTCATTATTAAATTGCCAAATTGTGTATAACCCATAAATAAATAGTAATTTGATATAATGTTTTTAACTATTTTTATCACTTTTTCACGTGATAAATTTTTTTGCAATATATTAATTTCATTTAATATGTTTTGACCTGCGCAATTATTAATAGTCCAATAACCATTGTGCAACTCTAATTTAGACTCGTCGAATAATTGTAAATAAAAATTTTCCTGCACATTTGGAGAGGCTACAATAATAATTCTATCATTATAGCCCATATATTGCAAATATTTTCTGGTTTCTTCTGCTACCCCTATTGCTGAGCACGTTTTTCCTGTTCCTAGTCCGTGAAATAATAAAAGACCATTATATGGTGTATGTATTGATAAAAAGTTTTTTATAAATTTTTGATATGGTGCTAATTCAAAAGCCTTATTGCATATTTCATTTGCTTGCTTTTCAAAATCTGTGTCAATATTTATTTTTATTTTATTTTCCATAAGCTCTTTATTGTGTGCTATTTTAATATTGAAAAATTCATCATCGTGGTGAGGATATAAATATTTATAGTTACTGTTTAGCGGGTTTTTTAACTCTTTTGCATTTAATAACTCTAAAGCATTTAAATAATATTTTAAATCTGTTTTTGTATTTACACCACTTTCTAGGCCTTCTAACTCTGATTTGTCTATAGTTATTTTGTTTATATTCTCTCTAAATAGTGAGGCTAAATATAAATTATTCTTTTCTTTTGTTTCGGGCTGTTTTATACTTGAAACAACGTCTTCTGGTTCCTCTTCTTCTGGTTCTTCTGGTTCCTCTGTTTCTGGTTCCTCTGTTTCTGATTCCTCTGTTTCTGGTTCTTCTGTTTCCGGTGTTTCCTCTTCTTCTAAACTAGTCTCTTGTGGTTCAACTTTTTTTCCTTCGCCTAAGTCTGTATTCTCAATTAGTTCTGGTTCTGTTGCTTCGTCTTCGCTTGCCTCTGCCTCATCTGTTTCCTCTGTTTCCGCTTCATCTTCGCTTGCATCCTCTTCTTCTTCATCTGGTTCTGCTTCTGGTTCTTCTGGTTCTTCTGCTTCGTCTTGCTCTGCTTCATCTTCGCTTGCATCCTCTTCTTCTTCATCTGGTTCTTCTGCTTCGTCTTGCTCTGTCTCATCTTCGCTTGCATCTTCTTCATCTTCGTCTTCCTCTTCTTCTTCTTCATCTTCGTCTTCGTCTTCTTCTTCTTCTTCTGTTTCCTCTTCTTGCTCTGCATCTTCTGCTTCCTCTTCCTCTGCATCTTCTGCTTGTGCTTCTTCTGCTTCCTCTTCCTCTTCTTCTTGTGCTTCTTCTGCTTCCTCTTCCTCTGCATCTTCTGCTTCCTCTTCTGCTTCCTCTTCCTCTTCTGCTTCCTCTTCTGCTTGTTCTTCTGCTTCCTCTTCTGCTTCCTCTTCTGCTTCCTCTGCATCTTCTGCTTCCTGTTCTGCATCTTCTGCTTCCTGTTCTGCTTGTTCTTCTGCTTCCTCTTCTGCTTGTTCTTCTGCTTCCTCTTCTGCTTGCTCTACTGCTAGCTCTGCATCTTCTGCTTGCTCTACTGCTTGTTCTTCTGCTTGCTCTACTGCTTGTTCTTCTGCTTGCTCTACTGCTTCTTCTGCTTCTTCTTCTGCTTGCTCTGCTTCTTCTGCTTGCTCTACTGCTTCTTCTCCTTGCTCTGCTTGCTCTGCTTCTGCTTCTTTATTTTGTTCCGGTTTTTTCGAACTAAATATATTACTTAATATATTCATTTACTATATATTAAATATATAGTTTATAAGTTTTTAATAAATTATTTAAATAATTTATAATATTTTTTTTTTCATAATTATATTCTCTTAGATAATTAGATACATTGTGTATAGACACCCATTTAATTTCGGTAATTTCATAAATTTGATAATTATTCTTAGGAATATAATTGTTATTAATTATACCAATAAAGTATTTATGCTTATATGATTTATAGTTAGAACCGCTAAATATTTCCTCATATGGCACAATGTTATTAATAATAGCAATATCTTTTTTTTCATATCCAGTTTCTTCTTCAAACTCTCTAAGGGCACACACAATATCTTTTTCTTGATAATTGCGACGTCCTTTTGGAAAGCCCCATTCGGGCTCAATGTATTTTTTATCACATAAATTCACCAAACTTTCTAAATCATAGCTTTCAAAAATATTTGAATAGCCATTTTTTAAGTTAATAAATTTACTTTTAGATGTTTTTTCCTCATTTTTATAAGAATTATTGGTGTTATAGTTCCATAAATATTGCCATATACTATCAAAATCATTGTTTAATATAAATTGTCGCTCATTTACAGTCATATTATTTAATAAATTTGTAATATAGTTTTTATCTTCTATGGAATATTTTCCACGCATAAAATCTACAAACGATAATGTATCTTTACGTTTTATTATGAAAATCTCAACATCATTTTCTAATGTATTTGTTAGTGGATTTACTTTTTTTGTAATCCTTATTGGAATAATGCCAATACTTGTTATAGGAACTTTGCATTGATGAAATAAATGACCCAGCTTACCGCAATTATTACAAAAAATAAATTTTTTTGTATTCATTTATAAATTTATAGATTTATAGATTGTTAATTATAATGTAATTATGTTTTTATATATTATTTTTTATTTTAGTAACATATTATTTTAGTAACATATTATTTTAGTAACATTTGTTAATATAAAATCTATATTAATATAAAAAATATTATGACCAATAGTAGCATATTTAACCCTATTATTTGGGGTCCTCATTATTGGTTTGTATTATATACAATTGCTTTGTCATATCCGTTAAATGTAAATGAGAGCACAAAAAAAAAATATTATGACTTTATAACAAATTTGCCATTATTTATACCTGTCCCCGAAATAGGAAATACCTTTAGTAAATTTTTAGACGCATATCCAGTAACACCTTATTTAGACTCACGAGAATCACTTATAAAATGGACACATTTTATACATAATAAAATAAATAGCTATTTAGGTAAACCCGAAGTATCATATTATGATGCTCTAAACAACTATTATGAAAATTATAAATTAAAAGAACTTAAAAAGAATGATGAAAAGAAAAATAGGCACAAATATATTTTTGGAAGTGTATTGTTAGTTTTATTAATCCTAATAATATATTTATATATTAAATAATAGTAATACTATGAAACTAGAATTGCTTATTTTATTAATAACAGTTTTGGTATTAGTCAATACATATTTTGAAGGTAAGTTACTTAGAAAACTAAAGAAATATGAAAAATATTATAAAATGGTTTTTTTCGCTTTTGTTGGACTATGTATTTATTTATATATAAAAAAAGATCCGAGCAATTATAAAGACTTTGTAACAAACTCAAATGGATATATAAAATATTTACCTATTGATAGAAATACTGCAAGTATTATTACTCCAATTATTGATTTTACGTCGAGCTCTATTTCAAAAGAATTAAATAATAACATTAACGTATACAATAATCCTAATATTCGCAAATCAGTAACGTTTTCAAATCCAAATCACAATTTATCAAAACAGCAACAAAAGATTTTATATTCCGGAAATACTTCTACTAAGCGAAGCGTGAGTGAAACAAAAAAGAAATATGTAGCGGCATCTCAAAATTGGCATTGTAAGCAATGTCAAAAACAATTGCCTGCGTGGTTTGAAGTAGACCATGTTATAAAACTTGAATATGGAGGTTCAAATGCTATAGATAATTTGGAAGCATTGTGCAGAGACTGCCATGGTAGAAAAACAGCTTGTGAAAATTTATAACGCTATTTAAATAGTTTTCGAATAATTAGTAGTAATTAGTAGTAATAATATTATATAGTTTTATATTATATTATATTATTATGTCATCTGATACTAATACTAATGTTACAAAATTTAAAGAGCTATTCAATTCTAGTGGTGAAAAAATAGGTGATTTTTTTAAATTTTTAAGCACTATTTTTATAAGAATACTAGACAAAACAGTTAATGGATTTAAAATAAAAGATAATCCACATAAATATTATACATATTTTATTAGCATAGTACTTATACTAATATTATGCTTATTTTATTATTTAAATGAGAAGCAAAATCTATTTGCTATTAAAAATAGTAAATATGAGATTTTAGTTACTATATTGTTAATTGCATTTAGTATATATTGTTTCCTTTTTTTTGTTTATAGAAATCATATACCTTTGGATAATAGAATTGAGGAGAAATCTAGTGATGATGATAAATCTAGTTCGGATTCTGTAAAAAAACACAATAGTGATACAGCATATGCGGATATTTATAATGAAAACTCAAGAAAGCTTATTGACATCAAAGAGGACAATTCAGCAACTATAAATAAACCAAACTTAAAAGCCACATTAACAAGCCCACTATTTAACATAATGAAATATTTCTTTTACTTATTGTTGCTAATTAGCTTACCATTATTCCTATTAAACTATACTTTCTATTTGCACAAAGTTAATGACAATTTATTAAACATTACAAAAAATATATTACTATTATTAATATTTTTAATAGTATTAGCAATAATAGCTAAGCTTTTTTCTATAAAAACATCATCCAATGGGTCAATCTATTGTGAAATAGAAATAGAAAAAGACAAAAAACCCGCATACACAGATTTAATAAAAAGTTATGCCAAATATTTTTTATGCATATTTAAAAATTTTGTATTTTTTATTCCTTGCTTGATTGTTATTTTAACAGATGAAATAAATAATGATATTAGATTAACTCCTTCCTCAGTTTATATATTATTTTTCATATTACTATTATTAGTGTTGTCACTAATTTTTTTACCTATGCTATTTAAATTTATAAGAACATTTAATAAAAGCGATATTTTACAAGGTAGTGGGCCTTTTTATTTAAACGAAGAGAAAACTTTAGGAAAATATCAAAACTTAAATACACACTTAAGTAAACCTATAACCGTTCCCAACATCACAGTCGAAGAGGATAAAAAACCCAACGAAGAGAGATTAGATAAAATAATGGACGCTTTTAATATGGATAAAGATGCATATAAAAAACAATTAAATTCATTTAATTCCTCTATTGGTATTGATAAAGGAACTAGCTCCGACTCTGGCTCTATAAAAGACGCTAGTGCTAATAGTTCAAATATTAAAACTCATTCATTTACACTATTTAATGATGTAAATAGTGCCTTTAATATTAAAACAACATACTCTAATTCGATAGTAAGTAAAGAAAAATTTCCATATAATTATACTTATAGCTTAAGTTTCTATATTTATCTTAATCCACAGCCGGAAAATACCTCGTTAGCATATACAAAAGATACTGTTTTATTCAATTATGGTTTTAAACCTGTAATATATTATAATGGTAGCTCGCAAAAAATAATTATAAAATCAAGAACAATTAGTAATAGAGGCGACCAATTAGATACAATATATGAGATGATAAATCCTAAGTTCCAAAAATGGCTGTTTTTTGTAATAAATTATGACAACAATATGATAGATGTATTTATAGATGGTAAATTAGTAGGTTCAAAAGAAGACGTGTCACCTTATTTTAAGGGGGATGCTATAACTATTGGCGAACGCGACGGCATTCACGGAAGCATAAAAGAAATTTATTATTATAATAAAGTAAGAACACCATCTACAATCGAATTATTATACAATTTATCAAAAAATAAAACATAATTGAGAGATTTCTATTCTTATTCTTATTTTTATTCTTATTTTTTTTCATATTTTTTTCTTATTTTTTTCTTATTTTTTTTCTTATTTTTTTCTTATTTTTATAAATAAAAATAATTTAATTTAATTTAAGAGATTAAATTAAATTAAATATTTTAGTGTTAATAAAAACATTATAATATTTTTTATATATATATTTATAATGGCTATAGTAAATATAATAATAATAATAGTTCTTGTAATAGTTCTTGTATGGGGACTAAATAACTTATTTTTCAAAACAAATATAATATTTGACGTTATGTGTGATGCCAGTGAACTAGCTCAGGGAGTAAATAGTGTTGGTGGTTTATTCTCAAGTAACAAAAATGTCGTATTTGCTAAAGATATACCAGAAACAAGCTCCTCTAATTTTATGTTAAGTGTGTGGTTTTATATAGAAAATTGGGGTGATAATATATCTTCTGAAAAGAATATTTTATTTATGTCACATAAAGAATTTGCAATAACTGCTCCAGGATTAGATGATCCAATAACAGGTATTAGTAGTAAACGCACATTAGCAATACCAACAAACATCACTACTACTGTTTATAAAAATATAAATATTGCATTAGATAAATATGAAAATAATTTATTTATTGATATTGAAACATATTTAGACAAAGCACAGAGTATTAGTCAACCTGGTCAAACAAATTATACAAGATATAAAATCCCTAATATTTCTGTTCAAAAATGGAACAATTTAACTCTTAGTGTAGATACTCGCACACTAGATGTATATTTAGACGGTAAATTACGCAATTCATTTATATTACACGGATTATATAAAAACCAGAATGAAGATCAAACTAAAAAAAATATATATATAGGAAACATGAAATTGACCGGTTCAAGTGACAATAGTGGTTTTGAAGGATATATTACACGCATACGTTATGAAGGCCACTCTATTAATCCACAAGAGGCTTATAAAATTTATAAAGCAGGTATTAATTCAAAACTTGCAACATCTATATTTAATAAATATAGATTAAAAATCAGCTTTCTCGAATATAACAAAGAAAAAGGAACAATTACATTGTAATTCTTTATTTTTTATTCTTTTATTATTTTTATTTTCTATAAAATAATAAAATCATTAATATTATTTTTTATTTATTTTTTATTATTTATTTTTATTTTCTATAAAATATTAATATTATTATTATTAATATTAATATTATATAATAGTAATAATATGAATCCACCCGAAGGAGTTTTGGACAATTTAAAAAAAAATATGAGTTCATTAATTCCATATCAAAGCGATAAAAAGAGCGCACTAAATGATTTCTTAGCATCTAACACGATGATATCAAGATTAACTTTCATATTAGCAATAATCATAATTTTTTCGTCTTTATTTTACATTGGAAGCAAAGTATTATTTATTATGTTATCTCCCTCAAAAACACCATATATTATAAGCGGTATGAAAGACGCCACTGAAGCTTTAACTATTACCCAAGCATTAGGCTCAAAAACATCTATTCCGCTTTTAAGAAGTGTCAATCAATATGAAGGTATTGAATTTACTTATTCATTTTGGATTTATGTTACTAATTTAGAATATAAAGACGACTCCGATTATATGCACGTATTTAATAAAGGTTCGCCGCCCAATTCAGTAGGTGAAGGTGGGTCTGGATTATTTGGACCAAATAACGCTCCAGGTGTATATTTATATAAAGGAAAACGTAATTATAGTGATGACTTAATGGATAAGTATCCAGTATTAGGTATGTTAGTAAGAATAAACGTATTTCATAATAATAATAGCGTTGGAAAAGCATATTATGATGACATATATGTAGATGCTATACCTATTAAAAAATGGGTTGGTATTGTTATTAGAGCAACCTCTCAAAATATTGTTGATATATATATAAATGGTAGTTTAACAAAACGGCACAAGTTATCAAATATTGTTAAACAAAATTACGATAATTTATATATTAATTATAACGGGGGATTTGCAGGAAATATATCTGACTTAAAATATTACAACTATTCTATTGGAACCTTTGAAATTAATTCAATTACATCAAAAGGACCTAGTCTTAAAACCAAGAAAAATAGTAATATTAATAAATCCAAGCCTCATTATTTATCATCAGAATGGTATTTCAATGATACAGATGTATTAACATAAATATAAACATAAACATAAACATAAACATAAACATCTTATTAATAGATTTTTAACATTTTAAATAGTTTTAATATTAAAAATCTATAGTTACATTATAAGTATGATAAGCATAAGTAATGATAAAACAGATTATATTATTTTGTCTAATTCAAACACAAGACACGGGACAAATATATATATGAGCTCACATATTCTAACACAATCCTCTAATACTAATGATAGTACTACTTTTTTTAAGCGCGATTATGGTAACACTAATTATAAGGATAGAATAATATTATCTCAGAAATTAAAAAATACTGGTGCTGATAATCAGACAACTATTAATGCAATTATGATTACGCAAAATAATATTAAAAATAATATTAAATTTATTCACTCTTCTAATAATACAAATAGAAAAATATTATTTATTAAAAATCTAAACACTAGCGACAATTCAAAAAATTATTTACTTAATAACATAGTGAAAACCGAGTCCACCACTTTTTATCATTTAAATTATTATTTTAATAATTATTTTAATAATATAACAAACTACAAAGATTATTTTAACATAAGTATAAAAGATTTTATTTATAAAGATAACTCTGCAAATAGTGATATAAGTTTTACTACTACAAAATTTAAAATTAGAGATTTTTCAAGTATTCCATTATTTTCAAATTCTAGTACTGATATATCACTAATAAATTATGTAGCTTCCGATTTTTCAAGTTTATTTATTAAAACTGGTTCAAGTATTAACAATTTAAATTTTGACTCGTCTTATATAATCAATACTAATATATATTCATATAACAAACTTACCTTAGATTTTAAAAATGTAAATACTTATAGTTTTGATTTATATAACAGTTCAGGTGTGCCAATTCAATTAAACGCTAATAGACTTTACGCTAATTATAATAGATTAAGCACTATTACTACATTTATGATAAAGACAAACAATTTTGATATTTTGAATGCTAGAAAATCAAATAGCAAGATTATTTTCGATAAAAACAATATATATTTAAATAATGTAAGAGCATTAGACATATGTTCTAATTTTTACATTGCTAATCATAATCCATATTATAAGAATTCAACACGTTTAATCAATACAATATTTTTGTCATTAGGTAAAAAAATCACAGGTATAACACAATATGACTTATATAATAATATTCATATTGTTTCCAAAAGTGCTACTATTTTTGATATTTCAAAAATACTTTTTTCAAAAAATATTAATGCTTCATTACTAACTAATACTAATAGTAAATATAATACATTACTAGCAAGTGCAAACAAAGATTATTTATTAGATTTTACATTAAATTATAAAAGCTCTAATTATAATAATTATAATATAAACAATGCTATAAATTACAATGCTAGTTTATACAATTACATTGAATATAAAAACAAAAAACAATTTGATTTTAATCTCTCAAAAATAATAGATTTTTCGTATATTAACGTTAATAGCTCGACTAACAAGTATTACACAAATAATCCATTTATCAATAATGTGAATAATTTATTAGCAATAAATAATAAAGACCTTAGTACTATTGTTACTGCTAGTTATGAAGTTATGAATAATGCTTTGCGATTTAAGTTTAAAGACTTAAATTATGATAATACTATTTATAACTTAAACAATGCGATTACTATAGAGAGCGATTTATATTCGTCTATTGTTAATTATGATGTTCGTTATAATTATGGAAACTATTTTATAACAACAACAAAATTAGATATACTTTTACAGGACAATTCTAATGTATTGAATTTAACTAAGAATTACCCTTTTAATTATCCTTTAATTGGAAGTTACGACAATTCATATAGTAGAATAAATTTTTATAGCTTGCAAGTTGTAAATTTTTTTATTCTTACTATAGGTAGCGATTTTGAAAATGTAGATTGTATTTTTGTCTATCATGACCCTGCAACAGAAACAGACCCTAGCTTTTTATATCCATATAATAATATTGAAATCAAACGAGATACTGGAATAGATACTTTAGAAAAAGCAATTATTGTGTTACCAGGAGCTAGAACATCCACAACAAATAGCACATTTATTCCTGCAAAAAATGGTTCTAATTTATCAAGAAAAATGATACAAGGATTAATAGGTATGAATAATGTTCCGAAATTATTATCAATTGTTCCGTATGATAATAATTTTATTAATGGACGCGGTTTTGTTACACAATATCAAATTGGTGACACTTGTAATGATAATGAAGCTCTTATTAAAAATAAGATAAATGCGATTAAACATTATTCGGCTAAAGATAATGCAACAACACCAAATAATACTCTTAAAAATGAAAATTATGCTAATATTGTAAGGAGCAGTGCTCGAAGTAGATTATCGCAAAATTGTATAGCTAATTTGAGAGCTGGAACTCAAAGTACTACTACTACTACTAGGTCTGTTATAACACCTTTTAGATTATTTGGTTAAAATTAGCTGTTATTCTTAATTTAAAAAATTGAAATTAATTGTATATTTAAAAAATATAGAATTAATTTAATACACATATTAATAAGTAGGCTATGGAAAAGCATAATGTTGCTACAGAAAAGCATAAATCTTTCAGATTATATGATTACAATGCTTACGATGGGCACAATAAATCCGAATTGCAAAATAATAAATTAATGAATGTTCAATACAATCCTTATAAAGACAGCAAAAAGTTTATTATTCAAGCATTCGGTATTAATGAAGCAGATAAAACTGCATCAATTATTATTGAAAACTTTTATCCATTTTTCTACATTTTGGTAAATGAGCAATGGAATGAACAGCGCAAAAATTCGTTTTTAGCTCATTTAAAAAAAAAGGTTGGAACTTATTACGAAGACAGCATAGTAAGCTTAAAGCTTGTAAAGCGGCAAAAATTATATGGTTTTGATAATAAAAAACTGCATACTTTTATAAAAATCTCCTTTACAAACACAGGTATATATAATAAAGTGAAAAAACTATTTTATACTGATACAACAAGCAAAGACAGTGGATTTGAAAGAACATTAAATGACGAAGGTTTTGTATATAATGATGAACAAGGAACAACAAACTGCTATTTATATGAAGCAGATATTCCTCCATTATTAAAATTCTTCCACAATAAAGAAATTGTTCCAAGTGGATGGATTAAAATGCCGTCGCATAAAGTTAAAAAAATAGCAAATAAAACGACGCATTGTGCTTACGAATATTGTATAAACTATGAAGACATTGTTTCATACAAAGAAAAAGAGACCCCGGTAAAGTATGCTATTTGTAGTTTTGATATTGAAGCGAGTAGCAGTCACGGGGATTTTCCTCTTCCAATAAAGAACTATAAAAAATTAGCTACAAACATCCTTGAAAATTATTATTCTTGCAGCGATGAATTTAGATCTAATTATGATATTAGTATGTTAGGGCAAGAGGTTTTAAGTGCGTTTGAATTGACAGATCATAAATTAAATTATATTGCCAAAGTTTATCCAAAAGAAAAGAATTTGGCTGCGCTAAATTTTGAAAATTTAATTGATAATTTAGCAAACTATATTCCCGCAAACTTTAAGAAGAAGACAGGAAATGACACTATTATAGAACTAAGCGAATCAGAAGAGGAAGACACAGATGCAGAAGACGACGATGCGGAAGAAGACGATGACGACGCTAGCAACCTTAACAATATTGAGGTCACTAATGCATTTAAGCGCAAAAAGAGAGTAAAAGCTTACAATAAAAAAAACGCTACTTTAATCGAATTAATTAAAGATAGCTCGTGTGAATATAATACAAAATTATATGAGTTAACGGAAGCATTTAAAAATACTGGGTTTCCGGAGCTTGAAGGTGACATTATTACATTTATTGGAATGAGTTTTATTAACTATACCGAAAAACAGCCATATGAGCGTGTGATTATTGTAAAAGGTGGTTGTAAAATTCCCGAAAAATATGAGTCTTGGGCACAAGAAAATAAGGTTACTGTTTTAGAGCGACAAACTGAGAAGGAAGTATTATTAACATTTACAAAATTAATAATAAAATATAATCCGCATATTATTACGGGTTATAATATTACGGGTTTTGATTTTGAATTTATGTATAAGCGGTCGCTCGAATTAAATTGCGCAAAAGAATTCCTCAAATTATCGCGCAATAAAGACGAAGTTTGTATTTCAAAAGATTGGCGCACGGGTTGTGAAGACATAGAAAATAATAAAATCATTTTAGCAAGTGGTGAATATAATCTTAAATTTATTAAAATGGCAGGACGCATTATTATTGATATGTATGTCGTTTTCAGGAAAGAATTTACATTAAGTTCTAATAAATTAGACTTTACATCAAGTTATTTTATTAGTGACAACGTAACAAGTATAGAAGTTAATAACGAAACTAATACCACTAAAATCAATACTAAAAATTTAACAGGTATAGCTGTGGGTAGTTATATTAAGTTCGACGAGCAAGGATTTAGCTCCAATTTATACAAAAAAGGAAAGAAATACGAGATTATTGAGCTAAACAAAACAGAGCAATGGTTTGTGATTAACAGTGCAGAAGAATTAGATTTAGCAAATTACAAATATAAATGGGGTTTAGCAAAGGACGACGTAACACCTCACGAAATATTTGCTCTTGCTAATGGTTCTGATTATGATAGATGGACAGTTGGAAAATATTGTTTGGCCGATTGCGACAATGTTATTTGGCTATTATTAAAAGTGGACGTCATTACAGATAAAGTGGAGATGTCTAATTTGTGCAATGTTCCGCTAAGTTTCTTATTATTGCGCGGACAAGGTATTAAATTGCAAAGTTATGTTTCTAAAAAATGCGGAGAAAAGAACACTCTTATGCCTGTAGTTAAAAAGCAGAAAAATGGCGGAGGCTATGAAGGTGCGCACGTTTTCAAACCTAAAACAGGTATTTACTTAGACGAACCGGTTGCGTGTGTAGATTATAGTTCGCTATATCCTTCGTCTATTATTTCCGAAAATTTATCGCACGATAGCAAAGTATGGACAAAAGAATATGATTTAGAGCATAATTTACTATGTGAGCTAGGTGAAAAAGACGAGCATGGTAATTTTATTTATGACAATTTATATGACTTGGGTTATAAATATGTTGATGTCAAGTATGATACTTACAAATATGTAAGATTGACCCCGAAAGCAGCCGCTAAGAAAATTGTAATTGGTTATAAAATTTGCAGATTTGCGCAATTTAGCGAAGGAAAAGCAATTATGCCATCAATTTTAGAAGACCTGCTTTATGCGCGAAAAGCAACGCGTAAACTCATTACATTAGAAAAGGATGAATTTATGAAAAATATTTTGGATAAGCGTCAGTTAAGTATTAAAGTAACTGCTAATTCATTATATGGCCAAATGGGTGCAATAACAAGTGCTTTTTATGAGCCAGATGTTGCAGCCTCTACTACAGCAGTTGGGCGCAAATTACTATTTTACGGTCGTTCAATTATTGAAGAATGTTATGACGACATTAATGTAACGCTTAGCAATGGAACAACTGTAAAAGTGAAAGCGCAGTGCGTTTATGGCGACACCGACTCAGTATTCTTCAAATTTAATTTGCGCAATCATGAGACGCTTGAAAAAATTGTGAATAAAGAAGCCCTAGTTTATACTATTGAGCTAGCAAAGCAGGCGGGCGAATTAGCAAGTAAATTTCTAAAAGCGCCTCACGACTTAGAATATGAAAAGACCTTTTATCCGTGGATTTTGTTATCTAAAAAGCGTTATGTGGGCATTTTATATGAAGACAATCCGGATAAAGGAAAAATGAAATATATGGGTATTGTATTAAAACGGCGCGACAATGCGCCGCTAGTAAAAGATATATATGGAGGAATTGTTAATATTATTATGAACGAAAAAAGTATTAGTAAGTCTGTTAAATTTTTGAATGAGTGTCTTGGTAAATTAATAGGTTGTGAATATCCTATTGAAAAATTATTAGTGACTAAGTCGTTGCGTGGCTATTACAAGAATCCTAAACAAATTGCTCATAAGGTATTAGCTGAGCGTATTGGTTTGCGTGACAGTGGAAATAAGCCATCTAGCGGAGATAGGATGTATTATGCGTATATAGTAAATAGTAATAAAAAGGCTTTGCAAGGCGAAAAAATAGAAACTCCCGATTTTATTAAGCTAAATGGTCTAGTGCTTGACTATAATCATTATATTAGTAATCAAATTATGAAACCATTATTGCAGTTATATGCTTTAGACTTGGAAAATATGAGCGAATTTAAAAAGAAGCGCGGAGTAACATTACAGTCGTGGCATAACGAATTAGCTAAATTACGCGAAAAATGGACTGACCCGGAAAAATATGAGAAAAAACTTGAAGAGTTAAAATGTAAAGAAATTAAAAGCTTATTATTTGACAAATATTTAAAAGATTGTAAATAGGTCTTTTGTCTTTATATTGTTTTATTAAATATTTAAAAGATTAAAAATAGTTTATTTAATATATTAATATAGCGCTATATTAATATATATATTTTTTATATAGCTATGGTTAATAATATAACACATAAAAATTTATCACATTTTTCGCATAAATTCAATATAAAGAAAACAAATAAGGTATTAAAAAATGTAAATACAAAGTCTGATTTTAAGAAATTAATATTGAAAAGCGATTATATACAAAATAAAAAGCAAGTATTTAACAAGGTTATTGACGTAGATGCAAATATCACAAATCAAGAAAACAGTGGTAGATGTTGGTTGTTTGCGTTTTTAAATATTATTCGCTATAAAATGATTAAAAAATACAAGTTAGAGCCTAGCTTTGAGCTTTCGCAAAATTTCTTATTTTTTTATGATAAATTAGAAAAGGCAAATTATTATTTAAATTATATTTTGGAAAGTTATGCTACTAATTTAGAAACATTAAAATCTGAAACAGAATTAGGAAAATTAATAAATTTGTTAGATAAAGTAACAGATGATGGGGGTCAGTGGAATATGTTTGTAAATTTAATAGAAAAATATGGAATAGTGCCAAAATCAAATATGAACGACCACTTTCACAGCGCCAATTCTAAAGAATTAGAGCAATTTTATGACGACTTTTTGCGAAAATGCGCGCATAGAATTAGAACTATGTCAAAAGGCGACTTATTGAAAAACAAGACAATACTATTAGAAAGTATGTTGTTTGATTGTTATAAAATTTTGGTCTTATTTTTGGGAGAACCGCCCAGTAAAATAACTTGGGAATATTATGAAACAAACGATAAAAACAAATCCTTAAAAGCTAATAAAATAGCCGAAATAAGTCCTCTCAACTTTTACAAGAAATATGTTCCATATAAAGCACGGGACAAAATTTGTTTAATAAACTATCCGTGTAAGCAAGCTCCGTTTTATAAATTATATAATGTTGAAATGACATTTAATATATTAGGAGCAAGCGAGCAAAATTTCATTAATGTTCCTAGCAATATAATGATGGATGCAGTTAAAAAATCTATTAATAGTGAAGAAGCTGTATGGGTAGGGGTTGATTTTAATAAATATATTTCAAATGATCACGGATTTTTAGATAGCGAAGGGTTTGACTATGAAGACGTTTTTGGGTTTGACACTTATATGAAAAAATGTGATGCGCTAAATTATAGGCAATCTGGGCCAAATCATGCTGTTGTTATAAAAGGCTATAATTTCGACAATTCAAAAACAGACGGCTTTTTAGTGGAAAATTCTTGGGGAGACGAAAAAGGTTTTAAAGGCAATTATTATATGTCAAAGACTTGGTTTGATGACTATACGTATCAAGTTGTTGTAGATAAAAAATGCGTGCCACAAAATATATTAAATGTATTAAAGCAACAACCCATGCTATTGCCTTATTGGAGCCCGTTTGGTGCTTTATTAAAAGGTGGTTACTAAGGCTGTAGTTAAAAAAAATTGATTTGCAACTTTAAGAAATAAATGTATAGTTATTCAAAACTATTGATTTAATACAATGTCTACAATTGAACGTAATCACATCGGACGTAAGATTGAGTATCTGGTTTCTCGTTATGCTAATGATAAAATTAAAATCCCCGAACACCAACGCAATGCAAATGTTTGGACTGAACAAAAGCGCAAGTTATTTATTGATTCATGCAAAAGAAATATGCCATCTCCTTCTATTTTGATTTATACTGATGAGAACGATGAACAATGGTTTGAAGATGGTCTTCAACGTGTAACAACATTGAAAGACTTTATTCAAGACGAATTTTCGGATTCATCTAATAGAAAGTATTCGGAATGGTGCGAAATTGAAAAATTTCGTTTTGGAAACTATGAGATTATTGTTGTTGAATATAGCGGAGCAACACCGGAGGAGCGTGTTATGATTTTTGACAGATTTCAAAATGGCTCGCCATTGAAAACAGGCGAGCGTCTTCATGCATTGAGCTATACTCCGTTGGTAAAGTTTACAAAGGAGATGTTTATGAAGTATACAAATAGTGACGGACAGGAAATGAGAGGGAAGTATCTTGACCGCGCGCAACTTGTGTGGGGTGCAATTAAATGCGACAACACCGACAAGCGTTATGATGAACTTCACAAGCTAGTTGCGTTGATAAATGGAATTGTGCATGGTTGGAAGTCTTGCAACGGTATTACAAAGTCATATGAGGAGCTACGTGAAACTCTAATGACGCCTATTAGTAATGAAATGAGGGACAATGCAGAGCGAGTTATTGATGAATTGCTCATTATTTATGAGGAAGCAGATGTAAAGTATCCGCTACAAGGCAAGAAACATCTTAATGTTCAGAAAACTATTGGAAACTTTACAGGTGCGATTGTGTATTCATTGAAAATGTTTCCAAATGACTGGGAACGTCTCCATAATGGATGGCTAGACTTTCTTGTTAGTTATCGCAAGGATAACACTTTACTTGAAACCAAAATCAAGAAAAATGTGGCAGACTGCCGTAATTGGACCGAAGGACGCTGGCGAACAACATACAAGCATGTATTCAATATTGCAGGACAAAGTGAACATATCAAAAGCCCTCTATCTGAAGACAGCGACGAAGATGAGTAATCACTAATGCTAAGAAAAAGAAAAATAAATTTTTTTTATATAATTTCTCAAGAGTTTTTTATTTATAATTTATTTATAATTTATTAATAAATTATATAAAACTTATTTGATTAATAAGCTAATAAGGTTGTGAATATTAAAATGGAGTCTTTAACAAATGCCATTAATATTCTTAATATTAGTGTAAATGCAAATGAAGAATGTATGATATGTAAAGACGAATTGCAATGTGGACAATGTTATACATTACCCGAATGTAATCATAGTTATCATACACGTTGTTTAATTAGTTGGTTTAGAAATGGTGACTCGCGTTGTCCATATTGTGGAAATAAAGGCATTAATAATAAAAACAATGACACTTTGCGTAATGTAAGAGGCAAATATTTTACTACAGTATATGAAGCACAAATGTCAGCAGATATAAAAAAATATGTTTATTTGAAAAAAAACGATACTAATAAAAAATGTCTTGAAACACGCAAGCAATTCGAAAAAATTAAAGTATTAGAAGAAAATTATAAGATTGAAGCGCAGAAGTTGAGAGACTTACAACAATCTCTCAAAGAAACACCCGCAATATATAGTGAAGCTAAAAAAAATATTATGTGTTACAGAAGTAAAAAATGGAAAATAACTAGACAAATTAGATTAGAACAAATGAAAATAGTAAATACTAGTTATATTATTCCTTTAATTATTCCGTTGTCTGTTACACTATAATATGAACTTCGTGTTCATTGTTTGCTAGGCCATTGCTTAATAATCTTTCAATATGTAAAGCTAAATAAAATTTGAATTCATTAGTATATAAAAAAACAGTTTTATTATTATTATCAGGGTCTGAATAGCTAATAATATTAGAATTACTTAGTATATTATGTCTACAATTTGGGCACGTTTGATGCTGTATTAGCCATTGTTTTATAGCACCACTATTAAATATATGTCCGCATTCTTTAATCATTGTTACATCATCGCAATTTGAGAATTTTTCGTGTGTTATAGCGCAACTATCATTTGTGGGATTTTCTATATTTCCATAATACAAGTCAATAGTGTTTGACTTAATTAGTGCATATATATTAGTATTCGATAGTTTTATAAAATCATCAAAATCATAATTAAATAAATGGGCATTGTTTTCATTGGTGCTAATAACATTGGTATTGCTAATAACATTGGTATTGCTAGCAACATTGGTATTGCTAGCAACATTGGTATTGCTAGCATTAGCATTATTAATATAATAATTATTCATATACATAACATTATTCAAATAAGTTATGCTATTGTTTAAATAATTAACGCTATTATTTAAATAATGTATATAATTATTTGAAAATGTTAGTAAATTATTCATAGTCGCAGCATTTATAGAGTCATTAGCATTTATAGAGTCATTAGCATTTAATGCATTCATATAATAAATGTATAATATAAATTATATAAATAATATATATTTAAATATATATAATTAAATATATTGTTATAAAACTATTAAGCATATGAATAGTCAAATAGATTATAAATATTTAGTAGCTAACGATTTAATAGATAAATATAATAATAAGGGATTAAGTGGATTATGTAATTTAGGAAATACGTGTTATATAAACTCGTGTATGCAAATATTATCACAATGTTATGAATTAAATGAGTTGATTACTGGTGTTGGAGAACATATATCTAGTGAAAATGGACTAGTTTTGAAAGAATGGAAAGATTTGAGAGATTTGTTATGGAGTAAAAATTGCATAATTAGTCCAAATAGGTTTATAAATGCAATACAAAGAGTTGCTGCATTAAAAAAATGTGATTTATTTACAGGTTATGCACAAAATGATTTGCCAGAGTTTTTAATATTTATTTTTGATTGTTTTCACGAAGCATTGCAACGAAAGGTGCATATAAGTGTTGATGGAAAAACAGAAAATGACCTTGATGAATTAGCGAAGACTTGTTATGAAATGATAAGAGCTACTTATAGTTCTAGTTATTCTGAAATTATTGATTTATTTTTTGGAATACACGTTTCGCTGATTATAACAAATGACAATTCAAATAAGATTTTGAGTATTAAACCTGAGCCATTTAGTACAATTAATTTACCATTACCAACAGCACATAAAAAATGTTCTATATATGATTGCTTTGATTTATATACTAATTATGAGTTTTTAGAAGGTTCAAATGCGTGGTTTAACGAAAAGACGAATAATAAGCAAGATGTTGTAAAAACCATTAAATTTTGGAGCTTACCAAATATATTAATTGTAGATTTTAAGAGATTTACTAATTCAAATCAAAAATTAAATCATATAATTCACACTCCTTTATTGGGGTTAGACCTGAGTAAATATGTTATAGGTTATAACAGAGAGCAATATGTTTATGAGTTGTTTGGAATTTGTAATCATTATGGAGAAAGTCACGGCGGACATTATACTGCATATATTAAAAATTCTAATCAAAAGTGGTATCATTTTAATGATACAAATGTGACTGAAATTAGTGAATCGCAGTTAATCACGGCAAAAGGATATTGTTATTTTTATAGAAAATTACTATAGATTATAGAATTATAGAAAATTAGATTATTATTATTTTATTAATATATTAATATAATAATAATATAATATGGCATTAGTTAATAATATAACGCAAGATTTTTACAATAATTTAAATAATTTAGGCACTAATCCTTTTGTATTAGTGGTGCTTATTGTTATTATTATGGTTTATTACATAATATTTTCATTTTTAGGCACTTCATACGACTATGGAAATATGCCTTCTAATCGAAGTGGAGGACATTACATTATTGAGGCCTTACTATGGGGAATATTTATTCTTTTAATTTTTGTTAATGGACTGGCGTATTTTTTCAATATTAATATTGTAACTGAATTTAAACATTTATTTTCTAAAAACCCAGAAATAACTATAAAATCAGTAGTAGACCAAGCTGATACATCTATGAATGCTACTGATACTGCTACTGATACTGATACTGCTACTGCTAACGAAGTTTATCACGTTCCTGGTAATAGATTTACATATCACGATGCTAAAGCTGTGTGCAAAGCATTTGATGGAGAATTAGCTAATTACAATCAATTAAGTGAGGCCCATAAAACCGGAGCAAGTTGGTGTAGCTATGGGTGGACAAAAGACCAGTTAGGGCTTTATCCAACAAGTCAAAATGATTGGACAAAGTTACAGGATAAAGAGGGTCATAAATATGACTGCGGACTGCCTGGTATAAATGGTGGCTATGTTCCTAACCCTCATACTAAATTAGGTTCGAATTGTTATGGTGTAAAACCTAAACAAAGCGAACTCGAAAAAGCATATGTAAATAAAGATTTATATCCTAAAACAACAAAAGAATTATTATTTGAGCAACGTGTGCAATTTTGGAAAGACAGAATAAGTAATGTATTAATAAGTCCATTTAATAATTCTAACTGGTTCAAAGTCTCTTAATACTTATTTTTTCCGTGTTGATTTTTTTTGTGTTTTTTTCCGTGATTTTTTGCTAAGTTGCTTCTTTGTTGAATCAATTAAACCATATAATTTGAAGAATATTTGCTCATTTATAGTAGCCTTATCTGGTGTAATTGAGTTTTTATAACCAGCTTCGTTACTGTAAGTAAGCGGTTCTTTCAAATTCGATAACTGGCTTTCTAATATATTAAAACCAGGAAGCATAGCTAATTTATTCAAACTTGGTTTTGTTTTATCTAGATTGTCAAGGTATTTCAACATAGTTTGATGTATATTTATATATATTTATATATTTATATATATACATTTATATAAATTAACTTATTTTGTAAGTTCGTTTAATTAAATTGTTTGTTTTAAATGTTCTTTTTGATTTTATAAACTCAATGAGTTCATTTTCAATAGACTTACTATTTTCATAATCTGTAAAAAACTCTTTAAAACAATCCTCTAAAAATTTAAAGCTTAGCATATTATATTGCTTCATTTGCGTTAAACTTAATTTGCCATCGCTTATATTTATTAGTGGATAGTTTGCATTTTTAGAATCGTAATAATTAAAAATTTGTTCTTCAATATTATTTTTTTCTTCTCGTAATAGAGAGATTTGACTATATAATTTTTTATATTGATTGTCTAACGCAACCCAGGTTTTTATGCTATTTTGAATAGTTCCATCATAACTCTTAGCTTGCTCATTCATAATAATATTATTATTAATATTATGAATAAAATTTGTTGTTTTAGTTTTAAATTAAAATCTCTCAATATTTGTTTTTATATTTTATTTTTTATTTTTTACCTTCTTCTTCTTCTTTGTGATGACCTGTTACGTCTTCTGGAGCCTCTTCTCTTGGTTCTTCTGTATGAAGACGGGCCCTTCATATATTGTGTGGCCGCTAATAGCGCCGCTGGAACAGTTATTTCGGCTAAAAACGAACCGCCTTTTCTTCCTCTGCCGGTTTTTTTTCCTCTGCCTTTGCCTTTTCTTGAACCGCGTCTTCTACCTCCGCTTGTTACTCCTGGAATGTCAAAGTCTAATCCGCCGCTACCGCCCATACTTGGCATCGGTTCGTCCTCCTGCATTTTATATATATTATAAAAATATAATAATTTATTATAAAATATAATAATTTATTATAAAATATAATAATTTATTATAAAATATAATAAAATAATAATTTATTTATTATAAAATATTATAAATTAATAATATAAAAACTTGTTAATTAACTATAATTACCTATAATTGTAATTTATTCAATTTATTATATAACTTTTTAAATCTTATATTATATTTTAATAATAGAAATAATACTCCTAAATGTAAAACAAAACTAATAAATATAAAAAATAGGAAAAAATATAAATATATGTGTATTTGCTTTAAGAAATAATCCATAATAGGATTGATTATAGAGCTCATTTCTTTTTTTATTTCTTCCGATTTTAAAAAATTAATACAATGATATGCAATACTTGATTCTGTCATAGCAGTCGTAATCGCCTCTTCTTCTTTACTAATCTCATGTTTACATTTTTTCAATCTAATATTTTTAAAAACCATTATTTCAATTTATAATAATAATAATAAGTATATTATTTATTACATTTATGCGTGAAAATATAAATTCATTTTTCTAAAGTTTTATATAATCAATAAATGAATAATCATATTTACGAAATATGTGAAAATTTTGATTTTGGTAGTTTAAAGTTAGAAAATCCTACACTTCTAAATGCTAACATATATTTCAGTAAATTAAATACTAATCCCAATAAAAATTTTTACATTCAACTTCCTAAATGTAAAACCAAACAAGGTATTATTCAAGCAAACACTAAATGTTTTTGCGATTTAGAATTTAATAGCAGTGACAAGCTAATTGTAGAATTTTTTGAAAATCTTGAAAATTATTTTATAAAAGAAATATGCAATAATAAATCATTATGGTTTTATGATTCTGCTAATATATCTAATGATGACATTAATGATTTTATTACTCCTGTTATGAGGTCATATAAAGGCGGAAAGAAATTTTTAATTAAAGCAAATATAAAGCAAGAAAAAATAAACCTTTATGATGAAAACGAAAAGAAGCTTACTTTAGCAGACTATGATAGTAATAATGAAATAATCCCACTATTAAATATAAATGGAATACGATTTTCTAAATCTTCATTCATCATTGATATTATATTAGTGCAATTTATGGTATTATATCCATCTGATACTTTAGAAAATCAATTATTGATAAAAATTAATAAAAAAAAGGAACCTACTTTAGAGAGTTCTAATAAGGAAAAGGTCGATGACGAAAATAGTAAAATAAATATAGACTTTCAACCCGTTAAGTTAGTAGAAGACGAAGTAGAAACAAAAGAACTTAAAGACCAAGCAGAAGCTGTAACAAAAGAACTTAAAGACCAAGCAGAAGCTGTAACAAAAGAACTTAAAGAAGATAGCGAAACAAAAGAACTTAAAGAAACCAGCTCTTTCAAATATTTGATGAATAATTTAGAATCAAATGAAACATTAGACGACGATTATGCGTTAGAAATAACTGATTTGGATGTTATTACTGAAAATAGTGAGCCACTAGAATTGAAATCACACGAAAGTATATATTTAGAAATATATAAGAAGGCTAAGCAAAAAGCAAAAGAAATAAGAAGAAATGCAGTAGAAGCATTTTTAGAAGCAAAAAATATAAAACTTAAATATAATTTAACAAACATTGTTAATGATAGTTCAAGTGATGAAGATAATTAAGTAGTAATCCATTATTTAATAATTAAACTCTTTAATTAATTATTAAACGTTTATTTAATAATCATTATTTAAATATTATTAAAAATTTTTTATTATTTATTTTATATAAAATGGCTGTTACAAAAAAGATTTTCAAAGGGCGCTTTTTAAAAGGAATTAAAACTGATCATATTTTAGGAATATTAGCATTAATTTTTGTTGCTGTACTTTTATTAAATTATTCAAAAGGTAAAAATTTATTGAGTTTACCAATGACAAATAGACTTAACTATTCTGAATTAAATGGTCAATCCAACGAAGTAAGTAACCAACCATTGTCTGCAACATATGCTCCATATAACGGTGTATCAAATTCATCTGTAGCAACATCAGCTGATAGTCCGACTGCTATTAACCAGGTCGCATCTAATAAAGCAATACCAAATCCATCTGACCTTTTACCATTAGGTAATAATAATATGTGGTCAAATTCTATACCACAAGCTGATGCCGATTTAAAAAATATTAATCTATTAAATCCTGCACAGTTAGTCGGAATTAATACACAAGGTTCAAGTTTAAGAAATTCTAACTTACAATTAAGATCTGAACCAGCAAACCCCAGATCAAATACAAATTGCCCATGGAACATTTCAACAATTGAAACCGACCAATTTAGAAAACCTTTAGAAATAGGCGCTTAATAACTTGTGTAACTAACTTGTGTAATAAACTTGTGTAACTAACTTGTGTAATATAATATAATGACTAGTAAAATTATATTATATTATTACATATAAATATATAAATATATATAAATGAAAACAACAACATTAGTAAGTAATCATTTGTTTAATGTTATTTTAATAATATTTATTATTATTATTGCTTTAAGGTTATATTTAAATAGTGATTCTTTTAACTTAAGATGTATTATTTCCAATGTTAATGGTAATACATATTGCGTGAGAGATAGAAATAAACTAAACTTGGCAGCGGACAGATTAGCACACGTTAATAATAACTTAAATAAACTAGTAAATCATTTATCAAAAAAATACCCAGAACAAGAAAATGTGCAACGTCTTATAAAGGGTTATAACCCGAAGAAAATATATGAAACACTTCCTACAAGCGAATTTACAGCTTACAGCGAAAATAAAGGCGAAAAAATCGCCTTTTGCTTAGATACAGAAAAAAACAATAAAGGACGTTTAATAGATATTAATACATTGATGTATGTTGCATTACACGAAGTTAGCCATATTGCTACAAAATCAATAGGGCATAACGACGAGTTTTGGAATAACTTTAAATTTATGATAACAGAAGCAAAAGCTATAAATATTTATAACCCAGTCGATTATAAAAAAGAACCCGCTCGTTATTGCGGAATGAATATTACTGATAACCCATATTATGATGTTAAATAATTATATTATATTATATTATATTATATTATATTATATGAATTTATATATAATTTCATAAATATTATAATTTTGCTTGCTTGTAGCGTTTGAATTATTATTAATAATGTTTTTGCTATAAAAATATAAATTATGCTTATCAATATAACTATTTAAATCAGGAAAATAACAATCACATTCAAAATCGGTATCTAAATACGTAATAATTAGCTCATTAATATTGAAAATACTGTTTTCTTGCTTCCTATAATTGTTCAAAAAAAGTTCATATATTTCAGCACCTCCAATAATCCACACTTGTGAATAGTTTTTAGTTTTAACAAACTCTTCCAATAATTCCAATGTTGTAAAAGTTTTTACGCAATTTTTACTATCACAATTATCCAATACTAAGGATTTAGACAAAATTAGGTTGTCTCTATTTGCAAGTCCTTTAACATTATTAAGGCTTTCAAATGTTTTTCTCCCCATAATAATAGCATTATTACCATTGCCACTAGTTAATTTTTTAAATTTAGCCATATCGCTTTTTATATCCCATAATAATGCATTATTTTTACCTAATCCTCTATTTTTACAATAAGCGACAATAATATTTACAATCATATTTATATAAAATTAAACTCTTATATTTATATAAATGTCAAATATATTTAAATTTTATATAAATAATAATAACTCTTTTAATGACGTTTATTTATTTATCAATGCTAAATATATAGCCACTAATTCGACTATTCCCAGCATAGATGAGCTAAATGCTAATTACAATAATTACAATAGTTTTATATATAGCGACATATATGAAAAACATTTTACCAATGATTTTAATAACAATGATTTAATGTATTTAAAGACTTACAACAGCAATATAATATTTATTGATGACACTATATATATTGATGACACTATTGAAACAGTTAAATTAAAATTTATTAAACATTATAACAAAAAAGCGAGCGAAGACAAAAAGCTATGTTTTGAAGAGCTATATTTTTATTGTTTAACGCAATCAAAATTAAATAAAATGGAATTATTCAATGCTATTACATCCAATAATAAAAACGACTTAACAGAGGAAAATTTAAGCGCCTATTTAATAAATATTAATGAAAAGCAAGAAATACTCGAAAGTTTAGAAAAGAAAGAACTCTATACTTATGAAGATATTGATGCTATTACTATAAATGCTATTACAGAATTTATATCAGTCGGTCAAAGTCTATTAAAGCCGTTGCCCAATTATGTAGTTAATCCTTATTATTCTAATAGCGCCACCAAATCTTTGGCCTCATTTATTGCTACAAATAATTCAAATATGGTATTTGATTATGCAATATATAATAATAGCATATTTGTATGTTTAGCAAGTTTATTACTTGAAAACCCGAGTCAAGAAACAGACGATGAAACACTAATAAAAGTGTATTTTCAATTTTTATATTCTAAAAATATTATTAATAAGAGAGATTTTTTAGCGCAAAAAATAGAACTGCTAAAGAAAAGTTCCGAATTGATAGAAGACACCTATTTCAATAATAAAAATAAATTCAAATTAGCACTCTATAAAATTTATAATAAATCAAACGGTTTAAAATATGAATCTAGTGGTATTAAAAGTATTAATATTAATATTAATAGTGCGCTAAACTATAATATATCATTAGAAACCTTATTTAAACTATTTACAAGTAGCGAACTTTATCCATTTATCAAATACAACCCTGGCAAAAAATTGGAAAATTTGTATCGCCTTTATTGTTTAGAAGAAAAAGAAATGACTAGCAAAAAGGTCCCGCTATTAAGCAAAACGCTAATATTAAAATATGCCAAATTTTTAGGCAAGTCGCACACAATCTCTTTTTATGTCAATTCTAAAGAGGATTTGTTTGTAAATAATGTTAATGAATTTCTTATAGAGTTAGAAGATAATGGAATTATTAATGTTAAAATAGACTTTAAAAATGTTATAGATTTAGAAAAAATCAATACTTTAGTTGCTACTAATGTTAATAATATTATAAAGTTTATTAGGAAATTTGTTGTTAATAATAGTATTGACTTATTTGACAATTTACTCAACAAAAATGTTGAAATAAATTCTATAAATTATATGACAACTATTAAAGTCAAAGGCGCTCTTAAACCTAACGCTATTGTAAATTGTAGCAGTTATTTTTTCCACACTATTAGCTCTAATTCAGAGGAAATAGTTATGCGTTATAAAAATGTATCAAACTTTAGCATTATGAATTCCGAAGAATCGTATATAATAGAACTTATTAAGCAAAAGGCCAGTGAAATGGATATATTGCACAAATTAAAAGATAACTTTAACTTGTCGCTTGAAGATGCGCGTTCAAGGTTAATAGATGTGATAAATTCTCTCAAATTATTACAAAATACATTCAATCATAAAAAAATAACTATTAAAAATAATCCAGGCTTTCAAACAGTGTTTAAGAAGACGAATTCAAATAGTCTTGTTATTAATATTGAAAATATTGATAATATTAACTATTTAGACACTATTCCTATATATATAGATTCGCTTACTAAAATACTTTTTAATAACATTGAGGACGAGACTATTAATTTAGAAGTTAACAATATATGTAAAAAAACACAGCCTTTAGATGAAACTAAAGAAAAAACTTTTACAAATATAGAGGCCACTACCAATAAAAATATTACTCATTTATTAGAAAATGAAGACGACGATGATGACGAAGATTATAGCGCACATAATGATTTAATGGATATACTTCTAGACGATGATGACGAAGATGGCGATGGCGACGACGATGACGACGATGATGATGATGATGATGATGATGATGAAGACGAAGACGAAGACGACGCTGATGATGAAAACATAGAAAAAGAAGAAAAAGAAAACATAGAAAATGCAGATGAAGACAAAGATGAAGACATAGAAAACATAGAAAATGAAGACAAAGATGAATACATTGCAACTGAAGAAATTCAAGCAACTAATCCTAATCCTAATCCTAATCCTAATCCTAAAGAAACAATAAAAGAAGTCGTACATGACGAACAACAAGAAGATAAAGCATATAAAGAAACACTAGCCGAAGACGAATTTAAAGAAGTATCAGAAAAAAGCAATCCTATATTAAAAAGACTAATTAATAAAGAACCAAAGCTATTTACAACAGATAAAAATAAATTTTATACTGAATATTCGAGATTGTGCCCAGCAAATGTTAAAAAACAGCCAGTTATTTTAACAAAAGAAGAGAAAACATATATAGACACTCATCATAGAGATTCATATACAGAAAGTTACGAATATGGCACAAAAGAAGGTAACAAATATTATTATATATGCCCAAGATATTGGGACCTTGAAAAAAATATTAGTTTAACACACGCAGAAGTAGAAAGCGAGCGTTATGGAAAAGTCATTACAAAAAAGAATAAAAACGGCACTTATGATGGTAATATTATGGAATTTACAGATAGTAAATATCATATTGACGAAAAAGGAAATTATATAGATCATGTTCCTGGGTTTTTAGATGAAAAACACAATAGAAATGGGTTTTGCTTACCTTGCTGTTTTAATAATAAGCTATGGAATAAATCACAACAAAAACAAAGACGCAGCAAATGTTTAGATTTGGACTATAGCACTAATGACAACAAAAAAGACTATTATAACTATATTAAAGGTCCCGAAAAAACGCCGTTAGAAAAAAGCAAAATTGGTTTTTTGCCGTTAAGTATTCAAAAAATATTACATTTTGATAATTTAGATTGTGTTACTAAGCAAGCTCCCAATTTATTAAGAACAAATCGGCAATGTTTGTTGCGTTATGGTGTTGAAAACAGTAATAAGCAATCATTTATTGCGTGTATAGCTGACTTATATGAAACATTGGTTTTAAATAATTCCAAGTCTATTTCGATAAATGCTATGAAAAAAATAATTGTTGCTAGCATTACTATAGATAGCTTTATAAAATACAACAATGGCAATTTACCGCATATTTTCATTTCTAAAAATTTTAGTGAATTAGTAAGCACTATTAAATTAGACAAATATAAGTCAAGCATTTTATATAAGCAACTTGTGTCAAAAACAACCAAAAAACTAGATGACCCCAGTCACATAACTTTTATTAAAAAAATCATAAATAGTTTCGAAAATTTCAAAGCTTATTTGGAAAGTTCTAGTTTTATTGATTATACATATTTATGGGATATAATATGCAAAAGTAATGATTTGTTGTTTCCTAATGGATTAAATTTAATAATTTTAGATATTACAAACGAAGACACTACTGATAATGTTAAAATTATATGCCCTAAACAAAGTTATAGCAATGAATTTATAGATTTAAAAAAGAAATGCTTATTGTTAATACAAAAAAACGAGTATTTTGAACCCATATATTTAATAAATAATACTATTGACTATTATATTGTAAAAACCTTCAGTTTTGCAAAGAGCAATGAAGATAAACTGCTAGCAGGCTTCAAAAATATTTTAAATAGCATTAGAAATTCGATAAATTCTAATTGCGTCGGCTCTATAGCTACCAAAAAAAACGATGCCGCCTTTTACGATTTTAAGCCAAATATACATTTAGATAATGTAATCGCTAGCATAACACAGTTAAAATATGAAATTAATTATCAAATTATGGATTATAATAATAAAGTTATAGGCCTATTAATTAATAACAACGCCATTCACGGATTTATACCTTGTTATCCGTCCGCATTATCGTCCATTTATGAAACTATTCCGTATAAAATGATTGACGAAATAACGGAAAGCGAATATAATGACTACAATTCTACAAAACATATTTTAGAAAAGGTTTATTCTTCCAGTAACAAGAAAATTATGTGCAAACCCTTATACAAAATTATAGAAGATAGTTTGATTATTGGTATTCTTACTAATGGTAACCAGTTTATTCAATTGAGTAAACCCGAATTTAATAATAATGGCGATGAACTTAAAGAAATCAACGATAGTAACTATGTTTATATTGATAAAAATATTCAGACAAATCTCTCTCAAGACAATGAACGAAGCGCTACTGTTAATAATATAAAATTAGAAACACAATTTTACAACAGCTTCAAAAACACGTTTAAAAAAATATTAGGTATGCACAAGCATAGCCTTTATAAAGCAAGCATTATTAAAATTATTAATGCTAACTCGATGCTATATTTAGATAAAATATCTAATATTTACAATTTGCTGAAAACAATTGGAGAGAATTATATAATATTTGCTAAGTATGATAAAAATATATTGGCCTCTATTAAAAAAATAAGCTCTTGTGTTGATGCCGATGAGTGTAATACCTCTTTTTGTATGAAGTCAAATGACATATGCTCTTTGATTATACCTAAGAAAAATTTAATAAATGGAGAACAAAATGAGGAAATATACTATAGCCGTTTATCTGACGAATTTGTAAGATATAATAAGTTTAAAAATTTTATTTTCGAAAATAACATTTCATATAATTATGGGTCGGTAGAATACACTATTTTAGAAAACGAGCTTTTACTGTTTCATTCAACACTAACGCAAGAATATTTGAAAGATTTAATAAGTAGCAATAGTCAAAATAATTTGAAAAATACGTTTGATATTCTAGGTATTGTAGAGTCTAAAGAAATTTTGAATTTTAAAAATTTGAAAAAAGAAAAAATTATTATTGCTGCCACAAAAGATAAATTACAAACAATTCAAGAATATTATGATAAAAATAAGTCGGATACAGATGCATATGCGGATACGGATGCAAAATCACAAATCAAAATCAAAGCTCCTAATGTAGCTAAAACAGACGACTCTGCTACACCAGCACAAGACACTAGCATTAGCATTGACACATCTGAAATAGCACAAAACCTGCAATTTATTGCGCAAAATAGCGACCCTAGTTATAAGTGCGAGTTTTATAAAAATTTAATTAGAGAGGGTATGCGCCTTAATTTTAAAGAGCCATTATATGAATTAGGCTTTCATTTAAACACTAAGCTATGTTCTTTTCAATTAATATTAATTATTATTAAGCACAATAATAGCATACAAAATAGCAATTTGACAATAAATGATATAAAGAAAAAATTATACGAGCTTTACACCAAGGATGCAAATTTTGAAATATTATGTTATATTTTATTGAAAAATAATAAGAAAGCTATACTCGAAAAAGTTATTAATAAAGAGCTAAGTTTTGAAGACTTAATGTATAGCGACGCATATTATATAACCTATATTGATATTTATATGTTAGCAAAAGAATATAATTTACCAATAATATTCTTATGTAATAGCGCTATTGATTTAACAATAACCGATGAAAATTATATTATATGTAATATAAATAAACTGAATCAGGAATATTATTTCTTCAAAGTCCCTAGTAAATATTCGCGCAAAAAAGAACATAATTATAAACTGCTTTTTACTAAGCAGTCAATCAAAATTAATATTGAAAATGATTTATTAGATACTCCAAATTATAAATTATATAGCAAGCTTAAGAAAGAGCTTAAATTATTTATTAATCCGTTAGAAAATTACATCACAAATTATGATTTGTCAAAATTAACAAATACAAAATATAAAGTGAGACAAGTCAAAAAAGTTGAAATAAAAAAATAAAATAATAGAATTGTTTGTTAATATTCTTAAAAATCCAACTCATAATCATCGCTCTTTCCAATATTAACATTTTGCATACTATTAACTGTTGCCTCAATTAATAAATTATTAGTGCTACACTCATTGCTAGTAACAGCATTTAGCTGGTCCATTAAAACCTTTTCATCCATCTTCTCGTCCACTGGAACAACGTCTTTATTAGGTTTAATAGTCATAATAAAGTCATTGTCAATTAATACCTTAAAACTGCTTGTCCCATAATACCCCTCTTGTCCGCACATAATATTTGCAGAAACACCCTTCATATTATCAAGTTCTCCGTGTTTTGCAGCTTTTAAAAACATTTCCGGTGTCTCTTCAAACGACGCCTTTGCAATTGCACCAATATCATCGTTATTAATGCCGTGCCTAAAAATAGAAACCATCTTATCATTACACGTCATTCTATCCGCCAAAATTGTTAAGTGGCGATAATTAATATATGTGCTATCAAATTCAATGACCTCTGAAAACTCATCAAATATGCTTTGGCGCGCTGCCTCAATCCCTAATACATTATAAATTTCAATAATATGACTTGAAACAGTTCGCGTTTTATCAACAAAATCAAGCGCCAAGATATCTAGTAAATTAGTGCCAACAGTATCTAAAACCCACAAATCTTTTTTAATATATTTTGTATCAATTTCTTCAAAATTGTCCGTAATTTTTCGCAATGATACCTTATTAATATTTTTAATACCGCGTAAAATCAGGTTATCCAGTAATTCGTCTTGCAAATTTCTCAATAAATAAATCTCATCGCTTTGGTCGAGAGTCTCTAAAACATTTTTGTTCTTCTTTTTCTTTAAAAGTTGCAGATTTCTATTAATCCTAATTCTAAAAACTAGCTTATCAGAATTATAATCTGTATACATACACGTCAAATTATTATAACTATTCATTAAACCAAAATGAATATCGTCCATCGAAATATTTGTATCTAACATTTCGGTTCTATTCATAGACATTCTAATAATCCACTTCGATTTTTCCTTATCTTTATTTGCATCATAACTAGTATTACAATCATCTAATAATTTTTCAAATTCATTGTATTCTTTCATCATAGTCACGTCTTCTGCAATTAAAGAATTCATATCATCAGGGTCAAAGCAAATCTCAATTGACTCCACTAAGGACCGCAATTTAGTATTTTCAATCTTTGTAATATATTCTTTCACTTTATTTTGGTCATAACTTTCGGGCTTATTTAAATAAATAGAGCACGATAAGCTTTTAGGATTATCACTTAAAGACAAGATTTCCTCAATACGTGGAACACCACGTGTTACGTTGGATTTTGAAGCTACACCGGCAAAATGAAACGTGTTTAGCGTTAATTGTGTTGTAGGTTCGCCAATGCTTTGGGCTGCAATCATACCAACCATTTCACCGGGTGCAATTAGCGATTTTTTATATGCGTTATTAATAACCGTCATTAAAAGTTCAATAGATTTACGAGTAAGGCGCTTATACATTAATAAATCTTTGGGGCTCAAATAGTAAAAGTATAAGACTTTAAATAGCTTGTTTGGCTTACAATAATTTAGCTTATTTAAATTCTCATAATTAGTTTCAATCATTTCAAATACTTCTAGCGGAGTAACATCAATAATCACGTTTTCCTCTTGATTTCCCGCAATATTGTTAATTATATGCGTAAATGACACAGGAACATTTACAGACGGTTTATAAATACCATTGAAAATTTTAGCAATTACATCTTCACGTGCTTGTAGCATATAATCAATGTAATATTTGCATTTTTTATCTAATTCGGACTTTTGCTTTTTAAATTTGCTATAAGCTTGCTTGGTGTATAATGTTCCATATATGGAGTCTTTAGAATAATCATTAGGCATTTGATAGTGCCCGTAAATTTCTTCAATAGACATATTAACAAATGGCACCTGTTGCGACTCAACCCTAACCGGGTCAAAGCTATCATCTCCGTACTTAAATTGGATAATCTTGTTTTTATTATTACGTACTGTCATATCATAATGTACCATTAAGTCTTCTAACCCTTTAATTAGGCGGCGCTGAATATAGCCGGTTTGGCTCGTTTTGCATGCAGTATCAATCAAACCAACACGGCCACCCATAGCATGAAAGAATAGCTCGTCTGGGTTTAATCCACTAATAAACGAATTTTCTACAAATCCACGAGCATTAGGCGAATCATCGTATTTAGTATAATGCGGTAATGTTCTATCCTCAAATCCATAAGGAATACGTTTGCCATCTACGTTTTGCTGTCCTAAGCACGAAATCATTTGTGAAATATTTAAGTCGCTGCCTTTTGACCCAGCATTTACCATCATTACAAAACGATTATGTGTATTGAGATTTTGGCGACCTAATTTACCGGCTTCAAAAGAGGCCTTATTTAAAATATTATTAATACGTGTTTCAAATTCTTGGACATTTGAACGCCCAGTTTTATTCTCAAAAATACCTAAATGAGTTTCGTCAATTAAAGACTTGACCTCTATTTTCTTCTTATTAATTGTTTCGTTAATTTTGGCATTTGTTTCTCTATCTGCAATAAGGTCGCTAATTCCTACACTATAGCCGTGAATTTTCATATATTCGGTTACAATGTCTTGCAAATTATTGATAAAATCGCACGCACTATCAACACCATAGTCGTTATTAATTCTGTGAATTATTCCGCGAGTTGTATCACCAAGAATGCCCTTTTCAATATGTCCCCGCTTAATAGCTCCTTTATTAATTTCTAATACATTATTAGAATTTTTGTAATCTTCACTGGCTTCGTTAAATTGCTTTGTTTTATATTTTAATGTAATATTTGGAATAATTTGACTTAATAGCACAAAGCTACTTTGCAAAGGATTATCAAAATTGATTTTTGTTAAATCAATCGTTTTAAGGTGCGCCATTATATTCATTGCAGTTCGAGGATTGAAATTAATGGCTTCTCGTGTAAATAAATAACTGCTTAATAGCGAATCTTGAAAAATGCCTACAATTGATTTGTTGTTTGCTGGGCTAATAATTTGATATTTTACGGCTGCCAATGTTTTGAGTTCGATTTCCGACTCATCGTCTTGTGGCATATGTAAATTCATTTCATCACCGTCAAAATCGGCATTATATGGTTTAGTATCAGCAACATTCATTCTAAATGTGTCGCCCCGCATCATTACTTTTGCAATATGGCACATCATAGACATTCTATGGAGAGTTGGTTGCCTATTGAAAAGCACCGCATCACCGTCTAAAATATGGCGATGTACAATGTCGCCAATTTCAAGATTGATTGATTCGCGATCGACATAACGCAAACTAATACAATCTCCGTTTTTCCGCTCATAGATTTTTGCACCTGGATGAACGTCTGGACCGTTTAAAATTAACTTGCGCAAATAATTCCTATTTTGCTCATTAACAATAATCGGTTTTGTCAAATTTTTTGCAATTTTTAGCGGAACGCCTAATTCATTAATTGATAAATTAGGATCAGGTGTAATAACTGAACGTGCGCTATAATCTACGCGCTTTCCCATTAAATTTCCTCGCACTCTGCCACTCTTACCGTTTAAACGCTCTTTAATCGCTTTTAATGGACGACCAGACCGCTGAGCAACTGCTGCAACACCCGGAATCTTATTATCAACAAGAGTAGCAATATAATATTGTAATACTGTTGTCCAATCATCGATAACATTAGACCCCGATTTTTGCTCGATTTTTTCCTGCAACATTTTATTTGCTTTAACAATATTAATAATAATATGTGTTAAATCGTCTTCGCTCCGCTGTTGCGCATCGTGTTTAATTGATGGTCGCACTTGTGGAGGTGGGACAGCAAGCACTTGGCAAATCATCCATTCTGGTCGCGACCATATTGGACTAAACCCCATAAATTGCACGTCTTCATCCGAAATTTTCTTAAAAATTTTAAGCATAATTTCTGGAATAATTTTCATCGCCATTTTAGAGTCTTCTTTCTTAAAATCGTAATTATTAAATTCCTCTTCTTTATCATTCCATTCGGCAATAATTGTTGCTAAACCTTCTTTCCTAAGTTTAGGCTGTAAGCATCCGCAACCATTATGTGAGTCTTCACCACATCTATGCTTCTTACTTGCTAATGCAAATACTTTTGTCCAACGAACGTCCGCATTTAATTCTAGCAAATAATTATATTTTTCTTTATCAATTAATAGCTTAGAGCACTTAATACAAATGCATCTGCATATTTTCATAATTGTTGATAAATATTGAATATAATATACCGGTCTTGATAAGTTAATATGTCCAAAATAACCAGGCGATTGAACATAATCAAGACCGTCGGTTGGGCATATCATACCCGCATCTAAAACACCCATACGAGGGTCAAAAAGCCCCCCTAATACTGGTTTATTGTTTATATGAGTATCTCTGTTTGTTATTTCGACAACCGACCCTTTTTGAATTTCATAAGGGCTTAAAATACTAAACTGAATACCAATGATTTTAGATGGTTTCTTATTTTCAAAATCGGTCATTCTTTTATAATAGTTAAATAATATTTAAATAATATTTATTCAATTTTTAATTTTTAATTTTTTATTAATTTAAAAATTGAATTTTTTGTTATTAAATATAATATAATTTAATAATAGAACTATTATGCCTCATAAATATTGCACTAGAGCTAAGACTGCTAGTATTCCAAAAATGAACTATGTATATGATAACAGTAATTCTGATATAAGTTCAATTAGCAGTGGTTCAGATTTTGAGTATTTTGATAATAGTTCGGAAAATGGCTCAGATAATGGCTCAGATAATGGCTCAGATAATGGTTTTAATAAACGTGATTATTATAAATTTTTGCACCAACTATATCCTTCACGTTATAGTAAAAATAAATATATTAAGGAAGCAAATGAAGCAAATGAAGCAAACGAAAATATGCACAAGCGAGCAAAAAAAACGCATTTTCAAAATTTAGAGAATGCTAGTAGCGATTTATACAAGCATAATTTATTTAATAGTAAAATTATTAAAAAAAAGCATACAAATTTTTATAAGAAAAATGTTATGATTAATTCAGATACTAGTGAAGACGAAGGCGAAGGCGAAGAAAAAGAAAAAGAAAAAGAAGGAGGCAAAGGCAAAGACAAAAAAACTTTATTATCAGAAGGGTTTAAAACGCTTTTTGAAAACCTTAATAAATCTGATACTAATAAAAATATTAATATTATTGTAAATTTAAAAAAAGGGAAAAACAATATTTTCAATAATGAAACTAGAGAGACTAATGACCCTATATATTATCAAGAAGGCGATGATGATGACGAAGATGACGAAGATGATGAGGGAAGCGAAGAGGGAAGCGAAAAGGAAACAGAAAAACTTAATAAAAACACACATACGCCAATTCCTATTCCTATTCAAAAAGATGATGTAGTTCCGGCTCCGCCAAAAGTGTCAAATAGAAATTACAGGGCATTTGATAAGATTTTAAATAATGAGGAAGCAGAGTCAGAATATTTTAAAAATTGTTTATCTAAAAATTTACAATTGGAAGCAATTGCTAAATTAGAAAAACTCAAAGAATTGACTAAAATTAACAAACCTTATTTGCTTCATTTGGTTGACCTTGATATTCCCGACCAATATAAAGCGTGTGCTTTAAGAAAAATAAATATTATGCGCTTAATGTCTGGTAGTGGAAATAGTGAATATTATAAAATTAAGTCGTGGGTAGACTCGTTTTTGAAAATTCCGTTTAATAAGTATAATAATTTGCCTATTAGTTTTGCCGATGGTATTGAGCAATGTCACGAATTTATGGAAAATGCCAAAAAAATTTTAGACAGTGTTACTTATGGACTGGAAGATGCCAAAATACAAATTATGCAAATGATTGGACTATGGTTAGTAAATCCAAATGCAATTGGTTGTGCTATTGCTATTAAAGGGCCTCCAGGAACGGGCAAAACAACACTTATTAAAGAGGGTATTAGCAGAATTTTAAACAGGCCTTTTGCGCTTATTGCGCTAGGTGGGTGTGGTGACTCGGGTTTTATAGATGGTTTTGACTATACATACGAAGGCAGTAAGCATGGAAAAATTATTGATATATTAATTCAATGCGGTTGTATGAATCCGATTATTTTATTTGATGAATTAGATAAATTGAGCGATTCGTTTAAAGGGCAGGAAATTACGGGTGTGTTAACACATTTGACAGACAGCACCCAAAACTCTAAATTTAGTGACAAATATTTTTCGGAAATGAGTATTGATATGTCTAAAGCATTATTTATTTTTAGCTATAACGACGAGAGTGCCGTTAATCCTATTTTAAAAGATAGGATGTATAAAATCGAAACAAAGGGTTACAAAACTAAAGATAAGTTAGTTATTGCAAAAGATTATTTATTGCCAAAAATTAGAGAGGAAATTAAATTTGCTAGTGACACTATTGTCTTTAATGACGAATTATTAGAATATATTATTAATGATTTTACAGAAAAAGAAGATGGAGTGCGCAATTTAAAGCGCTGTTTAGAAATTATTTATAAGAAGTTAAATTTATATAGATTAATGAAGCCTAATGTAAATTTATTTGAAAATAGTGAAGGATTTAAGCTTAAGAGTAAGATTAGTTGGCCTTGTATTTTAACAAGACAGATTATTGATGATTTAATTAATAAAGCATCAACAAAAGATATTCCATATGGAATGTATACTTAACTTAGTTCAAAAACAGTTTAGTTGTTCGTTTTTTATTTAAATCCTTTTTATATATATAATGCCATTACCGCAATTTGAAATCATAAAATTAAAACAATTAAATAAATATAGACCTTATGAAAAATACGATGATTATTTGAAAGTTAAAGAACCTCGCTTTTATGCAGGATTAGTTAATCCTCAAATAACTGAAATTGCTGATGTTGCGATTGAAGAGCGAATGAGAGATGCTATTCGTTTTTTTGCATCAAAAGGGGTGGGTGAATTGACCCAAATACGTGACAATTTTGATGAAAATGCTGAAATAATAAATGGAATACAAAAATTTGTTGGTGATGATTATGCTGCGATGAATCAGGGTGTGAGAGATATGTTAGGTAATAGTGAGCTAGTATTTAATGCTATTAAAGAATATTATGAAACTGAAATGCTGAGAGCTGTTAATATTACTGACAGTTATATTTATAATTTATTGAGTGCATTTACGAAAACCACGCCCTCTCAAGAAAAATTCTATGTATTCAGATGTTTTCAACAATTACCACAATATCCTGATGCTGTTCCATTACTAGATGCTAATGGTGTTATGAAACCCCGCATTTATTTAAATCAATTTACATCAACCTCTATATTATTACGAGTATGTGATTTTTGGTGCACGCCTCCTCCTATAAATAACGCAAATCCAACAAATCCATTTGACCCAGCTAATGGAGATAATACTATAATTTGTATAGAAATACCTATAGGCACGCATGGAATTTCTATAATTAATTATGCAGGAATTCTTTACGGACAACTTACAACTATATATTCTGAATTTGAATATTTACTTCCACCAGGCGGAACTTTAGAACTTACTCGCGATACATATGACTATACAAGTATTACTAGAGCACAATTACACGAAATAGCCAGATTGGATCCGTTAAATGCGCCAATTCCAAATTTACCTGTAAGATTTCACATACCTATTTATAAGTATCATTCCTTTGTTCCAGATAACCGCTCATTTAAAAAATTAGCAAAAGATGTATACATTTATAAATTACCTGCACTTAGAAGTATATTAGTAAGAAATATGATATATCTGAAAGACCAAGTAAGTGAGTTTTCATCTAGAATACTTTCAAGTGCTAGGAGGAGGTCTGGTTATGAACGATTAGCTGAAGGTAAAAGGAAACGAAAACAAGGTAAAAAATATAGTAGAAAACAAGGCAAAAAATATAGTAGAAAACAAAGTAGAAAACAAGGAAACAAATATAGCAAAAAATATAGCAAAAAGCAAGCTTTAGAAATATAATAGTATACTATATAATAGTATATAATGAATAGTAGTAGGAGTAGTAGGAGTAGTAGGAGTAGTAGGAGTAGTAGGAGTAGTAGGAGTAGTAGGAGTAGTAGGAGTAGTAGGAGTAGTAGGAGTAGTAGGAGTAGTAGGAGTAGTAGTATAAGAAAATCCTCTATGAGTATTGCAGAAAGAAAGAGACGCGAAGACATACAAAACAAAACAATATTAGAAATTGATAGGTTAATTGAGATTATAGTTTTTATAGTTCGTGACGCAGGATATAGTATAGGATTTGATCATAACGAAGATAGTCCTAATAAGTATATATTTTTTATTAAAAATAAAAATCTAAGTATTCCCACTACAGTTAGCAGTATAGAAATTATTTTGAAAACAGATGACACAATATTGGATACCCCAATAACTAGAACGCTACAAAGAATAAGCGTTAGAACATTTTATATTGAAATGGTTGAAACTAATGAAAGTTATAGAAATAATGGGTGGGCCATATTATTATTGTTTTATACAATAGCTTATTTACAAAAACGTGAGCCTACTATTAAATTTTTCACATTAAGTGACGAGAGTGCTAGGAGATTTGATATGAAGAATAATATATATGGTAAAGCAGGATTTTTATTTGCGTATTTTGAAGAAATGGATCTTAGTCGCCCTAATACAACTAAAACAACGAGTCTAAAAAAAATATTAGACCTTAGACATTATAATAGTACTTATAATTGGGCTACTAATTGTTTATCTCAAATTGAAATATTTCTAGAAAAAAATAATATGGGCACAATTGAAGACAATATTCAAGATAATAGTGAAGACTATAATGGGGGGAAATCAAACAAACAAAGACACAAAAAGACCAGAAAACAAGGAAACAAATATAGCAAAAAATATAGCAAAAAATATAGTAGAAAATAATAAATAACAATGTAATGTTTATATTAAAAGCTTCGTGTTCTTCTAGTTAATGCGCGCGCTCTTGTAGTGCGTGGAGGTCTTACAATAGCGTCTGTATTACGAGTAGTTCTATTTCTTATAGCAGGTCGTATTTCAACACCTAACTGTGCTCCTTTATAATCATCTAGCGCATTTTGAGTATGGCGTTGCATTTTATCTTCTATATCCTCCATATTAGTTAGCGTTAAGTCTATAAAAGTTACTATGTCATTAAAACCGTGTCTTGCTAATTCTTCTTCTAAAAACGCAGGTTCATTGTGGAATCTTAGCAAGTGATTAACTCTTTCTAAAACAGTGCGAATTTGAGCTATTAATCTTAGCAAGACAATTGGAATATGCTTAACGTTATATTCATAAGAGGTTGATACACTATTTATAAAAGTTTTATATTGTCTTGATTTCAAAGTAAGGGTCGGAACTATGTTAGCTAACGTTTGTCTTAGTTGTGCAATATTATGCGTTATAGTGGCTTCAATTGATGCTAACATTGCTTGGGCACTGGCGGATACATATCCAGCTTTAGTCTTAGTTTTAGCTTTTCTAGCATGTTTTCTAGTATGTTTTCTCTTATTCTTTGTATTTCGCATATTTTATTATATATAATATAATAAAATATTTAGTTATAAAATAAATTTGCGTTATTCTTCAAAAAGCCAAGAGTAATAATATCTCTCAAAAGACGTATTTTTAAGACTAGCATACTTAAAAAATACTGTGGCCTCGACGCATAATGCCTCCAATTCTTTTTTATAATTTATAATATGTTCTTTAGCATAGTCATTATTTACGCTATAATATGGATTTTGTATAATAATACGTGCGCTAAACTCTCGCTCTGGTGGATTTATTTCAAAAGCACCAATATAATATGGGCCTTTTCTTTGATCTAGTAATGGTGGATAATAGCCAATATAAAAATAGCGCTTTGAAACATTTACACTACCATAATCGCACATTTTATACATATCTTGATACATAAAAGTAGGGAAAAATTCATTAATATGAACCATTTCGTAAATCCAAGTTCGTGCCCACTGTATTGCTGAAAAAGCTGTTAACAATTTTAAGTGTTTAGAATTTAACTTATTAGAAAAATCTTTTCCTAGCCTATTAGTTTCGCTTGTTTCAATTGTTTCGTTTAAATTAGCTTTAAAATTTAAAAAATCTGCTTTAATAGTTTCAACATCTTCTACTTCTACTTCTTCATCTTCGTTTTTATTGTCATCTTTAATATTTTGAATATTTTGAATAGAATGCGTTCTTAAAAATTCATAAAATGACGGAAATATATCAGCGCTAGCGTTATTAGTATTATTATTATTTAATAATAAATTACTTTTTCTAGTAGCGTGTTTTGTATTAGTAAAATAAATTTTATTAACGTGTGTTAATAAAAATGCATTATTACAACCTGCATAAAACAATAAAATTATTATATTGCTATAGCGCATATAATATATAGTATTTAATTTTTATATATTATTTATAATATATTAATAATTATTTATTAAACTATCAAATTCGGTTTTTTTTTCGGGTGCTAGTGGCTCATAGTCTATTATAAACTGCTCCTCATTAGTTTTAAAAGGAACGTCTGCACCTTGAAATGCTAGTGTTGGTGAAAAAAATTTGTTCTTATAATCATTATTAGTTTGAATAAATGATATATGTGATTTATTTGTTCCTCGAGCGCTTAAATAATCTTGTTGGTCACCTGTTATACAAGGGCATCCTTTAGATGTGCTATATTCGCTATTATAAAAGCAACATTCGGGCAAAAATTTGTTGTCTTCAAATAATACTTTTGTAGGGTCTATTTTAACATTAGTATATGATTTTAGATTTAATTCTGGATGTTTAAAAACCTGTGATAATGATGCTATAGTATTGTTAGAAGGTTCAAAAATAGTGCTTACTAAAGCATTGTTATTATTAGTGTAGTTTTCTTTATTTTCGGGTTGCCAATACGAATATAAACCATATAAATATATAACAAACAAAATAGTAGCTTTATCAAAAATTAAAACAAATATTATTATAAATGTAAAAACTTTTGCTAGCGTTAGCTTTATTTTATGTTTTTTATGAAACTTTTGTTTTTTAGAGAACATTTTCGTAATGCTAGCAGGAAAAATGCTTGATTTTTTTTTGCTATTATTAACCATTAATTATATTATAAATATAATAAAACTTAAAAACTAAAAATTAAAAACTAAAAATTAAAAATTAAAAATTAAAAACTAAAAAACTTTTTATTATAATTATAAAATTTCAGCTAAAAACTCGGCAAATTTTACATAAATAAACATAGCTATTATAAATACTACTAAAGCAACAAGAAAAGCCCCTCCATAAAAAATAAGTAATATAATAAGAAACGCTGCAATAATTTGACCAATAAGTGGTACAGTATTTACAGTTGAAAGTATAATAGCAGTTATAATTACTAATATTAATGCTGCTAACATCGTCATTGATATTGGAATAACAAATGCCACAAGCCAACCCATTACAAGAACAGCAAACATTAGCTTCCAAGACCTAATTAACAATATTAATGTATAGTAGATTACGGTAAACACCGACAAAATCTTTCCTAAAAAATCATTAATATTCATAAAAAATAGCCTCAATTGCAATAACATATTTTTTATGCTATTATTGACTAATCTAAAAAAATACGTTAATAAGCTAAACAAATATACTATAAAATTTTTAACACCTATAAATGCGGTAAACAATATACCAAAGAAATTACTTATATAGCCTAATATTGAATTTAAAGGTTTCTTGGCATCTGTAGCAACCTCTTCATTTAATATATTTAAACATTCATTGAAATTATTAACAATATATTCTAAGTCATTATTATTATAAACCTTGTCGCTGTTTATTATTGAAGCAAAAGGCATCATTAGCGGATTACATTTGTGGTCTTGCCAAGAATTTCTATATGCTACCAAAGTTGATTTAATATAAAAATATATAACTATTATAACTACAATAAGAATTATTATTATTGTGATCCATACATCATTGCTATAAAGTTCATTATAACTAGCATTTTCAAAATAATCACTTATTTTTTTCTCTAGACTACTTTTAGTGGTGGAATCCATATTATTATAGCATACTAAAAATAATATTTGTTTTTAGTTTAATGTTAAATAAACTAAATGCTAGCATTATTACGAATCTTAGTATTAATATTAATCTGATGACAAGGCTCTCATTGCTGTTCCTGGGAGGTCTGCGTTTAAAGCTTCGCCAAGTCTAACACTTGTTTTTATTAAATAAAATATTACTGTAACCATTGAAGATACTTTACCAAACAAATCTGCTACAGTAATAAATGCCCTGCTTAATTCCACCAGCAAAATATTAAACCGCTTACCTAAATCACCCATTACATTTAGGGTGGAACCGTGTTGAACAACTAGGCCAGTTTTTAAAGACTCTAAAATTCCAACAAATAAGTTGCCACTATCTAAAAAGTAAGAAAATGAATTATATATTGGTTTTAAAATAGTTTTCATAAAGTCCCATTGAATTTCTTTTGTGCAAGTTCTAAATGTTTCTACAGGGTCTTCATCCACTAGGCGAGCTAAAGGAATCACAAGAGGATTACATCTGTATTTATTCCAATTGTTTTTCAGTTGTGCTAATCCTATACTTAATGTAATTGATAATTGAATTAAACCGAAAATTATAACTATTAAAAATGCTTTACCTGTATCGCTTAATCCCATAATTATTATTAATTATATTATAATTATAATAATAATTAATAATAAATTTGTTTTATAACTAAATTTTTAAGTTATTTTAATATATTATTTATTATGACTCATTTGGAAAGCTATTATTACCTTCTAAATTTTGAACAAGAGTAAAGGCTTGCATTTGTGCATTGTATCCATCGCTACCATTATTACCACCTGTAGCTGACATATCTATACTAGCTTGTTTAGCTCTATTTTCTCTATTAGCTCGATAAATTGCTGCCTCGCTATTTCCGCTTATATCGCCGCCACTTATATCGATTCCATCTATATTATTTCCACTTATATCATTATTTTCGAGACTTTCTCTCAAGTTGTAGTTTCCTAAATATAAAAATCCTAATAATAGGCATATAAGAATTGTAATTATTATTTTATAATATTTTTTATTTTTCTTTCTAAATTTTAAGGCCATAAATATTATTATTATATAAATAAATTATATTATAAAAATTATATTATAAAAATTATATTATAAAAATTATATTATAATTTATTTATATAAATTATGGTTATTTTAAATAAAGATGTTAATGCTATATTAGGCGAACAACAACGCATAGACTTAGCTGCCTTAATTAAAGCAAATAAAACCGATGATTGTACGCAAGAGATCCGTTCAAAAAAGCAAAGTATTGTCATTAGCAATGATGTAAAACATTTAGTATTTTTAAAGCAAAAATATGAAAGATTGAGAAAGTCTAATCCTGTTGAGTTTGATGCTATTTGTGTAAAACAGTGCAGTTTTTTATTTAATAATTATACAGATTTATACAATAAAATTTTAAATGATAAGTTAGATTTAGCTATATTAGAGAGATTTTTAGGAATATTAAAAAAAATAGAAGATGGTGAGCTAGACCAGCACGAAGGTTCTTATTTAGTAGGAACTTACTTAAAAGAAATGTATATTGACAGTGCTTTAAAAACGGAATCGAGCAAATCTAGCAAATCTAGCAAATCTAAGCCGCCATTTTCTAAGGCTGAAAAAAAAATAAGCTATAAAGATTTTAAAGAGTTAAACAAGTAAATGTATTATAAATTGCACTCCATAAATATTTCGCCTTCGTCTTCGCCTTCTGAACTTAACTCTTTACTAACTTTAATTTCTTCGTGTAGTCTTCTATTTACAGCTTCTAATTTAATATTTTCTTGTGCCAAGGCCTTATTTTTGTTTGTTAAATGAGTAATATTGCATTTTAGCTCTCTTAATTCTTTATTAAGTAAGTTAATAATATCTTGCTGAGAGCAACAATGTCCAAACTGTGCAATGTAATCTTTTTGACTTTCAGCAAGCCATTTTTTATGTTTTTGTGATTCGAAGTGGCTTTTAACAAATTGCGAGCTAATGTCATATATCCTATTCATACACGAGCATTTAATCTTTCCATGACCGTGTTCTTTTATTAATTCAGAATACGTTTTATCTCTCAATCCCTCATTCTTTTCATCGTATTTCAATGTATAAAGATTTATCTTAACAATCATAGAAAGGTCGCTGTTAGTTGCCATATTATTATTAATGTTAATATTAATAATAATATGTGAATGTTAATATTTCAATTTTATTTACTCTTTATTGCTTTATTACTTATTTTTTGAAAAATGGTTTGCATTCGTGACTTTCACTCATTTCAAATGATTTTTGTTTTTCTGCTGTTGCTAATTCTGTTGTTGCTAATTCTTTGTTTTTTTTAATTCTCATTTTTCTAGTCTGTGCTATTTCTAAAGCTTTTATGAGAGAATTATCGATTAGTGTCATTTTTGTTAAGGGGTCGTAAATAATGGTGCTATGTTTCATTCTAGTAAATGAAGTTCTAATAAAATTAATCATATTATAAGTATTAATAATTTATTTTTAAATAAATTTAATAAATACTTTAGCATTTTTTTAAAATATGAAAATAAGTAACTTAGTAAATTATAATATAAATTATAAAATATTATAATATATTAATTATGAGTAACAATTATACTTTTATAACATACTTATTACTAGTAATATTAATATTTGTTATATTCTCTCTAAGTTTCAAATATAAATATAAAACTGCGCAAAAATTATCATTTAGGGGTTTAACAAATAAGAATTCTAATGCAACTACTAAAGAAAATTTTAGCACTATGAATATTAAAGGAGGTGGAGGATTTAAAGAAGGATTTAAAGAGGGGTTAAACGGAAGCGATTATAATAAGAAAGCAGGCGACGACATATTTAGAATGATAGAAAATAAGCTTAAAGGATTAAGCTTAGAATTGGGAGGTCCTGAAGGTAAGGCTGAAACAAAGAAAATACTTACAAATACTAAGAAAATATGCGACTTAGAATGTGCTAAATGTATGATGGCAATGTTAAACGATAAGAAATCTATTAATTCTATTAATATTGAAGGTGTATTAGATGACGAAACCGACGAAAATTGTATAAGATGTAAAAAATATAGTGCATTATCAACCTCTATTACAAGTATTATAAATAATTTGTAATGTTATTTAGGTGGTGGTGGCTGTATTGGAGACTCTATTAGTGTCTCTAATTCCTGTAAATCTTTTTGTGTTCTAATTAATTCTTCTCTTAGCTCACTAAGTTCGAATTCTTTATAAAAAATATCTTGTGGTACTGTGCGTGGTAATTCACCAGCATCACCAGCATAATTCACCATATATTGTTGAAAGAAGCTTAAATTTGTGCCCTTTATCTGTTGTTTATTATGTAGCAATAACTGCTTTATTTCTCTTCTTATACTAGTTATATCGGCTTTATGGCGAGATATTTCCTCCCTATATGATGAATATGGTTCTATATATGGTTCTATATATGACTTATCATATACTTGACGTCTCCTGTATTCTTTCGCAAAGTTTTGTAACGAAATACGGTATTGCAAAGTAGTTTGCAATTCTGTATCTAGGAGCTCAAGATATTTTTGGTCGTTTATAATATCGCCATTATACTCCTTATTTATAGTATAATCCATATAGAATTCTTTCTTTAGGAGGTCAAGATGTTCTTGGGGAGTTAGTTCTTTGCCATTATGTTTTTTTTTTATATCAAAATCTATTTGTGGATAATCATTACCTGTGTAATTTTGATAGAAATCGTATAGTTTATCAGCTTGTAGTTGTTTTTTAAAATGGTTATCTTCAGTTAGTAATAATGGCCGTATAGTTTTTCTATGAAACATTATTAGTTCTATAGTGTTAATAATATCTTGTTTTCTCTTTTCTTTACTACGTTTCTCAATCTCTTCCTCAGTAGGAGTAGTATTTGGCATATAATTTCCAATTTGACTATATGATGTAGGAGAAGTAACTGCACCAAATCTAGGAACAGGGGGAGTATAAAATAAAAGTTGCCTTAAAGGCATTGTATTTGGATCTGGATCTGGATCTGGAGCTACAATGTTTTTTCTTTTCCTGGTCCAGGGCCAGGGCCAGGGCAAGCCTCCTTCTTGATTTTGTGAATAATATTTATTTTTTCTAGATTTTCTCATTTTTCTAGAATTTCTTACTTTTTTTTGTTTTCTAGATTTTCTTTTTTTTGTCTTCGCTTTATTTATTCTTCTTTCAGATGAATAGCGATGAGGCATATTATATTATATTATATAATATAATATAATATAATATAATATAATATAATATAATATAATATAATATAATATAATATAATATGCTAATATATTAGTGTTTTTTATTTTCTAGCTCTCTTAGGTTTTCTATGTGTTCTAGATTTTTTACCTCCTTTTGTAAATTTTTCTAATTCTTGTAACAGTGCTTTCTCTTCTTGAGTTAATGGTGTAACATCTGCATCCAGTTGTGCTAGCAGTACTTCTTCCTCTTCCGCCGGACTTAATGTATTACTATTTGGTGAAATATTTACTATTGCATCTTCTCCAAACAGCGCTCTATTAAATTCATCAACTAATTGTTGAGAGTCTTGTGCTAATTTTACAGATTCAGTTTTAAATGCTCTATTTGCTGCTGTTATTAAACGTGCATTTTGCTTTTCAGTATCTCTTAGTTCTTGTGCTTGTCTTCTACCTATTTTTGCTATTTCTGCTATTTCTGCTGCTTCTGCATCTGTTGCTTCTGCTGCTTCTGCTGCTTCTGCTGCTTTTGCTGCTTTTTTTCCCGTAGTTCTAGTTCTAGTTCCAGTTCTAGTTCTCTTTACTGTAGGTGGTGATGGTTCTTGTACCACCTTGTTACTCCTATTCCTATTCCTAAATGTAAAAATATGTGATGGTGATATACTATTTGATAACAAAGCTAAACGTTCTCTAATGGTACGGCCGCCTTTTTGCTTTCTTTGTAATTTTTTTTTTTTCGTTAAACTTATATTTTCTCTATTACGCAAATACATTATTTTATATTATAATATTATAATATTATAATATTATAATATTATTATAATATTATAATATTATAATATACTAAATATTTACTTATGTTTAACAACATAGCGTTGTTCAAATTCTTTGCTCACCTTAATAAAGGGGTCTCGATTTTTAAAAATGGATAAATTAAATTTTGTGTCTTCTTGTTTTTCTTATTCTTATTATTCTTCTTTTAGATTTCCTCATTATTTTGCCACCTTTTCTTGGTGTCGACGCAACTCTAGATTTTAACTCTTGAACTGCTTCTGCTGTAGATGTTAATGACACGAGAGTATCGAGCGATGCTTTGAGGTTTGATTTTTTAATTTCTAATGAGTTCACTTGATTTTCGTACATTCTAGCAATACGTAAACGTTTTTTTGCTTGTATTTTATTTCCACTTCTTAATGCAGTTTTCGCCTCTTCCATCACTATTTTGTATTCATCATTCTTTGCTACAATATTTTCTTCTATTGATTTGATAGTTTTTTTAAGTTGTTCTATACTTTTAGCTGTATTACTTGTTGATTCTGATATAATTGATGATGGCATTACTCGTCTACTACGTCTACTACGTATAGACATTCTTGGAAATATTGACATTCTTGGCATTTGCGAAGTCATATTTCTAAGTATTCTACTAAAATCCCCTCCTTTTTTTGTTCTCATTATTGTTATAATATATAAAAATATATTATAAAAATAAATAAATAAATAAAAAAATAAATAAATTAATTAATTAATTAATTAATTAATACCAAATATTTATTTTGGTATAGGGTTTTTAACAACATAGCGTTCTTTAAATTCGCCATTATCAACCGCAGTTTGCGTATATTCTTTTCCTCCCCATTTTGGGTCCATAGGATTTACACTCACCTCTCCACGTTGATAAAACATAGTATCTAAAGGTGTTTCTAAACCTATTGTTTGGTTGTCTCTATCAAAACCCGCTAACATATTTGTGTTAAATTTTTTATTATTATCCCGTGTAGCGTCTAAAATTTTGTTGCTTTCAATGAATTCTGTGCTATCCTTATTTAAAGGGTCGCGTTGTATAGAGGGTAGTCCTCCTTGATTTTCAAAGATAGACGGCTTAACTTGTATTAATTCGTTATTTTGCGCGTCTGTAGAATATTGTAAGTATAATATTGGGCAATGTATGTTTTGACTATTTTGCCATTCTATAAATTCACTATATTCTTCTAAACTATTAAATTTTATTGGATTTACCCCTGGAACAATTGCTAATTTTGAATTATATAAATAATAACCCCCGTCTTTTTCAATCAACATATTTGGACATCTAACATTTGAGTGTGTAACTGGCTTAGTAGTATTATTTTCCATTTGCTCATAATATTTATAAGAGTTTGAGTAATAATATAATCCCAACATAAAAAAAGCAAAAGTAAATATTAGTATTACTTTATTTTCTCTATCTTGTTTTCGAACTTTCGCATACTCTTTAAGAAAATCTATTATTGCCATATTACTATTATTGTATATAATAATATATACAATAATATATTTAATAAAATTATTTAAATATATTAATATATATATAATGGCTCATATTAAATTGGACACTAGCGCTAGTGTAAATAATAAAAAACTGGATAAAGTATTAAGAAACGGGACAACCTTTGTAGGGGCTTTTAGTAAAACTTGTCCTCATTGCGTAAATATGCAGACTGAGTGGAAAAAATTCATTTCTAGTGTTAAAGAAAAAAAAATGAAGGCTATTATTTTAGAAATCGACTCTTCTATATTGTCATCTATCAAAAATCCATTAATTAATAATAACATTGAAGGGTTTCCGAGCTTATTTGTTATTAAAAATAATAGATTTGCTGCGCACTATAACCAAGAACGAAAAGCCAACAATTTTTTACAATTTTTAAGCAAATATGTTTCGAAAATGCCAATAAATCACAGTCGTCGTAAAAGAAGAAGAAGCTATAAGCCTGTGCTAACAATGAAAAAACGCTATTCTTAATTTCTTAAATTAGGGTTAATACATAACTCCATTGTTGGAAATATGTCCCCCGACATACATTTATTTTTTGAGGAAACTTTAGCACAATTTCTTACATTATTATATTTTCCAATATAGCAATATCCGTGGTCTTGTGAGCTCGTTTGTAATGGAGCTGGGTCTGTTTTTTCCTTTTTGTCTATGCTATTTTTAACTTCACTAGATACTTCACGACTGCGTTCTGCAAGTCTGCGTTCAGCTTTTAATAATGTGCTTTCTTTAGCATTAGTGTCAGTTGCTTCTTCTGTGTCATCTGGTTCTTGTGCAACCTGTTTTGACTTGTTGCTTTCTAGTGAGGTTGTTTTATCTTTAACTATATTTGACTGTAATTCATCTATTGCCGACACAGATGATTTTTCTGCTACTTTTAGAGAACCGCTAAAAAACTGTGAGAAAAAATTTATTAGTGCTCCAAAAAAATTAGTGAGTTCTGCTATTAGCGTTTGTCCTCCTTGTGATATATTTTGTATTGTTGTTTTAATAGTACTTCCTGTTAATAGTGCTATTATATAAGTAAATGGCGATATTAGTGCCGTTATAATATCTGTGCCTTGTGCTAAATATTTAAAAATATTAAATCCATAAAGTGATAATAATATAATAATTACAAACCAAAACACAAAAGACTTTAAATATTTCATTCTTGAACCTGTCGAAACTTCTTGATTATATAATGAATTGTCACTCATCATATTTTTTAATGGTGTTTGAGATAAATTTTGTAATGTAGATGAGAAATTAGTCCTTGCTTTTTCCATTATATATTATTTTATATAATATTATTTTATTTATTTATTATAATAAACAAAATAATATGAACAAAAAAAACAAAAAAAGTATAAGCAAACCGAAAAAAAGCATACATAAAAAGCAGAAAAAGCAAATAAAGCAAAATAATACAAAGAAGAAAGCAAAGAATAATACAAAGAAGAAAGCAAAGCATATAAAACATAATACAAAGAAGAAAGCAAAGCATATAAAGGATAAAAATCATAAAAATCATAAAAATCATAAAAATAATAAAAATAATAAAAAGAAGCCTTCTAGAAAAAATGCAGATAAAAAAGGTATTGAAAAAGTTATTGCTAATAAAACTAAACCTATATTAAATAATTATGATGTTAAAGCAGAAAAAATATTTGAACCATTAGCAAGAAAAAATTATACAACAAGAAAAAGTTCTTCACCTAAAGTAGTAAGTAAAAGGCGCTCGTATTCTCCTTCAATAAATAATAAATTGTTAGTTCGTTCATTAAAAACACTTCCTCAAATGTCTATTAAATTATGTGATACCTTATTACATATAAATATAAACAACACTTGTCTTTCTTATAACGATAAAAGAGTTCAATCTGCATTATTACATAATCTGAAGGCATCTAAACATTTAGATGTTACAAGATTTATACCACCTGTTCAGTTTTTATCTAATTGTTGGTTCAATACAATGTTTGTCACATTTTTCTTCAGCGATAAAGGGAGGAAATTTTTCAGATTTTTCAGAGAGTTAATGATTACAGGTAAAAAAATCGACTCGACTTTAATACCTGAAAAATTCGCTAAAATATTTTTTATATTAAATTTATTTATTGAGGCCTCGTATAATCAAACCTCAAAATCTAATATATTATTTGATAAAATAAATTCATTAACAGATAAATTAAATACAAATTACTTTGTTTATCACATATATGCAATTATAAATAAACCTACTAATTCTATAAATCCTGACCTATTGATAAGTAATAGTAATCAAATATATGATATACCTAATATTGAAGACCCTGGAAATCCTCTTACGTATTATGAAACAATCTTAAAATATTTGAAATATAATACATTAAAATTATTTAAACATTCAATAACTAAAATAGTTGCTATTGATGATGTTCTTCAGAGCAAGTTTTTGGCATCAAATACTAACGTTATGCCAATTATACCAAATACTAACGTTATACCAAATACTAACGTTATACCAGACATTATTATATTAGAAGATTTTAAAAGTGGATCTACATTTAATAATACTATTACTTTAAAAAGCGCGCAGTCTATTAGTTATAAATATGTGTTAGACTCGTTAATTATAACAAATAAAGACCATTTTGACCCTGAAGCAAATAGCCATTTTGTTAGTGTATTAACAGTTAATGGTCTAGAATATAAATTTGATGGTAGCAGTTTATCAAAATTGTCGCGTTTTGATTGGAAAAAAATGATAAATGTTGATAAAGATTGGGAGTTTGAAGAAGACCCTAAATATGAACCAGAGTTGTATAACTTTACAAAAGGCTACAAAATTATGTTTTATTATAGAAGCTAATAGCTACCCATTATTATTATTATTATTATTATTATTTTAAACTCATTTAAAGATTAAAATAGTATTATTTACATACACTAATAATAATGTTAACTTGTGCTATTATAGAAGATTATCTTAAAATGCATAATGGAAAAAATCTCTCGTTAAGAACGCTACATAGAGATTTAAAAATCAGCCGTGCTAAGATTATACGTCTTATTAGCAGTTCTAAACATATTGTAGCAGTTAAACCATTAGACGTTGGTTCGCGAGCATATTTTTTACACGTATATACTTATAAAGCCTAATCTAATTAGCATAATTCATTAAACAAGTCCATTTTTTCTATAGATTTTTCCAAATTGGATTTATTTAGATTATTAAATAAATAGTCTGTATTTGGAATTTCCTCGTTTTTTTTAATATCTTTATATACCGAGTTTATTTTTGAAACAATTACTTGGACTGCTTCTTGGTTTTCAATTATATTGATTGAATAATTCAATTCTTCAATTAATAAAGTAAATGCGAAATATATTATATATTTTCGTTTTTTTTTTACGCTATTATTGTATTTAATTATAAATAAATCGAAGAGATTTTGTATTATTTTATGTTTTAATATGCTTGTGCTAGTGTTGCTTGTGTTAGTGTTAGTGCTAATATTATATTTTTTATCTGTTATTGATGGGTCGCTATAATAAAATAGTATATCCCATACAATCCATATTAAGTCGTGTGTATGTCCGTGAGGAGCATATGCTCTATTTTCGCAAATACATTTTCTCTTCTTTTTAGTGCATATATTTTCATATTCTATTAGCCACTCATACCAATAACAAACTTGAATAATATTTTTACTTATTAAATTATAAACCATTTCGTTTATTGGTATAATTAGTTCTTTTGGGTCGTCGTGTTTTAATATAACTTCTGTATAAGTTACATTCGGGGCTTTGAATTTTTCACTCATAGAAGATAGTTCAAATGAATTATTTTTGTCTAAATTTACGTCGCATATAACATTCTTTTTATGTGAATAACATAGCACACATATTAGCTCGCAAAATAATTTACGAATTTTGTCATTGTTCCTCATTTTTATAATATTGTCGCTATAACCATTGTTTAAAATAGCTACAAAATTGTTATAACGCATATTTAAATATAATGTTAATTTTGGATTACCAATATGTATATATTTGTAAGAATAATATAAAATAACATCCCATAAATCCAAAAAATGTCCTGCACATATGAATTCTGCACTCCAATAACACGCATTTTCGATTTTTTCATCATATAAATTTTTAATTAGCTCTAGTCGAGCTTTTGATTTTTGAAACTTTGAAAAAGTTATGTTCTTAAATGATTGTCTATCATCATTTATATAAGATGATTCCATAACTAGCAATACTATTTAATACTTATGAAATACATAAAAAATTTTAATATAATACATAATTTTTATATTATATAAAAATGTTTAATTTTAAAAATTTATGTAATAATTTATGTAATAATTTATGTAATAATAGTTAATAATATAATATTAATAATATAATATTAACAATTAATAATAATGAAGTTTATTTATAAAGCCTATAAAGATTTTGCTAAGTTGCCATTATTGCACAAATTATTTATAATACTTTTAATAATCATAGCTGTTCATTTAGTAAATTATAAACATATTACTTATGAAAACTATGATGATATGACATCAGGAAAAAGATTTGAAAGCAAAATAGACAGCGAAGTTTTTGATTTATTTTATTCTAAATATTATGATAATATTCACGAAAATAAGGAGCGGGATGTTGCTCAATTAAAAATAATTCTAAATTATGCTAAAAACAAAAAATTTGTTAAATTTTTAGATGTAGGATGTGGAACAGGCTATCACGTAAGTTTATTAGATAAAATGAAATACGATGTTGTTGGTATTGATAAATCTAAAACAATGATAGCAGCTGCAAAATCCAAATATCCAGATTGTAATTTTAATGTTGGAGATATACTCAATAATAATTTATATGATTATAGTTCATTTACACATATAATATGTCTAAATAAAACTATATATTATATTAAAGATAAAGACACCTTTTTCGATAATTGTTCGCTATTATTAACAAGTGACGGTCTATTAATAATACACCTTATAGATAGAGACAAGTTTAAACCATTTATTATTTATAAAAATGACAAAACAGTCCTATATAATCCAGAAAAGCATAATAATGTTATTACAAGGAATTTAATCAAAATTAATTCGAATTTAGAATATGTATGTGAATATGAAAAAAATGAGGACTATGAGGCTAATAATGCTAATGATGCTAATGATACTAATAATACTAATAAAACTGCCGAATTAACAAAACTTGACTACTTAAACAACCCATATTCGTATTATAAAGAAACTTTCCAAAATGTTGAAACAAATAGTGTTCGTAAAAACATTATAAATTTATATATGCCAACTATTGAAGAAATAGTAGCTATTGCTAAAGTAAAGGGATTTATTGTAAAAGATAAACAATCACTAGATTCCATTGATCACATCAATGAGTTTTTATTTATTCTTAAAAAAGTTTCATAATATAATATTTTACTTATCTGCGATATTTACTTGCTCGTGCAAAGGAATCTAGTACAAATAATATAAATAATCCCAAAAATAAATATAAAATTAGTTCTTCGGTAATGTGATTAGTTTTCTCATTGTGTTGCTCTTCTAATAAATGTATTATATAATCTAATTTTTTTAATAGTTTATTATTATTATTGTCAAAAATCACAGGACTTTCAATTTGATTGTTGGTGCCAACGTTATAACTTTCATTATAGCTCGCTAAGCTATTTTTTGCTGAATTTAAACTTCCTAATACGTTGGAATTTTCCAAGTTATATAATGCATTAGCATTATTATTTGCATTGCTCAAAAAAGTATTTTGCGGTATATTGTTGCCCGCTTCTCTCATTTTTTGTATTTTAGCTAATTCACTATTTAAACTATCAGTCATTGAAGTGCTAATAGTTTCATCTATTAAATTAGATTGATAATTTGTACTGTTATAAGAATCATCTTCTTCACTATTATTGTGAATTTGCGACATTAGATTTCCTAAACTTGTTATTTTATTTTTAGTAGCATCATTATTCTTTGTGGTTGCAACATCAAACTCCACGTTTTTCTTTTTTAAAGTTTTATTTAAACCAGATGATGGTTTCTTAGTTAATTTTGTTTCTATTAAATTATTATTTTCAGAATCTAGTAGAGCAGGGCTTAATTGAAACATATTATACTATTATAAAAAAATAAGATTATATTATTTGTAAAAACTACTAAATAAAGTTGTTTAATTAAAGTTGTTTAATTAAAGTTGTTTAATTAAAGTTGTTTAATTAAAGTTGTTTAATTAATTTTATTAATATATAATATTTTATAAAAATAATATAATGCTATTATAATATACTATTATGGGTAAAAAATTAAAAAAAAATAATGATTTTTTAGAAAAATATAGTCTAATTAAGATTCTGAAAAATGTAAGCACAAGTAAAATATTGTTAGGTATATTTATGATTTTTATGAATATTGGTTCAAGATATATTGAGCTAAAATTAACAAATGGACAAGAAATGATACTTAAAAATATAGCCCGTGAAGTCCTAATTTTTACAATTTCTTTCATTGCTACAAAGGACTTATTAACATCGTTTGCTATAACAGCCGTTTTTATAATTTTAGCAAATTTCGTATTTAATGAAAAATCAAAATATAGCATATTACCGGAGAAATATAAAAAATTAGCCTCAATGATTGATACAAATAAAGATAAAGTAATTTCAGAAGAAGAAGTTAATAAAGCATATGAAGTATTAAATAAAGCTCGCGGTCAAATCGATAATTACAAAAAACTAGAAAAAATAGAAGCTTTTAACAATATTAGTAAGTAATAACACTAAGTAATAATAGTAAATAATTATTAATTAATTTAAGTAATTTAATTAATAAATATTAACTATCTATATTAACTATAGATATAATATGGCAGGCATATCAAGAAAAGTATATAAAATAAACATCAAAATAACAAATAATGATGAAAATGAGGAAAAAGAATTTGTTATTACTAATATAACCCAAATATTATTGCAAAATTTTGCTGAGATTTCTAATAATGGATTACCTGGTGATTTAAGTGAAAATAATCATATTTATATGGTGAAAGACAATTATTATATTGATAATGAAATATTAAAAAGTATAAGAGGGTCTAAAGGAGAAAAAAATAAATATGAGTTTAAAAATTTTGCCTCTTCAAAACCAGAACAAATTATAAATGAATTTTATAAACCTATTTTACGCTATACTGATAATACTATTAAAATTAAAGTATTAACACAAATTTTTAAATTTGCACTAGAGTCTATAGAGTATAGCAAAAAATATGCAGATGTTTCTGAGGAAGAAGAAAAAGAAAAAGAAGATAACATAGCTTTATTAAATCAAAATATAACTGCTATAACTAAGTTACTAGAAACTAACACATCAGCTAATAATGAAAATATAAATAATTTATTTGATAAGACAGTTAAAATATTAATTGGAAAAAATGTAATGTCTTATTTAAAGTCAGTATATGAAAATACTAATGATAAGACTGCAGATATGCTTGAGTTTCGAACTAATTTAAGCAATATTATGTTAAAAATTAACTCAGGTCCAGAAACAAATATTGAACTTAATAAGTTTGAAACATATCGCTATTTTTTGGACGAGAAAAAAATAGATGCAATTTTTGAAACTATACAAAATAATATAGCACTAGCATCAAAGACTAGTCAACAAGCAAGTTATGGTTATTATAATCGTCCTAATTTGCTCAATACCCCAGAAATGCAGAAGCAAATATTAAAAGAAAATATTAAATATGTGTATCCAGATAAAACAAATATTGAAACATTAGCTGAAAGCGAAGAGCAGGATATATTATTATTTAACAACATTTTATATATTCTAAAAAAAATATATTTGTTGGATACTACAATTATTAGTGTTAAAATTAATGATAAAAATAAAGATATAATAAAGAAATTCTTTATTAAAAATCTTAAATTAGAAGAAACTAATCCCTTTAAGCTAGATAAAATTAAAAGTTTTAACAAATCCGGGAAAGAGTTTTATAATGCATTCATAAACTTTAAATGTGATATAAAATATATTAATGAAAATCCATTATTAAAGATTAATTATATAATAGACGACACAGAAATTTTAGACAAAACTAATCATTTAAAAGTCATCGAATTTGAACCAAAGAATTTCAATAAAAATGAAGAATTTAAAAAATATAGTTCAACATATATTTATGATACATTTAATTATAAGCCTAATGAAAGTAAAATAAATAGAATTTTAAATACAGTTAAAATGCAAAAAATTATAAAGACCAAAGAAGAACTATTTTATAACGATATAGCATTAAATGAATTTAATGATTTATTAGATATAAAGTTTGGTCAAGACGACGATACAAAGATTGGTCCAAATATAGTATATTTTTTAAAAAATATACTAAAGTTGTATAACGGTAAAGAAATTATTCACGCTAATTCTAGTTACTTTGTTTATGATACATTAATTACTAATGATATTAGTAGTAATATTAATACTAGTACTAGTACTAATAATCCAGTATTAAATTTTTATAGTATTTTTGAAAATAAAAGTATTAAATATAATAATTTTAAAGGTGAAAAAATTCTAAAGAATTTTTCTAAAAGACTTGAAATATTACAATTAGGAGATAAAACACTTATTAATGACAAATTCGATATTTATAGAGTTGGTTCAAGAGACTATCGAATTACAAGAAATAGTTATTATATTTTTATATTATTTATATGTTACAAAGCAGATGAAAAAGGTAATAAACCGAGTTTGCAAAAGCGTTTAATTGGTGAACTATGTTTAAATAGAGCTAAAATATTGGATAAAGCTTTTTATAACTCAATTTATAGTAAATTCAATATATCTGAAACCTATTTATATAATAAACTTATAAACTTACAAAAACCAAAGCAAACAAGAACTGCCAAAAATAAAGACATTCCTCCAAATCAAAATTTAGATGCACGGCAAAATTTAGATGCACGGCCAAATTTAGATGCACGGCCAAATTTAGATGCGCAACCACCTTTACAAGCAAAAATAAGTGGTGGAAACAAAAATCATACGCGAAAAAAAATTAGGAGAACTTAGGAGAATTTCTTTTTTATTATTCTTTTTATATTCTTTTTATATATATTTATATACAACTATAAAATGGCTAAACACAGGTCTATGAAATCTTTACAAAAGGCTGGTTCTCTCAAAAAACTTTATGTTACATTTGTAAGTTTAGCGTTATTATTTATATTAAGTATAATAGTCCACTTTGCATTTTATAAACAGTTTAGAGAGGGCGCTGAAAATATGCCTGATTATTATAGAGAAGTTGTTATTATTTTTTATAAAGACCCAACTAGTGGTGTTGTTGTTGAATCATGTGAGGATATGACTAACTTTATTAGGTTGCATAATTATTACAAAAGTAGGGAAAATATGTATGTTGGTAAAGATGACAGTAGCAGAATAGCGCAATATAAACTCCCAACTTCATCAATATTAACCGCAGGAGATTATCCTATTGGTGTTCTTTCTGTTGTAAGTGCTAGTTACGGAAGACATTATATAACTCATTTTACAAAAATTAGAGATACCAATTTTGTAAATACCTTAACACCATATATAGGTTAAAGAAATTTGTTATAATAGATAAATAATTATTTATTTTTATATATATATATATAATTATTTATGACTTTAAAGACGAAGAATAAATCTTCTAATGTGAAGAATAAATCTTCTAATGCGAAGAATAAATCTTCTAATGCGAAGAATAAATCTTCTAATGCGAAGAATAAATCTTCTAATGCATCAATATGTAAAGTATATAAGAGTTGCGCTCATGTTCCTTGTGGTGCTACTATGAATAAATGTACTCCTTCTTATTGTTATCCGAATTCATCAAAAAATTGGAATTATTGTAATATGTCAAATTGGAAATCGCGTCGTTATAAAAAATATAAGTCCTCATGTAGCGATGAAAGTAAGTGCGTATTAGTGAAAACTAAAAAAAATAATAATAGTGTTGATGTGCTTACATTGCATAATAAAATGCCATATATTTGGCGTTTTTTAAAACCAGAAACACGCAAACATATGGTTTTATTAGCAAAAAAACCCATTAAGCATATAAATATACCCTTTTCTGTTTTTTCGCACACTAAGCCAAACTCTAGGTTTATTAATAATATGACTAAAAAAAATAGAAATCGACTTTATAAATTGCGAAAAAAATATAGAAGTATATGAGTTATATTTTTAGCTAATTAGATAATAAAAATTGATAACGTTGGTTAGCCATTAACGCCAGCTATTAACGCTAGCCATTATGCTTGCTAAGTTAAATGATTTAGAATTGGTTAAAGTTATATCAAGACCCTCCAAAGTATGTAAAACTCCGTATGTTGCTGATATAGAGCTTAGCGATGGTTCAATTGTTCAAGCTCATTGCGCTTCGCTAGGTTGTTGTGGGCTATGCGAAAAGGATTGTTATGTTTATGCTTCTCCTATAAAATCTAATTGTGCTCAATCTAAATCGAAGGTTTGTTCTTATAAAATTTATTTGGCGCGTTTTTATGAAGAAAAAGTGATTAATGGCTTAATGGTTATAAATAATCAATTGATTGGTATTGACCCGAAATTAGCTGAAACATTGGTTGAAAATGCATTAACACAAAATTGTTTGAAAACATTGCCTAATATTAAGAGCTATAAGAGAGAAGTTAGTTTGCTTAATTCGCGTTTTGATTTTGCAGGAATAGACGAACAAGGCAAATATTTTGTGTTAGAAGTCAAAAATGTTCCACTTGCTGATTATGCTGATGTGTCAAGCACTGAACGCAAGAAGATGATTAAAAACGGAGAATTTGCTAATATTGCTATTAATCAAAAAATCTCTTATTTTCCAGATGGCTACAGAAAAAAGAAGGAAGCTCTTGTGAGCGAACGCGCATTAAAACATATTAATGAACTGGCTGAAATTAGTGAGTCAAAAATTAGTAGGCCTATTATTTGTTTTGTTGTTCAGCGAACCGATGTTTCTAGTTTTCAAGCCTCGTTATTAGACCCTATTTATAGAGCTGCCTTTAGTGACGCTGTAAAGCACGGTGTAGAAGTTATAGTATTGGTTGTTTCTTGGAATGCTAATGGAGAGGCTAGTTTTGTAACTTGTGATTTGCCTGTAAATTAATTATTTGCTTAGTAAATATACAACAGGAATTGCACATATCATAGCCATTAAAGGAGCAGAAAACATATTAGTAGACTCTGTTTCTGTTTCTCTCACATATTCTTTTTTTTCTATAGATGCTTGCACTGCCTCTTGTGTTGGTGGTCTTGCTTCTGCTCCTTGTGTTGGTGCTCCTTGTGTTGGTGGTCTTGCTTCTGCTTGTGTTGGTGCACCTTGTGTTGCTCCTTGTGTTGGTGCTCCGTGTGTTGGTGCTCCCTGTGTTGGTGCTCCTTGTGTTGGTGCTCCTTGTGTTGGTGCTCCTTGTGTTGGTGCTCCTTGTGTTGGTGCTCCTTGTGTTGGTGCTCCTTGTGTTGGTGCTCCTTGTGTTGGTGCT